GTGAAAATTCTATGCATTTTGACATACGGAGGTCCTCAAAATTGAAATCGGTCTATGCATACAAGTCCTTAAAGTCCTTTTTTAAAAAGGATTTTTTTTTAAAATTAGGGACTTTTGCAATTTTTGCAAAACCGATTTTCAAAAAAAAAATTGAAATTTTTCGGTTTTTCGGGAAGTTGTATGTCAAACGACATACAGAATTAGGAAAAGATGCTATTTTTAAAATTCGTAAAACCATCCATATTCAACTTTTTTGTTTTTTTGCAACAAAAAAGTTATGATTCCCCCCCCGCTGAATTTCAGCCTTTTTGTGGACCCCCTCGTGGACCCCTCTGAAAATTTCTCCTGTTGCATCTCGGCCCAACTTTTGAGGTGTCAAAAAAAGCTGAATTTCAGCTTTCCAAAAAGCTGAATTTCAGCTCTCTTTGTGGACCCCTCGTGGACCCCTCTGAAAATGTCTCCTGTTGCTCATCGGCCCAACTTTTCATTTTTTTGGAGAGCTGAATTTCAGCTTTTTATAAAGCTGAAATTTAGTTTTTCAAAGCGTTTTTTTTCAAAGCGGAAATGTCCGCAAATCCCCCTTCGGGGGTCCGCGGAGCGATTTCCCAAGCTAAAAATCTGGCTGAATGTGAAACTAAATGATAAACAGTAAATTTAAAAAAATAAAAATCGCTGTACCTAATTAAATTAGGAATGAGTGATTTTTGGATCAATACACCAAGAAACTTATGGAAATTCAAATTTGATTCAGCCGCAAATATACTGAATAGCCTAAGTCTCATTACTATTATAATAACCGTAATAATTTCACTTGTTTTACGTTCCGTAAAACCATTTTATATTTGCGTAATTATTATCGCACTATTTGGAATAATGTATTACCTACTAAATGACAAAGAAGGATTCGGCAATAGCGAATCATCGGCGCAAATGCAGGCGCAGCTACAAGAGCAGCAAGCGCGAATGCAGGCGCATCTACAAGCGCAGCAGGCGCAAATACAAGAGCAGCAGGCGCGAATGCAGGCACAAATGCAAGAGCAGCAGGCGCAAATGCATGCGCGAATGCAAGAGCAGCAGGCTTCGTCGGGTTTGCCCCGTCAAAAATCCGAGCGTGTTCCGACCTCTAATAATCCATTTATGAATGTCGAAGTTGGTGACTATGATGCACCGCAGAAAAATTCAGGTTATGTAAGGTACGATGCGGTGCCATATGAGACTCCTTATACGGGAGAGATTCGGGAAAAGGTCGAAAACAATTTCATGGGCGGCCTATTCCAGGATCCCAACGGTAGACTGTGGGATAGACAAAACTCTCAGCGCGAATATGTTTCTCAGCCAGTAGGAGGTGTACCGGATAAGGCTGTTGAGTTTGGTATGTGGTTATATGGTAATACCGATGGTGGGCTCTGTAAGCAAGGGTCCATTTGGGACCGATATGGCCTAGAGCATGTTGAAAACAATTGTTCTTTTAGGAATTCGAGCACCCCGAGTAATTTTGGTAGGAAAGATCTGATGCAGTGATTGTAGGCTTCGCAAGCTCGAAGTGAAACGTGGTCGACAGTAGCAATTCCGCAATTTCATTTATTTCTTCATTTCGTACGCGTCGTACGGTCTCCGACCGCGTCGACGCTTCGCGTCGTACGGTCTCCGACCGCGTCGACGCTTCGCGTCGTACGGTCTCCGACCGCGTCGACGCTTCGCGTCGTACAAAAAGCTTTTTTTCTTCTTCTGATAAAATTGCTTTAAAATCGATTATACGCGGTTTAGCTCCGCTTTGCGTGCCACCAAAGGTGGCGTGCGTCGATTTCATTTTATTTTATGCTTAGAATTTGTTTTCTAAGTAATTTCATACTATCTGCTTTAATATGGTTCACGCAAATGAAGTGGCTCTTATCGTGAAATAACGGGGCGTGTATATATGTAGCAAGTAATGTATGTTTAATTGGGTCATTTTTAAGCATGACTGCTTTTTTGGCACAGTATGCAAATGCAATTGATATATATATTGGTACTATATCATCGAATGATCTAAATTTATTGTTGGATGTTCTATCCCAGTCTTTTTGGAATGTTTTTTCCGCATCAAACATAATTTCCCTGGTAATTGGTGTTGGATGATGAATACATGGAAGAAAATTTAAATTTTTATGTTCAAATAGGCGACGACAATTTAAGTTTGAATTCATGGATGGTTCATTTACCCTAAATAACCTTGAAAGGTAATTTATATAAAATCCATAATATTTATAGTACCTAAATATTGGACGATCGGCATGAAAAAAATCAGATCTTTCCATTGGCCTATTTATATACATATCATCATTAAAATATATAAAATGTTCAGATAAACCAGGTATTCTATGCAAGTTCGCCTCTATCGCATGTGATGAAAATACGGGCAATTGGCCCGAACTACGTTCAGGTGTTTTAAATATCTGATCATGGTGTATATGTATCAAATTAAATTTACTTGTAATATGATCCGGTAGTTTTTGTGGTCTTTGGGTAACAACAAATATATTCCTCACCCAGGGTAAATGTGTTCGAACAGACTCTATGGACAATTGAATTTCTTCGTAGGGTTCATTTGTATTCACCCATCTTAACTTTGAGTTGTCTATTACACTATGGTCCGAAACTATCCCGAGAGCCTGTTCCTTCAATTTTACCCATTCGGGGTCTTTCGAATTAACCCATGTATATACTACATCTATTGGATACGGATTTGCCAACGGCTTTGCCAACGGCTCCGCCAACGGCTCCGCCAACGGCTCCGCCAACGGCTCCACTCGGTCTAGCTTACTGTCGAATATTTCGCAATAAATAAAACACGGAATAAGAAAAAGAAAAATGACAAGTAATGTAATAATTAATACATACATAACTACGGCGCGAAGCTCCCTCATTTTATTAGTTCGAAGATTAAAATTACGCAAAAACTTAATTTATTTTTTTTCCTGAGAGTACAAAGAAGAATGTGAATAAAAACAGTAATAAGATTGAAATCCCTGTTATAAAATCACTTCCCATTTACCTTTTACATATAATTTTCATTTTAATTCGTAACCAAATACGCTTCAAATTCACGTTCGACTGTGCGCAAATAAAAAATACATATATGACAATGAATACGTTTATAATTACAATTGCCATATCTGTATTTTTAATATTACTATGTCTTGCATATTTATACGAATATACAGACAAATTTACAAACTATACTCCTTTGCTTAATAAATTAGACCCAATTCATAATTTTGGACTACAGCCATACGTAGATCCAAATTATATCCCACCAGAATTGGATCTTCCGCAACCCTCACAGTGCGTTTGCGCATTTGATATTGACCATACACTTAGCTGCGGCGATGCAAAACCCTTTGTAGATTTATGCAAGACAAAGGGGTGTAAACTTGCAATTAATACGGCACGTCCTACAAATTGGATACAAGATATCCCATTGCAAGAGCTAGGATTTACCAAACCTTGGTACGATGAACGAGATCACTACTTTAACCGCAATAGTTATAAGCAAACTGCGGTTCAAGTAGGGGAGACGAAGAGTAACTATTTGCAACTATTAAAGGACAAATACAAAGTACCTGAAAAGAAGTGCGTTATTCTGTTTGACGACTCGGTATTTAATTTGGATTCCGCAAGTAAGCGCGGATTTAGCACGATTGCGGCTTCCGAACGAGATCATTGCGGGATCCATGTGTCCAAATTAGATCAGCTTAATGCGATACTCTACAATTGTTAGAAAAGTCCGCGCTGACGGAATGTGACGCACGGCACCGCTTACTTTGATTTACAAAGATTTTAAAATTATATTAACGCATGCGTCTCCGTCTTGAGGAGCGTCTCGAAGAGCGTTTAGAGCGCTTAAGTGAGCCAGCACGCATGTGCGTTCTAACTACGTCCTTCCAGGACATTCCGCGGAACTCGCCAGCTCTGTATCTCTTGCCAAGCTTTTTCATTTTGTCACCGAACGATTTTTTGTGCGAAGTCATTGTTTGTTTAAGTTTACTAAATATTTTTATTTTTTCCGGTAATCGATAATTTGCGCCAAATTTAAGCCACGCTTAAATTCCTTAAATAAATATATGTTGTTTATTATAAATGCCTAAATCCAAAAAAAAAAGCAGAGTTCGCTCCGAACAAACGTCGCGCCGTAAGAAAAAAACGTCCAATTCCAAAAAAACATGGGAACGTATGCTTAACGATAAGAAAAGCGTTAGTGCGCTCAAAAAAGCTTGGTCGGCAAAAAATCCACAAGAATATTATCGTAATACAATAAAAAAGTTAGTTCACGAATACGGTCTTCGTTGATTTAAACGTTTCAATATTGTTTATTCCGTGAAAGATAATTGCCAATCCACCAAGTCCTATTGTGAAACACATGAGAGTAAATCCCTCCCCCCATTTCACATTATATTTAGGATCCTCGCGGAGGTCCCAAAGACTTTTGTTGTCAATTACGGGAACGAGTGTCTGTACAAGTAAACCAGATATACCCAAAACAAATCCTATCCACATCATTACCCAAGCAGCAATCTCCTTGTTTAATTTTAGTACTCGAGATGTATAAGTAAAAGTTAAAAGACAAACTCCCACTATATCACATAACCCGACAATAATTGGGAATATTTTAAATAAAACACATGCACTCTCGTCCTTCTCGCACTTCAGCTCCCCCGCATCAGGGGGGGTTTTTTGGCACTGCCCCAAGCACCCCGTCCCCCCATTTTTGCCCTCGAATATTCCGTAATTATTTTTGTCATTAATGGTTACGTAATTTTCCGAAGCAAGACTCGCAAATGCACAACCTGCGCCCCCAAGCAACAGTGCCATAATTATATTTGAAGTGTTCTCATTTGTTATACGGCTCCGCCTTTGGCGAAAGCTTGCCGTAGGCAGCGAAGCGTCAATACTTGGCGGCAAACTTTGTTCCGGTAGTTTGCACATTACAAAGTATTTTTTTTTTAAAAAAAAAAGAATTACGCGATCTTCGATCAGCGTTGGCAAAATGCGACTTCGTCTGCGCTTCGCGCAAATTATTTAATATATATGTATTAAATAGTATATTTATAATCATTAAGATGTCGACTTCGTTTACATTAAAGTATTACTACAAAGGGTTTTACCCATATTTTAAACTAAACGACAAGATGACCGACGCGGATTTTAGAGACTTTATCAATGTCCTCCAAGCAATTGTAGACATGGATAAACGCTTTGTTTTCCTAATAGATACGACAAATTTGCAAGAATTCAATCCCATATCGAGTGGTTGGGAAATACTAAAGTGGATGAAAAAAAACAGACCCACCCTAAAGAAAAACCTTCTAGGGTCGGCAGTTATCATTAAAAATAAAATGGTCGTAGATATACTTAATTGGGTCTTCGAAAAACAACCTCCAGTGAGTCCCAATATCATTTGCACGTCCAAAGAAGAAGCCGAAAAATTCCTGGAAGACCGAATACCGCCAGAAATCGCACGAAAAACTTAGGTAAACCTAAAACTGGTGGGATTCTTTAGAGAATTTACCAAGGGAGGTACCCCCGGCATAATCGCAATAAAGTTGTGGGAAGTTTCATCTAAGATCTTGTCGTGTATGTCTTGGTAAGAATTTACCCCATTTGTTTGCGGACTAATGATTATTTTATAAGGACTCTCGTTATGAACTAACCACCAATTTGGGGGAACATTTGTTATGACCAATTTGACGGGAGTTGCAAAAGTAGTTGTGATATCTATATAGCTAAAGGGCTGCGTATTAAATGGTATTACTACATTTTGGTTTATTCCGTTATCTTCCGGAAGAACTAGACTATTACCCTCATTATATTGCACATTCCAAGATAGAGAAGGACTTCCACCTATAAATATATTATTAATCGAAAATGACTGACCAGCCTCGCTTGGTCTCATAGGTATCCCAACCGGTACGCCAGGAATCATTATTAATTAAATCGAAGATTTAATTACGCGAAGATTTAATTTGCGCAAAGCGCAAATCGAAGTGGCGAAGCCACGCAAAGCGCAAATCGAAGTGGCGAAGCCGCGCGAAGCGTAATCAAACCGTGGCTCACATATTTGTAGGATTGGTCAGCTTTACGCTCCTCACATAGTCTTTAAATTTCGCTATTAAATATGTACCAGCGTCCAGAGCAACGGTTCGGAGGGGTAAACTGTCCATTACAACAAATAGTGACCCCGACCCATCGTACTCTACGGTTATCATTGTACCTATGGGTATAATTTCCAGCGAGAGTGTTATAGGCGTATTGCTATAAACTATAAAATAATTATAAAATTCCAATGACATATTAATTGTTTCGGTAGTTGTTATGATATTCCTATACGGCCTAACAGGCCACATACTTTGCGCTGAGCTTGTACCAAGACTTCCGGTTGTTAGAAACGCGTCACCCTCTATCAAAGGAGCAGTTGGCGGGGGGTTGAGAGAATTATACATTGATTGATACTTGCAATTACAAACATTTTTTTTCATCTTCGATACAAATAACGGTCAATACCAAGAGGAGGAAGATCGCGGCGATGCATCATGAGTTGAATGAGCCCTTGCTCTTCCGCTAGTTCCTGCACTGCTTGTTGGTATAATGGATTATTAACTGGGGGCCCCTCTCCGCGGTTATTCGCCAAGGTAGGGTCAGCGCCAGCTTTCACCAAGGTCTTTATGATTGGTATGTAACCCGGTCTAACTGCAGCAAAATAAACTGCCCAATCAAGAGCTGTATCGTTGGGGTAACCGACCTGTATAATATTAGGGTCTGCGCCTGCTGCGAGAAGTGCTTCAATAATTGGAAGACTACCACCCCGAACGGCCCACATGAGTGTGGGTTGGCCGTCTTCTCCCGTCAAATTAGGATCTGCGTCCCAATCGAGAAGTTCTTTAACAACGGATAAATGATCGCCCATCGCCGCCTCTGGGTCGTCTGAGTTGTTATTCGCGGCCCACATGAGTGGAGTATTGCCATAATGGTCACGTGCATTATTAGGGCCGACGCCCTCTGCGAGAAGTGCTTGGACAAGTCCTAGATCGCCATTTGTGGCGGCTCTAATCAGTTGTCTATCCATTTGTAATTACAAATATTTTTTTTTCATCTATCTTCGATACAAATAACTTTCAATATCAAGAGGAGGAAGGCTGTACTGATTAGTGAGTTCATAAATCCCTTGCCGCGCTGCTCGGTGTTCCTGCAATTCCCGCACCGCTTGTTGTACAGTTCGATAATAAATTGGCATGTCCCCCTCGTTATTAGGCAAGGTAATTTCGGCGCCCTCCGCTATAAGTGCTCGGGCGACAGGGAAGTCGAGCCGTTCACCGGCTGCTAAGAGTGGAGTATTTCCTTGGTAGTCGCTTATATTAGGATCGGCGCCCGCTTTTAAAAGTTCTTGGACGACTATTAAACCATCGTCATAAGGCCGCGACCCACTCGCCAACTCTTCCCTTCGATTGTTGTGGGTCCGACGATAATGCACCGGAATCTGGTCAACAACATAGTGGAGAGCGGTAGCGCCATTTTCATCCTGTTGATTAGGATCGGCGCCCGCTGCTATAAGTTCTTGGATGACTGGTAAAGCGGCGCTTCTCATTTGAGCAAATAAACCCCATCTGGAACGCGCCAAAAGCGTGGCCTCCATGAGAGCGGTAATGCCATAACGGCCGCGTTCATTAGGGTCAGCATTATCTGCGAGAAGTTGTTGGACGAGTTCTAGATTACCACCTGAGGCGGCAGTCGCGAGGGGCGTCAAGTAGTTCCTAGCCGACGCGCCGAAGGAGTGCGAACGGGCTTGTAACGCGACCGTAGGTCGGTAATAACGATTCATCAAAGTTAATAATTAAATTTAATTATTAAATTACACAAACATTTTTATTTAATTAATAAAGTGCCTTGGCTACAAGACCCGTAGAATTTCTAATGACTAGTTGATTTTTAACTGCCGAACTAATCTGATCGATAATTGCCAAGGAAGACGTAGTGCCTCCATCTTTGTGCAGTACTAGATTGCCACTTGCACCGGGCTGGTAAGAATTTGGACCATTTATAACAAACATTGCGCCTAGTGGTACATTGTATAAATTAAAGGTGAGATTAGGGCATGCTTCCGTGGTTATATTACTTGCGTTTAAATAAGTAAACGGTGTATCTGTAAAATCAATATCAAAATCGTATACTTCGCCTGACGTAGTTGTTACATTTACTCCGGGCGGCAGCCCAGACTGATATGCAAATGACGGAGTACATGTAACGATTCTGTTGCCAAATGCAGCGGTAAAGTCCCCACTTATCGAGGGAAGAAAAAAACCCTGTGGGGGAGGATTCCATTTATTGTAGTTCATATAGTTACTTATAATAGAAGATTAAAATTTGCGCTTCGCGCAAATTTCGTCAGCGCTTCGCGCAAATTATGTATCTACCAATCCTTTTTGGTCACCACCGCTTGTAATTTCGAAAACCAATAGGTGGTCTCTACCCTGGAAATCGTAAAATTCTGGAATACCCCCACTCTGTTGACCGTATTTTGTGAAACTTATATTTAAATAAGACAATTTGCCAATCGGTGGCGTAAATGATAAATACTTTTGGTCAAAATCAAATCCCTTAAGTGGCTTAGTATATCCTTGAGGCATATAAAAAGTCCCCTTACCTAAAGGACCTACCAAATAGTTTACATTACTTACTGTCTCCACAGTACCGCCCAAATCCATGAGATTTTCCGGTAAATTAGCATCATATACCATTGTTGCAAATGCACGATTGAGACCACCGATTGGGTTGCTCTCAATGCGCTCAAACGATTCATCTGCAACAGCCCAAAATGAAAGTATACTATAATTAGGATCATCGATCATGTCATAATCAAATACACCCCTATAGGAAGTCCCCGCCGGAATAAGAGTCCCGGAAGTTACCGTCACAACAGGAGTAGATACGTAATTCGTAGAATCAATCCACTCAAACCCAAGGACCCTGCGCAAATTCCTTGTCTTGTTGGGTCCCGAGCACCAAAGTATCTCCCAAGGTGAACTACTTACGTTCGTAACCTGGATTCTATTAAAAAGGGTCGCATTCGTATTGAATGCCTCTGGGGTTCCAGCCACCGCATATAGATCAGGATACTGATTAACCAACCTAGCGACAAACGGACTAGTACTAGTTGCAACATACGGAGACCCAGCTACAGCATAATTCATCGCGTTTTGGAGTTCCAAGAGCAACCCGGAAGGTAAAGGACCTGTCGCAGGGTTCGGGTTTCCCCCTATCGTATAGTTTCCTTCACGCAAAGAAGTGGAATAATGCGTTCCTACCACGCAATAGGCTTCCGCGGGTCTACTATAATTCGAAGTCGGGGGAGGCGCAATTGTGACAATCGGAGGTTTGGAAGCGCTGTATCCCGACCCAGCCACAACAATCGTAATAGATGAAACTTGGCCACTTGTATTAATGGTGGATGTAGCAGTAGCGGTAGTGCCGGAAGTTGGCGGAGAAACGGTTACACTAGGCGCGACCAAATAACCACTTCCGCCGTAGCTTACGACTATGTTTGTAACCGTATTACCAATTGCGAAATCTAAATATTTATTGGAGGAGTGGATATTATAGCTGCTCTTGGGGAGAATACATCCCTTTAACTCTATACTCGAAACATTTTTAATAGGACCTGCCTCAATTCGATACCTACTCGGACTAGGGTACGTTTTACAATCTCTCTGACGACTGTCCACCACAAAAATATGTTTACCAACCGTAATAGCATTTGCAGGGTGGGTAGCAGCCTGTGTAACGCTAAACTCACCAAAGCCGCTTACAACATTAGGCTCCCTGGGCCCACTGATAAAAGCCGAATTTGGACCCGATGGGTATCTTGCGAAATTCATTGTTTTATTTTAAACAACAACAAACATATATTTTTTTAACGATTAAACCAATTCGTTAGAAAAAATATATTTGTTGCTGTTTAACAAAACAATGAATTCTATAAAATTGGATGTACCGACCGAGACTGTTGAGGAAGCTATCCAGATGATTAAAAATCAGCAAAGAATGAAATACAAAGGTACGGGGGATGTGGGGTACAAGATTGTTGGTGGTACGGAGGTTAATTATAACAAATATCCGTGGTTTTGTTATTTAATAATTAAAACTGATGGGGGAATATACATGTGTGGTGGATCATTGATATATGATCAATGGGTTTTAACGGCTGCGCACTGTATGACCGACGCCGTATCTATAACCGTAGTTCTTAATGCAAATTCTGTTAATCCTCTGTCGCCTGGTGCAATTGTTAAAATCGCTACAGCGATACACAAGCACCCTTATTATTCCGAAAATACACAAGATAATGACATTGCATTGATTAAAATTCCACCTGTGGATATTAGACCCGTTAGCATGGCAGCCACTTCAATTTCTGTAGGTACAAGTATGAATGTTATAGGTTATGGACATACAACGGAAGGAGGAAATTCTGTTAATACATACAGAGAAGCTACTGTAAATACAACTTCTTTAACTGATTGCGAAGCTGTTTACGATACGTCAATGGGTGGTAAAATATGTGCGGCTGCTCCTGGTAAGGATGCGTGTCAAGGAGATTCAGGTGGTCCGTTGTTTAAGGAGGGCGATTTTAAGGATATTGTAATATATGGTATTGTATCATTTGGGAATGGTTGTGCAAGACCGGGAATTCCTGGTGTATATACAAATGTACAATACCAACAGCCATTTATTTATTCAATTACGAGAATTAATCCACCTATCCCACCGACCACATTTGCTCCTGTTGGGGGGTCTACTACTACCCCTGCTCCTGTTGGGGGGTCTACTACTACCCCTGCTCCTGTTGGGGGGTCTAATACGTCGAGTGACAGACTATCGCCAGGTGCTATTGCTGGTATAACTATAGGTACTGTCGTATTAATCATAATTTTAATTGTCATTATACAAAATATTCTATGAAAGAACATAAGACGCCGCGGATGAAGCTTCGCTGCCTACGGCAAGCTTCGCGGATGAAGCTTCGCGGATGAAGCTTCGCTTCATATACTATTGTATATATCATCACAAAAGGACGATAGATGTTTACAGAATTTATGGTTGCTCTGTGTTCCGCTAAGATTTAATTTCTCGACACCTTTTTTCTTAGCGATACTCCGTTTGGCAATTGATTTTGGGAATAGTAATTCCCTTACACTTTCCGGGAATTCAAAACAACTGGAGGTGTAATCCTTGCAATAACCGAAAATTCTGTCCTTCATATTAATACAGGGACACAGGCATTTCTGATAAAGTCCCTTATTGCTTGCGAAAAAGTAAATACCGCAGCTATTATGTTCTCGTCCAAGATTCATGCAGTGTCTCGAATCCGTAATAATTAGGAGATTGCCGTCAGGATAGCGCTGAACTGATTTAATTTTCTGATTCGAATATTCTTTGGGAAGTTTTTGCAACATCATTTCTTCTAGGGCGCTAAACTCCTTTGTATCAATGTCCAACCTTGATACCTTTGTGCTAGATCTCTTGTTTCTTTGTATTTTATTAAGGGTACGTTCCTCCAAAGAAACCCATTTTGGAATTTTTGTAATGGGTGCACCGATATTAACTGGTACAAAACGAATACTTGTATCAAGTACAAGCGCTTCCATATCTTGGCAAATTCTTGTAAAATACTCACTGCGTAGTGCTCCTTGAGAATCCATAACAAAAAGTGGCCAATAAATACGATTCTCCGGTACCATACGTTCGGAATCTGGTTCTTTGGATGCGGTTTTTCGAGATAATTTATCAGAACCTACCATACGAAACCCGTTACTTGTATATATACGTTCATCAAATACATCTTCCCACTTATTTTCTTCGTGGCGTTCCCCGTATTTTTCAATAAGTTTCTGGAGAATTCCCTCTCGGAGAAGGATCGCATCCCCGCTATTGATAAAATGCCTAGGCCAAATTAGATGTATACCTATCTTAATGTATTTATTCCTTTTGTGAACAATTTCCTTAGGGTTGCAACTTAGACATATGACATTCATATCAAGCTCGTAAAACTCGTATACAACTTCTTGTATAAGCTTTACCAAATCCATTACTTGTTCTTTGTCCCATGCCGTACGCGAAGCGTCATCGACCGGTTCTTTTAAATCGATGTCTATCATGTATTTAAATAGTGGCGGTCTACATTCTACAACATACAGTCTTTCTTTTTCGTACAAACATTTGGAATATACTTCTATGAATTCGCGCTCCTTGTCACTAGGAATATTATATTTGCCCCCGTTAAGTAATAAATGCGTGTAAGTTTTGTCGGTACTTTGTGAGTATGGTGTTAGCCAAGATTTAAGCATTCTTTAATTAAATATTTGATTTAATTAAAAATATCTTTTTAATAAATATTAAAAATATCTTTTTAAATCCATTTTAGCTTTCCTACGGAAAATTTAATTCAATTAACATAAAGATATATTTAAGATATTTAAGTATGAATGAAAAATGGATCTCAGCGAATTATTTGCGTTACAAAATATTTTTTGTCACAGCGATATCACAAAAAATGAAGAATTCGCTGTTATGAACTTGTTTATTCATAATTTAAAACTTTCCAAAACAAGTTTGGACACTATAAAATCACAAATGCAGCCGGTGGAAAAGCCAGCAAGCCAGTTACGATCGGATACGGCGGAGCCGTATTATCAACTAATTCTACCACTTCTTAAATTACAAAAAAGCCCACGCAATTCCGATGAAATGAATAAACGTATACAACAACACGTTTTAAAGATAGTACATAACTTGTTGTATATTTTTAATTAAAAATGACGAGCCGCACACCTACATTTCGTTTCATGCTTATAACAATAAAAACACAATTCATCATATCTATTAACCATACATACAGGCGGACGAATATGATCAAATTTAGTCCAAAATTGCCCTATTACCAATAAATCAAATTTATCCATCCAGTAACCTTTCGTACCAATTACATAATCATTTACTAAATTTAAAACTTCAGACGGAAATCGACGCTTCGCGTGGCTTCGCCAGTGACCTTCATTTGCGCGAAGCGCAAATTTTGCCATAGGCAAATCGACGCTTCGCGTGGCTTCGCCAGTGACCTTCATTTGCGCGAAGCGCAAATTCGCGCTTTCGCCGGCCGTATACTGCCTTGCTGTATTACAACAAAAAAATAGCGTGCTTTAAAACTCACTTAATTTGCCATCAATCGACCAACATTGTTGTTTGCCACACTGGATACCATATTCATAATTTAAATTCTCGGCTAATTGTCCATTACGGTACCATTTTTTTTGCTTACCGTGTTTTAGAAATCGACGCTTCGCGTGGCTTCGCCAGTCATTTGCGCGAAGCGCTGACCGGGCTATATATTGAAAATCATATAATCTTTTACCATCATGGGTAATTTTCATCTGGCGCCTGAGCACACCGCTTTCATACCAAAATATTAGTTTGAGTCTTCCCGAAGTGTAATAAATCCTATGTATTCCGTGCAACAGTCCGTCGCTTGTCTTGTATCCAGTCGAAAGCTCACCATTAGGGAGTTTTTCGGTAAAGTAAATACCGTCAATAAATTCCCTAATGATTTGCAAACATTCCGTAGGTATCTCCGATTCGTAATCTGTGCCGTACATCTGCGCGCGCACGGCTTTAATATACTTTGATATAATTAAATCTTCGATTTACTTGTCAATTTTCAACCGTGAAGAGTCGGAGAGCTTGTTCTATATTGCCAATAATTACATTCAAATAATCAAAAATTATTTGTTCATTTTCATTTTCATGTGAATATTTCAATCCGCCGAAAATATCCGTAATTGTATTTATGTCTTTGTCGATAACGTTTAAAGCTCTCGCTAATTCATTCAATGAGTCGCGATCCATATCATTATCAGGATCAAGCATATTGCGAAACGTACTATTCAAAAGTATCATTATAAACGTTTCTTCGTATACACTTATATCACTATATTCAAATATACTTAAAATAGCAGTGTTTTCTTCATTTGTTATTGGATCATCAAAATCGATCAACAAATTTTGTAATATATTTAATTCGTCCATCATGATTAATTAAATCGAAGATTTAATTTGCGCAAAGCGCAAATAAATTAAAATAATTAAATAAATATATGGAATCTAAAATACCTTCACACAAATCGCTAAATTCTTTGCTCGCTTTACCAGAAACCGCAATAAGAATAACAAATGACATAGAACTATGGGAAATTCCCAACTTTGCAACACCAGAAGAGTGTGATCAAATAATAGAAGAAGCGCACCGAAAAGGATTTCAAGTATCAGAAGTAGATGATCCTAAGAATGCAGTTACGCAGAGTAGAACATCAACAACAGCATTTTTAACTAGTGATGAAGCGCCAGTCACACAAAAAGTCGGATTAAGAGCCAAACAAATCGTGGGCCCCTACGAGCTCGAAGGACTGCAGGTACAAAAATACGAGAAAAATCAGAAATACAACCCACATTACGATACGTTTGATGGAAAGGACGGTAAGGATCAAAGAAATTATACGGCAATGCTGTACTTGAACGACGTAAACGAAGGTGGAACTACACTATTCACAAACCTAAATCTTCGTTTGGTACCAAGGAGGGGGTCATTAATACTATGGAACAATCTCCGTAAGGATAATTGTCGGGATGAGAAAACGATGCATATGGGCGAGCCGGTGGAAGGAGACGTAGTGAAATATATAACTACCTACTGGTTTCACAAAAAAGACTCTGAGATGTGTTTGCAAAAGAATAGTTTTGGTGTTCGCACGATGCAAAGCATCGACGCCACCTTCGGTGGTACGACCGCAGGTCGACGCGACGCAAAGCGCCGTACTAGCGAAAAAATCACGCCCGCAGAAAAGTCAATCATTGAATATTTTACCAACGCCACTACCGGAACCAAGTGTATGATAGCGATAATGATTATTCTCCTAATTATAGGCCTTGTGGCGCTTTTGTCTTTTTTTTCAAAAAAAAGAATATTAAGATTTAATCGAAAAGAAAAATAAGAAGGGCTTAAATTTGGAAAATAAAAATCACAAATTAAAACTAAATGACTGACCGAGTTGTCTCTACACGAAATGTGGTAGAGAAGGAAACGGAACTAGACGCAAATAAGCGATTGGCTCTCGAAATTCGTACACAAATTGAAGGGTCGTCGGTTGAAGAACGAAAGAAGCGTCTAAACGATGTGTACAATAAATGGGTAATTGAGAGCAAGCCTCAATCAACTAGTATTTTTTCTACATTGGAGAGAGCCCTCCAAAATTACGGTCTAACAGCGGAAGGACTTCGCATCGGGCATTTTGAGAAAGCAACCAAATTGGTCCTTTTTGAAATTACCTATCTCTACCTGTTTATGAGCCAGAAAAATAGCGTAGAAGACCAACAAGAAGATACTGAACTGGTTGAAGAAGATTCGGAGTCAAAAGAAATAAAAATGAAATTCAACAAGATATTTTCGACCATCACCGATGCAGAAAATGCCGTGCGTAACAGTCTTTTCTTGCAAAACTCAATGATGGAGGAGGAATTTAATATTTCCGAAAATGACAACGGACTGTATCGTTTCACACCAATTGACTACAGTACAAATTCACCCTACCAGAATCTTCTTCTTTATCTTCTTGAACGACTCATGAAAAAGGGATATCGCAGGTACAACGAAGAATGCTACAAACCAATTTATACAGAATCCGGTTTCAACACCCATGCATGGGAGTGCGCTATGTCAGTTAGAAGCTTCATCCATGAAGTAACCAAGAAGGAAATCAACTTCAATATGTGGAAGAATCTCACCAGCTCAAAGGACAACGTCAAGTCTGCGGAGAAATACCTAACCGAATATATCGGTGGGGAGTTTGAGGATCTCACAAAGGACCGACACGTATTCTCCTTTCGAAACGGAATCTATATCATCAAAAAGAGCCAAGTCGTACAAAAAATAACCGAAGACGGACGAACCGAAGAAGAATTCTACTGGTACGACGAATTCATCCCATTCGAAGGCCCAAAGGCCAAGGCCATCGGGGCCAGCGTCGTAGCGGCCAAGTACTTTGACCTCGACTTTGACGATTGCACCGATATGACCAAAAAATACGGTTGGTTCAACATCATCCGCGAACATTGCCCGAACTTCAAGGGAATCATGGATTACCAAGAATGGCCCGAGGAAACACAAAAATGGCTTTGCATCCTCATCGGAAGAAATATGTACAACCTCGGGGAACTCGAGGAATGGCAAATCCTCGGGTACCTACTCGGTATGGGGGGCAGTGGTAAATCGACCATCCTAACCAAGGTTGTGAAGCAGATTTATGAGACGTGTGATATTGGTGTTCTGAGTAACAATATCGAGAGGAAGTTTGGATTGTCAGCCCTCGCAGACAAGTTTATGTTTATTGGTCCGGAGATTAAGGGCGATTTATCAATGGAGCAATCGGAGTTCCAAAGTATTATATCAGGGGAGGACGTACAGGTGGCGGAAAAGCACAAGGTCGCAAAAAGTATCGTATGGACAGTACCTGGTATGTTGTCGGGCAATGAGGTACCACAATATTCTGACAATGCGGGTTCGATTAGCAGACGTTTGATGGTTTTCAAGTTTGATAACAAAGTGAAGAAGGGTGATACAACACTTGGACACAAGTTAAAGGCGGAGATGCCGTATATTATACAAGCAGCTGCAAAGAGTTATTTGGACGCGGTGAATCGTTATGGTAGTGCAGATATATGGGATATAGTCCCGGAGTATTTCAAGAAGACGAAGGATGATATGGCTGAGAATACGAATGCCCTAATGCATTTCCTCAAGTCAGATGCGGTAAGGATTTCTCCCAAGTGTTATGTCCGATCGAAGGTGTTTGTGTCGGCGTTTAATGATCATTGTAAGGAGAACAATTTGGGCACGGTAAAGTGGTGCAACGACTATTATCTCGGACCCTTCTCTTGTTTTGGAATCAAGACGCAAAGGGACTGCAGGAGGAGGTACCCAAACGTACCAGGTGCGAGAAGTTACCATGGAGTGTTTATCTTTGGCGTGGATATCGCCTCCGATTTTGACCCCGGTGATGAAGAAGAAGGAAATGATGGTGCTGAGTCTACTGGCCGGGTTTATGATGACCCAGAGACAGTTTAATGGAAAAAAAATATAAATACTAAATAAATACCCAATAAAAATGGCCAACTGCCAAGAAAATCCAACATTCCGTGACAAATATGGAAACGATTGCAACTTTTACAAAAAATACCCGGAGCTATGCGCCGAATCCCTCTACTCGGCAAACGACCAGGGCCAAACTGCCCAAATGGTATGCTGCGCATGCTCTTCCGAACAAAGAGTCCTGAACGTACCACGGGCATGGTCCGATGAAGTGTCTTCGGAACCCTTTAAGCCTGAGAATCCGTGTCCAATGAATCAAGTTTGGGCAAATTCGCGCGAAGCGCACGTTGACGGTCGCAGAATAGAGGTTGGAACTGCTGAAGAACCCGCAGAGCTTAGCTTACAAATCCATGAGGTAGATTTGCGCTTCGCGCAAATGACTGGCGAAGCCACGCGAAGCGTCGATTCGCTGTATTGGAAATCAGGAGATTTTAATCTTGTTATGGACGTGTACGGCTCCGCCGAAGAAGTTACAAAAAAAGGGTGCTGGAGACCCGTATCACCCGATAATACAGCCGTATTCACGTGCAATAGCGATGATTATTGTAAGAATTTGGACCTAGATGCTTCCAAACCCGGAAACTTGGTATACAAGTGCCCTCAGGCAACTTGCAATCTTGGTAACTGTTATTGTGGCCCAGATTGCATGAAAGATAACGTTACAAAAATATGCAAACCTCGCAATGAAATTAACAAACGGATGCAAAGCGTCGTTCCTACCCCGCCACTTAATATATGCGTACCCTCAGAAGTTCCGGGCGAGTCAAAGGACACGGCCGTGTGTTGGAAAAGAACTAGGAATTTTGACTCCTCCGGAAACCCCCACGACTCACTAGTCGATTGCGACCCAAGCTTTTGCGGTTTCACCACCACGGTAAAGCAAATAAAACTTGCGGGATCGCAATTTTCTTTATATACGGCGAAGCCGGCGAAGCCGGCAAAGGTTGAAAACTTTAGCGATACTGCGGCGCCTACTAGCGTACCCAGTACAAGCGTACCCAGTACAAGCGTACCTAGTACAAGCGTACCTAGTACAAGCGCACCTAGTACGGCGGCGCCGAGTGCACAGAATATTGAGCCTTCTACGATAATTATTATAATTATATTATCGATAATAGGTGTTATACTGTTGGGAATTATAATACAATACATAATGACACTGGTTTCGCCTAAAACCTTAAGGGGGAATAATAGGTTTGGGTGAGGCGCGGCACTACCGCGAGTCCCAGTTTAATGTGCGCCTGAGTGAAGCCGTTGCGCCCAAGTGGCGCCGGCATAATGACGCTATTATCCATAAAGCTTGGCGGATAATCGCTGAACCAACTCTGGTCACGTTTAATATCCATAAAAAAAACACAAAAGTAATTACTAAAGGTAAAAGGACACAATGAGCGGTGTTCAGCGTCCAAACATTACGCGCAGTGAAGGATTGACTGACTATGGTCGATCCGCGAAGAAACGGTTTATCGATCCGCAAAGTCCTAGGAGTTCGGACGCGATAGTAGAATCGGCGGGTGCGCCGTCCAATATTTTGTACCTTGTTCTTGCCGCAGCGGGTATTTCTATGGGTCTTAGTGTTTTTCTATACCGAGAGATGAAGAGGATGAAGATTGATATGGATGCGACCCAAAAGAAAATTGTGAATGAGACAAAGGAAACAAGTGAGGAAACTTCCCAGAAGATAAATCAACTTGCTCAAAATATGCAAGCTCTCCATATATATATTAAAAACAATGCAGCGGTACTGGGTAAGCCGCCTCCCCCCCAACCAGTCCAAATTCCTGACAAAGAGCCGAACCTTCCCAAACCCGATGGGGTAAAGAAAGTACAGATTGTCGAAGGAGGCCCCAGCAAAGAAGAGGAGCGGAGCACCGCGGCGACCGAAGGGACGCAAAGCGTCGAAGCGGCTCAAAGCGCTGAATCGGATGCGCAAATTGCTGAATCGGTCGATGAATGTGAAGATGGAATATGCATGCTGCCGAGCGAGAAGAAGTCGGTGAAAATCATAGATTCGTAAACCGACCGTTAGCGAAGCCAACAAATGTGTAATTAATTCATTAATTAATTTAATGATAATTAATTAATTTCATTAATTAATGAAATTAATGAATAATCTTGAAACGAAACGTTTATTGGAGGATTTTATCCGGCGTACGATTGATGTATATGAATTAAACAAATGGAACAATTGTCCTCAGGCAATTCCCGACAATGCTACGCTGAGAAGATATTTGAATCGATGTGAGTGGAACATTCATTGCGCAGAAAAGTTGTACAGAAAGATGTTGGAGTGGCGTATTATGAACAAAGTAGACGCGATGGTGAATGAATTGAAGTATCCAATTAGTGTGGAAGACGAAGGTGGTGTTTTTCTGGCACCATTTAACCATAAATTCTTTGACTATTACGGAATTCCTATAGAAATTGTGAAAATGTCGAAAGTTACTTTTGCGGACGCAGATATTGATGATATATTGAATTATCTTATTTTAAAGGAAGAGACTCTATTCCATAGGTACGATATATCAGATAAATCAATGATACTTATATACGATTTTAAAAATTTCACGATGAATCTCTCATTCGTACTGAACGTTTTACCAAAACTATCAAAAATTTCCCAAGTCATGGACGACTACTATGCGGGGAGGGCAAGAAAAATTTATATCATTAACACTCCCCCACTATTTGAAACATTTTATAAATTAGGACGCAACTTCATTCCGGAACATACATCAAGGATGATATATATATACGACGAAGCAACTTTTGTCGAAAGAATCACGAACGACACGCCCGAGTACGATAAGTTATTGGAATACCTACGGAATTCCTAGGTTCTTTTTTTCCAACAGAGTTTGAAAATGTTCTTGTTTTTTCTGGGCGAGAATTAGTTCTCTACATTTCTTTTGGAGAGACTCGTATAAATTACGCTGTTCGTCCATGAGGTTGAATAGTCTGGTTGGATTTTCATCGCGTTCCATGCGAATCGTATTTAGGAACTGTTCTGTCGCGTCGATGATATCGTTTAACATGTTTACTTTTTTTCTTTTTTTCTTTTTTTATTTACGTTGAAAAAAGTGCGGTTTTCCGGACGCAATTAAGGGCGTTGAAGTTTTTTATTCACTCTAATGCACTCTGTAATAAGTAATAGTAACCAAATTAAAATTAAAATCCATTTTGCTATATAATCTATTTTTTTCTCATTAAAGGGTTTACCGGTAAATGGGTTTTTGAATTTTTTAAGCATATGAAACCCCAAAACACCTGTTACGAAAATAATCATGATCAACGAGAAAATCGTAATAAAAGAATAATAAACTTCATTCGTAAGTATATCATCAATATCACTCATCATGCGACGCTCTGCCGCATCTACATAAAGTGCGTAATTTTGTCCGGGTGTCGACATGTTTTTAAATATACGTTTTAATATAAATCGAAGATTTAATTTAAGCTCTGCTTAAATATACTTTATATTTTTAATTTGCGCTGAAGAAGTCACTGGCGAAGCCACGCGAAGCGTCGATTTGTCGCAGTGATTTCTTCAGCGCAAATTAAAAATATAAAGTATATTTATATTACAAAGTATGCCTTCGAATGTCATTTCATTTGCGCCTGTTTCAATGAAAAGCGGCGTTGAATATTCAAATAAAAGCGCGGTAATGATGGTTGACCCACGCAATGAAAATCTCTACCCAGTATTGGTTTCGGTTGAAAAACAAATACCTATGGATTGGGATTTTTATATGTTTGGCAGCAAAGCCAACGAAAATGCTATTCGAACTTGGTTCCGAAAAAATTCCAAAAGAAGTTTGCATTTCTATAATATACCCGAAAACTACATGATATCAGGTGGTAAAAACTTAATATATAGTGAATTTCTAGAAAATAAATGGATATGGGAAACAATAAAGGCAGAACATATTCTTCTTGTTCAGACAGATGCAGCTATATGCGATCACGGTAAAATAAATATTAATGAATTCACAAAGTTCCCCTATATAGGTGCCGCCTACGGAGGCGAAGAAGGACCAGGCAGCTTTTGGGCAGATTCCTACCCAGGAGCTTATTTCTACGGAGTTGGCGGAATTACCATGAGAAAAAGATCCTTTATGCTAAATTGCATTAAAAACAATAAATCAGGATACGGTACACCCGAAGATGTATACTTTTCAACATGCCTCGGACAAGCAGTGAACAACGATAAAATAAAACCTAACGCAAAGGATATGCACAAATTCGCAGTAGAAACAAATTATGATATCAAATACGGAAGACCAAGCTTCTCAGTACATCAACCAGGTCTTCATATGGGCAAACAAGATATGGAAGCCCTCCGCGCAGATTGCCCAGCTGCATGGCAAGTTGGACTCAAAGAGCGGTACAACCTCTAAAAGCCGCCGCAAGCTAAACGGTCCGTGTAAGTAATTTAGTAGGCGTGACCTCTATTTCTTCAATTCCTTCTTCCGCGATAGGGATCTGGGTCCTTCGGGAAATTTCTTGGAGTTCTTGCCGGACAAGGCGCAGTTCATCCAATATACGCTGATTTTCTGATTTTGGGGATAATAATTTATATACTATACTGGGGGTAACAAGATATAGCATTTTACCACCTGACCACCACAAAACTGTTTTTGTGGTTTCAAATGCGTAATATGTTATCAAATAATTTACAGACATGTTTACATATATATATCACAAGAAAAAAAGTAAGACGCTATAGTAAGCAAACATGTCAAAAATTAAATATATCATCAAATCAATTACCTTAGGGACAATAGTAGGCGGAATATCCGGCGGCGTTGCCGCCAACCAACCGGTCCGCAGCGTGGCTTCGCCGCCGCAGAGCGTACGGTCTCCGACCGACTCGACGCTTCGCGTCGTACTTACGCAGAATATCCCTCTCGAGTATTTAGATGAAACGCCGATGACACATATATTGCGCGGAGGGTTGGTCGGGATGTTTATTGCATGCAATGTATCGGTTTTTCCATATTGGGGAATCACAAGCTTCACAATTTGCAGCTGCTACGCCATCGAAAAATCAATTGCCAATGGGTATTTATTACCCGCCTCCCATACACTTCATGCACGAACCAAACCGTGACCGTCGCTGGCTCTTGCGACTCTTGCGGCGCTTGCGACTCTTGCGGCTCTTGCGGCGCTTGCGGGTACTGAATTTGTGCGTGAGTCCCCACGAAGGGGATACGCCCATACCGCCGGGGGTTACCATTCGATTTCCAAACCCCATCACCATGCCGCTTCCGGCGTATGGTGTGCTGCTCGATAACATTCTTTCGGTGTTGTACGCGGGGTTGCTATTGAAATCAGGTAATTGCTGTCCGGGTCTTCCAAAGGGCCCGCCCATTGATTTCGGGTAAAATGCCCGAACCATACCTGACCCCCAAGTACCGTTGTGAGTGTTCCAAGTCATTATTATTAGCTACTTAGGTTTTTTTTTTGCCCTTTGACATTTGTTCTTTAGCACTTTGCATAAATGCTCTAAAGTTGTCATAGTTTTCTAATAATAATTCATTAGATTTAATAAAAATTTTCGTACGTTTTATAATAATATTAATATCTTTAAAAGCTTGATCAGTGATTTTCGCGCCTTCTTTAATTAATATACTAGCTATGTGAAATTTTGTATTAATGATGGCTACCTCTAACGGTGTAACATCATCTTTGTATAACTCATTAATAACACTTATATCTTTCTTAGTTAGTTCAAATGTATTTTCATCTTCGTCTTGTATTTTTTTGATTAAAAATTCCAAAGCAATAGAATGATCATCGGGAAGTTTGTCTGATCCGACGCCAAATCGATGGCTCCGCTTGTGGCTCCGCTTGTGGCTCCGCTTGTGGCTCCGCTTGTGGCTCCGCTTGTGGCTCCGCTTGTGGCTCCGCTTGTGGCTCCGCTTGTGGCTCCGCTTGTGGCTCCGCATTTAATTAAATCTAAGATTTAAATAATCTAAAGATATTATTATTTAAATCTTCGATTTAATTAAATTGAAAAATGAACATTGAAGAACTAATGGAATGTGTGTTTGCAATACACGGATTGGTGAAATATATTCCAAGAAGTATAATCCAAACACATATAATACCATTTGCAATTGAAAAACCACATTTATATTGTAAAAAGTGTGGTAAAATTCTGTACTTTGGTGCGAGCGCTATTCCGTCTACATGGTATATATCTTGGACTATGCCCGCACAAACGATAATTTCATGCACCGAATGTTACCGTGAGAAAAATTTAAATCTTCTATATTTATAATATAACATGGATCCAGCCTACTTCGTAGTGATTATTATATTGCTAATGTTCGTATTTATTCTTTCGGGATGCTACATAAAACAAATAAAGTCAGAAAAATTCCACACACCTCGTCTACAACTTATGAGAGAAGACATACCACCTACCATACCGCCTACGATGTCTAACAGATTTGACCAATCAAAATTCATGCCGATCGATCGAAAACCGTTTTAAATCTTTGCCACTACCTTGATCACTAGGTATATAATCGACCCCAATAGCGCACCCAACAGACTTCCAAGAAGTGTGGTTCTTCCACCCTCCCCGGAAACCATTGGGATATACTTGCGAACAAAGTCGTAGAATATGGAACTGCTGAAAATAAGAATGAGGGCAAATACCACTATCGTAGACTTGTAATCAAGCGACGCAAGGCCAAAGTATTCCTTATTCTTTCCCTGAATGGCAGGAAGGGGTAGAGACATACCCTGTCCGGGTCCCACGGGCCTGGGAATCTGGCCGTTCGGAAGTGTCACTGGTTTTTGCATCGCCTGAGGCATTTGGGGTCCGCCCTGCCCTAAATTTTGCGGCATTTGGGCGAAACGAGCTGCAGCATCGGGCCCTGTGTTGACAGGCGGGGGAGGTCCTTCGCCTCCCGACATAGCCATAGGGTTCATCTCGTTCTTTCTGAAAGGAAGGTCTTTAATTGCAGTTGACTGAGATGGATCCATAATTTTACTTCATACGTATATAATAACATAACATATTTGACGCACTAAATTTAAGCGTAGCTTAAATTTGGCGCAAAACGCCAAATTAATTTAAGCGTAGCTTAAATTTGGCGCAAAACGCCAAATTAATTTAAGCGTAGCTTAAATTTGCAAAGTCTAACGAACCATCATGTTGTAAATTATTGTGTGGTTCTAGGTTATCGGGTGTTTTATAATCGAATAGCTGGTCGTGTCGACGCTCCGCTGGCGATTGCGGTATAACCGTTATGTTTTGGTTTCTATTTTTATAAACGTTGTATAACCATATAGATACCCCCAACAATGAAAAGAATGCAAACAAGTTGGCGAGAGTTGATAAGGTTGTTTTACGATCATAGCTTACCGGAGGCGGCGGTGGCGGTGGCGGCGGGGGAGGAGGCGGGCGTCGAAGCGAAGCTTCAACTAGCATGGGGCGTTCATTAGGCATGTTCACGCGCGTAATGTAATTACTATGTAAGTACTATAGGTATTTTGTGTATCAAGACGAGCGAACGCTGTGTCGAAGTCATCTGAATAGGTAACTGTTTAATTTTGCAACGATGATTGCTTGTTTTCTTTCAGGTAGGTATTTGGTAAATGTTCTGTATGACTTTTCGGTCATTTCTTTTTTCTTTTCGAGACGCCTAATTTTTCTTTGGATTTCTTTCTTTTGGTTTTTGAGAATTTCCAATGAATGATAATCCACCCATTTCCACTCTCCGTTCTTTTTTATGATACTTTCGTAGGTAATCTTTGCGCAGTAAAAATTTAGATTTTTCCAACGAACAGTTTTGTTGATCCTCGTATGGGTATCGTAGTGTTTTATATTATTGCATATATACGTAGAAGTTGGAATTTCGGCGTGGACATAGTTCCATCCAGGATAATGGCCTAGCGCGCAGCGGTGGTAACTTTGTATACCTATATGTTTCGCACCCGGGGCAATTTTCCAATATTTGCCAAATGATCGGTAGTATTCTTTCCATATCTTTGCGTCCCGTGCAATATCGTAAAATTTCTTATTTACTTCTGAAATGCGGCAAAGAGTTTTTACATCAAATGTAGGAACATTGGGGTAAAAAACATCTAAATTGTAAAAAAAAGACACAATATTAACCAACACCTCATCCGGAAGAAGCATCGTAGTCGTATTTATCATAAACATGTTTTAAAAAAAAAAAAATTACCGCGAAGACGGCGCAGCTGCGGGCGCGCTTTCTGTTCCGTATGCGGGATCAACTAATGCCTGATTTTCCGGAAGCGAAAGCCAATCGCCGACTTGCGCATACGGTTTGTCGTATCCTGGTATGACGTAATTTCCCTGAATATTTGTTTTCGGAATCCATTCGTATTCTCCGTATACTCCTGAGGTGTCCTGGCCTGCGGCGCCTGCTCTAACGTTTTCATAAGCGTGAAGAGAATGTATATTTGTCTGGAGGGAGTTGCCAACAAGACCAAAGTTTTTATCGCCAAAGCTTTCCGGTGATCCAAGTAGGCATTCCTTTCCGCAAGTGTTTTTAGTGGTGTAGTAATCCGGTTCGAAAGCTGCAGTGCAGTTGGGGCTTCCGCCTATAGAGTTATTGGGATCCTGGTCGCAATTTTTGTATTGTCCAATCGCTTCTTGTTTTACAAGAGAGCCTATGTTTCCTTGCGGGGGAAATCCCTGTTCTTCTCTTTCCAAAGGTTGTTTATAACCTCCCGAATGCCACCAATATTCGTGTTCATTGGGTCCGGAAATTATATTTTGGCGAAGATTAATTGTTTGTGTACTTTCATTGTAAATATTCTCTACCGGCGAGGATTGAAAATTGTTAGCAAACATTTCTTTATTTATATATATTAATATATTTTTTTAACGTCAGTAGAACTAATTTAAGGAAACAATTGTATAAGAAAACAAAAAAGGCGGCCAAGCGCCGTATAATGGAGCAAAGCTTTGTTGAGTTCACATATGAACACAGTGCCCTAATTATGATTATATTATTTTGGATTTGTTTTGTTATACATTTTATTCGGCTTTTAAAAAATGAATTTATTCAAAGACAACAGCAGAAAATCATTAGTCTTGAAAAAGAAGTAAATGTAAACTACATTGATATTACAGAAATGTGCAAACTCATTGAAAAATACACCGTCGAATGCAAAGAACTTAATCAAAAAATATCCGAACTAACCGACGAATGTACCGGACTCAATCAAAAAGTACGTGAATTAACAAACGAACTCAATAACATCCAAAAGCCACGCGTCGAACGACGTTTTTCGTTTGACGAAGCAACGAATCGTCTGCCGCCTAGTCAGACCGGTGTAGGTGTCTTTGGCACGGCGTTAGCGTCGTCACCAAAGCGAAAGAAAGTTTTCTAGATCGGCCGCTAGCTTCTAAGAAACTTTTTTATGGTAGTATCAATTTCAGATGGAAGTTTGTAATAATTGCAAATTTCGGTAACGCCAGCGATAGCTGCTGCACGTAATTTATATTCATTTTCAAGTAGTCGAATAATGGTAAATTGACTACGTTGTTTAGAAAGTTCAAGTACTGTTTTTCCATTGCCGTCAGTTGCATGTATATCTGCTCCAGCATCTATAAGCTCTTTCACCACTAACTCATTTGTTTCATGCGCGGCATGCATTAGAGCTGTAAGTTTTTTATCATCATAAATATCTGCATTTGCCCCAGCGCGTAGTAAAATACGAACAATACTGTGAGCTCTTTGGATTGACGCCAACATAAGCGCAGTTACACCGTATTCATTCTTTTCGTCCAAATCTGCTCCATATTTTACAAGTAATTTAACGATATCCGTATTGACGACAATCTCGGCTCGTTGCGTTACGATACGAGAATGAAATATAGACTCCATGAGAGGGGTCCATCCGATTAGATCTATTTTTTTATTTACATCTGCGCCATGATCAATTAGAAGTTGTACAATTTTTGTACTGTTTTTAGATGCTGCTATCATTAGTGCCGTACGTCCCCATATATCAGTAGAGTTTGCATTCGCGCCTTTTATTAAAAGTGACTGGATGTACTCATATTCTTTATTTCTAATTGCTTTTATGAGGGAGTCAGCCATTGCGCTAAAAAGTAGTTACGCTTTTTCCTTAATATGATTTAATCCTAGATTATCGAGTTTTTTGAACTTGTCTTCAATATTACCGGTCCAGCTATAGTGCATGACGTATGCTTCGGATTTCCAATTGCTCTTTAGTTTATCGCTTAATTTACCAGTTGTATTACTCAAAAGGTGGCCATTTACAAAAGTCAATTCGGGCAGGACCTTGAGTGACAATATATTATGGTACGCATAGTGGGTCAAAATCCTATTAAATATTTTCTGATGACCGCGAACGGAAAGTATATACGCGGTATTACCCAACGCCGATTCCATTACCGACCTAGTGATTTTATTATTCCGCAGGAATATAAACCCAGTATTCGCATACAGTTCTTTAAATAGCGGGTTCGCGCCGTCGTACATGATTTGTAGATCTTCCGGATTGTTTTCGAGATGTTCCGTCGGATCCCGGAACCAAATGAGATCCGAGTCTTGGAAGAGAACGCAATTATTTTCAGGAACGATAGACAATAGATCATATATAAATGCATTCTTGTAAAACATCGTCGCGGAAAAACTATCATCCCCAAATTGTACCGAACCTCCCGCCTCTTCGTACTTGTCGTTTGAAATGAGGACCGACTTGAACCCCATCGCAACCGTCTTGTCATACGATTCCTTGTCCAAAGAGAAGGTGATCGTTTTATTTCGAACATTGATTCCGGCAAGTTCGCAGCTGCGTACCCAATTATCGAAAAATATAAAAAACCGCTTGCAATAAAACATCGTAACGATCGTCTTGGGCTTTCCTAACTCCTCGTACAATTTGTGAAGAATACCATGCCTCTCATCTTTGTGTTTGTTGAACGTATCGTGGTATTTATTCGCCTTTTCGATATGTTTTGGTTCGATGACCATATCGGCAACATTGATCTTGTCTGTAATCATTCTGGTTACGTTTGGATTAATGGCCGCTTGACGAACCTGAGATTCAAGTTTCATACCGGACTGTGCTACAGTTCCCAATAGTTCATTAGAGAATAATTCTGATTTCTGAATGGATACGGTTATAAGTACTATTATGAGTGTAAGAAAACTGGCAAAGCATAGGCAAATCAGTGCGATCTGAACCCAAGAATTTGTCGTCTTTTTCTTCATTTATTAATAGTAACCATGATTTTTATTTCTATAAATATAGGCTCTTCGGAGTCTTCGAAAGCTTAAATTCGTTCAAAATCTGTTTAAAGAATCTAGTATTATGAATACTTAGTAATCCGCTTGCTAATTCCTGAAATGTCCGAACTGACTGTTGGAATTCCCTCTGGGATTCCCTCTGGAATTCCCTCCGGAATTCTGTCTAAAAGCGACTTGTTGCTTGATTCGTTGACTAAATTCTACAAAGTTTCCGGAAATAAGGAACTCATTGTTCCAATCGTAAAGCAGCAAACAACCATTAGTCTTCGTCTCCTAGACTGGCTCGTAACGAACTATTCCAAGGAAAATGACGTCCAGTACGAAATTCCGAGGTCCGTAGGCAAAAAGAATTTCAATATATGGCTCGATTACAAGAACCAACTAAAAGCGTACAGTAAGCGCAACTTTGATCCGTTCTGCCGCCGCAAACGTATCTTCTATAACATCGTTACCGATGAAATCACTCCCGTCGTTGGAAAAAATATAGACGTCTTCCAACAACGTGAAGACGGATTCGTTACCACTGTCGGGCAGCTTAATTTTTTCAGATGGGCCCTAAATCATCGCGTTGTCGACTATGCCTTTGATAATCTCGACGTTATTGAGTCTAATATGCTCAGTAATGCCGATTCTAAGAAGGCTACTCAGGTAGATGGTACCCGGCGCAAACGCGAACTGTCAAAGAGTTCGAAGGGAGTACACAAACACCAGATTAAGGTCATTATTCAGTTTCCTTGAAAATTAAATTGCCGCAAATTAAATTTCATATATCATAGGACTTATGTATTCTAATATTGTATCATCAATTATATCCTGTAGGTCTCGTTTACTAAGCGAAGCCAACTCGTTTCTAAAAAAAGTATTTCTCTCTCCAGGGGCTGCTTGTTCAATGAAATTAAATAGCATCTCACCACCCACATTCAATAGCTCGTAGTCTACGTTCCCATCTTCTTCTGTTTTACTAGCCAATAAACCAACTATACGATTGCAAATTTTTTCGTATATTTCATCGTTTGATATTGCCATGTTAACTGGTTGGCCATATACTAAGTATTCCATAAATTCAAGTAGACACTGTATGATTCTTTTTTTACTATACCCGTGACAATTTCTTAGAACATCTACACATTGCGTACGTTCCGACCTTCTCAAATAATCCCGGAACGACAATTGAATCTGGGTCGCCGCCCTTTGTCCGCCTAATATACTAGGAGTTGGCAAACCCAACTGCACACTGCGACGTAACGCAAGTTGTTCTAATGTTCTAGGCCCAGTGCGATTCGTCCACGGTGGTGTAGTAGCCTGGACATAATCATCAGCAGTCCATGGGTTGTAATAATTCACGTTCCTCCTACTTAGCGTGTATCTATCCGGTGGTCTGTACATTGTTTGTTGTAAATATATTTATTGTAAATATATATAAACATTTTTATTTTTCATTTTTCGTAACCGGATATACTACATGGTTTAGGTTTTTCGTAATATCGGCTAGTTTCTTGTAATAAGCATCTTCGGCTTTTTTGTTAGCAGCATCGGCTTCCACTGCTTCTTTTATTAATGCCTCTAGACTTTTCATTGCTGCTTTTTTGTCCGCGGGATCAACGCCGAATTTCACCGATTTCGGTACCGGACCCGGTCCTTTTGCTGGGTCCCAATTCTTAATATAGTTACGCAATTCTTCTAATTGCGGGCAGTTCTTATCGATACCATCTTCTTCAATGCCGCATTTTTCTAATACTCTTGTCGCAGCTAATTCAAAGAAAGCTTTAGCCGCTGGTGGGTATGTTGCTATTATTTGTGCAATTTGTGCAAGTTCCTTAACTAGATTTGGTTGTTCAGCGCCAAAACGGTACGACGCTTTGCGTCGACGCGATCGAAGATCGTACGAGGTGCAAGCCCGGTCGCGTCGACTCCGAACGTTGCGAACGACGCTGGTGCGTCGTGCGCGAACTCCGTTCGCTCCGTTCGCGCACGACCTCCGGTGGCTTCGCCACGGGCGCAAACTTCGTTCGCTTCGTCGCCTTGACCGAAGTGATTTTTTGATTGACCGACGACGCAGACTTCTTCGGCGAACCATTCCTTTAATAAACTATTATATATTAATTTATGATCATTTGCGCTAAATTTAATTCAGACCACAATTTAATTTTCTTTAGAATTATAAATATAATAATATGCAGGAGTACTTGGTGATACTTCATGGAGAAGTTCATAGAGATAAAGCGTTCATAGTTCCACCAGATTGTGAATTACGGTTTACAGCTTTAACAAATACTACAAATTTCATAGGGTCAAATATATCCTATTCTGATATTTCAAATACTAATACCGATAACTATAATACTGGTAATATATGTGAAGACATTGTATTAACTGGCCCAACTGGGAGTGATTTAAGTTATCCAGGATTATGTGGCGTAATACCTAAAAATCAACTAAATAAAATGGAATTGACTTATTATGCAAATGGCCAGGAGCAGTTGATACCGGCCTTTAAGAAAAGTATATTAAAATTTGATTATTGGTATACTAATGAAGGCGCGGGAAATTACAAACCCATAAACCACAATTTAAGCGATGTTCTTACTGAGTTGAGAAAAAAAAACCCGACGCAAAGAGTAGTATTGTATTTACTAAACTGTCGAAATATAAATATACCGTCCTATTTCGGAGATTGTATTGGATATCTACCCGTATCCAAGAAAGGAAATACCTTACTTATGTGTAATAAATTTACAATAAATGGTGTTCCAAAACTCGGTGAATTGGTGGGGGAGACAATAGGTGGTGAAGGTGCCGAGAGTTTAATTATGGTTTATGAACTGTCTCTTGCCCAAAAAATTGAGATTATTAAGGACATATATGACGAAAATGAAAAAAAAATAAAAAATTTTTCAATTATTTTTAGAAGCACCAAAAATGATCGACGCTCTGAGTCTAAGGATACTGCGGAGCCTTCTACTATATACTTTTACTACGATAATGGCGAAATAGACGAGTTAACTGTGCACTATGCTTTTAGGTTTATTAATAAACCCGAAGATCTTACCGTTATAGAAAATAATGATGGGTTTCAAACTATTCTGCAACAAGACTTTATTGATAAACTTGAAAAATTTGATTCTCTGGATGATTTGCTCAATCAGTTATCATCAAATATAGAAATGGTATTATTTTTTCATCCTGATCCACCTAATAATTGTGATGGTTACAATTGTGAAATTGGAGAATTAAGAAAAAGAGTAGTAAGTTCTAATTTGGAACTTACTAACATAGAAGAGGAACTTAACAAAAGCATAGTGCAATTGAAAAGTATAAATGTATATAAATTAAAAATTCCAGAAAAACTCAAAAACAATCTTCTCAAGAACAATGATTGGAAAACATTAATAAATCTAATAAATAGCAATAATAGTAAAATAATCAAATTAACTGGTCTTCAACCATGTTTGGTAATATTATTAAACATATTTATCAATAACCCGGAAGAATATGAAGAAAACGTAGAACCGAGAATAAAAGACTTAGACGATACAAATGATCTAAAACCCACACTTGAAATTCTCGCGCAAAGCGCTAAAGTAAAATTCGGTGGCTTCGTCAGCAAACGTAGGAGACGCTACGCGAGATCACTAAAGAAACCTAAAACAATAGCTGCTAGTATTGCAGTGAAGCACCACAAGGACCCGAAAGAATAGGATCTGCCAACGCCAAACGAGTAAATTACGCTTGCAACGAATGAACCTATGAAAATGCCCATGATATCATATGACTCTGTTGTATAGAATACAATTATACTTCCAGCGAGGTATAAAAGAGTCGCAATCCCAATAAGCATGGTTGATGACGATTCAAGAACATTCCAGCTGAGTCTGCAGCTTGATTTATCAACCGTACTTAGAACGTGAGAGTTTTTAATATTACGTAAATAAATATAAATTGCAATTGCTGTATATATAGCGATCACAGCCCAATTTACATTTTGCAAAGTTTCCGAACCTTGTTGAATAGATTCTTTGGATGCAATCCTAATAATAAGTGGTTGTGTAGCAATGAGTAATCCAACAAGCAATGACCCCAAGTAATTCATATTTTTCAACTTAGGCGAAGACATACCGTACCATATGATGAATTCTGCGAGTTGCATAGAACCATATGCTAGTAATAACACGCCGTAAAATATATTCTTGATCAAAAACATTTTGATTGCAGCGGCAACAACGAATATATATATAATCAAAGAACTCTCTTTGTTATAACACATTTCTTATTAGTAATCGAAGATTAAATTATTCGAAGCCAAGAAAAAAATCAATTAAAGGATACAGTGGACTATTTAATTAAGCGAAGCCTAAAAAAATGGCCCAACATGAATGTGCAATTTGTTTAAAAAAGGTTCGAAAGAATGGGTATAGGAGATGTAAGAATGGTCACAGGTACCACAAATCTTGTATTTGCAAGTGGTTGGCAAAGAAGGACAGTTGTCCGCAATGCAGAATACCAATGAGGACACGAGCAGAAGCGGAATTAGACAGCGATGATTCCGAAAGTTCCGAAGATGAAAATTACCAGAATGAATTGGTCCAATACCAAATAAACATGAACCTAACGCAAGATATTATCGAAGGGGTAAATCCAAACTATAGGGTTATGTTTTCAAATTTGTCCCAGGATATTTACGAAGTAATTGTCTTGGGAAACATCGTTAGGCGATTATGTATAAACGGCATTCGTGTTAATTCCAATGTGAATTCCTTATTTCATAGAGCCTTATCGGAAGTAGATATGAACTCTACTATTGATTTAGAAGAATTAATTGCTCACGAATGAAATTGCGTCTAAATAATCGTAAAAAAACATTATGGTAATTGTATACAATACTTCAACGACGAAGCGACGACGCAAAGCGCCGACGCCATTGAAAATGGTATAGAGATTAAATTCTATAGATAATTGTAGAGAAGTTTCTACCGGTGCCGCGCACCGTCTACAAAAAAATTGAAATAACGCAAGATAGCCTAAAGGCAAAAATTAGCGCATATAGTGAAATGGTTATCACACTGCTCTTATGAAGCAGTATCCCAAGTTCGATCCTTGGTATGCGCAAAGCGCCAAAAGGCGCCGCGACACCTAAAAGTGTCGCACCGAAGCCGCTTCGCGACTTCGGCGTCTGAGTCCCATAGTGGTTATTGGGCTTGGTTGCTAACCAAGTGTGCTCTGCACGCGGGGTTTCGAATACCCCCTCAGACTAGCGAACAAAAGTTCGCGCCCCGACCCAAAAGGTCGGTTCGCGTCGTTGCCGGAGTGGTTAACGGGGCAGACTTAAGATCTGCTGTCGAAAGACGCGTGCGTTCGAACCGCACACGACGCATATGAGCTTCGCTGAGGCTCATCTTCTCAATTAGCTCAGTTGGCAGAGCGTGTGGCTGTTAACCACAAGGTCATCAGTTCAAACCTGATATTGAGAATTTGGCGCTTCGCGCCAAATAAGTGCGAACGAAGTTCGCACCGAACGGAGATCGGTCTTCGATAGCTTGATTAGTTTATAACGAATGTCAAGCACCGCCCCTGTGGCCTAATTGGATAAGGCGTAACCCTTCTAAGGTTAAGACTTCGAGTTCGATCCTCGACTGGGGTAATTGTGACTATTTTTTATTCAACTCCTTGTAACTCAGTTGGTAGAGTGGTGGACTGTAAATCCATATCGACGCGAAGCGTCGAAGCATACGGCTTCGCCGTATGTCGGGTGTTCGATCCACCCCAAGGAGAATTTTCCTTCGGGAAATGACATTTGCGCTTATTTTACTGTGTCTTTTTAATTATTTCCTTAAATCCTAGTACATGATGCCAATCCTCGTAGTGGAGGATGCCCTGTGCGATACCGCCAAAGCAAAACCCCTTTACGTATATATTATCAAAAGTTAAAAAAATACAAGATAGGTAAAGCCAGTGGTGTACATGTACGTAGAATGCGATCGGGCGTGAATTCTCCAGTGTGATTACGTGCGATGTATATTTTAGCGAAGTGTTGATATCGTGTCCGGTGAGTTTGGAAATGAGTATGTCGAATTTATTTTTTTCTCCGGTATGCTTCGCGCTTGTGAGCGAGAAAGTAAGGTATCCGACGATGACGGAAGTGGTGTATGTTACTAAGAAGTAAATTTGTTCTTTCATGGTTGGTTGTCCTACAGCACACTCATAAATTAAGTGACAACCGTTTAGCGCGCTTAAAGAAAACAGCTCGTTTAGCTCAGTTGGTTAGAGCGCACGCTTTGTAAGCGTGAGGTGACCGGTTCAATTCCGGTAATGAGCACTTGTGCGTGGCGCACACACATAAGGCTGCTAACTGCTACCGATTATGTTAAAAATAGTATTTATTTTTAACATAAACAGTTTAAGGATATATATATATATATATATTGTTATATAATATAAGACCGTAAATAGCTGATATTGTTTTATTATTTGCAAATAAAAGATTGTTGTTTTGAATTTTGTGAACATGTTGTGTCATACGCCAATCCAGCAAGACCATCTGGTCTACAACTTGTATAACACTTACCGTCAGTATCTGTAAAAACAGGTGTTGATAATCCGTTTACATTACAAACTGAATTTAATGCTTGATTACATTGGTCAGAACCGACTAATTTTTTTAAGTCCTCAGCCGAGGTAATTCCAGTTATTTCGGGTAGCTTTAGATTCACCATACAATCTATACACTTGTTTGGCGGAGATGTCGGTTTCATAGTCGGCGAACTAGTCACTTCTGATTTATTATTTAAGTGTTTGATTAGAAAATATAAACCAACTGCTAATCCGGCAATTATTAAAATGATAACGGCTATTTGAAACCATCCTAATTCACTTATGATTGCCCTAATTTTAGATCTTGATAGACGTTCTGGACGATCATAATCACGACCCCAGTCCATTTTATATATTAATATATAAAAAGATAAAAATTTTAAAAAAAATTATTATTTAAAAGAATATTTAAAAGGAATTTTTAATTAATGATGAAGTTTAGCGTCATAATTGGTATATGAGAAACTCTTTAGTCATATACGTAACCATTTTTCCGCCAACTTTTTTGCGTTATCACTATAATAAAATTTAATATGCTCACGTAATTGGGCAGTTGATTCAGCATTTAAACGTTCGTCTGATAAATCTTGGTATTTTCCAGTATTTTTTTCCCAACTATCTCTAAATTTCCGTACATTCTTTATCAACTCGTCGCGAGTCATCGAACTTATTGGTTTACTAATTGGTTTATACATTCCTTTATAATTCGTAATTGGTTTACCCTGTTGTTTTGTTTTATTGTTTGATTTTTTTGTTTTATTGTTTGATTTTTTTGTTTTATTGTTTGATTTTGTTGATTTTTTTGTTTTTGAGTTTTTGATTTTTTTGTTTGATTTTTTTGTCCCCATTGGTCTTTGTCTAGTTGGCATTTATAAATATTTATAAATATATAAAAATATAATAATTTAAAAAAAAATAAATAAACAAATGGCAAAATAATTTTGTTGTCAGGTGGGCTTCGTACCAAAGCGCCTAAAATTTGCAACACTGTTTTTTTAACAAAAAAAAAAAATCTTTGCAATCAATTAGAGGCTTCGCCAACGATGCAAGATTGGTCATTGGATCAGGTAGTGAACACTGGTTCACAAATAACCATGCTTGTAGCCATAGCCGCAATTTTGGTAACCATATTTACGATGGCAGCTTTGGAAATTCAAAAGGGGGAAGAGACCGTCGACTATAAATGGCCCCTAGTGGTTATTGGCATAATTACAGGCGTAGTACTTATTCTCGTATTTGTTTCACCTTATTTTTACACGTCTACTGCGCCTACGCGTGCGCCTACGCGTGCGCCTACGCGTGCGCCTACAAGAGTGCCCACAATAGCGCCGACGCTTGCTCCGACGCTTGCGCCTACGGCTGAGCCTGTTATTGATATATGTCTGCCAAGCGCCGAATTGGGCGTTGCAGAAATTTATTTTAAGAATATATACACGTTGGAAAATACGAAAAGTATGCTATCTAGTGCCGCAAATGGTAATGTTGTAATATATTCATTTAGGTCGAATTTAAATGGTACATATGTTGCGTTTGACGTAGCTGGTAGGCCAAGTTGTATAAGGCTTAAAACTTCCAAGTTGGGCCCCATATCTTCTTTTGGTCCGGTTATTGGCGAACCCACGCCCTTAAGTATAGATCCCATAGCTTTTTACCAGCAAAACATAACCCCATTACCTTTACCTCCGTCACCAACATCTGCTCCAATAACGGCTGCCCCTACTAAGCCGCCCCTAGTATGTATTGATACGGAATGGAAGGACGCCAAGGGAAACGGTTGTTCTTTTTATTCGACGCTCTCGGGCGTCGACCGAAGCGGCTTTGCCGCTTCGAGTCTGTGTAGCTCCTACGGAGTGGATCCGCTGTTGGCTGCCTCCGGCACTGGTTGCAGTGTTTTTACAACCCAAACGAGTTGTGAGAGTTACGGAGTTCGTTCATTATGTACATTTGTAGACGGTAAATGCATAGATAAGCCTATTGTTGCTTGGCAAGCGTGTTGCGATTGTGGAGGGGGTATTTTAACTCCCGAAACCTTGCCTCCAACCCAGGCGCCTACTACTTCTCCTTCTTCTCCGACTTTTTCACCAACTTCGGCCCCGGTTCCGGTTGAAGATCAGGTATTGGGAATAAGTGGGTTGGTATCGTTAGATACGAGTCCGGTGTCATCGAATAAAGTAAAGTTGTATATGTATAGGCTAACTTATTTTACAAATAATGAAATGAAAGATGCCATAGAGAAAGCATTTTACGAACCCTTGCCCGCCCCAATAGGCGAATACCCGAAATTTAACGCAACTTTGGGCAAGTTTGACAGTATTCCAAACGCGGTGGTGAATACGCCCACCGTACCAAACTATGGCAATTTCGAGTTTGCAACGGAGCCGGTGGAGGGACTACCTGGTGTGTATTATTTGTTCCTAATGTATTCATGCAAAGGTGTCGGAAAGAAGTATCCACTATATACGGATAGAATAAACATACCGGGTGTGAGCTTCAGTAACAATCCTATTATATATTTTACAGAGATTCGAATGGACGGTACGCCTATTTTATCGATATTTGATTGTGTAAATTTCAATTTTGATTGTTTTGGATCATTTAAAGAAACGGATGAGTATACTCTGACCGTTCCTCCCAAGTATACAAATGGTACGGAGGGGTCTTTTAACCAATGTTCGTTCAATCTGTTTCTTGAGAAAGAATCAATTGAGCGAAAATTATTTTTCTCATTTTTGTTATTTATGTTTCTCGAAAGAAACGGCGTAGCCTCGGTAGATAACAAAGAAAATGCAAGTAAAATATGCCCAACTTATTATGCAGACTGCGTATCAGATGCAGACTGTTTGGCTCAATTAGAATCAGTTTTACCAAATATAAATATTGGGATGCAGGCGGGTATAGACTGGGGTAACGATCCTTCCAAGAGCGAATTGGAATCTACGATAGGGGCAGTTGATATTACAAAGTTTCAGTATCTTGATTTTTGCGTAAAGTATAAATATTACAATAATATATCAAAGGTAATCGAAAACAAGAATAACTTTTTTACGGTAAAAAGTGATCAAACATGCGACTTTATGAAAACATACTACAAGCACTGTAAGGTAACAACATCTGACAACGATAACCAAATGATGCAAACGATGACACAAGATCAGTATGACAAGTACGTTCTGACTACATTGTTGTTAGAAAATTATGTAGAGCCATTTTGCCTACTCCAGCGTGAAGGATTAAAGTTGGATTTTGATCTAAGTTCATTTATAAAATATACGGTGGATAATGGTATAAACATTCTTGGAGACAATACAATACCTCCCGAAATAGCCGATATATTTTATGACCTCAATGCATTTGAACAAATACAAAAACAGTGTGTCAGTTAATAGCCTACTCCTCCATAAATTCCATTTGTGAAACATCTTCTCGCCGCGTCGAGTCGGTCCGTACGGTGCTGAGCACCGACGCCACTTTCAGTGGTACATGGTTCTTAAATTCGACTTCCTTTTCAGTGAGAGCGTTAACTAAATTTTCCAGACAAGTATCGCTAAACACCCATGCGCTTATATTTTTATCCCAAGATCCCCCGTTCTCCTTGAGAAGACTTCTGTGAAGATACGTATTTCCTATCACCTTTATAGAAACTTCGTTTGCTCCGTCGTTACTTCGTATCGTATGGGACAATATCTCAAGAATCTTGGGCTTGGCCGGTTCGTCGCGCTTCACGTTAGGAGCAGGAACTTCATCTATGACGGCGCTTCTCGCCGGCTGTTGGATTTGATTATGTAGCTTAATATTTTCCAGCACAAGACGGTTGTTCAACTCAATAAGCCCTTGGAGTTTTTCATCGAGGGCATTGAATCTTTGTTTTACGTATTCAAAATCCATTCCGTACTTACGTACAAATCATCTTATTTCCTTATAACACTTTTTCTAACTTTTCCCTTGGCGTCGGTGCTCCGCACCGTAGGTATCGTTTCTGGTTTGTTGCGATAAGTTGGCTTCGCCAGCGGACGCTGGCTTTGCCACCGTTGGTCGGCCGCTAACTGGCGCACCTCGCACATTGTCTCGTTTGGTTTTGTCGGTGCAAATGATTCAACGGCGGTTGAATGTTCTTTGAAATGTACTTGTACAAAAGGTTCAATATTCAGTAATTTGCGGAAATTTTTTTCAATTTGATCTTTGTACTGTAGAGACTTGAACCAAATCTCGATACGATGTAGAACTCTCTTATTGGTGGGTATCGAGCTGTCTACGACTCTAATTCCGGTAATTTGGCTAGAATGTTCAAAAAGTTCGCCTATACAATAAACAGAAAGAATTTCCCACATTTTATCTATATCCTCAATATTGTTAAAATTGCGCAATGCAAATTCTCCTCCCTTGCTGTTTTCCAAATGTTCCCATTTAGGTTCGATTCCCTGCCTAAACAGACTTAGGGATGCTATTTCTCGATCAGGGTTTTTTACTTTTGGTTTGTTTGTTCCGGTATAGAATATTTTTGTAGGACACGGATAATTGTTGTAATATCTCCAAAAGTCCTGAATGGTGGAAAATGAACCAATACAACAAGTATTCTTATCATAGTTATTGTGGGTATTTCTTTGATGTTCCCACAATGACCATGATGTATGGAGAGATTTCGGAATGTTTACGTCCATCTTATAAAATAAGATACTCAATTATTTTTGATATGTATGAACGAGCATTTTTTTGGAACAAATATTTGATAACTTGATAACCATACAGAAATGGTGAGTATGATGATTACGTATGAACTAAGGTCGGAAACTTTGTAAACAGTTTCTACATTATGTGTGCATATATATATGATACTTAATATAATTGGGAATAATGCACTTTTGAGAATAGAAATTTCGTTATAAAAGCGTTTTTCCAGGATTCTATAAAAGAAAAACAGTACGATTACGGGCAATATATGTACCATAAAATCGCCAACAATATGTTTTTGCAATTCCTGATTACTGCTATTGACGCTTCGCGTGGCTTCGCCAGTCGTCTGTGCTGAGCGCAAATTCTCATTATAAATCGTACTAAACACTAGGCTTCCGACAACACCTACCGAAGTCATGAGACAGGCTATCCCAATCCAAAACCATAAAGGCAATCTTCCAGGAAAGCACAAACAAAAAAGTACGGTGCATGTGAAAATAATATCTGTCCATGCCGTAAAATAATCTAAAAAAAAAACCATTTTTATTGAAATATATATATTTTGTACAAATAAAATAAAAATAACTACTAATAATGAAAAGTAAAGCCAACGAAGAACTTTCAGGTAGTACGATCGCCCTAATTGTATTTCTTATCTTTTTTTTATTGTGTATATTTAGTGTGTCAATATGGGGATCTTGTGGTACTGACCAAACTGCTGTAAACTTTAGAAATACCGTGACCGACAATTTCGCAATAGCCAAACAAAAAGTTGAAGGCTTTATAAATGCCCAAACAGTAATTGTACCACCAGACAACCCTTTACAAAAAGAAGTAAAATTTAAAAAAATAGGGGACGGATCGGCCATTGATAAATTTGCAATTGGGGAATATATTGGGCCGTTTGAGGGGAACACAATCGAGGTCCCTTACCAACTAAGGGACGACAGGGGTAATTATATTCCGTGCTGTGTGGATCCAGATAAAACAAAGTGCCCTACCAAAATAGAATGTTTGTCGGGAGGCGTATGCAGTGATATGTTGTCAAGTGATAATGAAACAAGTTATTGTTTAGACATTACGGTTCGGACCGCGAACGAGTATAGATCAACACTTGGGTTTGTACCCCCCTCATTTGCATTTTATCCGTATGGAAAAACAAATACTAATTATAAATATTACAACACGGGGGACCCCAAGGACCCCAACAACTTAAATGTAAAGGGCAACAATATATGTATGAGGGCCTGTTCGGACACTAATTGTGCAGCGGTCCAAATAGGTGTACCTGAAAACTGTGCAATGAAAATCACACAACCAGTGAAACCATTTGAAGAAGCGACGCATAGTTGCGGACCATTATCCGAAGCAAGTTGCACATTGTTCTACAACACAATTGAGGAGTCAGATGATGCATATTACAACCTGTACAACCAAAAACTTTCCACTGGCAGATCGGATTATCTTGGCGAAAAATACTACATCCTCGGCGAAACGCCCGAACTAACTCCGTCAGCAGGGTATTTACCAAACGGTGAAAATACACCGGTGAAATGGTGCCCTGCATATATGCCACCTCCAGTTGGTTATTCAGAAAATGTTAAAGGTTCAAATATATTTAAAACAGTATATGGTGCGCCAGATAAGTGCAGTTGCAAGGGGAGTGGGCAGTGTGCAGATGAAAATTGTTGCAAGTATAGGCCACTTCTTACAACTCAAGGTTCACGGGCTGCTTCACCTTACTACAGTCTACCCATTGATGTATCAAAAATAACGAATTCGAACATCCTACAATTCTGCAATGCCGTCCAAAATACAGGAGAATGTTGCGGTGCGTGTGATGATGGAACTGGAACTATTAAATATTCTTCATGCCAAGGACAATTACTCGGTGAAAATAATAGGAACTCACCGGTTTATTGGGACACAGCTAATCCTGGCCCTAATGGTAAACCTGAAAGTAGTTTGTGCGAAAATGCAGAACAAAATGATAAAGATCCTAATAATTTTGAATGCATTGCGACATATCTATTTGAATCGGCCACAATAGGTGAGAAAGCCGCACGTAATAATTTATCTAAGTGCAACTGTTACTATAGAACTAGGAAGTGTTTCACCGTAGGACTTCAGCCTTCTTGTGACAGTATAACATCAGGTTCAAATGTAAGACGAGGATGTGCGGGCGACCCCCCCATTTTAATTACGGATCAAGTGAATATTGCAAAAGATAAATCTGGAAAAATTATTGACAATGGAATAGGGGCATGCAGTGACTTTTCCGTCATACCAATGTCTTTCAGATGCGAATATGATGATCCAAATAAATTATGCACGGGGTTTGCGTATGGTTGTGGGCCTGAAAGTGGAAGTCTGTGGGTTCGCGATGAGTCTTAATGTATCATAATTCTTTTTAGTTCGTCCGGCGGTATTCTTTCGTAAATTAACTTTCTGTGTTTCTGCTCTTCCTGCGACAATTGTTCAATCGGTTTTGACAGTAAATTTGAATATCTGGTAAGCGGCCCGGTAATTGCCTTATTCCATCGTTCCCTGGCTTCCTCTAATGATACATTTTTTCCTAACCGTTCGCGCCACTTCTTGAACATGCCCGCTTCGGGCGTTGGCGGGACATTTTCAATATTGCTAAATAATCCTATATTTTTTATATTTGAAAACTTATCCTTACATGCCGTACCAAGGACAATTCCAAAAATGACTAGGATGGTTATCGTAATCGCAATCGCAATCGGTACAGTACGGTCGCTACTTCTTTTCATAACTATTTATCCATAAGAAAGAAAATAATAAGAACAATAATTGTCACAAAAACTATCCCACCAGCACATATCCCACCAATACCCCATGCGCTTATAATCGTGTTGTATTCAGGAGGCATAGTAGCTGGCCCCACAGTTACAACTGGGGGAGTGGTTGGGTCATCGCACGTACGACCTACCGACACGGAGCTTTCCGCCGTACAAATTGTCGTACCGTTTACATAGTAACAGTCTTTTGAGTCACAAGCACACTTGTAGGAGCCTTCAGTACACACAAGCTTCCCAACTGGACAATTCACCTGAACTCCCCATTCGTTACATGTTGGCGGCGTAGGCGATTGCGTAGGCGATTGCGTAGACATCTATATATGTAATAGAATTAAATTTGATGACTAAATTAATGGATCTATGCTTTTGAATGATCCAATTGAGGAAACAATCATGGTTACGAATAGCCAAATAAATATAATCAAGAACAGCGTATTTAGAACGTTCATTGTAATAATTACAAGTAATTTTAAACCTATACGCAACCGAAGATAAATTTTTCGAACACGATTTTTGCCGACGTGTTCGAAAAATTTAAGCGTAGCTTAAATTAATTTGGAGCTTTGCACCGTCTGCCGCGAAATTATTTATGCGGAAACTTCTTCTACAATTTTGCACGACTCGACAGCGGTGTCCGTGACGGCGGTCTCGGCAGCGGCGGTATCCGTGACTGTGGTCTCGGCAGCGGCGGCCTTCTTTTTGATCTCTTCCTTGAAGGCGTCGTTAATACCCTTAAGTAGGGCGTCATATATATTTCCTACAAAGGTCATATCGGAAGGCTGATACGCTCCCTTGGCGGAAGCAATTTCAATGCATTTCATGATCTTTACGATGAGGTCGAGTTTGACAATTGCCGAAGTTTCGAGTACTTTCTGTTTCTCTTCCTCGGTTAGTGTGTCCATTTTGTTTTTGTTATCGGGTATATATATAATTTAAATTAAATAAATAACGCACTTCGTTATTTTCAGCAATTAAAAAATATCCATAAAATAGTAAAAATGGCGGATAATTTAAATATAAGTGTCCTTTGCGCTGCAAAGGAGGAATATACAAATCAGTTGAAACATTATTTGACGCCATTAATCCAAGAAGGATTTGTAAGTATATATGATGACGCTCGGGAAAACGATGAGGAAAACGTATTACGCCAATTTCAAATTTATCTTAAACAAATTCCTCGTTGGAACCAAACCATATTGGAACAAGAAACAAAACGGATCAAAGATCGTTGCCCATTCCTAATGGATTTAGTAACCGCAATATTTGTCAGCCATGTTAAAATATTAGCGTCTGTTCGTTTAGGTGGAAATCACGGCAATATCAAAATAAAAATACCAACGTCCGATATATTCATACACAGCATATATGTGAATGCCGCGGAAAAAATATTCTACGAACCTCATCCATTCCGTGATCTCAGCTTTTCTCGAAAAAATGCCGAAATCGTCAAGGATATCATCGATGAAACGGTCGAGGATACAATTTCTTCCATGATACCAATCCAAAGTATCTTACAAGAATACCTGAGCAGTGCATTCTCTGAACACACAAAACCCGACCCACAGCCCGATCCTCCCCCCGAAGCACCCTTCGAAAGACAAATTACGGGGACAGATATAGCAAACGAAGTTTCGACGAAGTTCGTAAACGAAATTAACGCCGCTTCGACCGCAAATGAGGTTGCAGATTTTGGGACAATGCACAACCATTTTTCAATAGGCGATACGACTAAGACATCGTCGTTCGCACCGATCGCGGAGCCACCGCGAACTTCGTTCGCACCCGTAAAAGAGACTGCTCCGATTGACCTAGGTGAGACGCTAGATGCAACTTCTATTGGGTCATCCAGTGATGCGCCCGTTGTTGAGGATAATTCCTTTGGTAATGCATTTTCATCCGATTTCGGCGAGCCTGCCGTAAAATCAATCCCAATTACAGGTGTTTTTAAAAATAACCCTTTTGGGTCGGAGCCACACCAAGTCGTAGACCAAGTCGCAGACCACCAAGTCGTAGATCAAGTCGTAGACCAAGTCGCAGAGCCGGAGTTTAACCCAGAGCCTAATCAAAGTTTTTTTTACAACAATGATGTTGCGATATTAGAATAAAATAAAATAAAATATTGTTCAGTTCACTGACGCGACTTTAAGTCGTATTTTTTTTCGAAAGTATATATAAATATGGAATCCGAAAATAATTTAATGACGAGCTGTTGGGGTCCAATTGGGTGGGCGTTCATACACAGCATTGTTATGGGATATCCTTCGCAAAACCCAGCACCGGAAATTGTTGAGCATTACAGGCAATTTTTCCTGAACTTGGGTAATATTCTTCCATGTATATGGTGTAAGAAAAACTATGAGAAGAATTTGCGCGAGTTGCCCATAGAACCCTATCTTGATTCTCGTAAAAAATTAGCACTATGGGCATATAAAATCCACAATCTGGTAAATGACGAGCTAAATGTACCTCAAAAGATGCGTCCAACTTTTGACTACGTATATAATTTGTACGATAGTATGAGAAGTCCGTCGTGTTCGCAAGAACCGTCTGGAGTTTGTCACGACCCTAATTCTCAGAAAAGGTGTAAAGTTCAGTTTTTGAATGGCGCGACTGTTCATGAAGGATTTTCGGCAAGTTCCGCAGACTGTAATGTTTTTTCAAAGTATTGGTATCTCATTGTGATTATTATCGTACTAATTATCATAATCGTCGCGATTTCATTATCGAAAATTAAAATGAGATAAAATTATTATATTTATACCCAATAAATGGGTACCGCTGCGAGTAATTTATCATCAGCCGATTTACAAACGTACCAATCGGCTATTTCTGAAGTTATGCAAACTATACAAAATGAGACTAACAATTATGCGTCACAACAAGTGGAAGTTTCTCAAGAAAACAATATTATTATAGGTGGCGAAGAACCAATCAATCCCTGTGCTAGTGAAATACCCGTTCAAACATGTATAGAAAAATCTCGATGTAATACACCAGGTAATTATATACCCCCAATTTATCAATGTATTTTAAAACGTGACGGCTCAGGCGCTACCTCCGTTTCCGCGTGTGATGCCGCCTTCGGACAAGCAACTCAAGAAGAATATTGCTATGGTACGCCCGAAACATGTAGAAAACAATTATTACGTAAAACATGTGACGCAAATCCCCCTGGGTCGTATAATATACCAGAGAATAGTGTGTCGTGTCAGTCCAGTGCAGATTGCCCCGTTGGAACTACATGTGATTTAAATAAAAACCTTTGCGGAGTAGAGACGGCGCCAGGTTATACAGAGGACGATACATGTGGGGGAAATTGCGGAACTAAAACAGTTTATCAAATTGAATTTATAGCTTCGGATGGAAAAAGGACATTTACGCTAGATAATAGAGAAAGTGAACCAACAAATGTTGGTCTTTGCAGCGGGATTATACCCCCTAGTAAACCAGGCGAAGCGTGTTATCGCGCATATAACTTAAACGATTATTATGATTGTGTCAAGGTAGTAAATACAGGGATCAAAATACCGGAGAATTGCATAGATAATTGTAACAAATTAGCCTGTTCGGCAGAGAAGATAAAGTTACTTACGCCAGCACCTCCATATCTAAATGTTGAAGGCAACATATGTTTGCAAAACACGGCAAAGTCAACATTTAATTCAACTCAGTTTGCAGAGGCGACTACGAAAGCAATACTTACGAGTGCCATTACAAGTCAATTTCAAAATGATATCACCAAAACAATAAGCCAAACAAATAAGGGAATTAATTTTAATCAAGAAAACAATAGCCAAGAAAGAACTTCGATTACACAAAAGGTTAGAAACACGATAAGTCAGGCATTATCGGCCTCTTCAAAAAATAATGTAATTCAGAGTGACAAAACTAAACAAATAAACAATTTCATACTCAACCGCGGCACAGTTACGGTTACTTCAGGTGGTTGTAAGTCAGCAGGAGACCCATTAAATGACCAATGCGTAAATGTTAAGACGTCTCCAGGATGTGGTCTTCTACTTACCAACGAATCAATTTCCGAGCTGAACTCAACCCAAACGGCTAAGTCAGTTGTAGATGCATTGTTAAATTCAAATATACTTAATGACCTGAAAAATGAATACGATTTTAAAGCAACCCAGACGAATGAGAACGACTTACTCGGTGGATTGGCTGCCCTCCTCGGGAGTCTTGCTGGTCTTATTCTTGTATTTGCTTTTATTGGGTTTGTTATGATATGGTTTTTTGGAAAACAAGTATTAGACGTCTTAAAAGCTTTTAAGATATTCATAATTGTGGTCGGAGTATTAGGACTCCTTATTTGGGGAAGCGTAGCAATTGTATTTGGTGTTCAGGGTAGCAGTATTGGCGATGCTGTTAGGTGGAAACAAACCACTACGACCACGATTTCTAATCCATCCGGTCAACCATCTAACCCCCTGCCGCCGGAACCATCGAAGCCCGGAAAGAATGAAATAGAGTGCAAGATTGGCAATATGGCTGGGTGCGACTGTTCCATGTTCGTAACTAAGCAAGCAGCAGACAAATTAACAGAAGAACAAAAAAAAGAAATATGTGTGCCTTATATAACAAACTTACAAACGAACCCAACTTCCACAATTCCAGGTCAATGCGGTGTTATTTTTGACAAGAAGGTACAGTGGGGAAGCCCGACTACAACATTTACCTCAGCTTTTTGCGTAAATACGAGTGAAAAAGCCTGTAGTATAAGAAATTTTACTTCACTAGAAGGAACAAGAGCTTATTGTACGTCGCCTGACGGTTCAACGCTTCCGGCGCTTACAACGCTTCCGGCGCTTACAACGCTTCCGGCGCTTACAACGCTTCCGGCGCTTACAACGCTTCCGGCGATCTAGAGAGCTTATTGCACGGAAAAATTAAATCTTTGATACTTTTTAAAAATGGATCAACTCGCGCATGTTCTTGTATTTGGAACCGATGATGAATTTCTAAACTTACTTGATCAAGGGGCTTACAATATGGATTTAGGCAATGCATATTCGCATGGACTTTTGCCATTCGTAGGTGCTCTTCTTTTTCAATCAGATCCGCGTACTGAAAATATTTTATTCATGACGAGTTTAAATAATTTAATACCATTTGGAACGAGACCTAGGTCAATGGATATATATCGTAAACTTGACGGCATGTCACAATCATATAGAAATAACACCCACGCACGAATAATAGGTCGCTTAATCTCTGTCTTGAACAGTATACAACAAATTCTTTAAACGAAACGGTTTTATCGGAGTTTCATTATAAATAAACTGACTGAAGTTTGTGACGCTTTGCGTGGCTTCGCCACCAGTAAAGTAACGCGAAGTAATTTTAGGTTCGGCTGCCGCGACGTTTGCTCCGGCACACCTCGAAGCCGCGAATCGGCTTCGGTCGACGCCTTCGGGCGTCGACCGAAGCTCGCTCAAGTAATAGACGAGTAGGCAATATGCGTCGCCCATATCGTGTTTTCTTTCGTTGTTGGCATAATCGGGGAAGGACTGGAGTCTTTCTTTGGAGAATTTTTCTGTAAACATTTTCCTAAGTTTTTGTACTTTTGACATAGAAAAATGTTTATGCATTGAATTGGGGGATACTAGTATGGCTTTATCTCTATACTTAAATAAAATCAATTCCTGCACGGCTACAAACCCCTGGGGGGGTTGTCTTTCAATAAGTATGGTGTTTGCTTTTTCAAAAAAATCATGATACATTTTAAAAAGATGTGCCATATAGTCAGAAATACACAAAGTGTGTTTTAATTCACAATCCGTGTCTGAACACTCTAGCATGAGGTTTTTAATATTTATTAGCTTACATAGTGTAACATCCTCAAGTTTATAATATTCGGATACATTTGCCCCAATGATGGCAAAGTGCTCGAACCCAATATCAATACTAATTATATACATTCAATTATTTTTTTATTTGTAATTGAAAATAATAATATTTCTTTAAATTAAATATATATGAGTAACATCGGAATTTGCGATCAAAAAACAGATAGTAATTATATACTCGAATATATAAAAAATTGGAAGAATGGAAAGCAGCACAATTGTTCGAATTTTAGCTCAGGATTGATGGATTTCGTTAATGCGCTTATCGTTCAGAAAAGTAACCCCAACTTATTAGTACGCGAATGGTGCAATTCTTGTGTCACAATTAAGAAAAGCAGTCTGGGATATATAACATTAACGGGTGCGCTCGGGGTTTCAGCCAAAGAAAGACCAATTTACTATTTAAAAAGCGACCAAAATCCCGCTACGCAACTAAACAAATACAATTTTGACCCACAAACAGGAAAATGGTCAGATTCCACTTGGGTAAATGTAATTGTAAGACAACCCGAAACTGACATTAAGATTGAGTCTGGACTCAACATTAGCGTACGCACCGTACCGGTAGGTGATTATTATTACCTATTTATCATAAACCCGACCTGCGGAAAATTACCAATGCCCGTGTACCAATATATAGGTGATTTTTCCAACGTGAGCACGAATCTCGTCAATCCAAATTGGCCCCTGATAAACACAGACGGAACCTCGGCTATAAAACTAACCGAATGTCCAGCTGATTGCACGGATTGGAAATGGATTTAAGTCCATGACATCCTCCCCACACTAAAGTGTGGGGCTCAAGTGAAGTAAAAGAGTAAAAGGTTAAAAAGGTTAAAAATCAAAAAAAAAGGGGCTCAAGTGTTAAAAGGGTAAAAGAGTAAAAGGTTAAAAAGGTTAAAAAGGTTAAAAAGGTTAAAAAGGTTAAAAGAGTATCAAAGTAACTTCGCGTAAATGTCTCTTTGTAATTGTAACGAGGATGCGTTTATGTATACGGATGTATCAAAAGGGGTTTGCGTGGAAGAATGCGCAAGGTCCGAATATGTCTTAATGAAAAACAAGGAATCTAAAATAATGATAAAGAAGGGTGGTGGGAAGAAGCCATGTTCTTATAAAAAAGTCGCCACGTGCATGGTGGATATGATGGACAACTACGCAAAGTTGAATATCTCGCTAGCGAATTCGGCGACGCCTCTTCCCAATCCTCGTCGCGCGGAATGGTCGATGCACACGGTGGCGTTGACGCAAAGCGCCATACCTCGCCCCGAGGGGGTCGTGAAATTGCTGGAAGGTGGAGTTAGTCAAGTAAATAGAAACTATCTCATATGGTACGTCGAGAAGCACAATATAACCGTAGATGAAAAAATTACTCAGAAAATTAGGGAAATTGATACGTTTCTACTGAAAACCCTGAATTCTATCCTTACAGACTTTCCCAGAAACCCGTCTCATTCTTATATTTACGAAATGGTACAATTTTTTGAGAAATATACGTTTACCCCAAAGAAATACCTCAATGACATACTCGAAAAGATCCACTCGAAGGATGGTAAAAAGTATACGATCATGTTTTACAAATGGAGCAAGGGATTTCACAAGTACCTAGTTAAAAACGGCCTTTGCTATGTTCCGCCTATATTTGTTAATAATGCGTATGACAAGGAGCTTATCACATATACACCCGAGATTCATGTATGTGAGCCTAAGAAAGGGTTTGAGATGCCTCCGCTCATGCTTGAAGATGGGAATTCTCACAGCAATAGTCATGATGAATTGTTTGAAAGCGATGAAGACGACGACGATGCGAAATCTGCTAAATCTTCTGGTGGTTCCGAATTGGCATCGGATGACGACAAGGCGGACGAGGAGATGTCTGATTATGACAAGAGTGATTCGGATGAATCTGAATCTGATTCCGAAGACTATGAGGAAGAGCAGCCAGAGTCGTCGTCGAAAGCCGTTAAAGATTAAAAGGTAGGTTCAATTAATAAATTATATATAATATTTAAAAAGAAAATTCATAAAATTAAAAAAATATTGTATATTTATTAAATGGGATTTTATATTCATGATTTTTCAAACTTTTCGATTGACGTTCTGAAACGTTTATGTAAGTTTAAAAAGTTGGCAAATTATTCAAAGTTGAAAAAAAAAGAATTATTTGATATGTTGAATGAACATATATCCGTAATAAAAATACAACGATTTTTTAGAAGTTCGCTGATGGGCAAAGACGCAACATGTCTCATATCAATGGAACCTATTAGGTATCCTTGTTATCCTTTTAAGCCAAAGGGATCGAGCTTTTATGTATATTATAATTTAGAAGTATTTATTGACTACCTACTTCAAACGGGCGATTTCAGAGACCCTAAAACAAGAGAACCGTATACGGACGATTTCCTAAAAGGTATAGATTCATATAAAAACAAAATAGGTATAAAAAGCAAAAACGTTTATCAAGCAAGTCAGAATAGAAATATATATAAGAAAAAAAAGGAACATGAAGACGAAATTATGGTACTTGATCGTTGTATAGATGAAGTAGTTTCTTCTATTATTGGTGTTATGGAAAGAAGAGTTGTTGATCAATATAACAATGATCCAAGAAATATACTAAACAGTTATCATTTCCCAACATACCTTCGGTACTATAAAAAACTCTTGCAAAAATGCAACTTTTCGGGAAAACTTAAAATCCAAAGCACCATACGCATTATTACCGATAGACACGTAATGGATCCAAATCATATACAGGATTTTATATTACAATTTATGTACACTATCGAGGCTACTTACGAGTCTCAGTTCCCATAACAATCATTTTCTGATCCGATTTCTGATCCGAAAACATTTCCTGATTCAAAGAATCAAGCTCCAGTTTCAAACTTTTGTCGTACGACGCTACATCGTCTTTCGATGATGGTCTAAACGACCATTTTATATCGTCCAATCCAAACCAATTGCCGTTACGTAAACCACTACAGTATTTAGGTAGTTTGTAACCAGGTATTTCATCAACAGGAGGCTTATCAGGTTCGGGGTTTGTTTTTAATTCAGCAGTATTTTTAGTATTTTTACCTTTTGGCGGCTTATATTTTACAGGTTCAATAGGCGCATCCACAGCAGTGTGTCCGAATAGCGATTGCGGCGATTGCGACATCGGCGATTTCTCATCCATTGCCGTATCCGGATATGTTTCATAAATATCTATTATTGAACGCATAAATTTTTCTATATTCTTCATATTATTCATGGTGATATTTTTTTCAAATTGTTCAAATTGTCCTACTGAGTAATGGACAATTGTATATAGAAAATTAAAGTGTTGTTCTTCCATTAAAAAATCGTTTACGATTCCCCCCACATCTCCGTCCTTCGTTAATATATTCATTAATATGTAATCGAATGATTCTTTGTATAAATCGAAAAAAAATGTTTTTTTATCAGGTTCATCAGACTTGAAAAGATTATACTTTAGCCCAAAAATGCACATCTGGACTTTAAGGAGGTTATTGATAATTTCTTTATCTTTTTTTTCAATTTCTAAAGAATAACGAAGATCAAAATCTATCATTTTGAAAATATCGTCTCCTTTGTAAACAATTCTGTAAACAAAGTTGGAAGGTTTCACGTCAAAAAATACAATTTCACGGTCACAAACATTATCTATTATTTTATTTGTTTTATTTACAAAATTTTCAATTTTTTCTTTTTCCTGTATATTTTCCAAAAGATATTTAGAACAATCTCCATCAAAAGCTTCCATGCTCATCCAATATATAGTCTTCTCATTAATTTTTTCAGAAAAAAAACCCCATTTATACACTGTTGGTGCTATATCCTTATATTTTCCAAGCTCTTCAAATTCGCTGCGTAATGGCTCACTGGATATTTTGTACGCCATTTTTTCATCATCTTTCTGTATTTCGTAAACATCCCCATGGGTTCCCGATCCTAAATATCTAGTAAATTTAGTAAATTGAAAGTTATCACATGACATTAATAAAAATAAATTCGTCATTTTTTGTAATCTACCCGGATCAATTGGAGTAAGTTGTCCATTACCTTTTATTAAAAAGTCACGCGGTAGTGATGTTCCTTTCCGGGTTAATCGCCCATCCCGGTCCCGGACTAATCGCTCATTTAGATACGTGCCATAACCATTTATTAACTCAAGTGTATAACTATCTACATTGCCAAAGTAAAACTTTCGAAGACCTCGAACTCTGGCTTTGCCAACGACGCGTCGACTCTTCCGGCGACTCTTTCGTCGACTCTTTCGTCGACTCTTTCGACGACTCTTTCGGCACCGAATGACATTCATTGTTTAAAATTAATCAAGAAATTTAATTAATGAAAAAAAAATCAAAAAGAAAGTAACGCAAAAGTGGTTTAAGGATTAAAAGGTAATAAAGAGTAACTAAGAATGTCCCTGTTCAATCACGACGAGTTTGAGAAGGAGTTCAGTACTATTAAGCGCGGTCCGGGTTCGAACGAAACCCCGCTAAAGTTGAATGTGTGTGTAATTTGTGGATCGTTTGGATCCTTAATTAATATCAAGAAGTTGGTAGACGATCTATCATCGGAAGACCTATCTTCATCGGATGACCCGGATGTCACGGTCGTGATTGATACAAACATGAAGTCTGGTAAAAAGGATGTCATGATTATTTCACCCACTGAAAAATATAGTGTTGCAAAGATCATCAAAAGGGAGTACCCACTCCAGCCCAAGACAATTCGGATTCGGTACAAACCCAACTGCAAAAAGTCCAAACTTAAAAAGAAGAAGGGTGAGGATGCGTTTTACAATTGCGTAAACATAGAGTTTGCAGTAGATTATGATACCGAAGAGCGTAGTAATATATCCGCCAAGTTGTTTCCGAATGGAAAGCTGCAAGTAGCCGGCTGCAAGAACGTATCTGTGTGCAATCGAGTACCTCAGATTATCTTTAACTTTGTGAATAAATATGGCAAAGACGCCATTATCAATCCTGAACTTTTTAGTATCAAAGAGTTCAGGATTGTAATGCTAAAAACCAGCTTCAAGTTTAACTGCGGACTCAATCTGGAAATTCTCAAGGACAAAATCAACCAACACAATGTACGCAACGAAGCGGGAGAATGGAGAAATGCAGTATACGAACCAGGTACCTTTCCGGGCCTCAACGCAAAACATTGGCAGTCCGAAACCAAAGAAAAGTTCATTGACAAGATCAAATCGGGTAAAAATATCGGAAAGAAAATTGACGGACAATCCACCGTAATTGTTTTCAGACAGGGCAATGCCTCCATTACCGGAGCAAAAACAGTGAACGAGCTTTCCGCCGCTTACCACTCTATAATAGATATAGTACACAAATACTATGACGAAATAGTCTGCGACGAAGACCGCGACGAAGACCGCGACGAAGTCTGCGACGAAGTCTGCGACGAAGTCTGCGACGAACTTAGTTCCTTTTTTTTGCGCTAAGAACGGCGCGTACCAGGAGGCCTTCGGGCCATTTTTTTCTTATGGCCGGGGATTAAGCGACTTTGTGTATTTCCACGCCTCAATCGACCCATCCTGCATACCACCATTGGCGACACTGGAGGAAATATTCCAAGATTCAAAAGCCCTGGTTTGTTTGTTTGACCCCCAGTTACTAGCATTATTAGTCGCATATGCGGGAATGTGGAAACCCTGTGCCAAGTCCCTAGGGCCGGAGGTCATGACGGGGCCGCGAGGTCCTCCCTCACGAAGATCGGCAGGTACGGGGCAGTATCCCGGGTATACCGCATACCATGCCCCATTTGAGGCACGAACGCAATCTTGCTGAGAGTACGCAACCATTTTGCATGCTTGTTCGGTAGAATAGCCAGCGCCCTTATTGTTTTGCCCAACGGGTGGCGGCTGGGGTATACCGGAGTTGTAGGGGTACCCTAGGTAATGCGAGGTACCGTCAGGGCACTCGTACTTTTGCGCGCAAAACCCGGTTTGCTGTATATTTTTACCGTTAAAGTCTACCTCATTGTTACAGCTGTAACCACTTCCACAATCACTATCCGTAGAGCACCCTCGTCCAATACCGCCCTCGTTGATATTCTTGCGGAAATAATTGCCGTTTTCTAGTTCAGGGTACTTGGTTACCGAGCAATACGCGCCTGACTGATTACCCTTGGCGTCGGGCCAAGGTTCGTAGTTTCTATTACAGGTTGTACCCGGCCACGGGCCGCAATCTGCGTCTGAATTGCATAGAAGGGAGTTGCCTACATTTTGGAGAGTTTGGGTCTGTTGTACCCATGCGGCGTTGTTATTGGAGCCCATACCTACGGAGTTTTGTGTCATAGCCTGGCGGAAAAAGTTGGTATTCGTGGGAAGGTTGTACTGTTTCACAAGCGTAGAGTTTCTGGACCCGGCAGGGCGCCAATCGGTCATTAGTCCGCCAAACTGTTTGTAAAGAGGGAACGGATCGCCTACTTGTTGATCTCCAGTGGGTGCGTAGCGACTATTGGTGTAGTAGTTGTTGATACTGTCCTTTTCACGATTCAAGGTAGCCGAGTATCTTGCTGAGTTGGCCATTTGGGTTTTTTATTATTAGTTGTAAACATATTTTTTTTAAATAAAAACTTTGTTTAACAATTATTAATCATTTGGTAATTATGTAAGAGGTTTCTAGAACTTATACCCTGTACTCCACTCCCAGGAAGCGCGCTGTTTCCGAAGATGACGTTATTCTGTGCGGTATAATCGTATAAACCATCTTTTCCAATAGGTTGCTGCATAACTCCCCCAGTAAACTGACCAGCGTTTTGTACAACGTACCCTGATACTCCCGGAGACCATCTGTTGTAATCTCTCTCACCAAGGGACGATTCAGAATTCTTGGGTCTCATATCTGATCCCCAACGTAAATTACTATCCGTATCAACAAAAGACCGGTCAGACGAAACCGTACCTAAGAACGGCGTAGTTGCGTAGGGTTCGGTATATACAGGATATATAGGATTCAGACGGGAAGGGATCGGTCTTTCGTATTCGTTGCGTACACTTAACACTTTCTGATTACCAACTACAGAGTATGTTTCGAATGAATTTACTTGCGGACTATTGTATTCATTCACATAGTACTTCATAGGTTTCGAACTTATTAGCTGCTGGTTTTGTAGACTACAAAGGTCATTTTTAATACCTGTACTTTGTAGGAAAGCTCTGTTGTAGTTGTTATTTATACTCTCCATTACAGCATCATTAGGAAGGTAAAACTCACGATCCTGTGCTTGATCAGGAACAGGCGGTGACATGTTTACTATTATTATTATAGAATTAGATTTTATTTCCAAATGCGCCGAATTAAATAATTTAAAGATTTAGCACATATTTAATAAATAAAATCTAATTAAATTAGTAATGTTGAATAAAATATACACGCTGTCTTGGGGAATTGCCAATGGTTCTGCGATCGGGGCTTTATTCGGTATATGTACGGGGACGGCCCTGTCCAAGATTGAAAAAAAAACAGAAAATAAAGTACTCATGATCGAAAGGGTCACAATCGGAGGAGCAGTTGTCGGAGGATTTATAGGATCCTTCATTACAAACACCCCACTCAGCGCATGTATTTTATCAAGCGTTTGCGTACCATACTATATTTACAACAAATATCAAGTTAAATTTAGCGAAGCTTAGCGAAGCTATACTCCGATTACGCGAAACCAGACGGTGCACCAGACGGTGCATCGGTCGTATCCTTGTTCTTAACGAATTTCCAATCCGTTACTCCGCCCCATATAAGTACAACTATTAATGCAACCACTATTGCACATATGATTAAGAACGTACTTAATTTAATTTTGTTCTCCTTTATGAATCTTTTGACAAAATCTTGCATTTTAATATTTTAATATAATAAACATATTTTTTTTTCAGCCAACGCGAACAAAGTTCGCACCGATCTCAGTGGTGGAGCCACCGCGAACAAAGTTCGCACCAATAACATTTAGATGTATTCGAATTAAAGCAGTCCTCCGAGCAATAAAACCCATCGCACTCCTCACAGTATATTGCGCAATCCCTGCAACATGCATTATCACATTCTATGTAACAATAATTAGAACTGCATACAATGTTCCGCATTGTTGGCTTCTCTGTCAGAAGCGCAAATCGACGCTTCGCGTTGACGCCCGAAGGCGTCGACCGAAGCCGAGAAGCGGCTTCGATGTCATTTGCGAGAAGCGCAAATGTGCAATATATACACATATTTGTACAATAATTGAAAAGAATATAATCAATCAAGTGTTCAGGCAACGGAGCCATCTTTCAAATTGAATGTGTTCTCAAATCCTTAAATTTTTTTCCGCCTTCAGCTTAATTCGCGCAAAATTTAACAACACCTTAAGAAAAATGGACGGCCACTATTTATAAGATGTTCGCTTTCGCACCATTTACATACATCAAAGTTAAACGTTGGACATTTTATATAACATGTTTTGCAGCATAGTAATTTGCAATCATTGCATATTACTAGTCTACCTACTGGGCAGCTTTTGCAATATATTTGAGAACAATATTCGCAATGTATTTTACAATCATTGCATATATTTATCTTGCATCCATTGCATATCTTCGCCGAACGGAGTTGGATTGAAAAATACAAATGGTCTGTACATTTTATCATACAATGCTTGCATATTCCGGCGTAGTTTGCAATATTGGCAAGTATTTCCTTAGGTAAGCGGAACATTCATTTAATCTTTGATTAATATTATTTTTTATGATTTTAGACTCCAATATACGCTAAATCGTGAGCATTAAGATTATTCATAATCCATCGCCGTATTTCGGACTTGAACTGAAACATAATGTCCATAAATTCAATAAATTCATGTGGTCGTAGTCTTCGCATCTTATAAATTGCAAATCCCGGGTAATTAAACACATGCTCATCCGAATATTCGAGGAAAATCGTCCGAATCATACCCGAATAGGTGTCCCCATCAAATAGTCTGTACTTGCGGTACCATCTCTGTATAGCCTTGACAGCTGAATTCCTAAGTAGGACATCCCTAGATTTCACCCCAAACGAATATATATGATGTAGCACAAATTTATCATTGACACGTCTCGCAACTACCATGGGGTCAATGTTTGGCATCCTACTGGTATTTCCTATTTTTTTTTCTTTTTACTTTTTCTTCGTTTACTTCGTTTTCCAAATTTACGCATGATTGGTTTGTATTTCTCTGCCAATCCCGCGAATACTGTCCCATTGTCTGGGTTATAAAGATCATAATAGTATTCGTCTAATAAATCAGATGCCGTAAGTCCTTCATTGTTGGGGATAGAAGGGTTTGCGCCATTGTTGAGTAAGAGTTTTATAAGCCGCGGGTGATTGTGTATAATTGCACAGTGCAAGGCGGTTAGACCTGTTATTGGATTTTGGTAATTTATATTGTAATGTTCGATACTGTTTGACTTCATTAAATGTTCGTTTATTTCAGGATCAAACCATTCATCAAGGTAATCGTAATCTATTTGTTCAGGTTCTAATTCGGCGATCATGATTAACAATGTATTACCATCATAAGTGTTTACCTGTTTGCTTATTCCAAAACGATAGTGCAATTCAATGAGTAAGTCCATTGGATTGTAGAGTTTGATAAATTTTTGCAAACTAAGTTCGGGCTGCTCGCGTAGATAGCGCTGTTTAAGTGTTGTTTTAATAAATACAATTCTTTCGGCAATTAAATTAAATATTTTCATTATTTCATCATCGGACATTATAGTTGCATTAAATTTTTCCAAATTTTCCCTAACTAGATACCAGCAGTTAACATTATCAATATTATCAAAGAGCAAATTAATAAGCTCAAAAAGTGACTCATTATCTGGCCCGTATCTATTGTCTATATACTCGCTTAATTCCCAGTAACCGTAGTATTTACTGTTTAACATATCACTCAGGTCAAAGTCATTGCCATCATCGTCCATTCTTTTAAATAATATAAAGAATTAAATTTAAATATACCGTTAAATATTAGATCTTCTAAAAAAATGCTTTGCACGAATTAATCCAAGATCATAGCATAGAAACCATATAATGAATACTGCACTTAATGCGCTTATATTTCTATATTTACACAAGTATCTTTCACCTTCACCTCCAATCACATTCTTATCAACGACTACTATTTCAGGTGAACTTATAAGTGTCAATATAAAATTAAAGAGAATGAGTAACAAGGCAACCAATATAATCCAATTTATATTTGCCCTGCTATTTTTGGATCCGAAAGTTCCATAATTAAAATTCCAGGATTTAAAGAGAAAAAAATAATTCAAGAATAAAATTAGACCAGACGCGGAAAGTCCAAAAATAATCTTGTTTATAATTTCCTTGTCTACAAAATTCATACAAATAAACCAACTATTTACCAAGTGAGCAATAAGTATCGATACATACACAAAAGATATAATTACCAATACTGCACTATGCAAATTTACTGAGACTACCATCTTTAATTTATAGCAGAGAAATAAAATATAGTACACATCATTAGTACCACTGAAAGTGGCGTACAATAAGAGAGACTTTTAGTTTTGATTGAAAAAGTGTGTTGTGTCTATTTTATTGTTTATGATGTAGTTACGGTACCGAGAATTAAATTTTATGACTTCTAATTGCTTTATAGTATCCCGGTTGTCAATCATAAATTTAATATTTTCTCCGGTAGATTTTTGATTTGAATACATAATATAACCTGTATATATTGATTCATAAAGTTTAAGTTTATGCAGGGGGTAAGTATCTTGTAATACTTTCATCGCAGACGCATATATAATTAGATAAGTAGGCATTTCCAATTCGTCCAAGTAAACTCCCTTATCCCTTAAATTTTTTAAATACTCTTGTTTTTTATAAAAATTGTGTATTCTCATAGCCTCCTCACACCAAAGTCTTATAAATTCAGAGTCTTTTTCTGCTGCTAGGAACCAGCTTTCGATTCTTATATGCTTTCGTGTAGTTTCGTCCATAAGAATACTAAAATCCTTTGGATTTCTTGTAATATTTTTCGTATTAGGTACAGTGAAGCCTATAAATTCATGTTCTGGGCTTAGTTTATGTATCCAATCATTGAATGGTTTATTACATATAACACTTGCATCACACCATATACCTCCGTGTATGCGAAGAATGTTTAATCTGATAAAATCTGACAAGGCAGTTGTATCCTTTGCATGCCTAAGGTTATTGAAATCTACGTCAGGTATATATTTAGTTAGTAAATCATTATTTAGTACAACAACTTGGTGATCTTTGTTGTGGTTCTTTAAAGATTCTATGCATTTACTAACAAAATCGGGTGGATTAGAATTATTCCAATAGGTCCATATAAGTTTAGGAATTTTTGAGTTCTCGGATGATTTATTTGTGAGATGACTACTAATAATAATAGGACTGCCATTAAATTTTTCACCATTAGGTTTCAACACGATAGACAATGTTGTGATAACAATGATTAAGATATATGATAAAAACAAACATAACAGAAGATAATCTATCATTTAAGAATACAAAATATTTAATTTTATAGCACATTTCATAGCGCCTTCATTTTCCATAGAGACTGTGTTTATCATTAGGCAGCGCAAACAAATGGTAAACACAATTTCTTAAACTTATTTGCGCTTCGCGCTGACGAAGTCACTGGCGAAGCCACGCGAAGCGTCGATTACAAAGTAACTGCGATTGGTTCGCGAACGGAGCGAACGGAGTTCGCGCACGACCGGAGGTCGTTCGCGCACGACGCACCAGCGTCGTTACTTTCCAACGTACGTACCATCGACACCACAACCCGCTGGCCCACAGCCATACAGACCATTGTTTGGTATAAATGCGTCCAATGGTTTTTTTTCCAGGTCGGGAAGTATACTTGTATTCAAAAACGGCGAGACGACATTGATGGGGTTGGGTATGTTGTTGCGGATATCGTATGACTGGTTGCGCGTAGATCCTAGGACGGTGTCGATACCGATCTGCTGGGTAGCGCTGAGGAAGTTCTGGTTGGCGAGGATATTCTCGGGGGCGTTGATATCCCATGACTGTTGTCCGGGAATGGAGGGGCTGGGGAGTAGGGAGGTGGCTACGAATGTAGGGGCGTTTTGGGCGCAGGCGCTAATCTTCTGTGCGCGTTCGTTGGCGAAGTTGACAGCCTGGAATTCGGAGTCGTAGAGGTTTCCCGAGAGGATATCGAAGGGTGCGGTGCGTTCGGAGAGTCCGCCGCCGAGTTTGATTGCTCCGCTGCCGGTTTGTTCCTGCGATTGCCCGGAGATGGAGTTGAGTTGCTCTAGGGTGGGAGTCGCGGCGTTTACGGCCTGCTGGTAGAGCTGGTAGGTGAGGAGTTGGTCGCCGGAGCTATTGAGGTTAACGTTCTGCTTTCCACCCGGTAGTTGCCCGTCGGGTCTTGCGTACTTGGCTGTGTCGCGGGAAACGTTCTGGCGGGTGGTGTTGTAAAAAGATTCACGATCGTCGTTTCCGAACGCTTCGATCATGGGGGTTGTTATGTCGATGGTTTCCTGTTTGGGTAATTGTTCGGCGGCAACGACTCCTACTAAAAAGAGGGTTCCAAGTATTGTCGCGATATATCCTCCAACGTTTGGGTCGGAATTCATTCTTTTTTATTATTATACCTACCTAAGAAAAAAAAAATGTAATTAAACCTTTTAATTTCCGCATTCGTTTAATTAACGAATGTTAATTAACGAATGTTAATTAACGAATGTTAATTAACGAATGTTAATTAACGAATGTTAATTAAGAAAATTGGGTATTCGCGGAATACAACCCGAGGGGGTGTTACTGGGTGTACAGAATCCTTGGTTATTGAGTGATTCAAATGCTAAGCTCTTTAAATCGTTGTACCCTAGGGGGTTTTCCTCGATTACTTCGTATTTTGATATATCCGAGCACACTCCCTTACCGATCGTATATAAACACATATTACCGTTTTCCGCGGATCCCATGATCAAGTACGTATACATTTTAGCATTTGTTGCGGAAGAGCTTGGAACTAAGTTGAATGTACTGTCAGCTACAAACGATATCGTCTGTACGTATTTTAGCATATTGTTTGATATATTTAGTTTATATGTGTTTGTCTTTTCGTCAAAGATGGGTGTAATTCCCATCTTTGCCCCTACAGACGCCCATGTTCCTGCGATTCCGGTATTTTCAGACTGATTTTGTGAAATCAATATGGGAACGATTATACCAAAATCTCCGGATGTTACTAAGCTCACTAGAAAGAGACCCGAATCTTTTGTGATTTCATCTTTTGTAATATTGCTACCCTTTTCGCCAATGACTCCGGTACCATAAAGTGCACCAATAATTATACCGGATACAACAAGAACTACTAAAAATATAATAAGTGCTATTTTTCTCCAGTTTGAGGACTGTGGTTGTTGTTGTTGATCCATTCTTATTTTAATACAAATAAAATAAAAATATTTTAATATATTTAAAGATGAATATGTTCAAAATGTATCAAAACCCAGACGATGGTCTTAGTCTTTTTACAAATTCACAGGCATATCTTGACCGTAACAAATCGCTAACTGTTCCGCCGGAAAATTATAGATTCAATTCGCAGACCCATCTTCGTTTCGGCGCAGAAGGTACAAGTTTTGAGGAGAATGTTTATCGTAACCTGCAAGATTACAAAAATTATATTAGAACCCCCCTAATTGGTTCAAGCGGTGAGCTCAAGCAGTTAAAAAAAAAATTATACGAAAAGAAAATAATTGAAGAAAACCTTACAAATGGTGCCAAGTTTCTTTCTGAGCTTTATGGAATAGAAAACCTAGAGTACCTTAAAGGAGTCATTAAACAAAAAGGAAGCGTAGAAAATGTCATATTGGCCGAAAAAAAGGGAGAACTAAAAGACCTGAGCAAACTTAAAAAGAGTTCATCCAGCGACAAGTACGACCGTTACCGTTCATACCAAACGCCATACCGAGCGCCCTACCAAACGCCATACCGAGCGCCCTACCAAGCGCCCTACCAAGCGCCCTACCAAGCGCCCTACCAAGCGCCCTACCAAGCGCCCTACCAAGCGCCCTACCAAGTGCCCTACCAAGCGCCCTACCAAGTGCCGCCTAGGTCAGTGAATGAGTTGCATTCCAAGATTCTTTCTTTGTTGGACAATAAGACTTCGGAGCGTCCTGTTCAGAATTCGGAATTATTTTTGAAGCAGATTATTAAGGATACGTATGAGCCTGATACAAAAATGTACAAAAACAAAGACGATATATCCGTTATGCTTAGCAAGTATGCCAAGTTAATGAAGGAGTACAAGCTCAAGACAAAGGAAATTAAGAATGGGTTGGTAAAATTGACAGATTCTCTTTCTGCGACTGTGGGTGTTCCTAAACGTGAACTAAAGCCATTTGTAAATATGGCAATCCCTATGATCGAAAAGGAGCCAAAGTTTTTCAGATAAAATTCTCCATAATGCCAATGAGCTGGGCATTCTAAGGAATTTTAGTTTTTCGTTCAAAGATCCGTGCCATAAATCATGTACAATATCTCATCTCGTATGGGATCACTGTTCTTGAGATTTTCTGGGCAATATTCAAAACATTTTTGTTGTAACTCGGGCTGATACGTTGCTTTGTATTTTTTTATGTTTTTCCATATAACTGAATATGTTAACGCAACCCCTAGTGGTAAATTCATACTTGTTGCTTTTTTAATATAACTTGCTTGCATATTATTCCAATAGAACGTGTCTGGAACCGACACACACTCCTCAATAAATCTACGAAAATCGCTCAAGCTGCTACCTCCTCGGTAGACTTCGTCACTATCTTGCGGCGAACAATCGTGCGCTTCTTCACAGCCGCCTCCCCTCCCTCGGAGATCTCCGTGATCGCCTCCTGAATCTTGGCCTTTACATTCGTCTCCGGAGGTGCCACGGTCTTGGCAGGCGCCGGCTTGGTGCGCTTGGTCTCGGAAGTCGTCTTTGACTCCGTGTCCGTCGTCTCGGCCTTCATAAAGTGCGGCTTTAGGTAGGTCTGAAGATTGAAATAGCTCAGGGGCTGATCCGAAGGCACCCCTAGGAGTTTGCGAAGCTCGGCCCCCCCGTTCAGTTCCAGATTGATCTTGCGGCGGTCCGTAGGAAGCTGAAGATCGTGCTTCTTCACATACCCGTCGATCTTGCGAAGGACTTCCGTGCGGGAAATGAGGCCCCCCTCGGGGATTTCCAAAAAAACAGAAAGTTCCTTAGAAATCGTCACGGGAAGGGCAAAGCCAGTCGCCGACTTCTTAGGGCGGTTGGGGTCGCGAGTCTTGCGTACCTTTTTCTTCTCCAGTTTGGATACCTCCTTACGAATATTCTTAAGCTCCAGAACAAAGGAGCGCCCCTCCTTGAAAATAGTCTCCATCTTGATGATGAGATTGTTGATAATATCGCTGGCATTACCAGAATCCTGGGCTACGACCTCTTCCTCCGAGGCGACAATTACATCGGGTTCAATGTTTTCGGTCATTTCCGTGATTGCTTTTGTATATTCTACTAATAGAAAGCTTTTTGCTGATTTAAACGCTTATATTACTAGAATAAATTGTATCTCTAAGCTATTTGCGCTTCGCGTAAATTAAACAACATTTGAATAAAAGTTGGATCTTAGACTTAGGGGTATTCCGTCGAAGTGGTTTTTAGTCTGGTAAGCCCCCATACCAGTGTACTGCTGGAACGTATTCATATCCGCCGCCGGGTGAAAATTGCCCATCATCTTTGCCGTATTGGGCATATTGGCTGATACGCCTTGGCCGAATCTCGATTTGCTTCTCATGAATCTCTTCCAGAAAGACTTGCGGTGCCCCTTTCTGGACCCCTTTTTGGACCTACTAAACATTCTCTTGAAGAATGACTTGCGGTGACTCTTTCTGGACCCCTTTCTGGACCTGCTAAACGGACTCATGACTTTTCTCGTCATTCTCCCTAGTAATGACGACGATCTGCGGTGCGATCTGCGGTGCGATCTGCGGTGCGATCTGCGGTGCGATCTGCGGCCCATTTTTGTTATTAATATGCATAAACATATTTTTTTTAAAAAAATAAATATATATATATATTTTAAAAAGAAATTTAAAAAGAAATTGTTAATTTTTTTCGCGGTTATTCCAAAGATCTTTAAATATTAATTAATATTAAAAAAATAAATGGAGTGGTTCAGAGGACTAGTCAGAAAAAAGTCGAGTGTAAAGCGTTCATCCGTACCTGTCCAGAAACGCAAGAGTTCTGGGTCAAAGAGAGACCCCAGAGTTGTATTTGTCAAGGGACAGGCAAAGGCTGCTCACCCTAAGCAAACTGGTAGTGGATACTACTACGTACGTAAGGATTCGAACGGAAAAGTGCACAAGATTTCCGTTGTGGGAAGAACCTATTCGAGACAGGAGGCGCAGAAGAAGATTCGAAAGACCAAATAATTAGCGCTAATTTAAAAACTTGAGTATTTTTTGGTATATTTTTTCGTGAGTCTTTGTCCAATTTCCGGAAACCCTGTCGTAATATAAAGAACAGATAAATTCTTGTTTTGATATGGTTGGTGGGTGTTTTAGAGCATGTTTAAGTATAAAACTTAATTCTCTCGCCGTTCTGTTGCTGTGTCTAAAAAAATAATTAGACTCCCAGGATTCGTCATCATCATCCGATGACGATGAGTTTGAATCATCTCCGTCGTAACCCTGTTCGTAGCGACGACGACGACTGCTCATTTATATTTAATTATTTTTTTTTTTTTTAGAAGAAAAGAAAAAGAAAAACATAATTAAATTTGCGCTTCGCGCAAATGACTGGCGAAGCCACGCGAAGCGTCGATTGCGCTTCGCGCTGACGAAGTCACTGGCGAAGCCACGCGAAGCGTCGATTGCGCTTCGCGCTGACGAAGTCACTGGCGAAGCCACACGAAGCGTCGATTAAGCGTAGCTTCGATTTGAGCTTACCATAGATATTTGTGACTCAGGATCTTTGCATTGTATTTTCCGTGTGATTTTCTAAATTCTTTGCGAATCGCTGATGATTTATTTGGTGTCCCAGAGTGTCGTTTAAAGTAGTTTGATCTTCTCTTTTTATCCCCGTGATTCTTGGACCTGTACAGACCCAGTTTTGTGGAATCTCTGTACTGTTCGTAATCTCTCGCCCCAAAATGTATGGTGCGCACTGAACCCGACGCGCCCTTTACCGTAGCCATATACTTTTTGTCTTTTTTGTTTGAACGCTTAATATCAATGATTTTTTCGGTTGCCATTTTATTAATTAAATAGAAGATTTAAATAGAAGATTTATTGCTTAAATTGCGCTTCGCGCTGACGAAGTCACTGGCGAAGCCACGCGAAGCGTCGATTAGCGTCAATTAAACGTTTTTATAAAAGTCCTTTGTTTTATTCATAGACGTCTTATCGAAATCCCAAGATGCCCTATTCATTGGGGAGCATTTTAGGTAATCACTTGTTCTCCCATCGATAAAATCTGGCCTATCGTCTATTTTATCGCAAATTCTTGCAAAGTAACCTCGTAATTGCATAATCCCCGTGCTATATGTACTAGAAGGACTGCCCAAAAATTTTAACGCGGGGACCGCCAATAGCATTTCCAAAACAGACTGATCTATCTGGGTATCTGATTTAGGTGGGCGCACAAGTTTATATTCGGTAAACAGTCTATTCATCTTTTCCCTAATCCTTTCTGGAATGTTTTGAAGGACGTCTTGTGAAAGTAATAATATAGGCTTACTCTTGTCAAGACGTAAAATTCTATCGATAATTTCTTCTTGTGACCTTGTTTTATACTGTGGTTTGCTGCCCTCCCAATTTCTTACGTGAACCGCATTGTATTCACCAGTCTTTAGAGATAATTCATTAAGTAAGCGACTGGCAGACTCATAGAATTTATGCTTGTACTTGACGGATTCCCATATAAGTTTTCTCATTTCTCTCTTTTTATTTTCGGGTAGGACTTGGAAATAGCACTCGGTATTTCCCAACATCCTGTGATCCAAATTTCTAAAGTTGTCAACGCGGTCACAATAGAAATACCATATTTTAGAACCCTTATTGTCTAGGAATTCCATCTTAAACTTTGTTTTACCGGGTGACCAATTGGGTTCACTAACATCACCATATTCACCATTTTCTAAATTTCTGAAAAAATCTTTGTAAGATACATCGCGTGGCTTCGCCCCATTCTCTAACCACTCCTTGTATGTCAGTATCGGAATGTGAGAAGCCCAGCAGTCAAAATCAAATATATCCGTCGGATCTATTAATTTATCCCCTAGTAAATACCAATTCGTTGGTGGTGGCAATACCAAAGTTCTTCCCGATAGCCATGCAAGAACGGTCAGTGTTTCAAATTGCATCCTAATATTATTAAGTCCTCCGCAATCAATTTGGAATATTATAAATTTATCAGTCATCGGTAGCCTAGGACCGGTCGTTTCGATCGGTGAAAGGGCCAATATACTACATTTGGAGCTTTGCGCTTCCTTACGAAGCGACGGTACGTTTGAGAATGCGTCCATACTGGTAGTTAAAATAAGACACACGAATGAAATGATAAACAAAATACCTAGAAACACCCATATTATTATTTCAAACTTGTTTTCGTTTTTCATTTATAGTAAAGAAATATTTTTTTTTAATTTCATGCATGATTCTAATTAGGGCCGTGAAGCGTCGATAGTTCTTCAATAGTAATATTCTCCCGGATATTCAGTAGGGTCTTATCCACCGTATACAGTCCATTGGGGTGCGTCTTGTCCGTTCGCACAAAGAGAGGATCGAAACAGCTAGTCTTTGAATTATATTCACATTCGACAATCATACCGGATTCGTACTTGGGGTTTGTGAGCGAAGCAAGTTTCTCGCCAAAATCCTTGCCTTGCGCTGAATCCTTTGAAACTGACGCAAAGGCCGAAAGCACTCCCTTATTGTTGACGAATGCCACGTACTTGTCCGGTTCATTTGTAATCTTGAAATCAAATGTATGAAGCTTAATAGACTTCCATTTGAATAGCGTATACTGTGCATTCGTACCAATCGGAAGCATAACTGGGGTAAAAATAAGACCATCCGTAGGATGAGAAATCTCATTGCGAGATTCCATCTCAATAAGAGTCTTGATTTCATTAAACGGTACAAATTTCTTCATCACAATCGGAAACGAATCTTTAGACGGCTCCGCCGTATTCAAAAAAGTTTCAATTGTAGCCGAAACACATGCATAGCGCTTATTAAAATCAAGTTGAGATACATCTTCACCCTTAAATGATACACAGTCGTGGATCACATACGTCCAAACTCCATTCTTCATTTTTACAAGTTCTCCGTCGAATAGAGTATTCTTATAAACAATATCACTGAACGACTGCACTACTTCAAATGGCCGAAACGCACGATCAATCATATAACATTTATTACCCGAAGGCTCGTCGGTGCGTTTTGTGCAAAGCATCATAAACCGCATACCATCAGACTTTACACATACCAAATATGGAAATTTTTTCAGTTTGAATAGATCCCTACGCTCAAGTGATACTGGCTGAGGACCAGGAAAATAATCATTACGACGACGAGGCCAGTACCCTAGCACAATATTACGAATATTCTTTACGGCCAATACATCTGTAACTGGGATAGCAATAGGGCCAGTCTCGCTATTTGCGAGACGAATATGGTCCGTGCGACGAACCTCCGTCACCGAATCATTATTGCAAACCATCTGAAAAGGCTCCTCGGAAATTGCTTGATTCGATACGTTACTGGTCGATCCTAGAATGTGTCCCATTTTCTCTTGTTCAAAGTATAATTTTTAATCCTTAAATCATTTTTTTTTAAAAAAAATCAAGATGCAATAACATTTCATAATTTTCTGCATAATTGTAAACCCCCCATCCTAGTTTTCTCATTTTATTATTAATTTATAATTATAAATATACATATCTTTTTTTAATCCTTATTTTTTAAAATTAAATATTTTTGGATTATAATGGCGATCGAAGAAAATTTTGAAAAAATACTATTCGCTTTGCGGAGCATTGATGAAAGAATTGATTCACTAGAGGAAAAAATTATTATAATCGGCGAAAAGTGTGATAAAATGGACAACCATATAAATTTTATTAATTCAGTGTATGACAGCGTGAAAACACCATTTCATTACATCATGAATTGTATTACGCTCCGCTCATCTATGCTCCACGACCGGAAGCGCGAAGTGCCTCACATGGCGCTTCGCTAATCATTAAAAAAAACTTGGTAATGATTTTCATTTTTTTCATTCAGATAAGGTAACGATTTGAGTTTTTTATCAACCATCTTTTTTCGCATACCTTTCTTTTGGTAACTTTTTTTTTTAAAAGAAAAAAAAAAATTAAAATAAATCTTCTATATATATATATATGTGTTCAGTCGATGTACCCGGTGGACTAAAGGACTGGGTCATAAGTAAGGAAACACTCATGAAAGTCTACCCACTCATGTCCAAAAATTACGAAGTTGGGGGCAAATTTACCTTTCCGGCAAATAGCAAAACTGGGGAAATTAAAAGAAGAACATCGCATAAGAAAATACATACAATGAACGGAGACAAAGATAGCGTACAGGCCCCTCTTGGAATTCTAAACTTTCATACTCACCCAATTAGCTGCTATCTCCAGGAAGATACTGTATGGGGTTGGCCGAGTGGAGAGGATGTAAGGGAATCCTTGTTGTTTGGCCTTCGAGGTTCATTTGCACACGCAATACCAGCAGTAGAGGGTGTATATATACTTCAAACGAATCCATGTATACTTACGTCATTGAGTAATCTTTGTGCCGAAGGCAACGAGACACTTCGGTATTATTTAGACAGCCCTAAATTTGACGAACTAATTAATATATATATAGAAGAACTGCAGGGAATGTCCAAGTCTTCGCACGATTTTTCTAATTATCTTCATGAAAAAGGAATGTCCAAGGAGGAACTACTTTATCTTATTGAAGACCAAAGTTCGGTTCGAATTGATGTAATATGTGATATATTACGTGGTATTATTGTTGCCCTTATTGAAATATATTTTAGAAGTAGTCACGGATTTAGGACCTATCGTATTAATTCGCGTAAACGAATCACCCCTAATGATTTTATACAATTTGTTGAATCATTTCAACTAGGAAACATTTTTAACCACAATAAAAAAGTCAGAGGGTGCGGAAATAACTTAAAATGCAATGGTATACCTATATATAGCAAAGGTAACATTAAAAGCACACCTTTTAAAAAATACCTAAATGAATATGAAAATGATACCGGATTTTACGCAGTAGATAAACATGGCCATACCCTTAGTTTAAGCGTCCCAGTGAACGATATATATAATATTCTACCTCTCATCGAGGAAATTTCTAACAAATTCGTAAAATGCGACAAATGGTTCGGTTTATCCATGACCCCTAACAATATATTTGTGCAAAACCAATACGTACCATATATATCAATAGATACCAAATTCAAAAAAGAAATCTTACAATACTATAGCATAAATTACGAATCATACCTAGCAAAGGGTATCTTACCAATCATGCCCCAGGGGGATGCCGTATTCCATTACTTTTCAATTAGCGGCGATTGCAGCCACAAAGATATTCAAAAACATTTACGGTCTTTGAAACCAACAGAGCTCCGCGCCGTCCCGCAGTCGCAAATTCATATTATTGGGTCTAAAAAGTGCCCATATACTGTCAAGGCTGAAAAATTACTTAGGTCCAGTAGAACGCCATTCACACAAGAATACTATGGAACAATTGGCGAGGCATTGCAACGATCTAAGACAAGAACAGTACCTGCTATATATATGTACGGAAAACTCATAGGCGGCTACGATGATTTACATTCTATTTTAAAAAAATCTTTGTTCTATTAAACAATGGACGGGTACAAAACACCCCCCTCCCCTCCTCCAAAAAAGTCCGCCGATGACGAGTCCGATGACGAGTCCGACGACGAGTCCGACGACGACGAGTCCGCCGATGACGAGTCCGACGACGAAGGCGCTATAGGCGCGGGCCCCCAAGGGTCGATCTTTCCGCAAAATCCTGACACACACGGAAGTCCCTTTTCTTATATCTACGCAAGTCCACAACCGCAGTTTCCGCAAACTCTACTACTACCGCCGGCACCCCGTAAAAACGAATATAATTTACCCCCTATTAACAGGGGAAGAATTCCGCCATACCCAAAATACCCAATCCCTCCTCCCCCCTCCACCCCTCCCACCATATATAAACCTATTCCTAAAATATCACCCCTAGATGAGTATGATAAATTAGTTTACCCCTTTAATATTCGTCCTTTTAATTTAAACGACATCGAAGACGCCGACGAAGTCGGCGAAGACGCCGACGAAGACGAAGACGGCGACGAAGTCGACGAAGACGCCGACGAAGTCGACGAAGACGGCGACAGAGTAATGGGGTTTGGTCGTGGTTCAAGAAGGCTTCACAGGCGTTCAAGACGCCGTGGGCAAAATGGTTCAGCTCTTCGATATTTAAATATGTATTGGTAAGGCGCGAAGCGCCGAGTTGACCGGGCGAAGCGCCGCGTTGACCGCGCGAAGCGCCGAGTTGACCGGGCGAAGCGCCGCGTGGCTTCGCCACGAAAGTAGTGAAGCGTCAATCTTGCGGCTAAAGGTCTTTAAAAAACACCGTTGTGTATTTTAAAAATAAAAAATTAAAAAATGATCTTACTTGGATTAGAAATTACGGGAATTACGGTTGGTATATTTCTAGTGGTAGCTGCTGTATTTTTTTATGTTATATATAGTTACTTGAGTTACAAATCAAAGGATTCCGAAGATGAAAAGACGACAATATATATATACAGCATTGTTCCGTCCATCATAATTGGCGTACTATTTGTATTCTTATACGAGAAATACCTCAAGAAAATGATAACAAACAAACAAGAACTTTTACAAGAAGATTTCTATAGTTAATTTGGCGCGCGTCGTAAAATTTTATAAAATAATAACTTTTGTATTTTTTATAACCGAAGAAAATGACTTCGAATTTAAAAATTCACAAATTTAATCCGGCCACAATGGAAAATAGAAGAATCAAAGGGAGCCCACCAACCTGTGTATTCATCGGGAAAAGGGGATCAGGAAAAAGTACGTTAATTAGCGACATTATGTACTATCACAGGACGGTTCCTTACGGCGTGATCATGAGCGGTACGGAAGATGGTAACGGGTTTTACGGGCAATATTTTCCCGATCTTTTTATCCATAGTGAATTTAAAAGTGAGGCTTTGGAAAAATTAATAAAACAACAAAAGAAGTGTGTCAAAGAAGAAACGGATCCAAAACGCGGGCATGTTTTTTTGCTGATAGACGACCTCATGTATGACAAGAAGATGATTAGGGACAAAAATATGAGGCAAATTTTTATGAATGGTCGACACTGGAGGATCCTGTTTTTTCTTAGTATGCAATATTGTATGGACTTGCCGCCAGATATGAGAACAAATATAGATTTTGTTTTTCTCCTTCGTGAAAATATAGTTGCAAACCAAATGAAACTTTGGAAAAATTTTTGTGGCATTTTTCCAACCTTTCAGAGTTTCCAGGAAACATTCACGGCATGCACGGAAAATTACGAATGCCTCGTATTAGACAACACCAGTAAGAGCAATAAAATAGAAGATTGCGTGTTTTGGTACAAGGGTGTGCAGAACAGAGAGTACCGCATTGGTTCGAAGCAATTGTGGGACTTTGCGAAAACCCACTACAACAAGAACTACGACAAAGAAGAGAACGAGTCAGCGGTGAATGACCCCATAAAGAAACAAAGTGGATTAAATATCATCAAGAAGGGTAACAAAGCCGCCGATGGAAAACCCGCATAGGTGCGAACCGTAGATCGATGCAATTTTTAAAAATATGTTTTAAGCGGTTATTAGAACATATTTTAAAAAATTATAATTGACAAATGCAGCCCCAATCGAAAGGAAATTTGAGTTGGGCAGACATTGAGGGCGGCAATAGACTTGCAATTGAAGATAAAAAAAGATAAATGCTTAATTATACAATTTATTTCGGAAACCAACAATAAATTGGTTAATATTCACAAATTATTTGGAATATTAAACAATTTAAGGATATTGAGTAACAGTTAATTAAAAAGCTATGGCGGAACGGTGTGATATTGTAGAGTTAATTAATAAAAATCCCCTAGTGAGACTATCTCAGAATGTATACCAAAGTAAAATTTTGAATAAGATTAAAGAGCGTTGTACGGAGCGTCAGCAACGTATATTTAGTTCCAATCATTACCTATTTTTGAATTATACCAAAAAAGACTTTGTCATTGACCTAGATGACGCTTGGAAATGGCTGGGGTTTGGACGTAAAAGTGATGGTAAGAGGGTGTTAGAAAAAAATTTTAAAAAAGACATAGATTTTGTATGTAATGCGGAGGTTGCCGGATTACATACGGACTACGTCGGTAAACAAAAAGAACGAATCCTAATGAATCGTATTACGTTTATGAAATTTTGTATGAAATCCAATACTAAAGTGGCGGATGAAATCCACGACTATTTTATACTCCTCGAAGATATTACACACGAAATCGTAGAAGAAGATACCAATGAATTACGCCAACAATTGCAGATAAAAGACTCAGAATCTAATGAACTTCGTGAACGTCTTATGGATCAACACGAACATTCTGAAAATGAGAAACAAACTTTACTCGAACAGACACTGTGTGAAAGTTTTCCCGAGAATACGGAATGTATATATTACGGTTCTATTGAAGATACTAATTTTGATAACGAATCTCTTGTTAAGTTTGGTCGCACGAATTACTTGTCAAAGAGAATTAAGAAGCACAAGAAAGTATTTACAAATTTTAAATTGATAAAGGCGTACAAGGTAACTAATAATCTTGAAATCGAAAATATCATAAAGACAATACTAAAAAATAAAATACGTAAATTGACAATTTCAGGTGTAAATTATACGGAACTGTTGTTGTATGATTCTAATACAGATTCTGACATAAAACAGATACTTATCGACAACGAGTATAACCTGGAAAATTATAAATTAATAATAAAGAAAAACGAACAATTAATTGAAACAAATGAATTTCTCATTGTTGAAAACGAGGAGTTGCGAAAGAAATTGCTAAAATTTGAATTTGAAAATGATACACGTACGAAGTATTTCCTTGTGGAACATTATCGAAATTTCGTGAAAGACTGTATTGTGACCGAAACTTCTTCGAAACTTTCATTGCTTACGATTATCGAATACTTTGAAAAATATATTACGAAAAATAATATCATTAGCCTAATGCCGACTCACACGGATGACAACAACTTGAAGCTATATTTTAAGAATGAAATTAAATCGTACATCGAAAAATTTACGGATACTCGGAGTACTCTATTGCTAAGTAATGTAGACTCAGTTAAGAATATACAAATGTCCAAGGTCATTGGGTGGATTGGATTGAAAATAAAAGACGAAAATATAGTGCAATGTTTTTCGGAAAATGTATATAATTCATTCATACGCGAAAAACTAACAAAAACAAATGACGAAAATGACATGATACAAGTTAAAACAGTACTTGACATTTTTGTGGACTGGATTAAAACAAATGGGCATGTTCCAAATAGAAAAATATATAGTAAACATAGGCAAAATCTTGGTAGAGCTTTTAAATCAGAATTTGTATTAAAATTAGTAGAAAAATTAGAGTGTCTTTTGGTTAAAAGATCTATGTGTAATACACTATGTTATATTGCACTTATCGAGGATAAAAAAAGATGATTAAGGTAACAAAGCCGCCGATGGAAAACCCGCATAGGTGCGAACCGTAGATCGATGCAATTTTTAAAAATATGTTTTAAGCGGTTATTAGAACATATTTTAAAAAATTATAATTGACAAATGCAGCCCCAATCGAAAGGAAATTTGAGTTGGGCAGACATTGAGGGGTGCGCGACTTATTCACCATACGTACCTGGTGCCACCGCGAACGAAGTTCGCGCCAATAAGCCCGAAACTAAGCGGGTGAAGGAGCGACGATCTTCTAGGCAATGCTATACTTGCAAACCAAGGGGTAAGGTTCTAAAGCATATCATAAACGGGTCAGATAGCGGTAATGTAATTTTTCACTTTGATCTTCATAAGAGACCACTAATCCTGGTCACTCCCAAAAAACACTATGAATCATTCTACGAAATACCCTACGATGAAGTTATGGAGTTGTTCAAATCAATTAAAACCTTTTGCGACTTTTGGGCAATTAAAGATTACGGAATTTCTTACAACAACGGAACTTGGCAAACACACCCCCACTTTCATATAAAAATAAAAACAAATGAGAAAATTATTAATAGGCTGCGCAGAGATCATTTTGCCCTACTAACATTGAATACCAATTACTCAGAAGCGCGGTAAATTCCTCTTATTAATATTACAAAGATAAGTATAATTACTTTGTGAAATATGTCTAACAACGATGGCAGACTAAACCCTAACAACATTTTCGAAATAGCTCAGCAAATCGCCAAAAATATGCCTCCGCCAGGGGAAGGAGAAAACATCGATCTCCCCAATATGGTAAAATACGTTACGCAGTCTGTTTCGCAAATGATGGGTACCGGAGATGTAGATTTCACAGGTATTGTCAAGTCCTTTGAACAGCTACAATCTCCTTCGGCGCCGGTTAGGAATCAAGAACTAATAAACCCCAAAGATATTAAACTAATTGACCCCAAAGATATTGAACGCGGCGATAAGCATTTTGAGGAACTAAACGACGACTCCGATGCAGATGAGTTTCGTCCTCGAACCAAGGATCTTCATTTTACACTGAATGTCGATCTGGAGGACTTTTACAAGGGGAAAACTAAGAAACTTGCCATACATAGGAAGAGGATCCAAAAAGATGCAGCGGGGAAAACAAAGGTAGTCGAGGAGAAGAAAAAGATTGCTATCAATATCGAACCCGGTATGCGTGATGACCAGGTTATAAGGTTCAATAAGGAGGCGGATGAACTGCCTGGCTACGAAACCGGAGATATCGTAATTACACTGTGCGAGAACCCCCACGGCTATTTTGAACGCGAGGGCGATAATTTATTTATTGTTAAAAAGGTAAGTCTTTATGAAGCACTTGCGGTAACTTGTGGGCGCGATATTGATCTCAATATTAAGCACCTGGACGGTAGTTTTCTTTCACTCAAAACCAACAAGAAGGCTCTCCATTCCAATGAGGGAATCCGCAAGATCAAAGGTGAGGGTATGCCTTACTACAAGAAGGAAGGTTTTGGAGACCTCTTTGTACGCTTTAATCTAATTATTCCCGACTCGATCGATAAATCAAAGATTGACATGCTCCGAGAGATTTTCCCTGGTTATAACGATAGTGTAACCGACCGTTCGACCGCGAGAAACTGTACTCTTGAAGATGTCACGGAGGCGGATATGGAGGCACTCGACTATGATTACTCCTCCGAAGATGACGAATCGGAATATTCTGAGGAGTCGGAGGAGTCCTACGAGGAGCCAAAGAGGGGAGAGAAGAGACTGCCTCACGCAGTTGAGAAGATTGCGGGTCGCAGGAAAGTGCGTTAACGATAATATAGGTGATTATATATATTTTCATTTACATTAGATGGTAAATTTGCACCTACTTGCAGTATACCTCTACGAGTTACTTCTCTGTTATGACGAAATTTACGAAATATTGGCCATATTCGATTGTCAATATCGAAAACAGTTTCTCCATGGTTGTTTTTTATGGTCTGATTTGCGCCATATTCGAACAATAATTCTATTGTATCTTTCAAATCTTTGTGTAACCCCCATTCACTCACTTCTTTTGCCATTAGGATGAGAGCAGTATCTCCGCCAAGATATCCATCATTTTCAACCTGTGCGTTGATATTTGCACCATTTTCAAGTAGAAATTTAATAAAAGGGAGAGCATTCCATAATCTTTCATTTTCAAATATTATTCTGTGAAGTAATGAAAATCCCTTATTATCTATAAAATTGAGGTCAAATGGAAAATACTTTAGAACGATTCTTGACATTTCCACATCTCCTCCTGTCCCACGCATGAATCTCATCATTAAATTAAACCCTAATGGTTCGTCGTATTTGAAAAACTCCTTAAAATCATACCCATTTTCAATTATAAACTCAAACCAATAAGGACTATCAGAACCATGTCCCATAGAAGCCCATAATGCATCCTCTTCGGATTTGGGTCTTGCATTTATATTTGCACCCTGGTTCAATAGCATACGAGTCTTAGTTAAATCACCATCACTTATGGCCCTAAGTAAATCATAATCTAATTGACTCATTCCAGAATCAGAATCAGAGTCAGAATCAGAGTCACTCATTTTAGTTTTTTTAGTTTAATATATATATATATTTTTTTTAAATATTGAAAATGTTGTTAGTCTTCTTAGGTTCTTTTACGAGGATATAGGTAATTATATATATTTTCATTTACATTAGATGGTAAATTTGCACCTACTTGCAGTATACCGCTACGAGCTACTTCTCTATTATGACGAAATTTCCTAAATATTGGCCATATTTGATTGTCAATATCGAAAACAGTTTCCCCACGGTTGTTTCTTATGGTCTGATTTGCGCCATATGCGAACAACAATTCTATTAAATATCTGTCTAATCCACCAAAATCTCTCGCTTCTTTTGCCATTAGGATGAGAGCAGTATCTCCGCCATATTCTCCATTATTTTCAACCTGTGCGTTGATATTTACACCATTTTCAAGTAGAAATTTAATAAAAGGGAGAGCGTTCCATAATTTTTCATTTTCAATTATTGTTCTGTGAAGTAATGAAAATCCCTCATTATCTATCATATTGAGATCAAATGGAAAATACTTTAGAACGGTTCTTGCCAATTCCGCATCTCCTCCACGAGTACGTACGAATACCATTATTAAATTATACCCTAATGGTTTGTCGTCATCTAAAAACTCCATATTAAAATTAAACCCGTTTTCAATTATAAACTCAAACATATCAGGTCTAAGACCAGGTATTAAAATATGAAATACATCCTCTCCGTGATCCGTTCTTGCATTTATATTTGCACCCTGGTTCAATAGCATACGAGCCTCAGTTAAATCACCATCTTCTTCCATGGCCTTAAATAAAGCCTCAAATAAATCATTATCTAATTGATTCATTTCAGATTCAGAGTCAGAATCAGAGTCACTCATTTTAGTTTTTTTAGTTTATATATATATATATATATTTTTTATAATTTTAAATATTGTTAGTCTTCTTCCGCCAATAACTCTTCGTTCTCAGATGATTCCGCTTCGGTCATGTCGTCAATTTCTTGTTGAGCGATAATTAAATTTGTAATGCCATTTATGAACTCAATTTTATTGCGGTTCATATGTTGCAATCTCATTATTCGATTGGCGTATTCGTGGTATGGATGGTTCGGGTTCATTATACAATCTAACATGCTTGCGTATATTTCATGGTTTTCTTCGTCGCGTATTGCGATATTTCGTATATCGTAAATAGAAGTTATACCTAGCTCATACAACATACTTTTAATCCATTCAATTATTTCGAAATCCCATTCAATTATTTCGAAATCCCATTCAATTATTTCGAAATCGTCATTGTGTCTCTGGCGAAGCCAATTGTCATATGCTTGTCCTGCTAAATTTATATAGGTGACAATTTTATCATGTTGGCGGTTCATTTTTATAATTTTTATAAATAAATTTATATTATAAATTTCACAAATGATTTTAAATATTTGTTTAAATGTTAATTCATGAAAATGTTGTGGATATTTTTACGGTGCTTCAACGCGGCGCATACCTTCGTTCAGGAACATCGTAACGAAATTCGCGAATCATCAATTGCTTTCTTGTCCGTAATGACATCCGCATGGTTTTATTGGATACTTTTTGTTTTCTTCACTTTCTTCCTAACCATACCTGACTCATATATAGATATTTTATTTCGTGTCTCGGGAATAGCTCTCATACCATCACTATTCGCAGCATCGCAGGCGTGGTATAGAACACCACAAATAACAGTATCGACGCTTCACACAGTACACGTAGAATCAACGGACGCGGAGTTTGTTATTTAAGCTTCGCGCGAGCTATCCTAATCATTTCCAAAACTTCCCTATCCACGCGGGTTGTAGCTTCCTTGGGGTCCGGTACAGGATCCCACGCATTATATCTACGTTTACCCCATATCTCTTTCCCTGACTTGTCCTTTATAGTCTGGCAATAATGCATAATGGGCGCATCAGGATCTTGGTTGTGCTTGGGCCAGTCATTGGTTATTCCAATGTTGGCTACCGTAATAATCTTTAAACCAAGACTAGGGTCATTTTGCGCAATTGCGAGTGCAGACATTTCTGTCATCCAGTCCTTTGCAGTGCTATAATACGCGGAACTTTCAAAATACTTGGGGATTATTTTTTCAAGTGTCCCCATTGTCATCGCAAACGGGTACATAATAGCTTTTTCGTCCGTTGGGGGGCAATAGTCCCTGTATTTTTGGGGAGTTGTTTTTCTGCAATATTCCTCGCCGTAGCCATGCCATCGCTGGCCATATACGACCCCCTCCTTAACTAGCGCAGTAGGGTCCCATACTCTGGTGAATATCATGTCTGGATCCAATAGCACAATAACGGCTGATTTATCGGTCACAACCTTGTGTAATTCTCTCAACCCTCCTGGTTTGTTCATTGCCGAGTACCCTCCCCCGTACTTGCTAAAATCTTCGGTTTCGAGTGTGATACCATTGCGTGATCGTGGCATAGGTCTGTCGGGATACTTGGGGTCCTTTGATACGATGCGTACAATTTTTCCAGGCTGCCCCGACTGGGCAACGGAAAAGTCAAGTAGGTCAGCCTGCCATTCTTGGTAAGGGCTGTTACTTATACTATATACTATGTATAAAGGGGGTAGCTTTGAAGAGAATGGTTCATTTTTGTAAGAGCTTCGCGTCAGGTCGTAGCAATTTGCACTTTTTATGATTACTAATACGATTATACACAAAATAATTACAAGAACTATAATTAAAATTACGCCCTCCATTATAATAATAAACCCAATAAATTAATTAGCGCTAATTGTGTAAAATAAAAAATATTTTTTATATATTAAAAATTGTATTAAAAAATGAGTACTCAAACAAACCTCAAGAGCGATGCGTTCTGTATGTACAATCAGTCAAGTGCGCCATTTTTCTGGGTACTTGAGCCTGGTCAGTATGAGAATACATACAGCTTTGGAGAAGTTGGTATTAACGCCGCCGGAGGTACGGCTGGAAGTTATGTACGCGCCGACGTAATTGATATATCCTCATTTTTATCAGGAAGGGATGATATGCTTAGTAAGTGCCAGCCCCCCGTACCGGATCTTGAAGATGTAAGACAGGACCCTCTCAAAAACCAAAACGAAGACACCACCGTGAATCTATTACCCGGCTATACGAGAGAGAAGCGCTCAGCCGTTGACCTTAGCTCCGTAGATTATAATAGATGGCAGCCTCTTGATACCGTACCTGAAAACCTGCGTTTCGTAATTGAGGACTTTTCCGCGCAGAGGGGTGGCCTAGATACAAGAAATTATACTAAACTTGCATGGAATCCTACAGAGCTACCGGCTGGATCTTCCCCCAATCCTGGTGAGGCCAAAGAACTTTGCAAGGCTCAGCTCAGTCCTTCGTGGGCTTGTGGCGAATTCTGCGAGGGAGTCGCCGGATATCCTGGCGTTAACCCACTTACAGGCGCGAAAAAGACAGTCAAGAGTACGATGCTTGATTCCTATGAAAACAGACCTAACCAGGAACCAGAGTACCCGTTCACTGGACCCTATTCACAGGATGTTTATAATGTGTCTGGGTACGTTGGGGACAATTTCTTCTACGGTCCCAACTTTGACAAAGGAACGTCACCTAGCCCCCTCAATCATGTACTCGAAGGGTCGGCGGTCAGTTTGTCCAAATTTCCGCTTTTTCCTTGAGACTTGAAATTAAAAAAGAAAAAAAGAAAAATTTAAAAAAAAAATATATTCCCCTAGTAAATTGAAATGGGGTCGTACGTGTCCAGCTTTAAAGACGATATCGGGTTCTGGGGAACCAAACGCCGGACATCGCGCAAACGCCGGACGTCGCGCAAACGCCGGCATCATTCGCGTCCGTCCACGGGTCGGCCAAAAAAAGAAATTCAGGCATTTGAAAGAGGTATCATAGTGGGGATGAAAACGTCATTCAAAAAGAACCGCCATCTGAGCCCTCTCGGAGAACCTTGGAGAACCAACCCAACTGGTTATTCGTCCAGATCGCGCAGCCCTTCGATGACTCTCGGAGAACTTCGGAGAACCAACCCAATTGGTTATTCGACACTCACCAGATCGCGCAGCCCTTCGATGACTCTTCGGAGAACCAACCCAATTGGTTATTCGTCCAGATCGCGCAGCCCTTCGATGACTCTTCGGAGAACCAACCCAATTGGTTATTCGACCAGATCGCACAGCCCTTCGATGACTCTTCGGAGAACCAACCCAATTGGTTATTCGACCAGATCGCGCAGCCCTTCGATGACTCTTCGGAGAACCAACCCAGTTGGTTATTCGACCAGATCGCACAGCCCTCCGATGACTCTCGGAGAACTTCGGAGAACCGACCCAGTTGGTTATTCGACACTCACCAGATCGCGCAGCCCTTCGATGACTCTTCGGAGAACCAACCCAGTTGGTTATTCGACCAGATCGCGAAGGTTCTCGGCATTTGGAAAACATAAACGTCCGTCTTATCTGGATCCTGAGAAATTGCGCGCGTTGCGGCGGAATGGGCATTTTCCGTTGCCGCAGCCGGTTCATCACGTGCATAACATGTTGCCGCCGCCCGGGGCAGTAGCATCCCCCCGCACTCTTTATTCGTCGCCCCGCGGCGGATCTCCCCGCAGGTACCCATCGCCCCGCTCTCCCCGCCGCAGATCTCCCCGATCTCCTCGCCGCGGACCCAGCTTTTGGTTTGGTCGCCGAGGGTCGAGTGACGCCGCGAATGCGATGCGTCTGTACCAGAAAAAACGCAAAATCTATCCCGACTATACACTAGCACAAGCTTGGAAAGAAATTCGATCGCATAGGACATCGCATAGGACTCGACGCCCCGCGTACAGATTCGGTTCTACGGAGGCTTTTGGCACCGAGGTTGGCACTGTTGACACTGCAGGGTTTGGCACCGAGGTTGGCACCGAGGTTGGCACCGAGGTTGGCACCGAGGTTGACACTGCAGGGTTTGGTACCGAACGCAGTTCGGACTTGTCATTTGGTGAGGATGAGCACAAGGTTGCGTTTGGAAGACCTTCGTTTGGCCGTCCGCACTTGACTCTGTAATTGTCCGAAGGGAAGCGTCGATCGCACAGATTGAATTATTTTTATTCTTGGACAATTTATAATATACATGATGAATTCTCCGAAAATAAATAGGCGTCGGCCAACCGGAGAGGCTGCGTTATTTAAATATTATGGACCAGATGGTAATCCGGTGAGAGATAAGAATACGCTGGAGCGTATAAGACAATTGGCCATTCCGCCGCAATGGGAGGATGTTATGATTTCTACGTCGGATACGGATTATCTTCAGGCAACTGGGGTTGACAGTAAGAGGAGATTGCAGTATATATACCATCCAATGTGGAATCAGATAACCAAAGATGACAAATATAAACGCATGGGACATTTTGCACAAAAAATGGATGAATTTAACAATCGACTTCGTGAAGATCAGAGTTTGATTTCAACTATGTTTAGAATTATACAAAAGACCCATATCCGAATAGGCAATGACAGCTATGCAAAAGAAAACGGAACGTATGGTCTTTGTACACTAGAGAAAAAGCACGTCACCGTGGCAGGTGATAATATTCGTCTGAGATTTATCGGTAAAAAGGGCATTGAGCATGATATAAGTTTTAGAGATGCTAGATGCGCAAACACAATTCGGCATTTACTTAAACTTCCAGGACCTAGGCTATTTAAAATCCGGTCAACCAGCGTTGACGCCTTGCGTAATATAAGTTCGCAGGACCTCAACGAGTATTTACAGGCCACGATGGGTCCAGAGTTTACATGTAAAGATTTTAGAACATATGCAAGTAATTTATTATTCTTGCAAGCCTTGGTCAAAATACCTCCTTCCGAAAAAATAACGGAACGACGTAAAACGCTAAGGGATATTTTTAATAAAACTGCGGAAAAGCTTGGTCACACAAATACGATCAGTAAGAAAAGTTATGTAATGCCCGTCATAAGTGAAAACTACCTAACAACACCAGAAATGTTTTATGGCAAGGATCCTAAAAAACTTCTCTTAAATTTGGCGCAGCTTAAATGAAATCAACTTTTCTAAACTGAACGCTTTTGAGTTCGGTTGCCAACTTTTTTTTATATAAATTCTTTTCTTCCTCTAGTGTTAGCTTTGTCCTAGAAGAATTCATAATTTGTTGCGCCAATGTTTCTTTTTTCTTTTTGGGTATGACGCTTTGCGTCAACGCCACCGAAGGTGGTATGACGCTTTGCGTCACCGAATGCGTAGCCTCCGGCGCCAGATCTGTATTGTTCATTGCCGTACAGTACTATATAATACACTAAGATTTTTTTTTTTTAAGTATTTTTAGTTAGCCAAAGGTGCTTTCTCCAGAATATTTTATATACATAAACTGATCAGGATCTTTATATTTATTATACAAATTTTTCATATGCTGAGAACTAGGGGGCATAAGTCCGTTGCTTGTTGTTATATATAGCGCCTTTGTAGAGGGAAGTCTTATTCTCTTCCTAATTACGTACAAGAATTGGCCGACTGTCAAATCATCTGGTACTAGGTATTTATTTTTATCAATATTAGGAATGTCTTCGCTACATTGGTCTGATTTTTCAACAATGATCGGAAGTCTATTTGGATACTTTTCCATAATCCTTTTGGATTCTTCACTACGTTGTTCAAATGTATAGCGTTGTTGGTAACTTTTAGGTTTCGTCAACGAGTCATCGTTGAATACCTTGGAAAGCATCATCTTTCTATATATATATATTCCATTTATTTTATTTTTTGTTGTTTAAACTTTATTCCAGGAATCCCTAATTAAATTTTCATATAGTTTAAAGTCCTCACCATGATCGTCATTACGCCACCGTTGGTGATTAGAGGCAGTGTGTGCCAATTCGTGTATAACCAGACTTGTAAGAGCGGCGTCTTGTTCCAATGTCTTGTAATCGTTTGAAATTTTTAAGAATACGTGCCTCCACTTACTCCTTAAATTTTCATCTTTACCTATAAGTGGCGCGTGGTCATTTATATACCTTTCCATAGGCTTGTTCAGACCTCTGAAAGGGCTATTGTCGGGGATTTCGCTATATATAACATTCGAACATGTACCATGTAATGACCAGTGCAGTCTCATAAGTTCTAATTGTTCAGGTGACATTTCCATCATTCTACTCTGGTCCATTGGTATTTCTCCGTGTATATGTATAAATAAACGAAGACCGTGTCGTACATTTGACGGATATTTATCCAAATTTACGTGGAAATAATTTGCAATATTTGCTGCTTTTGCCCGAACTTGTTCAAGTTTGTGGAGTTTATTCTCTCCATTTGCGCTAAGCGCAAATTTATAATAGTATCCATCTGTACCAATTTTTCCTTTCATTTGGGCGTCACTAAAGTCCCATTTCACCGAATCTAGAGTATCTCTCGGATCACCATTTTTAAATATATTCATTTACAATTATTTACAATTACCAAATATATTTTTCTTTTTCAATTAGAAACTTCCGTCACAACTACAATACAGTATTCCTCCGCCCGTGTTCTTCTTTTATTGTCAATTAGGTAGAATAGATCACCTACTTTATATCCACCTCCACCAGTAAATACAGATACATCAATGACACCACCATTTGTTTCTACACTAGAAATAGTAGCATAAAAAGTAGATGGATAAGTATTACCGTTACACACACTGCCGTTCCCGTCTCCGCATATTTTATTTGTAATATTATAATATTTTCCAGGTTGAACAAGAGATATTTTTGTCACCGAACCACCCATCTTATTCTTTATGAGAGAATTAATTCTATTCAATTGTTAATTTGTTGGTTGGGCTCAACGTAATTGTCTTACCACCAAAATTTGTCCTTAAGGGCTTCTTTCGGTGAACAGGAGGTTTGTGGACAGGTTTGTGGACAGGTTTGTGGACAGGTTTGTGGACAGAACGACGGCGCAGTGGACTACGCTTGCCATAAGAAACATATGATCCTTCCGGTATTTGCGTGCTAAGTTGCATTCTCGGAGGGAGGGGCTGTTCAACAATTACGGGACCAGCTTGCATACCGCTAAAATTGGGGATATTGTACATCAACGACTCGGCGCCAAATTGGTTACCCTTCATTCCCAATTCCGTAAAACGTCTCGCACCATTTGGGAGCGAACTTTCATAATCGAGTCCTTTAGTACCTGAAAGCCAAGCTCTTGGGTTTGCTGGGTCTGGCTGGACTTTTGTAATACTACGCGACTGGGCCGGTCTGTATGTTTCACCCGTAAGCCAATTAACCGTGTTTGCGCCAGCACCGAATTTATTACCTCGTTTGGCTCCTCCCCACAAACTCCCCGCACCCGAATTTGTTCCACCATTGGCCAGTGTTAAAATTCCGCCGAAGCTGTTTCTCCCATTATACAGTGGCATATTCGCTTGGTAACCTACATTATTTGGCCCTTCCATATAGTATAACGAAGGACGCGAAGCACCAAACTTTGTGGCCCTAGGCTGGGGGTTGTTGAGATGATTGTTGGAAAATTGCATAGGCATGTTGATCGAGTACTTGGTAGACGCGTTCTGCAACTCTTGGTTGGCCCTCGGATAAAGTGGAAATCCTAGTACGGGACTCAGGTTGTACCCTTCCGCGGCTACCAGTCTTGGTGCAACCCATTTAGAACCTATACTAGGTGGACGAGATGGCCACCCCGGTGTGCCTGGAGTCGCGCCAAATTTTCTCTTTAGTAAACTGCGTCTTCCCGCTTTACGCGCAAGGCTCCGTTTCCGTCTACGACGACTGAATCCGCGTCCGAACTGACCGATAAGTGATAGGTCAACGGGGGGTAATAACGATCCGGCCCAGTGGGCTTGTTTCATTAACGCATTGTCGCTGGGGCCGTATGGCTGAGGGAGTCTTGGACCACCTGTATTTATTTGGACATTTAAACCGGTTGGGGGATTGGGTCCACCGAAATCGGGCTGAAAGACGCTCGGCGTGCCGAAATTCATTCCCAGGAATGGTCCTGCATTGCTATAGCTGTTTAATTCGGCTTGGAGCCCCCCAATTAAATTCTGCTGAGGACTTAGGGCATTGCCGCCTCTAAATCCCCCATTTACCCCAGTCCCGCAGTAATTTGTTAGATAGTCAGGCTGGGGGGCCAATTTTATTGGCGAAGCCGTCAGTAGATCGGTACCGAACCGGTTCCAAAATATCGGAAAACGTTTACGTAATCCGGCGAGCTGCTTCATGATCTCCTCATCAGAACGGACGTGTCGTCGTACGCGTACGGTAAGTTTCTGCATAATTTGTTCAGGTGTATGGTATCCTTCTAATAATTTTCCGGTTCGTGTATTATGCCATGTTGGGTAACGTCTCACCCAGTCGGGCTTCTGTCCAGTTGAACAATCAATTATAGTAGGCGTGCGCTTGCTACCACGAATGGGTAAGCCCAATATTTCAAATTGCTTTTGACACGGAATGCAACCGGGATGGAAGTAAAGTACAAAGATACCGGATTTTAGATTATTTTTTACTTCGTCCTTCGCACTCTTCATTTACTAGGTAATACGGATTTTATTTTTTATTAATTTTTTATTAATTTAAACTTTGCTTAAATTTGCGCAAATGCGTAATTTTTTTTTTTTAAATTACTTCTATAATGCTATGCAATAACATGTCATCTTATACAATCCCCCCTCCTAATTATGGACTACGGGACAAAGGAGATGCCGGGGCGGGTCTCGAACTTGATTCATCCAATAACAAAAGGATTGTTCTTCGCAAGAATCTGATCTTTATCGATTCGCGCGATTGCGTAGGCGAAAATTCACTAAAAGATGCTCAAAGTGTATATTTGGCGCGTGGCGGGAAAAAAGAAGTAGCTGGAAATGTTATTACCACCACCGGACTCGGTATAAGTCCTATTACGATTACGGTGAATGTAAATCTCAGTTCGAACAATGTAACTAACGGAGACTCCGTTTCTATTTCAGGCGTAGCGGGAAATACGGCTGCAAATGGTACTTGGAAAATAACCAATATTGTAAGTACTTTTTTTCTAAATACATTTGATTTGGTTGGAAGTATAGGTAACGGCAATTACGCAGGTAGTGGATTATTTATTAGGCCAGCAGATCAAGGCTACCCAAGTATATTAAATACGACATCCACGATTATCGGAAATGTTCTCACCGTAAAGATGACAAAAAGATTAAAGGTGGTTCGTAATATATCGGTCGTAAATACCACAATACCACGAGATATCATACCATTGACTGTTTATTTACCAGATTTTATAGAATTTGCAACACCATATTCTACCGACAACCTCCCGAACTGCACACAGAATCCAATCAACTTCGAGTCATATATACTACAAGAAAGTAAATTCCTGTCAGAAAGAATGATCGGATACTATTCGAGCCCATTGGATATTTACCGTACCTATAATTACGGTTCATTCCCATTGCCCAATCAATATACCCCCCCTCCGCTAGTACTTTGGAACCCACCCGTTGGACTGTGGCCTCTTCAACTGAAACCATACCCTTTTCAAAGTGTGCCGACATACCGTTCTAAGAATTTCACCGTTGCCGGAAGGTCCGGTGTGTTTTATTCCATTTTGGCTGGCTACGGCGTATATGATATGTCCGATTGGACGGATAATTACTCGTCTTCGACCGCTTTACAACTTATTAATACGCAAATTGGGAGATGGTTGTTGCTTTTACTATGTATTCCCGTACAGAGTTACCGCGACGAAGATTATATTAGTCTTATAATCAACTCAAACGTATACAATGATCCACCGCTCCCTGTCTCTAGTTTCTTTGGATATGGAGATTTCCAACGTTTCATTCCAGGTCCGGGATTGGGTATGGCATATCAGCCCGCAACTGTCAACGGCGGAGACCCCACTGTAAGCAGTTTGGATAGCCCCATTGCCTTCCCCAATTTTCGAGGTAATGTATGGGGTCCCTATGATACACCTGGAGATCGTTTCCAGAAACTCGGGCTTAGGGATATTGTGCAAGATCTGTTTCTCAACGGGGATCTTAAAAACCTTTTGGGAATGCCACTGGTAAAACCCTACGTCCCTACGGAATGCCTCATGAGAGACTTTTCATATGGATTTAACTTACCTCTTTTAAATGAGGTAAATATGGGAAATTTCGAACAGACCACAAATCCAAATATATTAAACGCAATGCGTATTATACCTAACGGTTTTGGCGCACTTGCACAGCAAAAAAAAGGCGATGGTGTTTTACCATACCAAACAAGGTACCAATCTGCAGGAGGTATTGGTCCGGATATAAACGGTCCTCCCGTCACACCAGCAACTCTTACTTCTGGTACTGGGTGGGTAAATAACCCCATTAATAATAGCGGAGGAAATGGCAGCTTTTCATACCCTGTTGCGGGTGGTCCTTTGTCCGGTTTGGCGGCAACTGGTTCGTCGCCCAATCCTACAATTTTACCACAGGTGACAGATGCCGAATTAAAGGGTAATGAAACCAACCCGCCTGATCCATCAACAAACGTCATTTCTAGTCGAATTTCCTTTTTTGATATTGGCGCAAACGCCGGACAATTTATTACCCAAATGCTTAATTACCGAACTTGGGTGATTAACGAGATTCCAGATACAAATATAGTACTAAATATACAACAGTCCCAACGACAAGCATTTGACCAATCTACCAATCCAATTACAACAGATTGTATGTTCAATATACCTATTCGATTAAACTTGGGTACTAACACGGGTACACTACAATATGTAGAAAGTGTTGAGTCTTTACTTTCAAATCCCGATTATTGGTCAAAACGCTTCGTTGCTCCTTTGGCATCACTATATAAATTAGATATTACGTTCTCAACATATGATGGAAATACTATACCTCTTGAAAAAATGCTTCAGTCTCGAAGATCTGTTCAGTTATTGAACAATTACCAACGTATTTTTGGTTCTATTTTTAGCTTTAAGGAAATTAACCCCCGCAGTATCGCACTTGCATTCTTGTTTGATCCAATTAATCCCGCACTTGGTGGGAGGGCGAAAAGAACATTTAGTATGGCTATGAGTGTGGAAACCTACGAATATGATTCTCCTGGGCTGTATCTTAATATGATCAGGGATATGCTTGAAAAGGATAGGTTCGAAGATGATTCTGAGACATTTGTTGTTAGGGCTTCGAATTATAATAATTATTCAAGTTCATAATTCGCTTTTTTCTTTTTTTTAAAAAAATACACATATATATATTAACATTTAAAATGGAGAGTAGCGAAGTAAGATTGCGCACCCATTTGGGCGTTTTCATTGGGGCAATTGGACTAAAAAATAAACCCAAGGAAATGGCCAAATATATACGCAAAAATAAAGAATTCTTTCCCAAAATTAAGGAAGAACACCTAGTAGAACTAGAAACAATGGAGAACAATACCGAAGGCTGCTAACTGCTACCGATTATGTTAAAAATAGGCTGCTAAAGCTTCGCGTTGACCAATGGTCATAAGACCTAATGGATTAAAAAAAATAAATTTCTATGCAAGTAATAAATAAAAGGTATGTCGCTTCGCGATACCGAAGATGATGAAATTGAAGACAATGATACGCCCAAATCCAGCCAAGCCGGCTCTGGGCGCAGTTCTGGGCGCAGCTCTGGGCGCAGCTCTGGGCGCAGCTCTGGGCGCAGCTCTGGGCGCAGCTCTGGGCGCAGCTCTGGGCGCGGTTCTGGGCGCGGTTCTGGGCGCGGTTCTGGGCGCGGTTCCGGGAGCAAAGTGCCAGCGTTTATGAAGAATAGTAAGTATATAAACCGGATAACTTATATGCGTGAACGCGGCGCCAAGCAGCTTGAAGAAGACGACGATGTTGAGGACTTTTTGGAAAGAATTAGGTCTGAAATTGAAAAACACGACGAAAAGAAGGAAGCGGAACATGATGGTGATATTCTGGAAATACGCAAGGAACAATGGGAAGCCCAACAACGCAAGATGCGCAAGATAGATACGGAGGAACTACCTGACCTAGCCGGGGAAATACACAGAGTTGCCAATCCCCGAAATGTGGGTGATGAAAGGTGGGAACTTACTCCGCCATTTATGAGGCCAGTGGATCGTGCCCTAGACCGGCGCAAAACTCCGGAAGTGCGCCGTCCGCGAACTGAACTTCCCAAATTGGCAAAGCGGTTAGGAGGGGGCGTAATCGAGGATAAAACAAACCTTTATCCAATTCCTGTAAAGTATATTAACAATTTCCCTTGTTATTCTCGCAGGCAATTGAACGATCTCAATCATCTCTTGCAGAAAAATATATTGTCTCCTTGGCTTAGTTCGGAGATAACGCCAATTATTAGGGATGGCAATGTTGTTGAATTTCTAGGTGGCCCGCCTTGGTTCATATGGGAAGATATAATAGAGGGCGCAATCAAATATTCTAACGTCGAACCCGCCGTTATTCGCAAAGATTTTGATATCCCGGGTGATGTTGTTGATGTTGCTGGGTATCTTGGTAAACTTCGCGACACTGCCGAGGGAGGTCTTACAAGATTTTATATTGAAAGGGAGTATACTCGATCCAACATCCCGTTAAAAGTAAGAGAAGGAGTAGCTAAGAAAAGAATAATTATCGAAGCGCCTCGCAGCTTCGCACCCAATATTCAGTTTAGGCGATGGAAACAGAGTGTTTGGGAATGGGACTCGTCTAATGCGAAATGGAAATCTGCGGTCAAGGAAGCCCTTAGGGAACTACAGAGTATATTGTTAATGAATAAATTAAATTCAAAGGCGTTCATACAAAAGAGGAATGAACTTACAGTTCATCTGGAAGGAATTAGGAATCGCCTTGAGCCGCTTGATGATTCGGTCCGCGGTGGCACTTCGAACGCTGGCGTAAAAATAATTAGAAAAGTTTATGATGGTGATTTGGCAAACAATGTAATAAAGTGGAATGGATTTTTACACAACAGAACTGTAAACAATTTAATAAAAGAAAACGTAACCATAACGGAAAGCGCCAAGGAGATGATTAAGAATCCGAATAATTTTTTTAAAAAAATAAAAATTTTTTACTACAAAAAGATTCTTGAAGTATATACGCCGCATTCTCCGAACGAAGTTCAAAGTATAAAATCCGTCGTAGACAACACGGTTTATATAGCACCTATTTTAAAGAATATGCGCTCCTACGGACATGTCCTAAATGGGAGTAAAGTCACCATTACCATTTCCGACGTGGTCGCATATTTAGGAGATTCGTATTTTCAATTCTGCGATTATAAGTATGGAGTATACGAACTCCCCACCAAAGAAGGCGTTTTAGTATATTTGGGAGACAATTGTACATATTCGGAAGTTCCAACACAAAAATATATATTTGAGGGGTCTTATTATGTGGCAGGTCCTGATTTACACGCGGAAATAATAAGCACCAGGGGTGCTAGAAGACTTGCGTTACTTTTGGGAGTTGATATAAGTCAGATACCGCCTTGTTTTTCAGTACCAGCGGAAGCGCGTGCAGCGCGGGTTGCGGCGCCCATTACAAAGGAAGATGTAATGTTATATTTTCAGAGAGATGGGCGTCATGTTGATAAAGAAGATCTTAACCGTAATAACAAATACCGTCAAGCATTGTTTTCTATTTTAAATAACAAGAAAGTTTTAGATGCGTCTATTTCAAAGCCTATTCTTAATCATTTGGTAGAGAAAATGAATATACATAAAACAATTGGGGAAAAGAAATTATATATAGACACCATATCCGTACCAGCCTATTTTAACAATCAAAAACAAGCACAACTAGAAAGAATTATAAGCAACTTTAATGAATTATTCGAAGCCGACGGATTAACGTTTGAAAGCTTTATAAACGTGAACTAAAACGACGCGAAGCGTCAATCGTTTGTGACTTTACTTTGTATCCACTTCATTGTCAAAGTCGTGAATTTTTCCTTATTCTCGTCAACCAGTTTTTTCCAGTACGGGATTCCGTGGCAAACTCCGATACACTCTCGGCAACAAATTCCATTTGCGAATAGGGCATTTTTAATTGGGAAATCAATCGGAGTACCCCGTCCATCCGAAATAGAATCAATATACTTGGAAAGCATTTCCCTTACCTGAACAAGACCTACTCTGCGAATTTCATTTTCTTCATTTGGCTCAAGTGTCAATGACTTTCGCAGAGCAGAGTTACGAGATGGGTGCGAATACGCATGAAGCGTGAAACGAATTAGTTCACACTTATCATCCGTCTCGCACCAGTGAATAAGCGCTTTTTGGAACTTAGTCCCAACTGACATAGCACTCATAGTTTTTATTTAGTTTTCTGTCAAATTCCTAAACTTAATTTTGATTGGCAAATTTGATTGGCAAATTTAATTTCGTTAACTAGTATATGGTATGCGAGACCCTGGTGATAAGTATGATAAAATGAAATGGGATTTTAATGAGAGAAAGGGATATAGTGTCATATATATTGATGGTTATCCTTACAAAGTCCTGAATAAGGGTTCCAAGAAAGCCCAAGAACAGGTTGCTATGAAACTTAAATCACTCCGTGATTTTGTCAATAAAATATGCTACAATTTGAATAGATACAGATATAACTATCCGGATTATGTCCAAGACAATATAGATCTATTCCTTGATATACACGAAGAATCAGAATTCCTTAATAATCACCGGTGTTTTAAAAAAAGAATACCATATGGATCAACGTCCTTCTTCCTATTAAGCCAGATTCCGCCTAACAAGGGTTTTGATGGAATGAATAAACCAAAGGAAAGATACATAAGTAACGAACCATATATAGGCCCCGACCAAAATCTACGAGCTAATTACAGAGATATATTTCTTAATTTAAACAATGTTAATATAAAAAAACTCCTCATACACGAACTAGCACACACCTTTTGTAACCACGTTCAATGGCGCCCCGATGATCACGGACAGGATTTTATCACCGCAGAAAATATATTAAAGGATATGTGCAAATTTGTAATTATGTAAAAGATACGGCTTCGCCGTATCCTTCGACGCGGAGCGTCGATACGCCATGGTTGAACAACTGTGCAAGTACAGAGAATCTCTTACACCTGAGCAGTTTGAAATTATAAATGGTAATGACATTGTATTCCAGGCGCTTTCGTGGTATGAGGATGACTTTGCGGTGTCCGGTGAGGATGAAGGATCAGATACGGAGGAGCGAAGTGAATATCAGATTTATGTTCATGGCGCAATGGCGGATGGCAAGAGTGTGTGTCTAAAGATTACCGAGTTTACACCTTATTTTTATATAATGATTCCTGAAAAGTTTCAACTTGGTTGGACTGATTATAATACAAAACAAGTTTTTAAACATTTTCGTCAGATTTTAGGCAAGAAAAATTCGTACGGATTGGTTACAAGTACCCTCGTAGAAAAATGCAAACTTTACCCCTTTGAGAACCTTCGCAAACTCAAATTTATCAGACTGGCGTTTTGTACTCAGCGCGCAATGAGGACACTCAAGTACAAAATCAAAGAGTCAATTAAGATCCCGGGTATCGGAGATATCAAGTTTGAACCATACGAAACAAACGTACAAAGTGTATTGCGATTCACCCACATCAAGAATATCAAGATGACTGGGTGGATCTGTATCAAAGCCGGAAGTTATACAATCGTCGGAGATGATGATGAAATATCAAGATCACAAATTTCCGTACAGGCAAAATGGAATGACGTAAATCCACACAACTGTGACAATATCGCACCCTTTCTTATTTTAAGCTACGATCTAGAGTGCTACTCTTCACGTGGGTATCCAAAATTCCCCGAAGCCGATATCGATGGCGACTTTATCTCACAAATCGGATGCGCATTTTGGGAATTCGGAGGAACAAAAAAACAACTCGTATTTACATGCGTTCAAAGCGCCGACTTGGTGGATGACGATTCGCGTCATATTCTTATCGTAAACTGCCCCAATGAGAAAGCTATGCTCAAAAAATTTTGCCTACTCATTGAACGCGAGGACCCCGATATTATTACCGGATATAACACTTGGGGGTTCGATGATACGTACCTTTGGAAACGTATGGTACTTCACGGCCTTGATTCGTACTATGAAAAATTATCTAGGATTGTTTCCGTTAGCCCCAACTTGGTACCTAGAACCATGTCAAGCGGTGCGTATGGACACAATCAGTTTCATATTATTTCTATGCATGGCAGAGAATCGTTTGATGTATGTTTCGCAACAAGACGCGAATACAAGCTAAACTCATTCAAATTGGACAACGTAGCAGAACACTTTCTGAAACTAAACAAGGTAAATATTTCTATACGGATGGGCTATGATACCGAAGATACACCTATTGATAAACGAACAAACGGCTACAAACTTCTCTTTGAGATAATTCAGAGAAAGGATCCGAAGGAACTAGCCATCGTTTGTGATTATTGCGCACATGATTCTCTTTTACCACTTTTACTCATCGAAAAACTTTGCTTCATCCCCAACTATATCGAAATGGCCAAGAGTACACGAGTTCCTTTCGATTGGCTACTGTTGCGCGGTCAACAGTGCAAAGTGTTTAGTCAGATCGTATACGAAGCTAGGAAACGCGATTTTGTAGTCCCTGTATTCGAATACGGAGGAGCAAGTGAAGAAGAAGAAGAAAAGTACAAGGGCGCCACTGTTTTGCATGCCAATACGGGTGCGTATTTCGAACCAGTTGCGGGTCTTGATTTCAAGAGTCTTTACCCCTCTATCATGATTGCATACAATATGTGTCATAGCACAATCGTAATTGACGACAAGTATCGTAATCTACCCGGCATTGAGTATGAAACCGTTGAATGGTTCGAGGAAGAACGCGACAAAAAATTCAGTTTTACCTTTGTACAAAATGTCAAGGGGTTGCTACCAAGTATATTGGAACAATTGTGGGAAGAACGCAACGCTACCAAAAGGGAAATGAAAAAACACAAGGGAACCTTCCACGAAACAGTACTAAATGGAAAACAGTTGGCAATCAAGGTAACAATGAACAGCGCCTACGGTTTTGCAGGCGCTTCAAAGGGATTGTTACCTTGTAAACCAATCGCAGCCAGCGTCACAGCCAAGGGAAGAGAAATGATTGCAAAGACGTCCAAGATGGCCCAGGAATTTTACAATTGTGTTACTACCTATGGGGATAGCGTCACGCCCAATACAAGTATCATGGTTCGTCGGCGAAGCAGTGCCGACGCGGTCGAAATTTCATTTGTCAGGATTTGCGATCTTGCTAGTGAATGGAGCCCGTACAATAACTTCAAGCTCGATGGGTCTGTAAGAACTTGCAAAGAGGCTGCATATATCAATGGGAATCTCGAAGTATGGGACGGTTCAAATTTTACAAAGATTCGTAGGGTAATTAGGCACAAGGTAGACAAGCAAATTTATAGCGTCCTAACCAATACTGGTTACGTAGAGGTGACAGAGGATCACAGTCTTATATTGGACAACATGGAATATGTCAAGCCACAAAGTATCCAGCAAGGTACAAAACTGTTTTGCGGCTATCCCGAGATGTCAGCGAACAAGATGGTAAGTTTGGGTGACTTGACGATCCAAACCAAGGGGCAGGTTTCTGCTTCCAAGCTGTACTACATAATGAAATCAGTTGGCTACCACGTGACCTTGGAGGTTTCTGGGCGCGAAGAGTCGTTCAAGTTGATATGCCGAGGAGCCGAGGCTTGCAAGGCGGGCGTGGTTCGACAAATTGAGTTAACACAATTAAAACCTGACTATGTTTATGATATTGAGACAGAAAGTGGTAGGTTTCAGGCAGGTGTTGGTGATATGATTGTTAAGAACACGGATAGTTGCTATGTGAAATTTTTGGTACCTAGGAATAAGTATGCGACGGAGAATGACTATCTTGAAGAACATTTCAGGTTGGCTCAGGAATGTGCGGATAAGATTACGGCAACGTTCAAGAAACCAATCGAGTTGGAATTTGAAAAGATTATGTATCCGTTCTTTCTGTATAAGAAAAAGAGGTACGCATACAATGAATGGGTACGAGACAAGACCGGAAAAATAGTGAGTGAAGGTATCAGTTCCAAGGGCATCGAACTAGTGAGAAGAGATTTTTGCGAGTATGTAAAAGAAACGGGTCAGAGTATCCTCGATTCGCTCATGTATAACAAGGACCAGGAACTTGCCAAGCAAATCGCTGTACGAGCAGTGACCGATCTATTGGAGGACCGAGTACCGATGAAAAAACTAATCATTTCAAAGAGTTTGAACGATGTATACAAGGTTGATGGGTGCGAAGTAGCATGGGATGACCCAAGAGTAAAGCATCCTCACGTTCACTTGGCTCAGAGAATCAAGTTAGTTGACCCAATGAATCATCCAAAGCCCCCAGACCGAGTGCCTTATATTTTTATCAACAATACTAATAGGTCTGCTCTTCAGTACGAAAAGGTCGAGCATCCAGATTATATTAAATCTACCCAGAAGATTGACGCTTTGTATTATTTTGAGCACCAACTTAAAAACTGTATTGACGGGCTTCTGGAGGTGGTATTGGATGACCCAGAACAACTATACAAAGACCAGGTTGCGAAGCGTTCGAAAATAGATGCAAAGATGTATGTGTTGGATGGGAATAAAGATATACGTAACTTTTTTATAACAAAAAAATAAAAATATTTTTTATAAGTAAATTACAACAACAATGGGAGAGGGTATGGGTTTACGCGACATTACCTTGTTTTCCTTTATAGTCATCGCTTATATAGTTTCGTTTTTAGCATATCTCGCCAATAGAATGTTTTTTTGTGACAAAACTGTGTCTGAGGACTCGATGTGGGCATCATTTGGCGGTGCAAGTTTTGGGTTGCTTCTTGTTTTTATATACGCAATTCTTGTATTTACTGGAAGGTGCGGAGGATACGGAAAATACGACGACAACAAAAAAGCAATTGCATATGTATCCGTAATTCTCCTACTTGTTTCGAGTCTTGGTGCGGAAATAACTATTTGGAAAATTACTAAACCAGATGGAAGCCACCAAGGAAGTTGGGTCCTAGCCGATTCAGAGGAAATATGCAATTGGGGAATTGCATTTGTTGCTTTCTGCCTGATTACCATATTAATTTCTTGGTTTTATACGGGTGCGTCTATCCATGGTATTTTAAGTAATCTTCAAAATTTTAGACTTAGAGATCGTTAAACGCCTGGCATCGATGCGTTGGCATCGTTTTATTTATTTTATTACTAATCAATAAAGATGTCCAGACCCAGAAATATAGAACATACGGCTCCGTCGTCTCATTCGGACGCCAGGGGGTACTGGAAGGATTGGCCACTCGGGGGTGAGTATATGAAAGATCTCGAATGGGCGTCCAATATAGGAATCAAGTACCTACAACAAATTCTCCCCAGAGTCCCCCTAGAACGTTCCGCTGTCATTTTCGACGTAGACGAAACGCTCATATTTGGGGACCCGGAGGAACTCATCGGAGTTAGAGAAATGGAACTAGGAGAACACAAGGGACAGTCCGTATTCATACTCCCCCCCAACGCCCCCATCGTTAAAATATGCAACGCGGCTAAAAAAATGGGGTTCAAGATCATCATTCTCACGGCAAGACCCGCTAGTTCAAAAATTGCCACCCTGACCAATCTCGATATGTTCAAGATACCATACGACTATATAATCATGAACAACAAAGACTCCGACCCCCAGTTTAAAATAACTGCCAGAAGACAACTACAGGACAAATTCAATATCGTACTAACCATCGGAGATCAGCCATGCGACGTATTACTGTGCGGTCGCAGCGCAGTACTTAAATTACCTTGCTCTGACGCAAAGTGCTCCTATTTTTACCCGGGAATTCTTTAAGCCCGCAGTCGTATAAAATTGTGAATTTTTTTTGTATATATATATTGATACAATGAAAATAAAAAGGGGGACTACAAAAAAGAAAAGCACAACGAAAAAGCGCCGCAGCAGAGGCGGTTCTGCTCGCGTGCCCGGCTATCACGGACGCAGCTCCGGAATTTTTTCAACGGTTAAATTTGAAAGTTCTTCATATGAAGCAAAGATTCGTAAATTTTACATGAATGGAAAAGTTATGTCCGACAGATCATCCTGGATAACTATATCCAAAAACCTGATCTATATTTCGCGATCCGAACAAGGAAGACAATACTGGGTTCTTTCGAAATCAAGGCCATCCATACGTTTTGACAATGAAAAAATGACACTGACAATTGCAAATAATTACAAAGTAAAATTTAGTTCTTTAAAAACCCTTAATAAAGTTAAAAGTATACTACAATGATTAAAACGACTCTTTTCCAATTTGAATTTGCCATGTCCGGTCAACTGAACATGGCAAAGCCAATTTCTACGCAAAGCGTGCCGTATATCGAAGATTTAATTTGCGCGAAGCACAAATATATTCTTAATTTTGAGTATCGAAGATTTAATTTGCGCGAAGCGCAAATCATCTAGGGCTTCGCTCCAAATCGCCTAGAATTTGACTAGGGGAAGGTGCGTTTCCTTTTGATTTTTGCATACGATTGTAATCTTCTGCCTTTTTCTTTTCTTCGATGTGGGTTTTGTACAATTTGTTTAAATGATCATCTTGGAACACTTGGTCCTCTATATCGTCAACATTGTGCTCAACTGGCAGCCATCTGTATGCCTCGGCAACATAGGTCTCAAATGTATCATCAATTTGGCGTTTACGTTCCATTACCTTGCGAGCAGATTCTTCGGTGTCATAGAACCCTTGTATTTTAATCGCCATACCGTCCGTAAGATTTCCTACTGTGCTAAATATAACCCAGTTCTGGGAATTGCTTGCGCACTGATTCAGTTTCTCAGAACTATCAAAGTCTTCTACGTGTTCCGTGTCTGCGCTTCGCACCGTGCGTACATCATTTGATACGATGCGGAGCATCGCGTCGGTCGAAGACCGTACCATCGGTATGACGGGTACTGCGGTCGGAGGCGCGCTTTGTGTCGTTTCGAGAAGTTTTATGACGGGTTCTTCGGTGGGTTCGGTGATCGGTTCTTCCGCAATTTGGGCACTTTTTTTGGATTGGTTAATAAGGTCCTTTCTCATTTCAAACATATATTTTTTGGTAAGGAGGTCTTTCTTGTGATTTACGATGATACCATTAAGGAAATCCTCGTGAAGATCGTTGTCTTGCATAAATGAAATGTTGGGGGGGATGGCAACCCATTCATACATACCTATGGTAAAAATATCATATCGACAGGCAGAGTTTCCATCCTGGGTTATTTTGTTAATACGTTTCCTGGCACCTACTATATCGTCAGTAGCACCGCGCAAATTAATCTGAAACTTGTCATGCTTAACCTTGAGTAATTCGTAGGGGCCGATAAATGATACCAATGCAACATTCTGTCCGGGAACACGAAAAGCCACTTCGTCCGCCTCCAAGTTTAGTTGCTTATCGTAACCATTCATCTCTACCAATTCGCGAACCGCCTTCGATGTGCATTCATCTATTTGTTCCTGCGATAACTCATCTTCTGGCCCAAAATAAGTACCATCGCCCTTGTTAAGATTACGGAGATCGGCCATTGTAAACTGGTAAACTTGTAACCATTAAAAAGAATTATTATTCAAAAAGTTAACGAACTTAAAACATCGCCTGCGGCGGACGTTGCCGAGCCGCCTCAGAATTTCGCATTTCCTGCAACTTTTCAAAATCCATCGTTATGCCTTTCTTCTGGGGCTGTACTTGCTGGGACTGGAGCTGAGGAGGCAACTGCATCTGTTGCTGCTGCTGCTGCTGCTGTTGCTGCGCTTCCTGTTTACCGGTGGCTGAGCCAGCAGCTTCTATACCCTCAGACCCGTTCTTCTGACCGATAAAGGAGTAGTTGTCGCCCATACCACCTCCGTTAAGGGTGCTACCGGACTCATCAGAACCTATGAATGAGTAATTGGTGTTTTCAAAACTTCCCTTGGCGGACATGAGAGGAGCGGCCTCTAGTTCACCCTGTTTCGCGACCCACTCAAAGCAGTCCTTCCCCACCATCATCTTTCCCTTTTCCATAATGGTAGGGACATGGGTGAGATTGGGAGGTAGCCTTGGGGTGGTTTCGATCGGGACTGCCTGGATTTTCTTTGCGACTTCGGGTTTCTTGCGAATCTCTTGGATGAGGTTTCTGCAATTTTCGCAATCCTTGCTAATAAAAAGATAAATTGGTGCAGGGGTGGGTGTTGCCATTTTAAACTTATAATATATACTTATATGAATATATAATTCAATAATTAACGAACTTATAGATAATTAGGCGAAAAGTACGAAATTGTTAGGATAAGAAGTAAGATCGTTAAACAATATACACCTTCGATCTCCATTCTAATTTAAAAATATTTTTATATATAAATATAATTAAATATAAGAAAATAAAAAAATGAATGGCCCATTCAAACTCCAAGGACCAGCCGGTTTTGCAGGCCCCGCAGAAAGTTTCAATTACCTAGCGGGTATTCAGGGAGCATTCCCTTGGATGGGACCCCAAGAAAACCCAGAAGGATCGCGCGGAAACCAAATTCAAACAATTAAAAGCGATGGCGTAGTTCTCGGTGGTTATACACACTCCATTCTTCGCCCTTTCGACACCGTACACGTACCTCGCAACTTTTCCGACGGACGCGACGGGTCGCGGCATAAAGATACCGCTTGTAACTGGCCTACGTATGCAGCCAGTAAATACCAAAAATGGTGCAATGAGGAGGATGCCATTAACTATTATGGAATGAGACCTCTTGTTACCCCGGATACCTATAACGGATGGCTCACTACGATGTTTAACCACCTCGTAAATCCCGGACACGAAGTCAGTAAATTACTTAATGTTGAACTAACACCACGAGTATTTTGCAATACAACTGAGGATAACTATGGCAGTGAGGAAACAGTCGTCATGAAATGGCTTATGCAACAAATTGCTATGGCCGTTTCTGTTCTCCCCCAGATGAAAAAAAATGGACCATGGAAGTACGAGCAGTTCCACCATACTGATGTACAATTCTATGCTTTCTCCGCTGGTTCCGCCAATTCTGTTTATAAAATTCTCTTTAACTTATACAACCCTCTTCGATCAACTGCCACACTTGTCGAGTGCGTAGTTATTAACCCACAAAACTCTGGTAATTTCGTCATCGCCAAGATGGACTTTGTAAACTCGGGAGAATGGAAGGGGACCAATGATAATTTACCCAACGGAATGATGGGATTCAATCTAGGTACTCCCAAAACCTCACAGGCTATTAATCTCAATACTTCAGGGCTACCCGATGGTTCCAATCAGGATTGGAATTACGGAAACGTCCTCCAGAAACAACAGTTCAACGAACTAGGATTCTACGAACCCGGGCAAAATATACAAGTCAAGGCAGGTGTTCCAGACTCTCTCAAGGAAAAACTCAAAGCATGCAGTAGTACAATGCTCATGACCGCCGAGACAACTAAATACAGCGGGTTGGATTCAAATAACAAAGCCGTTCCGATTAACGGTATGCCACACATGGTGAAGAGCAATCCTCTATTGATTTACAATGGCGGCGTCAATCCTTCGGTTAAAAGAACCATCTAGGTCAAGCCATTTATCTGTGAGCAAGAAATTATCCATTGAGTGGTAATTGTGAAGCGAACATCCGCCGATTGGATCATAGTTAAGTATATAATGAGGATAGGCGACGTGTTTGTAACATCCCATATTTACACTCGGGTAGTTGGGCGCGATATCGCCTGCCAAGTAAAACATATACGTGTTTGGTATGTGTTGGTCATACCAATTTGCAAATTCTATATTTCCTACTCTTGGACTTGCAAATAAGTAAACAATCGGTTCTATTCCAAATTCTATATATATATGAACTGCACATAAAATGGCAAGCGCAGCACCTAAACTGTGTCCAGTTATTATATATTTAGACCGATTAAGAATCTTCAACTGCGGACGGATTGCCTGATATTCCAATAGAAATCCGGTAGATACTTTACCTACGTAGTAATCAGTTTGTTTTATTTCGAAATCGTGTATCCAATCTGTGATTGTTTCCGAACCACGAAACGATATGACGCGGAGCATTTCGGATGACCGTACGTCTCCGATTGAGCCTAGTATTTCTCCGCGAGAGTTGAGAAGAATTTGTCCCGTTATATTGTTTTTTTCAAAGTAATCTTGGATTTCCGTAGGATGGTCGAATAACTGGTAAAGGCCCGAAACCAATTGGACGGTTATGATAAACAATTTCCTTAACGGACTCATTCAGCGCTATGTTTACAAATTAATTAATCTTATTGAAGATTAATTAATGGAAAGAAATCGATTTAAAATAGGTGATTGGGTTCAACACAAGAATTTTATTGATTTAGGACATGGTAGAATTATTTATGTATCCGAGTTTAAAAAATATACCGTCCTGTTTAAAACATGCTTTTTAAAATACTGCAGTGAGAAATTTTTAAGTATGACTCAAAGCGTCGATAACGCAGAAGAACCCATTAGGCCCGGTCAAAAATATATTCCTTTCGATGCTGCCCTTCATGACGAAGAATTACGGTTCTATGAAAATATTCTCGATCTTTGCTCACTTAATAAAATATGGCTAAACGAAGGATCCGATGAATATAAATATTATTCCAATCTATTAGGGATGGACAATCTAGAATCCGGAATAACCGATCTAAAAAACGAAATTATTATGAATATACAGGAACAAATCATCGGACGAAAAATAAATCCCAATATTCTCACCAAAGAAAACAAATCGATTATCCAAGTATTTTTTGAAATGGAACCATCCTCGCTACCTTTACATATCGAATTGCAAATACTCCGATTCTTACTAGAATACACGGGCGGAAGTGACACAATTCCTCCATTTAAAAATGGTCCATGCGTGTTTAGATGTATAGTGAAAAAATTCACCGGAATAGGATTACCAATGGCTTTGAATATTTTACTTGACTCTGGCATGGACGTCGAAAAAACAGTATGGGAAATAATGGATGCTTCCATCCTACCCAATCCTAATTTCAACAAGGAGTTCAGAAATTATATCATCAATATACTTTGCGACCACCTCCCAAATAGAAACGAATGCTCAATATGCTTTGAAAATATAGGTTACAAACTCAGCTGCTGTATGAGACCAGATAGCGACAACTACGTTTGCCACGAATGCTATGTAAATACAACAAGTTGCCCGTTTTGTAGAGATACCATGGGTACGCTAATGAATCCTTCGCACGAACGTCTAATAAACCACATTTTCACAGTATGACTAGCGTCGTTTTATTTCTTTTATTTCGGATGCAAGCGGGTCAATTTCTCTTAGAACCACCTCCTTTTTATTATCCAGTACAAATTCTTTTCTTTTACCATTTTCCTTTAATTCTTCCTGCCATTTGTTCCAAGTTATATACCCTTTCGTAAATTTCTTATTTTTTTTATTTGTTTTTTCATTTGGGTTAGGTGGCGGCGCTTTTTCCTGATCTTTGTTATTCTGCGTCGGCGGAGGTCCAACTTTATTGACAGCTCCAAATCTATATTTATTTATGCTACGTTTCTTACTTCTTTTATTTGTTCTTATGCGGTTCAGCCGTATACTTCCGGCTAGCTTCACATAACTTCGTTTGCGAACCGTTTGGTTCGCGCGCAAACTTTGTTTGCTACCAAAAAGAAATCTATTTCGATTACACGTCGTGTAAGGACATACTCTACCGCTTACGTCACCAACTTCATCATTAATATTGTTAGGATTAAAATCAAAATCATCTTCATTTAAGCCACGAGCAGTTGCCAAGCACCCTTTGTGTATTAAGTGCCCGCAAGGTAGCATATATAACTCATTCGGTCCTTGAACATTTGTATTATATCTCCTATATCTCCCTCGACCAGTTTTAGAAAAATTCTCTGCGCATACAAAACACGCGACGTTGTTATCAGTACGTAGCGTAGTTTGCCCGGTGTACTTTTTAGCAGTTATACTCTCATCTATGTTCTCACTCATAGGTAACAAATTCCCTAGTGATAATACTCGTGATGAAGAATCGTATTTTTGTATAGCTTCTTTTGCTTGTTTATATATTTGTTCATACATTTTGTATGTATAAACTGGAAAATATCCGTAATATAAAGCTGCCGGTGAGTAACCATCATGTTTTACAACATAGTTCCCTGGTACGAGCATATGATACAACCCGCCGACATAATTTGCACACAAGCCACCGTTCGTTGCATAATTACACTTTGAAATAGTTGTAGGTACTCCACAATTATCAGATGCATGTAAATGACCATCGGGGCATGCATATATTAAATGAATATTTCCTGATTCTTCAATTAATGTTATGTTGTTTTTGGTATTCTCGTCTAGTTGTATAAATGGTTTAAACTGAGTATATTTTACAAATTCATGTGACATATATATAGAATAAAGTCCATCATTGTGTATATCATTAGAGTAACGTCTACCAATTAATCTATCTCGGATCCCATCATTTTCAACCACCAATTTATATATACTTTCTCCTTTGTCAAAATGTTCACTAAGATGGTTTTTTACAAATTTTTCTAAATATCTAAACCATTCTTGCGATTTCCCTTCATGATGATCCTCATCATCTTCTGATATACAAAATGATAAATTAATGTAGAAAAGATAACATAAATATGTATACAAACTGGTATTACTAAATGGACCTACAAAACGGCTGAGGTTTTCAATGAATACTAAATCACCCCCACTTTCCGATTTCAAATTTTTAAATAGTAAAGTTAATTTTTCTCTTGTATTTTTATCTAATATAAAATCAACTATATTTTCTTTTACATATTGAAATTTTAAAGATATTAATATCTTCTTCATAATAAAACTAACTGCCCATTCTTCTTTACGTTGGTCAGAGCCATTTATAATTTCATTTTTTGTCAATTTTAAATCTTGAACAAGAAAGCTTTCCATCTTCTTACAACTAATTGTAATTTTATAACCTCTGCGTCTATATTTACGTATTCTTCTTAAAATAAACGTATTACCACTAAATAATGATTCAATATAATCTTGTTTTAAAGACCCTCTTTTATTTAGTACATCATCTGGATAATTTGCATAAAAATTAGTACCATCATACCAAACTTCACAAAATGTCAAATCAAAATTTGACACTACATTTATTAACTTAGTATCATCACTAACAATAATCAAATCTATAACGATACTATCGTCACTATCGTCGTCAAACTTTATTCGGAATAAAAGTCTTCCTATAATTTTATTCTTTCTGAAAAATGATTGATCATAAGCAGGTGTGTTATATATACGTACTAAGGTTACTTCCCTCCCATCACCAGAAAGATATTTTATAATATCTTTTGCATAACTTTTATTTACATATAAATCATAATCTTGTACGTCTTCACCATGCACAATACTTAAAATAGCCCCTCCCGCTATTACAGCCTTCCCCTGACGTTCTCTTAACATTCCAGAGAGGCCTGTGAGAAGTTTTTTTTTTTCATCATTATTACTATTAATAAACGCTTCTTCTGCATCTTTTCGTAAAATAGAAGGTACTATCTCCTCCTTAACTTTTTGAGGTTCCGAATACCTTCTAGACGACATTCTTATATTTATCTAATAATTTATCTAATAATAAATATTTTATTTATTTTTTAAAATTTTTTAAAAAATCCTTCGCTAGTGCGCGAACGACGCTGGTGCGCAACGATTGCGTTGTTCGGCGCCAATCATAGTTTGATCTTGAAATTCAATACATGGAATATAATCCAAGTAACGTTTTCGAACGAGCCCCTTATTAGAAGCTGCTTCGCGGTCGATGCCTTCGGGCGTCGACTGTTCAACATAATAAGGGTTTGCATTTTCAATTGTAGTCCGCCCCCTTATCGGATCAAGTGCCCACCACGCCGCCGCCATAAATTTCTTATCATATATTTTGCCGTTTTTAATATAATCAGGTGGATAATATGTAAACTCTATATCACGACATACTAAATCTGACACAATCGATGATAGGTAATCAATTGTTTCATCGCTTTTGTCAGAATAAGGCCCCTTCATACCTCGCCCACAAAAGAATTGCACCTCGCCACCAATATGCGTGAATCCTATACCATGGTATATATGCTTGTATAATTTACTTCCATCGGCTGCGAAGCACTTGAGCATCTCGCATCCACTTATATTTATATATAAATCATTTCTTTTTAAGTGTTTAGTATTTTCCCAATGATTATACTTAGGAGGATCATAAATACTATCCATACATATATGGGATACTTTTCTTCGAATTCTCTCACATACGGAGAATATTTCAAGGTTGATATATTCAACAATGTTTTCTCTGACGAATTTGAAATTCCAATAGACACCATACCACCCAACGCGCCCCGTTTGTAAGTAAATGGGATATTTCGTAAACTAGGATGCAAGTGGTCAATTGATACATCAACCGCCCCTACTAAATTAGTAGGGTACATTGCGTGTTTCCAATAACCAGCCGGTAGTTCAGTAGAGAAAGGTAGCCAATCGGCTCCCCACGAATTACGGAGTATCCAATACGGAATACCATTAGCAGAAACATCATACCCTACGATTACGGCAGAGTGAAATCCTACTACACGACGAGGTACTCTGGGAAAGTATATACCCTTTTCACCCTTTTCGGAATCATTAAGGTGCCAGTCCTCTGCAACTTGACTTGTAATTTCGTTCGCTAAAAACGTATCCAGTACAATAAACGTAACAACTACGGGGTTCTTACGTACCCAATGTTTCATATACCCTAGCGCAAGATCCCATGATACATCTTTACCATTGGGCAACGTCAATTTATTGTCTCGTGTAAGTATGGGACTTATATTGCACGCATCCGGCTGGGTACCTGGTAAATCACTTTCACCTATTTTATATAGTTCAGCATCGTCTTGCGCGATAATATTGCTTTTTGTACATGATAAGGGTTCTTCGCATAGTTCGGAGGAAGATTTCTTCCAACATGTGTTTTTAACTGTCCCATTTGTGTACAAGAAATATATTGCATTATATATCGTATCACCATTGCAACCCCAACAAGTATAGTACTTGGAAAATTTCTTCGGTGAGTAACAACTTATTATAAATGACCAATCAAGTTCAGGATTTACGCCATTTAAAAGACCATATATATCACTAAGACAGGATACCACACTTATCGCCCAACTATCGCAGCAACACGGTTTCTGTTTTACAACTTTGGATAGTTTGTCATAGGGGTGGTGGAACGCTTTTTCATCGGAGCCCTGCTTGGCTGAGAACCTGTAGATATTGAAATAATTATTTCTTTTTGGGTTTACGTTACATGGGGGAAATCCACGAATCGACTTTGTGAAATTCTCGTCGATAAGCGCCGGTTGGCTTTGCCACGGATTCATATTTACTATAATAATACTATAATCGGAGATTAAAATTACACGAAGCGTAATATATTTATATCTTAGCGCAAAATTCCCCATAAAAAAAATATTTTTGATATAATAAAATAACAATGTCTAACAATCCGTTTTACAATCCCTTTTGCTCGCAGCCGCCCGTTCGCGAAGTATTTACGCTCTCCACACCCCCTAAAGAATCGAGTGTGATACCGTATATTCTATTCTTTTCCATCATCTTCTTCATACTCCTAATTACCGTTGCCTTAGGCAGCCAAATGAGCATGTCGGATATGATATACGAGGAACACCCCTATGTCATCAAGGTTGCCACAGAGCGCGCCGAGGAATATAAAAACTTTGTTGCTCCCAAAAATGGTATCCTAAAACTAACAAAGGGCGTGGTAACTCAGGTTCACCATACGATCAAGGAAGATTCCGTAATCATACTCTCCAGAAAATCAATCGACGGCAAAGCCGGCTCGCAACTCATCGTTAAGGATATCGTCCCTAATAAAAAATTCACCATCCACTCCATTAATTCGGACGATGATTCCACGGAAACCGAAGATTGCGGAGAAATCTACTTTGCCGTTATCTAATGTAGCTTCGCTACGCGGAAAGTTCGGCAACTAGTTGCGGTACCGCCTTGTACCCTGTTGCTATCTTGCCCGTTGCCTTACTCTTTGCTACGGGAACTCCTCTGAACTCGGGTATTTGTTGCTGTACAAGTGCCTTTCCTTCCGGAGTACTTATATCAATAATTTCTACGTAGTCAGAAACTCCCGCCTCCTTGAGTGCTTCCTTTGCTTTGTTGCACCATCCGCACGTGGGACTTGTAAATAGCATTACCTGGAGATCGGCCATCCTATTAACCGCTTCTTCGGGGTTCATCTGGGGTACTTCCGGCGAATCCTTTGCTTTTTTGAGCGAATTAATTAGTTCGGCAGTTGTTTCCTTGAACCCAACCGTACCTGTCTTGAGTTTCTTACTTACGAAACTCGGCACACCCTTGTCAACTGATCCATACTGTTTGGCAAGTTCTAAGCCTTCCGGTTTGGTTACGTCAACAAGTTTGACATCCCTGATAGATTTCTCGCGTTCCATCATGGCTTTCATCTTTTGGCACCAACCGCAAGCGGGGGACATAAAGAAAAGTACGTCCATATCTCTTAGTTCGGCATTACCTCCTTTCTTGAAAGTATTGCTGAATTTCTCGGAAAAGGTGTCTCCGCTGCAATTGCTGTACCATAACGAGAGCGAAATAATTAGGATAATGACCACAACGAAGCCGACCCACATCCATAGTTCGTTTCCGGATTTGCTAGATACTCTACTGCTATTGCAAGCGGGTGATTTGTTGGATCTTGAAATAGGGGGGGATTGGTATTTACGGGAACTGGAACCGAATTTTTGCATTTTATATTGTTTTTTATAATAGATTTTAAAAAAAAATATATAATTTACGCGAAGATTTATTTAGTTTAAAATGTATAATTTTTTAACTTGATGCATGAATAGAGATATGGAAACTTCTATAAGCACGTTCAAGTATATATGTATCTTTATTGACGATTGTTTCACAAATGAATCATTGGTAAAAGAGGTAATCAATTGGATATCGAATGATGCATTGGTTTTTATCATGGAGTTTGGTAATTTTAATCTTATATACAATCAGTGCCTAGTAAAAGGACTAGAAACGTTCAACTTTATCGACATCCCCCCTAAAATCCACTCCGACCTCATCATCGTTTTCTCCGAACCGAACGTAGTTCAGGCGCCATGGAGTATGGAAACACTCATTTCAAAAAAAATACCAATCGTACACGTACGGCCACGCGAAGCAGTTGAATATATTTGTCATCAGTGCAACCAAAAAAACGTAATGAACGGAAGCCTTATCCAACATACTTGTCAGTCCACCTTCGGTGACGCAGAGCGGAATAAGGCGCAAACTTTGGTTTGCACACAGTCCGACGCGAACTTGCTTGCACCTCGCACCGACCTACAGTCTGACGCTCGCATCGATGACAACCGTGCCGAACCTTCTGGCGAACCAATCGTACGCGCTCGGTCATTTCAATTCATTGACGAGAACAATTCGGATATTTTTTTGGATAAATGCTGCAAGACGTTTATCCGGGACGATGGCGCACCTGATCGGACGTGGCTTGGTACAATCGAATCCGAATCATCCGGCGGAGCAAACTCCGTTTGCGCCCGAACTTCGTTCGGTAGTACGAACCACCCAATTTGGGACAGCAAAAACGAGAGTGAAGATAATAGCAAGTTTATGCAAGTTATGCTCATCGAAATTAAACGCCTTGGGTTTCGTGAGAAAAAAGAAGAATTCAAAAAACAAATCAAAAAATCCTCCTCCAATCCAAGCATGCACCCCATAGAAATAAAAAAAAAGACGACCCGTGGCGAAGCCATCGGCGCCAAAGGTCATACGGTCTCCGAGGCTACGCCAGTGCCGAAGGCTAGTAAAGTCAGATCTAATTGCCGCGCTAGTACTAAAAAAAATGGTATGCCGTGTAACAATAGCGCTCTTCCGGGATCAAGTTATTGTGGGATTCCTAGTCACAAGAAATTAGGTTGATGAGATGCGGAGCATCCTGGCGGTCGGAGCGGAACGCAACGAGCTCCACGAGTTCGTCCAATATATTTTTTACTGTTTCTTCTATTATTGGGTCTATGTATATATCTATTTGTTCGTAACCTCTAAAGTATAATGTATACTTATCATCTATGGTGAGATTAAAATCAACTAGGTTAAAGTCCTCTGCGGATATTTGCACGATATTGCCGATATCGCCGTGCAATATTCTCATCTCATCTGAAATCAGTTGGAATAGTTTTCCAATATAGTTAAATATAGAACTATAATCCACCTCTAACGGTCTGCTATTGACCGTAATACCAAGCGCATCTTTACTTAGAAAACGTATTGGAAAGTTATCCAGTACCCCCCCGTCCACATAGTGGTTATTATTATATTCGACCGGGGGGAATATAAATGGCAACGCCATCGTCGCAAGAACTCCGTAAAAAATTGGCATCTTGGGCGTATTGTCAGTAGATAATACCACCAACCCCTCCTCCAGTGACGTAGTCGTCATGAGCAATTTTTTACCGAACTTTTCGTAGATTTCGGCAAATGTCATCATTGGATTAATCTTGGCACCCAAAAGATCCCATATCCACGTCCGGTATTTTTCCCCTTTCAGTATAGAACCTCGCACCAATACGTGCTCTACCGACACATCACTAAAATCTTTTGTGTCCTTTTGCAATATTATATCGAACATCTCACCCGGCGTATACCCTATCGCAATACATACACATATAAATCCACCTATCGACGTACCAGCCAATACCTCCACATCCTCCAACATCCCTTGGCGTCTCAGTTTATCCAATGCACCCAAATAGCATATACCTCTGGACGCCGCACCCCCTAGGCATATTTCCCTCATTTAATAAAAAAGAGCAGAAATTAGCATCGACGCATTGAACGCCGACCGCCTTTGCGAATGCTTCGACCGAAACGGCTTAGCACAATAATCGATGAATTATAGACTTGCGAAAATAGATCATTTTAAAGAAACTTGCAATTGCTATAAAAATGCTATACATAATTACGTAACCAATTTTCCGCCAACTTTTTTGCGCTCTCACTATAATAAAATTTAATGTGCTTACGTAATTGGTCAGTTGATTCGGCATTCAAACGTTCGTCTGATAAATCTTGGTATTTTCCAGTAATTTTTTCCCAACTATCTCTAAATTTCCGTAAATTCTTTATTAACCCGTCGCGAGTCATAGAACTTATTGGTTTACTAATTGGTTTATACATTCCTTTATAATCCGTAATTGGTTTACTAATTGTATCATGTATGAGTTGTTTTGCTTTAGATTTTTGACCCTTGCGAATGCTACGCCGAACGCCTTTGCGAGCACTTCGACGGCGACCGTAGGTAAAATAGTACGACATGAGGGGGTTCTCCGGTCCCACGAAAGAACCATTGTACGCAGTCCCACCCGGCGTATTTCCCGGCCCAACCTCCCCCGGATAAGCACCTAGCATGGGGAACGTACGCATATTGGGGGGACCCGGCTTGACCATACCACTCAGTGAGTCCGAATGGGTGCCACCGAACGACGGGTGCCGCCGCTGCGCACGAAGATGCGCACGTTTCTTACGAAGCTCATTACTCTGCGGTAATGTATTTTTCCCCCCTTTCCTACTACCACCATACTCCTTTGCTATGCGGACTCCCTCGGCTTGACTTAATCCAAACTTTGAACGCTTAGGGCGCCGTTTCTTCATTTGCGCTAGCCGTTTCTGCTGTTTATTCATTCTCTCTACACGTCCCCGATCGTATTCGACTTCGTAATCCAAACAGCGGATTTTCTCGGGTGTACTTAATCCATTTTCAATTTTATCGAACGAGTAATCCATACAGCGTCTTTTCTCGGCTTTACTTAATCTCCTTCCAAACTTAGGACGCCCAAAGAACCAATTTCCGTTGGTGCCGCTAAGGGCGGTGGCCGGAAGTAGGGCGCTAGTGGGATCTCCAAAGAATCCCTGGGGGGACATGAGCGCTATGCCCCCAACGGGCGGACCGCTATTGGGGGAAACGCCTAGGCCTGGTTTGACCCAACCGTAGGGGGTTGACCACAGCGCTGCGCGAAATGACATTTATAATACTAAATATTTTTTTAATTTTTAAATCAATCATTTTAAAAATTTAAAAATTAAAAAAATATCCACATTGCTGAGCACCGACGCCACTTTCAGTGGTACCGCCGCGATTTAAGCTAACAATTTCTTGAGCTCCTTTATTTCAATCGAAATCTCAGCAACAAGGTCGTCATTGTCTTCGTCCGCAGCCTTACGCAACTGTTTCTTTAGATCGGAAATACGCGACAGCATGACACTTTGCGCCAATGATGGAACGGCACTTTGCGCCGCAGCAGCTTCTGTGTTCGCGACATTCTTTTCACAGGTGGAGTCTGCGCCACCTTCGGTACCACCTACGGTGGAGTCTGCGCTTTGCACCGTACCACCTTCGGTACCACCTTCGGTGGCGTTGACGCGAAGCGTCGTACCACCTTCGGTGGCGTTGACGCGAAGCGTCGTACCACCTTCGGTGGCGTTGACGCGAAGCGTCGTACTAGGTGCCGCCGGTTCTTCTACGCAATCAAATGTGTCTTCGTCTAATTCGTCGTCAGATTCTTTTGGTGGTGGTACTACTACTTTGGGGTTTGCGTTTTTCTTGATACGTATTTGCGTTACTTTGATATCGAGTTTAGCAGCGTCCCTGCCAATGATTAGACTATCAACGAGGCAGCTGCACTGTAACCGAAACGAGTTTTTGTCAATGGCCTTTAGTTCATCGAGGGAGATGATGTTTTCCTCGGACTCGTTAAAGATTTTCAATTTTTTGGAAAGTTTGAACCGGAAAATATTTTGTCCAAGATCGGAAGTCCTTGATATACAGCTCCTAAACATACTCTCTATCTTATGAAGGGGTATATTCTTTCGAAACCAAGTCTCGGAAGACTTGGACATATTTTGTACGGTATTTTCTTCTAGCTTGACGATATCGTTATAAAACCGGGTCGTTTTTGTGACCGATTGCGAATCTGTCTCCGCCGCCTTCGCTCTTTCTTTTCGGATACTCAGAACAATCATATTTTCCTTCTCGTATATATCTACTAGGTTCAGGAACGAAGAGGTGAGACGAAATTCATTTCCATCGCCGCACTTGATCGTAGATATATTGTAATTTCCTTCTTTTTTAGGAAAAGAATAAACTAGTCCATTTATAAGTCCTTCGATATCCATGTTAGATTATATTTGTAAACATCTGGTTTCTTTTACGAGTTTTATACGCAATTACGTGCTTTAATCGAGAAATGAAAATGTTTGCGGACACACTTCACGTTTTGTAACAAATTTTAGTTGATAGAGTTCTATGCATATATTAAATGTAGTCACTCCGCACCTTTTCTTAATATTCACCTTGGGAAATGTTAGTATGAGACGAACCTCACTACCCTTGATGAGTTTATCCTTTGGCGCAATTGTCATATTGTCCGACTCATAAAACTCACATTCCTCGTTATATGGAATCTTCATACTAGGCAAATACCCCTTATCACTTTCCGTTATAGAACTCTTAAACATACTCTTAATCTCCTCAACACTGAGTTCGCGTCCAAACCACTCAGTTGATCTGAGATTCGCCTGTTTGAGAATATAATCCTCAATTCCCCTAATTAGGTGGTAAAAGGGCTCATTTAGGTTAATGGTAAAACTATTCGAAAATGGATCAAAGGGTAACCTACAACGTGGCGTTTGAACCATCAAATCTTCGTTCATATATATCACCTTACTTCCATTCTTACCTACATTTTCAGCAGGTTTAAGAACAAAAGTCGAGACATCAAGGTCGCGATATAGCATTTGTTTAGGGCGCTTCGTGCTCGACACTCTTTGTAGATATTATGAGTATATCCTTAATTTGATTTGCTATGGATTCCCAAGTTTGAAGTGACGAAGCCATGGCGAAACCACCGCGTCCAACTTCCTCAATTGCCTTTGTCAATACAGGTAAGATATTGTCCAACTGAATGTCGGCAATTGTTACCGCATGTCCCGCCTCGTTTATATACTCCTTTTCTCCTACTTGGTAGGCATATCCAGTGCTACGGAAATTCTCCCCAGTTGCAAGAAAGTCTGGAACTACTTGGATAGCTCCCGTGATTGCATGTTCGCAATTTGTAAGTGACCATCCCTCTCCCCATGAAGTCTGTAAGCCAATTTGGCAGAAGTTGTATATATGATTAAGCATTTCTTCCGGCGCGTCATTCATCGTAAGTATAATTTCATCATCTCGAAAATTGAATTTCTTGCGATAGTAATCCAGCATCCTGACAAACTCTGGGTTTTTCGTATTCGTGTGCAACCATAATTTTGCCGTAGGCAAAATATCATTTGCGCTTCGCGCAAATTTTGCCTTAGGCAAAAATGTGACTTCGTCAGCGCGAATCGCAGCAAATGCCTCAATGGTAAGGTGTATTTGTTTTCTCTCAACGTAATTGTTGGCGTTTAGTATAATCAGATCGTCCTTATTGAGCGTTTTAATAATTGGTTTAAGATACTTGTACGCTTTTCTACGAGGAATCTTGTAAAAACACTTTGACACAGCGTGAGGTACTACATATATATTTGGGCGTTCTGTTATCGCGGCTTGAATACTTTGCATACCCGAGTTGGTCATTGTAAACAACATATCCGCCTTGCATATATTCTCGACTACTTTATGCGATGGTTTGTAGTCAAGCGGTGTCCATACGATTACTTTGGGGAGAACTTGTGTGGCTCGTGCATTGTTGTACAAGTTCATAAACCAATCAGCTTCGTATATACCTATTACAAAAATAATGTAATCTATATTTTCGTCTATTGAATATTGAATTGCCTGCAATAGTGCATATTTCATTTTCAATGAAAGTAGCGACGTTTCGTGTGCCGACGAAGCACTGAACAATTCCCAGGTCATCCCTATAGAGGGTATGGGGTCCCCTACATGGTATATTTTTTTAAAGCCGAATGCGTCTACGGATTTAATAAGAGACCTCGGAGGTGCCAATACATAGCACGATACGGCTCTGTCGTACGTCGATCCTTTGTCGCTTCGCACGGCGGAAGAATTAAGGTGGGGTAGAACAGATTCGGAAATCCTTGAAAAACTAGTAGGCCTACCAATATCACCAAACCATAGTATTTTCATTTAGTTATTTCTTAGCAGACTTAGAAATAACGAAATAAAAAAAATAATCAACGTTAACGAAATCCACTGTTACAATAAATTTATTAGGATGGAAATTGGTCACAATAGGCGTCTTCGCCCCCAGGTGGTAATGTATTATTGCAGTTTGTGCTGGTTGAACCGCACCCGCTACAAAGTCCCGTGCATGAACAATCTTTTACCCTGAATAAATCCTTGCACAATGATTTTGTAAGTGTGTTGATATTCTTTGTGCGTGTATAGTATGGTTGGCAGTATTTGTCCAAGCACTTGTCGCAATTAAACGCGGCGTTTTTGTTGATTATTTCTGAACCGTATATATCTTTGCCTAGGAATCCAATTAGGAGTAATACGATAATTGCCGAAAGTAAACCTACGACCCCTACTATGATCAATACTTTGTCTCTCCGTTCCATTTACTTTCCGTCAACATTTTTTTCTCGGTTTTCTACATGCTCCCTTGCTAATCGGAGACGTTCTATTGATGTGAGGCCGTTAGGCGCCGATCGAAGTGCCATCCGCCTTAGACTTTTGTAGTTACCGGCCTCGCCACTAAAACCTTCGCCATATGCCTTAGGTACGCAAAGCACCATACAAATTACAAATATTGATATGATGAGGACTATACCTAGAATTATAAGTTCCAAGTTTTGCGATGATTTCATTTATATATACTTATTATAAATTATTTTTAATCTTTCTGACTGTTTAATAGATACGACATCATTTGTTCAGTACGTTTATGTTCTTCTTCGTCCAATCTTTGTCTCTCCGCTGCGCTTTCCTTTGCTTTTTCGCGACGTCGTGCGGCGTCCTCTACTGATGCGGCATCCCAGCTTATGATGAAAAAGGTATCGGAAAGTCTATATACTACGAACCCTTCTTTTTTCAATTTCTTTTGTATAAAGTCTCCGCACTCTTTTAAATTCACCGAAGGGAGGCCGTACATGAGTTGGGGGATGTCGTAATAACAGTTCGATTGCCCATACTTTGCGGTATGATTAATACGAACACGAACACGATCCATAATTTTCATATAAATATCATCGCACCTTTTCTTCCTATCCTTTTGGATCTTGAGAATCTGCTGTAGGGACATTTTCTTTAAACTTGTAAAATATTTTTTTAAAGAACAGATACCGGCGTAACTTTCCTATCAGAAAGTTCAGCCATCAATTTCCCAAATCCCATGATTCCCCCCAGTGTATACATGAGACGGTCTAACCCTGGTCTTCTTATAACTTCGTCCAAGTCTTCTTTGGTAAGAATTGGATTGTGCAGAATGACTAGGTACATGAGTAGGGCAAAGGTTTGACAAAATCCCCATATTTCCCTATTTTGCAATCCAATGCACGGCTCAGTATTTGGATTTGCGTCCGAATAATATTCATTTTGACAGGACAAATAGTGTACTTTAAGTGTACAACCTCCGGTTGACGCGGCGCTTTGTGCCGGGGTAATTACTGGGACTTTAGCAAGTATTTCAATAGCACGCGCATATTGCATATTATATATATTCGTGGAATTTGTATCAAATACATTTGTAATACCTTGGCCATTCTTGTCTAGTATGACGGTTGTTAACCACATATGGGCCGTGTGAATTCCAGCTTCAATGCACGGTATATAAGAATGCGTTGTGCATATAAATATATATACGCGCAGTTCCATTTCTTCAAAATGTTTTGTTTCCCAATAGGTTGGCTGACTATTTACTTCAAAATAGAAATACGATTTATGGGGTCCAACTTTGTTGTGAACTTTGTCAAGGTGTTCAGCTTCTACATCAAAGATAGGATGTGTTTCCCCATTTTTATCCTTCACATATGCAATTTCGTACCCCAAGAAATCGTCATTCTCCGTATTATATACTGAATCATAACCCCCGTTATCTTTGATCTCATTGTACGAAAGAAATAAAGGCGTCAGTTCAAACAGACCGACCTTTATCCCAATGTGTTTTGACGCCACTTGCGGATCGGTTCCCTTATACATATACTGCGTAAATGTATTATCAACCAGTTTTTTTATACCACTTATAGTACCCAATTTCTGCCTAATAAACAACGCTTGGTTATTCACAATATTTACGACAAATAGTGGAATACTCGTCGTAAGCAACTGATGATCCAACATACCTTTAAACCTTTTCCGATCAATTTTACTTCTACGACGTTTTGCACGAGGAGTCATTTTACAATTATCAAATATTTATTTTTTTCCAAATATGTTCTGCTGAGTACCGCCACCAAATTGCAACGTTTGTTGCGAATTGGTAAACCCAAATGGAGACTGCTGCGGCGTTTGTTGCGCATTGGTAAACCCAAATGGAGACTGCTGCTGCGGAGTTTGTTGCGCATTGGTAAACCCAAATGGAGACTGCTGCGGAGTTTGTTGCGCAGTAAACCCAAATGGAGACTGCTGCGGAGTTTGTTGCGCAGTAAATCCAAACGAGGGAGCAGGCTGCGCGGAAAACCCACTTAACAAAGGCTGCTGTGCAGGCTGTTGCGTAGCAGGCTGCGCGGAAAACCCACTTAACAAAGGCTGCGCAGGCTGCGCGGAAAACCCACTAAACAAAGACTGCGCAGGCTGAGACTGAATAAACGTAATTCCAGGAACGTTTGATACAGGTTCCTGGATTGGGACCATTTTCAATAGGGGGTGTGCAAGTGTATGCTCTCCTGTCCTTTCGCAAACTTCGCAGATATTAATACCGCACTGTACGCAGAGGTACCTCCAGCCAAATATGTTTTGCTTATTGCAATGATAACATTGGATACCCTTGTTTATCCATTGTTCACGGTTGGCCAAGAGGGGAAACTTTTTTGTCTGAGACCATTTTGGAACCCTCAAAATCATATGATCACTTGTGTGGCCACGGTCTTCGACCGACGCAGTGCTCTGTATAGTAGTTCCGCGCGGCTTCGCCATACAACTTTCGCACATATCGTAGTTTGGGCATTCCATGCATTTGTATCGAACGCCCGTAATATTCTCCTTTCCGCACGAATCGCACTTTACACCCTCGTGAATTTCGCTGTTCATTTTCTACGACGCTCGCAAACGAAGTTTGCGCCCGAACAACGTTCGGAGTCGACACGGTTCTCCGAACCGTACAACCTTCTTACCAAATGTTATTTTTGAAACCTTAAATTATTTTCTACGTAACTGTAAATGAAAGTGCCTTTGCAGGTCAACGCGGTTCCCCGAACCGTCAAAATATTGTTGTATATACTTCTTGCTATTTTTTTGTTTTTTTTGTTAGAAATAATAATCGAGGTTATTTTAATGGGATGTGGTGTAATTGTTCAGGAGAAACTAGTTCCGTATATGTACGACTCAGAAATAAAAAGAAATAAACTTAAAGAACATTTTAGGATAGACAATGATAAGTTAAACAATAAAGTCCATATGGGAATTCAAAATATAAAAAACAAGAAAATAGTCATATGTGCACTTGCGAGAGACGTAGAAAAGTGTTTCCCGAAATGCATTGACAAAATTATGTTATTCACCGAAGGATTTGAAAACTACAATATAATTATATATGAAAATGACAGTAAAGACCGTACACGAGAATTACTACGTGAATGGGCACAGCGCAACAAAAAGGTTAAATTGATGGATTGCTGTGAAGAGGGTAATTGTGATTGTAAGTTAAAAGTGAATAATTTAAAATTAGATGAAGGTGCAATGTCACATGAAAGAATTAAGAAAATGGCACATTTTAGAAACAAATATTTAGACCATGTCAAGAAGAATTACAAAGACTATGATTATATGATGGTTATTGATATAGATATAAGAGGTGGAGTATTTAAGGAAGGATTCCAATCATGTTTTGCAGACGATGATTGGGATGCTATTTTTGCGAAGGGAATCAAGCCATTTCCATTTTTGTTTGGGAGTTTGAATTTTGTATATGATACTTTGGCATTTGTAGACAAGAAAAATCATATGTTTTTTGATAAAAAAAAATGTTCAAAACATTTTTTACAATTGCAAAATGTATATAATAAAAAAATAGGCGATTCCATGGAAGTAGTTAGATCTGCCTTTAATGGCGCGAGTATTTATAGAATAAAAACAATAATAGATTCAGATGCAAAATACGATAGTATTACACCATGTGAACATATAGATTTCCACGACAGCTTAAAGTCTGACAAATTATATGCAAGTCCGTCCTTTATAATAAATATGGGAATTGACAATGAAACACAATTGCCGTTTGATTTTATTTCTAATTTATGGAATCAATGATCCGCTTCGCGTAACGCTTCGCGTGACGTCATATACTAGGATAATATTGCCAACGCATATCCTCGCAGATACCCTTCCAAATTGAATCTTGCAAGTATAGTTTCTCGCGAGATTTCAAAAGGGGGAAACACGGAAGCAATTCGTCCTCCCCCAATAACTGACACATTTTGTGCAAAGTGTAAGAATAACTTAGGAAATTCTTCCTACTCTTTGGACAATACTTTTCAAACGGTTTCTGGATCTCCTCAAACATAGAAACAAGCTTACATTCCAGTTTTTTAGAAATTACCGGCGGTTTTACACCACACAGTCTATTAATTAGCGCGGGAGTATGCTCATACTGTTTGTTAAGTCGAAGCTTCTTCAAATAACCTTTAATACGCTTATGGGTAATATCCGCTATATTTGTAACTCGGTCCTTCTTGAGCTCAACCAATAACATATCCACAACCTCTTGAGAAGGAGCCGTACTTTCTTTCGCCTGCAGCTGACTAAGCCATTCCTTGAAATGGTTAATACGCTTATACGCAAAAGGACTCAGTATTTCTATTTCTTCGCTGAATTCCGTATGCGTCTGCGCATCTTGGTATCGAACAGATACTCCGCATCCTGTGCATAGTGCAATTGCCTCCTTAATATCTAGTACTCTGTATTGTTCGCATTCATTGCAATATAGTTGATCATAGTTGTGCTTTTTCGTAGACTTGATACCGTAACCCAGACATGTCGCAGCGTAATCATCGCATATTCTACCCTTTTGCGACATATGGGAAGTTTCTACGAATGACTCGAGACCGCGACCACCGCGAAGTTCGTCGAACTCTTCCGACTCGTCGTAATCCCCGTCTAGCGATTGATCGTCTGGTTGGCAAGGTTCAACGACTGTTTTTTTCGATTCAAGGTGATACTCGTATAAAAAGGGGGAGGCCTTGAGCAAGTATTTCGTCTCTTCGTCCCTTGTTTCCATGAGTTCGATTTCCTTTTCTAGTTCGTCGATCTGCTCTTTGAGTTGCATTCTTTCCGTCAGTTTCTCAGCATATTTGGTTGATTGCACCTTTTGGGGAAGCGAAAGGGCTTTTTGCTTTAGCCTTTCAAGCAACATACGCTTCTCGGGCAATTGGGCATAGTACTCCTCAAATTCTTTGAGTTTTACTTCATGCATACTCTCCAAAGTTTGCCGAGAATCTGCATGGGGGGTTTTCTTTGAGATCCTAGATAAATTCATTGCGCTATGCGAACCATTCAGTTCGCGCGCAAACTTCGTTTGCGTATTTATTTATTCCTTTCCTTAAATTAATTAATTAATTAATTTATTAATTACATATAAAGAATGAGACCCGCGCCGAAACCCGCGCGGATGATGGACGGCGGGCGAGACTCCGTTTTCATAGAAACGCTCACATCAGCAGCATACAGGGGGGACATTAAAAAAGTCAAGAAACTACTTGACAAGAGGGAGGACAAGGTTGACATGCAAAACTATCATGACGAGACTGCGCTAATGGGGGCCGCATCGGGAGGTCATACTGAAATTGTCAAATTACTACTTGACAAGGGGGCCAAGATTGACATGCAAAACTATTATGGCGAAACTGCGCTAATGTGGGCCGCATGGGGGGCCGCATGGGATACTGAAATTGTCAAATTACTACTTGACAAGGGGGCTCAGATTGACATGCAAAACAAGGATGGCACGACCGCGCTAATGTGGGCCGAACATAAAGGTCATACTGTAACTGCCGAACTACTCATTAATTTGGGCGCCGACGTTAATCATGTGGATAATAATGGCATGACTGCGCTAATGAATGCCGCATCGGAAGGTCGTACCAACAATGTCAAATTACTACTTGACAAGGGGGCCACGGTTGACATGCAAGACAAGGATGGCAAGACTGCGCTAATGTGGGCCGCAGAGAAAGGTCGTACTGAAACTGTCGAATTACTACTTGACAAGGGGGGGGCCAATCCTGATATTAAAGATAATAACGGCAAAACCGCTTTTGATCTTGCCCGAAATGATGAAATCAAACAATTTTTTAACCCTACTATAATTGAGGCCGCACGGCGAGGTCGTACCGACACTGTCAAATTACTACTTGAAAAGGGGGCCAATGTTGACATGAAAGACACTGATGGCAAGACTGCGCTAATTGAGGCCGCACGGAAAGGTCATACTGAAATTGTCAAATTACTACTTGACAAGGGGGCCACGGTTAACATGCAAAACGAAGTTGGCAGTACTGCGCTATTGTGGGCCGCATCGGAAGGTCATACTGAAACTGTCAAATTACTACTTGACAGTGGGGCCAACGTTGACATGCAAAACGAGGATGGCGGGACTGCGCTAATTTGGGCCGCATTAGGAGGTCATACTGAAACTGTCAAATTACTACTTGACAAGGGGGCCAACGTTGACATGCAAGACAAGTATGGCCAGACTGCGCTAATGATGGCCGCAGCTAAAGGTCATACTGAAATTGTCAAATTACTACTTGACAACGGGGCCAAGGTTGACATGCAAGACAAGGATGGCAAGACTGCGCTAATGATGGCCGCATGGGGAGGTCGTACTGAAATTGTCAAAATTGTCAAATTACTACTTGACAGTGGGGCCGACGTTGACATGAAAGATGAGAAAGGCTGGACTGCGCTAATGGGGGCCGCACAGGAAGGTCATACTGAAATTGTCAAATTACTACTTGACAGTGGGGCCAAGGTTGACATGCAAGACAAGGATGGCAAGACTGCGCTAATGTGGGCCGCAGTGAGAGGTGACCCGAAAGAGCTAATGCTAACATTCAAAAGTCATACTAAAACTGTCGAATTACTACTTGACAAGGGGGGGGCCAATCCTGATATTAAAGATAAAAACGGCGAAACCGCTCTTGATATTGCCCGATATGATGAAATCAAAAAAATTTTTAACCCTACTATAATTGATGCCGCACGGCGAGGTCGTACCGACGTTGTCAAATTACTACTTGACAAGGGGACCAACGTTGACATGCAAAACAATTACGGCCAGACTGCGCTAATGTGGGCCGCATCGGAAGGTCATACTGAAATTGTCAAATTACTACTTGACAAGGGGGCCAATCCTGTTATTAAAGATAAAAACGGCAAAACCGCTCTTTATTTTGCCAAAAATGATGAAATCAAAAAACTTTTAAATTCGCCTTTAGGGCCTTTAGGGAATTTAGTAGATGTTACAATTGTGAAAGGAGATGCTATACAAAATGTTAAATGCGCAATTTGCCAATACCCATTAAAAGATGGCCGTGTCGTGGTAAAAACAAATAAATGCAATCATCAATTCCATGCAAAGTGCTTAAATGGTGCAAAAGACAGTGGAACAAGAAAATGCCCACTTTGTAGACAAGAAAACGCGTTTTTCGGAAAATCAGCGAGGAGGCGTAGTAAGTCAAAAAAACGGCGTTCAATGAGGCGGCGTAGTAAGTCAAAAAAACGGCGGTCAATGAGGAGGCGTAGTAAGCGGAGGTCGAAGACTCATTTGGCGCCAAATCAATCCGGATGAATTAAAAATACGTCGAATTTCGCGACGAAATTAATATCGCAGACTTTTATAAACAAAAAAAATGTCCGGACAGTACTTGCCGATCAGCGCCGAATATGGAAATGTCATGGTCGATGCGGACGATTTGGCGTACATGAGAGGGTATGGTATGTACAACCCCCCACCTAATTACGATCAAACTACAAATCGCGGCCCCGCATACAGCCAGTCTGCCAACTTTTATATCGATCACCCCGAAGATCGACCCAATTTACCCCAATTACCTGCCGCACCTTTGCCAGAGTATCAGTCTCAGCTAGATAAATGGAATACTCAACCATACCAAGTTGGAACTACCGGAATCCACCCCGAACCATCCGGTAGCTGGAAATCACCCAATATAGACGGAAATCCCACTAGGTACGAAGAATTTGCTGCACGTGCGTCGCACCTCGATCCCAATAGTCTCATGAGCTTCTTCTTCAGTCCCGAAAACGTCGATTTTCTACAACAAAGAATCATTGACGAAGTCCTGAGAATTAGGAAAATCAATATTTCCAGGCAGAGCGACGACGAACTCCTCATCATTATGAACAACTTTTTCCAAAAAGCCCTCAGCGGATGGCTCCCTCACACAAATAGCCAAGGGATTGTTACAGAGGAAAGCAAGCGCCTAGCATACCCCAGGGGTGATTGCGCCACTTGCTCCCTCGAGGAACGTCTTGAAAGATTAAACCAGGCCACCTTGGAAGAATGCGTTAAACAAGTACTTTCCGCGTCTTCCATGTACCTACAGTACTACAGCGACGCCAGCTCACTTCCCCTCCCTCTCACATTACCTACTTATACATCTATGAAGGGAAGCAGAGAACTATCTGAACCCGTGGGCCTCTATGACAACCCACACCAAGCAACTAGGGCCATACAATCGTTCAACCAAAGAAACAATATAATTTAAATAAAAATCTGTAATTAAATTAAATGGGCGCTATTAAACAAATTGGCAAGGATTTGAAACTTAAAAAGTGTTTACCGTTACGGATATATATTGGCGGATGGTCATTTGCATTCTTCGTGTCGGTTGGTATACTAGCTATTGGTATTATTGAAAAAACTGAAAAAACAACGTCACAAATTCCCGAGGAAGATGAGACTAAAAAGAAAATAGCACTTGTTTTGACAATTATAGGAGCCATCTTATTATTCATATCTGCATGGAGATTATTCGTACTCGTAGTAAAATATTTTAACTTGTGCACTGAAATGTTTTTCGGAGAATTATTAGTCCGACTTATGTTTGACTGAATCTAATTAAGGATTTGATTTTATTGTAGGACAGACAGGAAGAAAAAAAATCTAATCTAAATTAATATATAAATTTAAAAAATGAAGATTCTGCAATTGTTTGTTTTTATTGCCAGTGTCACGTTTAGCGTAAACGCGGAAGGACTCAGGGGCCTTGCTTCTCATCCAGTATGCTACAAGATTCTTAACACATGGTGGAATACCCGCGAAGCCCAAAAGACGCGCAGTGTTATCAATACCATGGACCAGGACTGCTCCGTGTTTAGCGGTATGCCCGATCCGTGCAATAAGAAAACGACCCGGGGGAGCATTGCGGGTCTGACCCCGGCACAGAAAGTAGCATCTTGCACGATGGTTGGGGCGCACAACTCTCGCTGTATCGGCAACCCATGCAATAGCCTAAATACCGGCGATTGCAGTATCCAGCAAACACAGGGGCAGTGCTTTTGGATTACGAAGGAGAACCTTCCCAAGGTAAATGCGTTTTACGCGTCGCAGGGCATCGCAACCCTTCCCACCCACGGCTGCTACCGCAACCCATGCAACCTTCCCGGTTATGGAAAGCAAGACGTAGAGTGTCCTACGAAGAGCATTCCGGGGTTGATCCAATGCACGTGGTGTAAGGGCGGTGGGGATCCGCTACTTGTCGGTGAGGGTATGGGGTGTCAGATGACGATTGATACAACTCAGTCACTCTGTGCGCCGGTTAATAGCAATGGCGTACCAAAGTCAAGCGTAATGGAGCGTGTCGTGAATGCCCGTTGCCAGTGTTCTACGGATTATACAATTTGTGATATGATTGTAAGCAATACGCGTAGTCAATTTAAGCGTGCTTACCCTAATGCTGGTTAATAGATGGTTCACGGCGCGTAATTTTAAAAAAATTTTAAAAAATAAGTATAAAATAAGGGCGTCTTCGTGGACAGGATATACGGGCGTAGCGATATTGCAATATACCACGGTTTAATGAAGTATTATGCCGTTAGGATGTGTTATTTTTTTTTAGAGTGTATTTAAAAATGGTGAAAGTTATATATGTACGTAAGCAGTTCACAGATGAAAAATTCGACCCCATAGCACCGGGTCGTTTATTCGGCACAAGGCATTATCGGGAGATTATAACTGAGGATACGGACTGTTATTGGATAGACGAGAATGAGAAAAAGCACGTGCTGTTCAAGTTTCGCAAAAGGGCGATCAGGTTGCCGGAGGCTATGCTCAAGGAAATACGGGATATATATGAAAGTTTTGGAAAGCAGGGGGCGTCCACTAATGCTTCAAACGATAGTTTTAACTTTGGTGATGGAACAACGAAATTTGTAAATAAAGACGGCAAGGAAATGAAAATATATACAAGATCGGCCCGGAGCAAGATATCTGGGTTCTACGACAGAGCAAGTGTTCCCGATCTTATTAGGAAATTCCATACAACCAATGTTTGTCGAACTACGCGATTTACAAGGGATCATTTTGATAAATGGCAAACCGCGTTACCCCTCTTTGAAAATATAGCAAAGATATATAAGCGCTTAGCACCTAAGCATTATTCTAGACAAATGGATCTTTTCAAGACCGGGCCACCAGGGTTTCAAATAGGCAATACTCCATTTACAACAATTACAAGTAATTATAACTGGAGAACAGCCTGTCACAAAGACGCGGGAGATTTCGAGGGAGGTATGGGGAATCTTACCATACTGGGAGATGATACGTTTAAAGGAGGGTACCTGGGTTTTCCACAATTTCGCGTAGCGGTTGATGTACGACCGTTGGATGTAATTATTATGGATGTACACCAGTATCACGCAAATACTCAACTCAAAGCGGATGAAAAGAATGTGAGATTGAGTTTTGTGTGTTATTACCGTATTAATATGCAAAGATGCAATCGCAAAGCAAAGTGGAATGGCGAGACATATTACTACAGTTCTCCGCGCACCGCGTAGTACGACGCCATTGGATTAGCACCATTTCGCTTTGCTACCTGTGTCCCAATCGATTGTGTTAATGTTGGACATATTATTCCAGCAAAGAGTTTGATCAAAAGCTGTAGCGCCTTCAAACATGCTCATCCTACAATTGCAATAAAAGCGTATATAACTGGGCGTATTTTTTTGATTTTCTTGACATTTATATTTATATATATTATTTTTTTAATTTAATTTTAATTTGTACTAATAAAATGAATACACTGGTCGGCAGTGCAATTGGTAGACTTGGACAAAATTATAGAGAAAATATGATTGAATTGCAGGGTCTCTTAGAAGACGAGTTTGACCCGAATGGAATGGACGTAAACAGATGGTGGACTCCGTTACAGTTTGCAATTATACAAAATATAAGCGAAGACAGAAAATTAGAAGTAATTGCATTGTTACTTTTTTATGGCGCGGATCCGCTCGAAACAAATGGTGACCGTGTAAATGCATTTGATACTGCGCGTTCCTATGGTACGTTGCAAATACAGCGACTATTATCAGAGGGGGTCACGAGCGTGCAACTGGCCGGACAAAATACAAGAGAACACTGACCGACGCGGCGCCGCACTAACGCAAATCCATGCAAAATACGATTGTCTGTGGTGGGAAGAATCTGTACTCTTTTTGCGTCAGGTCTACTTTGGTAAAGTGTACGGTCTTGTAGTATTTCTTGAGGTTATTTATAATCTTTGCAAAGCGCGGGATGGATGGGTCAATATCGAAGGAGTACTCTAGTACCAACTTGGCTATCCCATATTTTTTCCAACCGTTGAAATTTTCGAGGATATCGATTTCGATACCCTCAATGTCCATTTTGACTGCATTAATATCCGAGTGTTCTTTAAGTATATCGTCCATACTCTTTACTTTGATCGTAACAGTGTCGCGACCTTTTTTCGGAATGATGGTATGTCTATATTTATTCTCAGGATTTTTGGTAAGGTATAATTTCACAATACCCGTAGTGGTACTTACACCTTCCCTAAAAACCTTGCCTTCTTTTTGTTGAGCCAAGTTGCTCAATCGCCGCGAAGCACCGTACTCACTCTTGGTCCTCTTGATATTTTCCTTGAGTATTTCAAAATTGTTCTTTTCCGGCTCATACCCATAAACCTTACCACCACGAGCAATTACAAAACAAGAAAAAATACCTATATTCGCGCCCAAATCAAGCCAAACATCACTAGCTACTATATCGAAACCCAAGCGTTTATGCTGATAGGTCCGACGGTCAATAATCTCATCAATCACCTTACTATCTGTTGTACCTTCTCTCACTAGGAAACTCATCTTTTGCCTTCCATTCAACGTGTCTATGGCACGCTTTGACTCCTCTATCTTGGTTCGTTCTGTATCTACGCGCTCAGCCGAACGAGTTTGTTGGGTACCCATTTATTAAAATTTAGTAAATATAAAGAATATATATTTTCTAACACGCTTATATATATATGGACGACTGGTCTATCATTTGTTTGTTTTTGATTCTTTTCATGTTTATGATCCTGCTTTGGGGTCGTCACTGTACGCGTCACATAGTGACGCCCGAAGCTCTGCTTCGTCACTATGCGGCACCCGAAACTCCAGAAAACTTCCAAAATACAAGCCATCCTCAGATACTACCAATTAGTTTTGCAATTCCGTTGAGTATGTTTAGGGTTCCTGGCAAAAAAACCGACGAGTTCTCAAAATTAATACCTGGAGAACGTTCAACTTATATATACAACACAGAAGACGAATACTTCGCCCAGTACCAGCGTAGTAAATTTGGTATAACAAAAATCAAGGCTGGTCGCGACTGTATGAGACATTACGAAATCATTGCAGCCGGTGCGATTCCGTATTTCAAAGATCTCCACCGCGTTCCAAAAAGAACTATGCACAACTTCCCGAGAGATATTGTCACGAGAGCGATGAACGGGGAAAATTACGAAAAGTGCCTCGCAGAGTTGCAAGAATATGCTCGCAAAAACTTGACTACGGAGGCGCTTGGGAAATATTTCCTGGAAAAAGTCGGACTCGTCGCAGCTTCGGACAACGCCCAAAGGCGTAGAAGCGTAGCTTCGGACAACGCCCAAAGGCGTAGAAGCGTAGCTTCGGACAACGCCCAAAGGCGTATACTTTTCGTTAGTCAGCCATCTCTGATTGGTGCAAATATAGACTATCAGCGCGATTGTTTGGCGATTGGACTGTTAAGCACCGGCGCGAGTATCGATTTCTATGAGGACTTGCCGTGGTTGTTCGATGATTATACTGGCGATTGTTCTAGTCTATATGGTATGGGTTATTCAATATGTAAAAAAGTTCCAGCTTCAAAGCACCGTTTGCCTACGGCAGCGCTTCACGCAAATGTTTACGACCTTATTATTGTCGCAACAAGTTCTTCCCACTTTAAATTAGATTCTGAAATAACAAAGTGGCTTGAGAAACAGAGTTCGGTACCCAAGGCACTTGTTATGGGGAATGACGGATCATTTACGGATGAAACTGTACTGCAGCTTGCCAGGAAATCGTATACTTTCCCGTTCCAATTTATATTTGTAAGAGAATTAAATTGAATTTAAATATTTATTACTGATAATTATGGAAGAAGATCCAGATCCCCGCTTTGTAGGATACAGAGGAATACTTGAGAATCCTCCTGCACCTGCGCCCGCCCCAGAAAACAACAATCCAAAAGTATTTCAGTGTATAAGTGATTATATTTCGAATAAGAATACAAAATATTATCCAAATGATGGTTATAAAGTACATTACGTAAACGGAATACCTCGATATGGTACATTCTCCGTAATTAAATACTATCAAGTAACAGATGTACAACAAGTAAAAAACCTTATAAAGGGTACAGTAGGCAAGATAGACAAGTTGGTAAAAGAAGATGGAGAACTCGTAGATGGTTATGGTACTGTTAAAGGTATTCGTAAAACACCATTGATGATTGCTGTGTCTTTTAAAGGGATTGACATTGAAGTAGTTAAAGCTTTGTTGGAAAATGGAGCGAATGTAAATGTAAAAGATTTGTTTTACTGTAGCGAAATGGCGAATAAATTTACTGATGACAGGCCAACTTTGCTTAAATATGCTGCGGATAATTTGGCATATATGGGTCAAGAAATTGCGCGAGGAGGCATATTATTTAATAATGTTGTGAATATAAAATTATGTGATAATGATAATAAGTCGATCCTTGCGTATATAATAAGTAACTACAATGGATATGTTGACAGTGTAAAAGAACTTGTTTACAAAGTAATAGAAGAAGATGAAGAAAATATTGGTAATTATTATGATAATTTAATCAATCAAATCGGAGAAGTTACATTAGATGATGTAGAAAAATGTTTAATGAATACGGCTGAGAAAGGTGCGCAGAATTGTAAATATACACAATTCTTAGACAGGCATATAGAAAAAATTAGAGAATATGAAATAGATTATGAAGAACGAAAGAAGAATATAAAAAAACCTGAAAAAACTAAATATGACTACCAAGCTGAATTTGAAAAAAAACAAGCTGAAAAAGACAAAACAGACCTTTTTGTCACAGCGGAAGCTAGAAAATTAATATATGATTTTATTAATAAATTTTTGGACCACAAAGATATAGTATATATAATAAATCAGGAGTGGAAAGACAATAATACAATTGTGTCATGTCTTGGATTACTTCTTGATTTTTACAAAGAAAATGAATCAGAAATAACGTTAAAACTTATTGAAAAATGTTTAAAAAAAGGTGCTGATTTTAGTAGAGTATTATATAAAATTTTCGACTTTGATGATCCTTTGAAAATATTAACGTTTTTAGACACTAACGTAGACGTTACTGTGAGATTAATTGTTAGTAGGGATGAAACATGTGGAGAAAAAGGAGGATTTCGTGCCCCATACGATAATTTTTTAACTTATACGATAATAAAAAAAAATATTCCAGTTCTTGAATTCATATTAGACAAATTAGACAAATTAGGCGACCATGACAAAGTAGTTAACTGCATTCTTTCACCAAATTATTACAATACAACCTCCATCACGGCTGCCGGGAAAAAAATTAATGATGACAATGAATCGAAGGAACTAAAAGAAGTTCTAGAAGAATTTCTAAAAAAGTGTATGGGGTATGACAGGAGAATACTAATACATGGATTGAAATATGCCGTAGAATCAAATAATTTAAATCTGTTCAATGTGTGTATGCGTGTGAATGAATCTAATAAAGAATTTGAATCATTATCCATCGTTGATATTACGAATCTTCTTAAAGATATGACAATACCAGTTGAGATTGAACGTGCAATTAAAGCTGTCCCAGGTGGTGAAGACGCAAATGCTGCTGGACAAGATTTTCATGATAGAATTAGAATTGGTTATAAACGGAGCGGAGACGCGATCAACCAAACCCCACCAATGAAACCAAGAACCTCCTACGGCGCAGAGAAGAGAAGGTCAAATCGGCGCAAAGTTCATTTGGCTCCGACGCGAAAACGCGTAGTTAAACGCCGGAGTCTCAAAAAGAAGTGCCACGCGTAAATTCATATTATATATATATGTTTACTATAAATAAATAAAAGATGGATTGGTCATCGGACAAGATCGTTGAGACGGTTGAGCAATTGCGTAAGGACTCGTGTTATAAGAATGGCGATGAGATAATGGAAATTTACGGCGAATTTCGTGATAAATTCCCCAAACTATTTTATACGTGTCTCTCCCCTGACTTTAATATGGATGAGCTCCGTGGACTCTTAAATATTAGGGAAACCGCAAGTCGTACGGGAACTCCGGATATTATTCGGGACACGCAGGTAGGTGAAGTATACGCAAAGCGTTATATTTACCCAGTAACAAGGGAGCCTAGTATGGCAGATAAAAAACTTGCCGCGAAGAAAGTGGCAGAGAAGTACGTAGAACTGGACAACGCTTCGCGTAGCGCTGAACATTCGGACCGATCTTCTAATTAGCCGGCTAGTAAAGACTGAACGATTTGTCTTGTTATTTTTAGGGATTTAATAGGTTTGAGAAGATCGTAAACTTTGTCTTCTCTTTCTTTTTTGGTCTTAGGCGGTGGAGAACTGTTCAAGGTATCTATGATATTTTCAATTGATTCAATTGATTCTAACTTCGAATCCAAAAACTGTTTGATATTTTCAATAGGGATGGGATAAGAAGAGAATTTAGCTAAGAAACTTTTTTTATATACTGAGGCTTTAGCCACAGTAAACATTTCATTATACAATCCCATTGCGCTTTGCACCGTACTTCCTGTTTCATACCCCAAATCATTGGCAGTGTTTATGACGTCCTCAATTCGTTTATCGTTGCCGCGTGATATTTCATGAATCCAACAAGTGACTGCGATCAACGCGTTGCGTTCTTCTGTGCGCGGATGTTTGTTACGTTTGCGAATATACTCATACATATTATTTTCCCAAAAGTCTTGTGCGGTTTTCACACCATCATTATTTAAAATATTTAAAATGCGCATTATTTTGTCCTTATCTGATTGGAGAGTTTTATCAGTGCTTTGTACAACGTTTCTATGCATTTTTCTAAGCGGCAAAGTCGCCTCATCGTCTCCGCCAATCCTAGTTGTTTGCTGGCGACGTTCGGTCTGCATCTTACTTTGCACCTTGTGCATTATAATAAATTTAGGTGCCTTCCATTTATTAAAAAGGTGAGTAACGCGTTGGGTTCCAATAACCTTGTCGTAACGTTCTCGAAAATAATCGTAATCTCTGCCGCCAGTATGTTGTTTGAATATGGTATTCAGAGATTCTATGAGATCTTCATCGTTCAATCGAAGTGAATATATATTGCGTTTTAATTGTTCCATAGACGGTAAGTTTAATAATTTTTGGACATAAGGTAAGATTATACTCATAGAATAGTTAAATCTAATTTCATTACTATATTTACCTAATTCATCATCATATACTTTCTCGATTAATTCTTCGTAGTTTGAGGGTGCCTTCTCGATAATGTTGTTAATTTTCTTAATGATTGTATTTATAGTTCTATTTATAGTTGTTTCGTTCCGCAAAGGCTTCATATAAGTCTTTATATAAGTGATAAACTGGATGATATCTTGGCGATATTTTATTTTCATGAAAATGGCATTTTCCAAGCACTTTTTGAGAACAATTAGTGATTGAGGTTTTATATATCTATCCAATGTAGCTTCTATGTTTTGTGCTATCTCAGACATGTTTTACAGTACAAACAATTTTATATTATTATAACTATAATATTATAATTTACGCTTCGTGTGATTGGTATTGTTTTTTTATTTTTCCGGTAATTCTTTTGATATCCTTGGACGGTATCTTATTCAATAGGTAAGCGTTATTGATGATCTTAAAAATGATATCAAAATCCATTTTATTATCATCAATGAATTGAAATAGTTTAGTGTTAATTGGAGTTCGATCCATATCACTAGGTCTAGCATAAATATTAAACAGAATATAGGAAAGATCACTAATAGTGTATCCACAGTAGAGGCAATTATCAGGCAAAGTATTAATTTTTCTGTTTGGTATTTTTATAGTGATAGGTAGTTTTCCCTTCAAGTGTAGTGAATGAATAGGCCCCATGGTTGCCACCGTATTTGTAACATCATTTAATTCATCCCAAGACTGTGTTTGAAATATAAATTGTTTCATCTCGTTACCAAACGAACACCAGTCGGCCGCATTGTAAATATTCTCTATAGAAGTTTTATTCAAAGCTCCCATATCCAAGTAATTTTCTTGCATGAGATGCGAAGTATAAAGCGAAGTTTGCCTAATCTTATCCTTGAATGGGTTATTTTGGCTAACCAAATAGGAAAATGTATCCTGAACGTCCAGCTCAAGGTCGACTTTTTCCAAAGTAAACGTATTCGCACATGGTCGTAGGAGTTCAATTGAGTTTAAAAGAGATCTTATATTGCCGTAAGATGAAATGACCAGTTCCCTGGTGCGATCTTCATCGAGTTGGATAGACTCGGTGGTGATAATCCTATTCGCGAATGATAAGAGATCGTCATTTGTTGGATTCTCAAAGTAAATGACAAGGCCCTTTGACCTAATAAGATCTGTAATATTTGTATAGGTAATACTTGTAAAAACAACTGGACATGTTTTCTTAGTCTTGAGAGTGTCAATCAAATCCTTGCGACTGCCGGATAGTAAAGTCGTTTGGTAATTATCAATAATAACGGCAGACCGAATGGTATTTCCAGAAAGGAGATTTTCCACATTGGTACTTAGTACGGTCTGCATGAGTATTTCAAATGTGTTTGATCTAATTTCTTCGTCATATTCAATTGCGCTGCAGTTGCACTCTTTAAAACACGTTTTTAGTAATTCGGTTTTCCCAACTCCTGTTTTTCCTACGAGTAGAACGAATGGGTGAGTTGGAATTCCCGCTAATTTGTCTGCGATCCATTTTTTAAGTGTTACGATATTGTCCTTGTTCCTGAATAGTTCGTTTGAAGTCTTGGGAAGATATTTGACATAGATGGATTCGGGGTCCATTTTCTGTCCTACGAAATTAAATGTAGAATGGCGTAAAGCTGGCGCGTGACTTTCGTCAGTGCAAAAGTTTTTAAAGGGTCTGAAAACATCATTACTTTCTTGCGCCGTACGACGCGAAGCGTCGCTTTGACCGGAGGTCATACGACGCGAAGCGTCGACGCCACTTTCACCTCGCGACTGACCTCCGGTCGACGCGGCGCTTTTTGTTGAATGAACGAATCCGTCCATTTGTTAATAATAAAAAAGTATATTTGTTTTTAAGAAAAAAAAATGATATCAAGTATAATTGAATCGTTCAAAGTTGAAATTGAAAAAGAGGAGAATCGCGAGTATATAAACAACCTGATTAACGGTTATAGCTATAAATATAAATTGTATTTATTCTTAATACTAATATTGCTCGTAGTCTTGACAATTTCGTCATGCACGAATACCTATTTGAATTTTAAAAAATTTTAAAAAAATTTATCGTAGAATATAAATTAAATCTTCGATATATATATATATGCATTTTCCGCAACGTTTAAAATTAAAGAATGGACTGGTTATAAACTACGTTCCTGCGGATATAACTGGACTGTTTCGGATTGAGGTTATTATTAAACGCGGGGTGGTAGACGAAAATATTCACGAATCGAGTTATTCTCATTTTATAGAGCATTTAATGGCTTCTATGTTGAGCAAGAAATACAACAAAAACGTAGACGAAATGTTCACGAGATGGGGTATTAATCATAACGCATGGACAGATGATAGGTGTTGTGGTTATTATTTAGAAGGACTAGATGAATTTGCTTATATATTAACAGATATATTAATGAACAATTACGTTCATCCTGTTATAAAGGAATTTAATCAGGAGAAAAATGCAGTTATTCGTGAACTTTACACTAGAATAAACAGCCCTTGGTACAATTTAGATAGTATGATGAATTACGTCAATTTTCCATTTACAAATCTTGCTTTCTTGGATGAACATTCCATTGAAAATATAAAGAATATTACGCATAAGGAAATATTGAAATTTAGGAAAAGAATATACATTCCAGAGAATACTGTAATTAATATAGTTTCTTCGAAGTTTAGTAAATTTTCCCTAGTAACAAATATTATTAAAGATTTTTGTGGCCAGCAAACTTCTATTCGCGTGGCTTCGCCATACAAAAAGTCGAATATAAAACAATCAGCGTTCCATGCACGCGCCGTTGACAATATTTTCTATACTCCTTCGGGTGCATCGCCGTCGAAGGATGAAATTGCAAATATTGTGGTTCAAATAGATTTGCCATTTACCGCATTTGACAATGATGCATATATATTTGATTTTTTTACAACATTTTTAACAGATGGATTAGGATCTCATTTATATAAGATCCTTAGAAGTAAGCTTGGACTGATATACAGTATAAAATCAGTGGCTTCGCCAGATCCACTTGATGCAAATATGAGTAAATTTGTAATTTCTACTGAAACATCCAAAATACATGTACCTATTGTCGTTACTTCCATCCTGAGAGAGTTGGGGTGTTTACAATTGACAATAAACGACAGTGATATTGAACATTACCGAAATCGAGTTAAAACTTATTATTTGAATAATACTTCGTTTTTAAAATATCTGGACCATTATAGAAATTACTTGGTGTGGAATTCTAAGCCATTAACAATCGAACAAGTTATCGAAATGAAATTAAAAGCTACGCTAAAACAACTGAAACAACTAGCAAATGAAGTGTTCACTGCCAAAAATACAAAGATTTTCTATTCTAGTGCCACTCGAGCAAATATTCCAGCATTGGAACTTCACAAAGAAGACTTCACCCGTCTTTAACCAACTTGGAAAAAAAATATGCAAGTTCATCGACTTCGCCGCTCTGCGTCGTATGAGCTAGCCATCGTTTCCTACACAGTGGGCACGTCGGTTTACGACTGGTCCATATATTTATACATTCATTATGGAAAACATTTTTACAAGAACTGCAGGCCACTGCATGGACCTCAGTATCTTCGTAACAAATTGAACATGTGATATCTCTGTCCACTTTGTCCGACCTTTGGTCGACGCGATGCTCCGCGTCTTTTTTCCCATGAATTCTCTTGTTAATTTTATCTGACAATAAGGGGTCCAATGCAAACACATTTACATTTAGGTTGTCGCCAAGTTGAACTAGGAGTTCTTTGTTCTGAGCAACGCGTCCAATAATAAAGTAAATGTGTTTACAAATTCTTCTTCTTTGTGTACAGTCAAAACACGAACATGATACTTTATTAGCGGAAAGAACGACATCATAGTTTTTACCCGTACTTCCTCTCACAATAAAGGACCAGCCACCATCTTTAAGCTGCTCGCACCTTGCGGCCTCTAGCAAATATAGACGTTCAAGAAGCGCACGTCCTTTTCTTGCGTCCATTGCTTCTTTTTGCTTTTTTTAACTTTTTTGCTTTTATTTCTTAATTTGTTTTTTTGACGGTTTTTCATTAAAATTCCATTTTATATTGTCAAGTCCGAACCAGTTATCTCCTTTATTAGGAAGTGTTGGCTCAGAATTATGCGAAGGCGCAAATTTTTTCTTAGGGTGTTTAGTAACTAGTTTATTCAAACTTTTATGTAGATTCTTCAATGAGTCGGGTTCAACCTTTAAGCGTGTAGTGGGGATATTCACTAATTGAAGATTAACAGGCTCTCTTCCAAATCGTTGTTGTTCGTCTTGTTTATCAAAATCATAAAAAGTTAGGATCTTTTCGAAAAGCATGTAAACGTTGTCATAAGTAGTTCCGCTCTTATTTAACAAGTAATGTAACAATGCTTTTGATAATGCCAAATCGCAATTTATTATATAAGTAGAAATGGGTATGATATTTTGTTGTATATACATAAATGATTCTTCATAAAGTTTAATGTATTCATCGACATGCTCATAATAAAACAAAGGAAATTGTGCCCCCATTATACACATTTGTACTTTTAGTAAATTCTTAATGTATTCCTGGTTATTTTTGTTATTTTCTGTCATACTATACTGAGTATCAAAGTCAATCATTTTAAACACATCATCGGGTTCGGATTTTCTGAATACAAAGTTTCCAGGTTTTATATCAACAAAAATAGTTTCATTTTCGCAATTACTATCAATCAACTGATTTGTTTTTGTTACAAAATTCTTAATTTTTTTAATAAACTCTTCTTTATTTGAACTTTTAATATTTAAAAGATAAGTGGAACAATCGCCATCAAATGCCTCCATATATATATAATACAATTTTTTGTCTTTGTCAAATGAACCATTTTCGTATGCTTCTGGAGCTATATCTTTAAATTTAGTCAATTGCATAAATTCCTCGTCCAATGACCTGTCTGCTATTTTAATTGCTATTCTAGTTCCTCTAGTTCCAAACTCGTATACATCTCCGTAAGAACCTCTGCCAAGATGTTTTATAAACTTGTACTCAGAATGCAAAGACATAAATGAATGTAAACGTGTAAGAGATTTTAAAATATCCCCTCTAGTTGGATTAATTTGCAAATTATAATCACGTAAAAAAGCCTCTGGTGAGTAGTTTGTTCTATTTTTAATAGTATTAAGTTCATATCCATAACCATTTACATTTGAGTCATCAAGATAAGGTGTATCAAGATCTTCGAATGAGTCCAAAATTCTGTCGGGGTCGTAGGGGCTGCCACTACCTAACAAATTCAATACATTTTCCCCCAATTCTTTACTACTGTTGCTAGCATCACTGCTAGTAGAGACCGGATTCTTCGGTTTTTTACCATAATTGTCACCATTGTCTGAATTATTTGACGGTGGTTCATTTCTTTTCGTGCCGAAATAATTCTTTTTACGTGACCGGCACTTTCGTCGATGCGTTTTACGACTTTTCCTTCGTTGATGTTTTTTACGACTTCTCTTTTGTTTGCAATTGTTCATTTATTAATTATCGAAGATTAATTATCAAAGATTAATTATCAAAAATAAATAACCATAAGGATATGAGTAAACTAGACGGTAAGGATAAAATGGCAGCGGCTTGTGACGTATGCTATGAAAAGATAAATAAAAGGAACAAGGAAATCGTGTGTATCCACTGTGAATTCTCAGCATGCACGAATTGTTGTAAAAAGTATATTCTTGGGTCGGTGAATGATGCAAGATGTATGAAATGTTCTAAGAATTGGAATCGAGACTTTCTAGTTGATAAGTTCTCATACTCGTTTATTAACACTTCATACAAAAAGCACAGGGAACAAATTATATTTGAAAAACAGCTGTCAATGATGACGGAAACGCAGAAAGTTATCGAGAGGCGGGATAAGGTGAATGAAATCGACAAGCTCATGAGACAGTACAAGGACCAAATTAACGAAATCAAGGGTAAAATTTACAGACTCTCGCAAGAGAAATACAAAATCGAAAACGGCAAGAGCGCGGAAGTCGAAGAAGTGGTCAAGTTCTTTGGGCACTGCCCCAAGGAAAATTGCAGGGGGTTTATCAATTCTTCGTGGAACTGCGGTATATGCAAGACAAAGGTTTGCAAGAGCTGCAAAGAAGAAATTGCCGAGGAGTCCGATGATTCTGCGAGCGCCAAGCACGAATGCAATCCGGAAATATTGGAATCACTTAGCAAGATCAAAAGGGACAGTAAGCCCTGTCCCAAGTGTAAGAGTATGATCTATCGTATTGAGGGGTGTGCGCAGATGCACTGCACGATGTGCCATACGAATTATAATTGGCAAACGGGTGAAATTGTAACGAAAGGTGTTTTCCATAATCCACACTATATCGAATGGCAGCAGACGCATGGCGGCGGGGTCGTTAATCAAAACAATTGCGGAGATGATCTGTTTGAGCGCATACAAATATATGTACTTGAGAAAGCTATGGCATGCGATGTTTATAAGAAGAGGTTTGTGATTGAATTTATTCGGTTTATGTATCATATATATGATATCGAGTTGTATGAGTTCAGGCATCAAAATGCAGACAACTGTCTGAATCTTAGGATCACGTACCTGAAGAACTATATATCCGAAGAAGAATTCAAGAAGAAACTTCAGCAATACGAAAAGAAAGAAAATAAAAAAAATGAGGTCTCTTTGGTTTTTGATATGTTGTACAATACTGGAAAGTCGATTGTCCTACAGTTGATTATGGACAATACGGTAATGAAAAAAGTGGTCAATGAAGAAAATACCGTCGGGACGATTAAACAGATTAACGAGTTGATTGAGTATACGAACGAATCAATGGCAAAGATTTCTAAAAAGTACAAGAATAAGGTACCCTTTGTAAAATTGCCGCAAAACCTAGATGCTAGGGGTACGTTTTCGATTATTTAATATTTTCCGATTCAATTATTTTGATGTCTTTCAGAAGCTTAGCATATTCTGTTGGTGACGTTTTATATCCTTTTTTGGGGTCATAAACCATACGAGTTAAATCAAATATTATATAAACATTCTCGTATCCGTTCTTTCTAAGATTGATAGCAGTATCAAGAACACAAATATCGCCCACTAGGCCACATATAAAAATGTTCGAACGTTTATTATTAATTATATAATAAATAAAATAAATTCGCTTTGATTAAATCTTTGATTAAATCTTTGATTAAATTAAATCTTCGACTAACTAACCACTTGTTTCCATATTATATATGATTGTACAATTTTTAGTCACTGTTCTAGACATCGCCCCCTCATGTTCATAGCATACACCTATAATGCGCGTTCCGGGATGTAAGTTCCTGTATACAACAAATCCACCAAAATTAGTCGTCTTTATATCATTGTCCACATTCACATAAACGGTAGAAGCCGCTCCGCAAACCGTACTATTTTCAGACACAATAACAACCAAGTCCAAACTATCTTTCGTACTCTTCCATGTGAAATGCAGAGTGTCGAGTTGATGTGGGGGGTGAAACTGCGGAGTTTGAAAATGCGGAGTTTGAAAGTACGGCGGCGAAGCCACGCACCGCATCGACTGGTATGGCGTCGCTGAATGATGAAAGACTTCGCACCGCTTAAATTGAGCCGATGAATAAATTCCTATGTAGTCTTTGTTATTTATAAGAAATATTGGTGCAATTTTTAGAGAAACACAACCGTGAACTAATTCTTTAGCTGGTACGATAAACGAATTGGTGGATGATTCAATAAAAATACTTTTATTGCAGGACTCACCCATAAGCACAATCGAGTATTTATTCAAAAATATGGGGATTGTCGGGGGATCCACAATACACAGCACAGAGTTGTTTTCATTCATGTGCGCGGAAAGGATACATAATTCGCGAACGGGTATCGAATTTATTTTTATAGACACGGGCGAAGAGGATATTTGGATATCATCTTTTATATACACAGCATACATACTGACAAGTATATCATGAGATCCAGGCGAGACTTGACCAACTTGTTCCGAAGTTGAACAATGGGGAACGGTAATAGTTTTTGAGGTATTTGTTCTTGAATCTAGTACGATTACTATATAAAAAAGATTAAATCCGTCATTCTTATACTCTTCCGATGAGGGGTGGTTCCATGAAACGGTGATAATATATGTATGTGGATTTACACACGCATAAACGTTTGTAGGCGGATCGTTATATGTATATACAGGTTGCCATCCGACTGGGATTGCGAACTTTGCACATTCACTTTGTTCTATCCTGAACCCTATGGTCATAGGTATACCCTGCTTATCTGGACATTCATTGTTTATAAGAATGCCATTTTTATTGGTTAGTTTTATCTTGAAGACCAATACGATAGAATCTCCCCCAAGGAGTCTTATGATGCGATACTTTTTACCTTGTGATCGACAAGTTTGAATATATATAAATCGTTCAATGTTTTCTTTGTCCTGCATACTTTTTGTAATAATGTCGTAAACTAGGTTTTTCATCCAATTTAAGGAAGAATTGTTATCAATTGTCTCCGTACAGACGGTACCTGATTTCGTAGAACTCACTAGGAGTGTCTGCAGCAACTCGGATTTTCTGAGGTCAGAAACCGTCCTATTACAAATATCGCCCCTAACTGCCGCATTATTTATATTCTCCCTATCAACTAACCCATTTCTAGCACTTATTTCAGCGTTGGTGCTTTTATTCCTTATAGCAGAGAGGGCTACTTGAAAAAATTCCCCAAAATCCATAGTTGCTATTTTAGGGTCGGGAGACTGGACAGAGTTACCCGAGGTAAACCCATATTTATTCTCGTATTCAAAAATATACCTGTCTAACTTTGATTGTTCCCCATCTTCCATTTTCAATTCCGAATTCACGATCGAATTGATAAATCTCATACAATAGTAAGAACCCATTGTCGCGGACACATCTCCGGTCTCAATAAGGTCATCGGCGCTTTGGGCCGTCGGAACCATAGAGACTTGATCGTCGAAGTATACCAGTTCCCTAAATAAAAAGTTGAGATTTACTGGGGACTTGCATCTGTACGTTATATACGGATACAGATTGTCGCATTTGCTGGCAAAGCCAACCGAATTAGTAGGGGCTTCTGCCGATATTGACTTGGTCTTAAATGTATAATGCTTCATTTATATATATTGAAGATTATATTACGCGAAGCGTAATTTAATCTTCGATTTATTCAAAAAAAGTCAACGTACGGCGGCTGTCGATAATTACGTAGCGGCGACCGTCCACTTCTTGGCAACCGCGTTCCACTCCAGAAGAGAACCATCCGTTAGACCAGTAAGATCCACATCACCGATCTCTTCTAGCTTATCCGCCTTACCCTTTGGCCCCTTTGCACCAGTCTCTCCGCGAGGACCCGCAGGACCCGCAGGACCCGCAGGACCCGCAGGACCCGCATGACCCGCAGGACCCGCAGGACCCGCAGGACCCGCAGGACCGGCCTTGCCGCTGCCGTTTTTCTCCAATTCTGCGATTTTCTGTTCGAGAACCTTGCAGCGAGTCTCGAAGGCCGAAACGAGCGTCTCTAGTTTGCTCCCTAGTGCGACGAGGTCGATACCACTATCGGTACGAAGGGACTTTAGTCCGCCAACATTTGTAAAGTTGCAGTTCTCTCCGCGAAGCGCAAGGAAACTTCCGGCTACTTCATTGCTGCTCATCTTCTTTTTTTAGAAACAGAATAGTTTTTTTTCACTCTTTTTGAACGACGGCGCCGCGAGCGACGTTTGCGGCGCTTTTCTCCGTAAGAATAAGGTAGGTGTAATCCGGGTTGGGGCATAGGCATTTCGTAGTAGGCTTTGTCGATCGGGACGAAACTTAGCGCCGTTGGCACGCGGAGTGCCGAATCGAAGCCAATTACGCTAAACATTATATTATCATTACCATACATTTTTTTTGTTTCTGTGAAAAATTGATAATAATTCCGTCGGATATTCTAAGAGATTCCATGTAGGTTTTAATTCTGCACCGCTCGAGGTCCCTTGGGGGGCTCGACGTTGCTTTAAGTTCCATGACCAAAATACCCGGAATCACAATATCTGCCCGTCCATGACCAACATACGTACCCCTGTAATAAATAGGTGCGACTACCTCGGATGCATACTCAATACCTTGTTTCCTAAATTCAACTTCGAATGCTTTGTGATAAACGGACTCTGTGTGCCCAGACCCTAGGGTATTCAAAATTTTATTCCCCGTCTCGATGATATTTTCCAATATCATTTGCACAATTATATCAACAGCCATAGGCGTTGCCATAGGCGTTGCCATAGGCGTTGCCATAGGCGTCGAAGCGGCGTCCATATTAACCCTTTTTGCCGAGGGCACACTTTGCACCGATTCGTACTTTCTTTTTCGACCTTCGGATGGCTTTGCCACTTCGATCCGTTCGGGCATTCTTTTTCTTACTATGTCTATTTTTTTTATTGCGTTTCCGCGAACGACGGCGATTCGAGCCAAATCTAAGACGACGAAGACGAGGAGGAGTTCTATCCTGAGGGTTAGTGTCGGGTGTTTGTGGTGTTTGTGGGCGGCTATTTCCATCATTTTTAATTTGATCTAACCTTAGCTTTATTGACGGTGTACCTGGCGGTGAACCTGGCGGTGAAGTCTGTACGCCTGCGTCAATAAGTTCTATTATTTCTGGCTGAGAAGGTACTTGTACAAATGTTGGTATAAAATCATCGCCATCTTGGGTGCCATCTTGGGTGCCATCTTGGGTGTACATGTTTATATTATCTCGTATAGTTTGTAAAACCTGATCCTTTCCGGGCGGAATTTTCGTTTTATTAGGTGGTATTAGAAATGGTACAAGTCTAGTTGCTTCGTCCGGTTCCATGGCTTCTAAAGCGTCATTTACGTTCCCGTCGTTGTCATCTAATAATGTTTTAAATTTTTGAAAGTCATTACGGGTCGGAAATTTTTCTAAAATATTTCTTTTTCTTTTTATAATTTCCTTAGCCTCTTTTGGTTTCATTATTGGCGGGATTTCCGTTTCATTAGGTGGTATTAGAAATGGTTCAAGTCTTTTTGCTTTGTACGGTTCCATGGCTTTTAAAGCTTTTTCCGCGTAATTATCGTTTTTATCCAATAACTCAAGAAATCTTTTAATATCAGCTTCAGGAGGAAGTACGATTACACCAGTGCTCCACCCCTTTTGCTGAGATTTTGACTGCTCTTGCGACATTGATGATTCATTTTTTTTCTGTTTTGCTGGCGGCGGCAACTGTTTATTTTTTTTCTGTTTTGCTGACGGTTGCCCGGGTATATAAGGCGGGTCTTGATTGAGTGGTCCTCTGTTTACGAAATTAATTCCTTGGTCGCTTGGAATGGGTTCGCCGGTCTTTTTTGGTTTAAATTCGGCGCTTTCGTCGTAAGGGTTTTCTTCTCTAAAACTCCTTTGTCCTGCTAGAAGACCCTGTTTATACGAAACCTCGGGGTTTTTCCCATCTGGAAGTTTTTCAAGATCTTGGTATTTTTTACGTATTTCATCAATATACTTTCTTAGTTTTATTTTCTTATTTGGATCGTTTGTCTTCTCCATTTCCTCGGTCGCTTTTCTAACTAATTCAGCGAATAACTCGGTTTGTTTACTTACCTCTGATTTTATTTTTTTAACGCCGAAAATGGAGGAAGGTCTGCTACTGAGGATGGCCTTGATGGTTGTCATTGCAAAGTTGATATTGTCAACATTATCGGAAAACAAATAGGTCAACGTACTTTCAACTTGTTTTTGGTAAATTTCCCAATCGTCCAAGTATTCCTTGAGCTTGGTAACGTATGTAGTTAGGCGTTTATTTGTTTCGGAAATATACTTGGCGCTATCAAATTCGTCGCGAGTACTGAATATCATGGACATCATTTCTAGGTCGTACTCGTTTGGGTCGTCGTGCAGTAACTCGTTAAGAAGAACAAGGTACCTCGACAGATCATTCGAATACTCGATGATCTTTGCAATTGTGCGCGGTGAGAGGACTCTTTTCCATAGATCCAGGCTCCTAACTACGGTGTCCGGTAGTTCTTGGATATTTCTTTTCTGAAGTTCCTGAAACATTTCTTGTTGATCCTCGATACTTGATTCTAAAGCACGGGCTTCTTGTTTTACATTACTTAGTTGCACAGCCAAGTTGCTTTGTTCGTTGTTATATATTCGGTTGAGTTCTTTGATTTGTTCGCCGTTCTTTGAGAAGGAGGAAAGAATGGACTCTACGAATATTTTTTCCAAAGCGTTTTGGTTGGTATCCTTGAAAATTCTTTTGCGTGCTTTCTCCTCGAATATGACATTCCCCTCGAGTAGTCCCCAATATGTTTTGTTACCTTCTCTGTATGTTGTCAACTCGCGATCGCCCCTTAATAAATCATCGAGGATTCTCCTGGACAATTTATTCCGCTCATTGATATTGGATGGTGTAAATTGAAAGTAGTCCAATAATTTTCTTTCGAATTTCCTTACTAGATCTTCTACAGAAACCTTGGTTCTTTTTGATTTTTTAATATAGTTTTTCAATTCATCCATTAGTTTTATTTTATTCTGTTTAATGTAGGCATCATACTCTCCGCTAATTTCAGACATCTTACGTATGATGGTATCAATTGGCAAGGTGTACGATCCATCACTTTGTTTAAGTCTTTCCGATTGGTAACCAAGTACTTTTCCGTCCGAATTTGGTAATCTAGCTACATTAAAAAGATCCTCTTGGCTGAGTTTTTCGCGCCTAGCGAATTGTTTAAGTATTTCCGCATTTTTTATATTCTCCTCACCGACAATATCGTTGACGTTCCATTTTTGGTTTTTCTTGAAGCTTTTCAATTTTTTCTTCAAATTAAAAGCGCCGAATTGTTGTTTCGGAGAAATCAACGTGCTTTCCCGAACGGAAGAATTAAACGGATTAAAGAATCCCCAGAAGCTTGGTTGTTGTTTCTTTATATATTTATTCAAGTTTGACTTTGTGGTAGTTGGTTCCTCGAAGGTAGACAGCGGTGTTTGTTCCTCTATGACCTCCTCTGTGTCTTTAAATATTTCCTTTGGGCCATCCTTTGAAATCAACGCGGCAAGGGCATTTATGGAAATACCCTTGACCTTGTTGTATTCTAGCAATTTTGAAATTTCCGCCTGAACCTCTGGGTCCTTGAGAATAAACATGGCATCCTTGTATCGCAAAGAACCGGATAGTTCGATATCCTTGAGAATATTTTCCCGAGCCTTTTGAAGTTTAGAAGACTGTTCGATAAGTTGCACAATCTTTGACCATTTAGGGCTATTGAGTTTTGTGTTTTTCCACGTATCGAGCCTCTTGATCCAAATTCTAATCTGTTCCTTTTTTTGCAAACAGTATTGAAGTTCGCTGCGCAATGCGTAAATTTCCTTTACTGTTTGCGCACATAGGCGGCGATTATATGTCCCCCCCTTGTCGAGACATATTTTTGGTACAAGTACAACCATTTCTAAATGTAGGCTAGATATTATTTAAACGAAATTTAAAATTTTTTTTTTGGAATTCCGGCATCGCATTCATTCATTCCAAATAATTTAATGACGTTTACAAATGAATTGAAAAAACATAGTAAACAAAGTAACATATATATATACATACATACATAAAAATGGGTAATTGGTTTTCAAACGGATCAGATTTCCCGGTCACCAAGAGAAATAAAAGAAAGTATGGATGGATTAGGGATCTACCCGACCACAGAGACCTCTTTGCCCAGTTCCCAAACTGGAATGCTCTCCCCGAAACCAAAAATGTAGACCTACGCGAAACAGGAAATATGCCCGATATATATGATCAGGGAAGCCTTGGTTCGTGTACAGCACAAGCGATAGCGGGAGCATTTGAATTTGATATTCGTAAGCAAAAATGCCCCGAATATTTTACCCCTAGTAGGTTGTTTATTTACTACAACGAGCGTGTAATTGAAGGTACGGTGGAAGAAGATTCAGGCGCATCCATACGAGATGGAATAAAGGTTATCCATAAATTAGGAGTTCCTACCGAAAAAGAATACCCATACGATATTTCAAGATTCCAAGTTCAGCCTTCAATGTCCGTATATATGAACGCTCAAAAACATAAATCCGTAAAGTATCGTCGAGTACCGCAAAACAACAGTATCCTTTCCGCAATGGTTCTTGGCTACCCCGTAGCATTTGGTTTCTCGGTTTACGAACACTTTCAATCGCCCGATTTCGACGGTATCCTAAAGGTTCCTGGAAAACACGAGCGTCTCTTGGGTGGACACGCAGTTCTTCTTTGTGGGTACCGCACACTTGAAAAAGGCCATATACAGTTTCTCGTTCGCAATAGTTGGGGCACAGAATGGGGGCTGGATGGATATTTTTGGATGGACTATGCATACGTAATGGACCCTAATCTATGTTCAGATTTCTGGATCATTGAAAAGGTAAGCGAGTCCGTAGAAGATTCTATCATAGAAGAAGAGGTTGAGAATGGGGTGGTCTCTGAAGTTACGCCACAGGCTGAAAAATCGGACGATTATACTGGTAGCTTGGGTGCTCTGCACCTTACGACCGGCGATGTGCCACCGGATACAGACCGTACGCAGGAGCCGTATATGTTTAATTCAGACTCGGATTCCGAATGAAAAAAATCTCCGATTAATAATAACGATGATAAAGGTGCAACCCGCCGCTGTCATAAAGTTGATTAATGAATCAAATGATATTGTAAAATGGTTATTGTTTTCCCAAATAACAACTCAGATGTTAAATATGTCACTAGGTACATCTTTTGTATTATATGTTATGCTTCGGTCTTTAAGCCCGGACGGCTTGGCCATTTATGAACCACAAATCGCTGAAAAGCCAGCGGATCAGACAAATTTACGCGAAGCGCTAAAGCGTAGCTTAAGTTCTTTATTTTCTGGCTAAAAATAATAAATATTTGCACAAGCAACTCGATCACCCGCATTACCAGTAATTAAACTTTCAATACCACCGTCACTAGAGTATACTTCACCCAATATGCCCATATCGTCTTGATTAGCGTGGATGACAATCGATCTTCCGACGATATTATTGTCCCGACCGGGTATGATACTTAGATTATAGTCGTCAAATGTCCCGCTTGCAACGCCATTCGTGGAATTTATATTAAAGCAAAGATCTCCTAGATGAAGCCCATGCGGAGTTCCGTACGGATTCTTTTCAGAAAGTATAGGAACTCCTCCGTTGAAATGGCTGCAGCACTCTTTGCATGGCGAATCATAATTGGACAATAATGTTAATGGTTTTTCGTGTATATGGAATCCGTGTAAACCATCATCGAGTCCGAATATTTCAAATGAAATACGAATAAAATTTTCGAATTGTTCAAATGTGACAAAGCCGTTAATGTTGAATTTTACATAACTTAGATACGGCGAAGCCGTATCCTTCGACGCGAAGCGTGGCTTTGCCAACGGCGAAGCCGTATCGCCGCCCCTATTAAAATATGCAAACGCTTTCATTTTAAACAATATCACCGAAATTAATTCTGCATACTGGACAAGTATTATTTATTATAACCCACTCTAATAAACAATTATTGTTCGTAAGCCTACAACTCAACGGGGAAACTATAATACTACAACTCAAAAACTGGATCCAGATAAAACAACATATGAAAATCTTAATCCAAAATTTATGTTATATCAGGGTAAGAACAACAACGTCGAGATTACCTTAACTGAGAAAGCAATGTTGCAAAATTAATTTATATTCTATTAGTAAACATATATGATCGAAAAGTACGAGGAGAGACTAAATAAGATACTTGAAGGCAGACGCGCGGCCAGGCGTTCAACGAAGCGTCGTTCAAAGGTGCGTTTAAATAAGAAGCGTCGTTCAACGAAGCGTCGTTCAACGAAGCGTCGTCGGTCGAAGCGTGGAATGTTGTTTGGATCTAATTTGCAAATAGATTCAGGAGAGCCAACATTTACAGTTATGTCGTTTAATGTGGAATGTTGGTTGAACCAACTAAATAAGAATTTTTTTAAAAATTTTATAGAAAAAAATGATACTAGCATTATTTCAAATTGGCAACAATTGAAGGACATATTTAATGACGTTGATATTGCTTGCATCCAGGAAAATGCGGTAATAAAGCAAAAAGACGGTTCGTTTAAAAACTTCATTAACAACATTGGAAATTTAAATTTAATTTCTTCATGTCAGTCTCATGATTTTCATTGGCCACAAACCCAAGGGTTATATGGTGTTGGAAGTAAAATATCGAATTCAATATACGCAAAGTATGGTTCTGCTACTGATTCTCCATTGGAGTCTCAATTAACAATCGATGGAAAAGATACTATAGATACGTATATTGAACTAACTAGAAAAAAAGAAAAACATCCAAGGTGTTGGGCGATAAGTGAAATACCAATAGTTGGCAAGAAGGTTAAGGTTGCATCAATTCATTTAAGTGGTGGCAGATTTGATGACATAGCATCTTTAAGTGATGAAAATTATTTAGTTAAAACAAATCAAATACATAAATTGTTGAAAGAAAACCCTGATATTGTTTGCGGAGATTTAAATACAAAATTAGTTCGTCCAGAAGTAGATGATTATTTTAATGGTTTGTCAAAAGCTGACAATAAAGCATACACTAGAACAGTTATTGATAAAAAATGGAATACATGGATGTATGGTTTAGACAAGGTTTTTATTGAATCCGGATATATTTCAGTATTTAAAGATCGTGAAGCACCCGACACATCAATTTTTGGTGGAACAGTGGATATGATTTATTACAATCCGAAACTTCTAACTTGTTCTAATAGTTATGCAGTTGATGGAGCAATAGAATTAGGAAAACCATTTGGAAAACGAATTTTAAGCGACCACGCCCCAATTAAAGCTGAATTTACTTTTAAAGACCCAAGACCCCACTTTCATTTTAAACAATATCACCGAAATTAATTCTGCATACTGGACAAGTATTATTTATTATAACCCACTCTAATAAACAATTATTGTGAAAATAGTGGTTACACGGCGTTCGCACTACAGAATTTTCGCGAAGCAATTCAAAACAAATAACGCATTCGATTTCCTGATCGGTATGGGCAATTCGCAAATTATTCAAGTTTGTTATTCTTACATTTGTTTGTGCAACGTGAAGTAACCAAGTTAAAATTATATGTAGCAATACGGTATTCATCCATAAAAAGTACAAGTTTGTGCTTATAACAAACACAATATAGTTGTCCTTACACATTTGAATAGTTTTACACATTATAGCGTCACTTTGTGACGAATAACACAAAGTGATATATATATTTGTAAAACTAAATAAATACAGAATGGTAAAATTGAATAAATATATTTTTATATTGTACATTCTATTGGGGATGAGTGTAAACTTATTAATAATATTATGGGACAAACAACAATACACAACAGCAAACATGAGACATATCGCTTGCCATATATCCTCTGTTGATTGATTTACGCAATTGTTGTTTTTTATGATGTAAAAGTATATGATATTTGAAAAATAAGATATATAGTTTGAAATAGCGATTAAATAGCACCACGAAAGTACAATTGTATTGGCACGTGGGTACTTTTTCCAAATTTCATTCCGCGAATAAATAAATTCCATCGCTTTTTTCGTAATTAAATTTCTTGAATTATGATTAAAACAATGAACAAAGTAACGTTTACCGGAAGTAACGTAATGAGCGACGAAATGGCCAACCAGACTGGTAATATATCTAGAAAACTTTTTTCAACTGATAACGCTCTTGTCAGGAATCGTCGCCCTCCCGTAGGTATGGGTGCTGAACTAGCACAGACAAATCCGTTTGCTTGGAATTCAGAAGTACCTGGCGAAACCACGGATGAAATGCTTACGGCGTATCTTCAACAAGTACGTCTCAGTGCTTACTACCAAAATAACCCTTTACCTGTTTTGGAATATTCTACTAAATACGGGGTACAGGAACCTCTCGGTGGACCGTTACGTAAGCAATTTTAATTTATTTTATTATAAATAATTATAAATATATTTGCGCTTCGCGCAAATTAAATCTTCGATATATTTTAAAAATGATCGTAGTTTTTATTATTATAGCAATCGTACTTTTATTCTTTTTCATATCCTACAGCTGCAAAGATTACTTTACGGTGCAGCACCCCAAGGTGATTGGCAATTTGTCGGGAAAAAAGGTTCATCGCCCAGACCATCCCTCGTGGTACAAGGATATTCCCGAAACCCATCCGGAAGTTCTCGATCTGATTCGTCAAACAGAGGAACAGGTTCGGGAAACTCCTACCTTTACGCAAAAGGGGTACCACAAGATGCGAATGCCGGAAAATATATACAAGTATCTCCTAGAACACGTTAAAAACACGGATCGCATCAAGGAGGACTCCAATAATATATTTAGAAGAACAAGTAGCGGCCCTCCGCCCTACCTCATACCAATCCAACCGGAAAAAAAGCAGTGGATATTTGATACACTCAAACCTATACTAGAAGAATGGTCGGATCTAAAGGACTTAATAGGTACAAGTGCATATGGACCAAGAGAATACCGCCGCGGTTCTAGTTTGCGTATGCATGTTGATACGGGAAATACTCACATTATTTCAGTGATACTGCACATTGATAGGGAAAATATGGACAAGGACTGGCCCTTGGTCATTATAAACCGTGAGGGTAAGCGTGAAAATATATATATGGAGCCAGGTGATATGGTACTTTATGAGTCGGCTAGTCTACCGCACTCCCGTGAACAGCCATTGGAGGGGGATTACTATACGAATATGTTTGTACACTTTGCCCCACCAACATTTGATAAAATGAAGGAAGACTTCAAATCGCAGCTTTCTCATAAAAGTGTATGAAATATAACAAGGAAAGTGGGCTTATGACAGCCTTGACCTTTTCTAGGATTTCCGAATCTTTTTGTCTTTCCGTAGTCATATCGAGTGTTTGATTTAAATCAATCTGAGACTCCATATCACTAAGAACAAGCGTGGTGTAATGTAATTGTTGTATATATTCGTCGAGCCATTTATTTATTTTTATATTATCCTCAGGCCCAAGGATATCTTTTTTGAATTTCTTATTCATTCTAGAATAGAACTTGTTGAATATTTTGCAATATTCCCTATGTGCCAACTTCAAGTTCTCCATTTCATAAATGATTTTATAAATGATTTCATAAATAAATAAAAGTGTCAAACGCGCGCACCGACCCACGGTCGGCCGCGAACGAAGTTCGCTTGCTTCGCCGTTGGCCACGCTTCGCGTAATTTAATCATTGATTTTTTGAAGTATTAAAGTAAATATGGAAGATTTATTTAGCCATCTCGGGAGTAGAATTAATACGGCGTTTTGCAAAGCGCTTTGCTCCGCGTCGACCAAAGGCCATACAACTTTCGTGAAGAGCCGTACGGCAATTATTGTGGTATTCATTTTGGTTATCCTTTTTCTAGTGATCTGGGCTAGTTTCCATATAGAGTTTGCACGCGCGCACACCGATGGTGATTGGTTAGAAGTCAACGAAGTTTTCGGTGGCGAAGCCACAAAGATCGGTCCCGATTGGTTTGTTGAGAATAAACACAAGTATGTGAATGTATTTAAGCTCTTTGAACTTTTGATTCTTGATTCTCTGAGTATTGGTATTTCTCGGGAATTAGACCCCCCTTCGGACTTTAGGGAATTGGGTGTAGGTGCTAAATTATTGGAAAATACTCCGACTATGGATTTTTTTATGAAATCAGTTAGCGTTCCGTGCAGGATTTTTTTCATCAAGGCTCCGCGGGATTACCGGATCGAGACAGGAAAGTTGAAATATTTCTCAAAATTCAATGACAAAATCTTGGAGGCAACCCATATTATGTATTGTTTCGGAAACAACTTTGGTGACGGAATCATTTTCAAAAAGGAAATGCCAAAATCACTAAACAAGTACTACGTACCAGAAAAGAACAGTATCATTTGCTTTACGAAACAAGATACATACGGTGGAACCGTATGGCCCGCACACAAGAATGATTCGCGTAATTTAATCTTTGATAGTTTGCGATATTTGATGGTTATTTTAATCTTCGGTAATTCATAAAAGAATTACATAATACATGGATCATAATTACGACAATGTGATTAAATTTCTCATTTGCGAAAAGTTTCTTACAATCGCAGTCCTAGGGTCGGTAGTAACCTTCCAGTTCGTTAGTACGTTTAAAACAACTATCATTGACCCCCTATTGGATTTTATACTACCTGCAGATAAGTTTAATTTCATGAATATTATACTTCGCGAAGCAGATACCTCTATTGTTGATCGCTCGCAATTAACCTTGAGCGTGGGAATCTTTTTCAAAGAATTCATTAAATGGATGGTAGCGATCGTACTCATTTTCCTCCTCGCCAAGTATTCAAGGTTTCCGCGTTTGCAAGGAGCACAAACTGGTAATTACTCAGGTGCTGCTATTATGTGATTCAGATACATCGGCATCGTCGGTGCTCCGCGCCGTACTTTCGTTAGGGCTTAATCGCGCTAATAAAGATTGTGCGACAGACCGCTGCCGGTCATTTATCGTTGTAGGAGGTGGTATGGTCTCTGACCGTATTAGAGGGGGGGTAAGTAATCTATATGGGAAAGGAAGTGTCGAAGGACTGGGCGTGGTTATCTCATTAATATAAAATGCAGTAGATAGAAATAAATCATATTGTTCAAAATCCTCATCGTCGTTACGATCCGCGGGAGGCTCGATCACCGGAATGACTGGGTTAATAAATTTGTCCAGTAGGTTGACGAGTACGTTTGGGTCATTCTGTACCCAGTTTGTGAATTTATCATCCACTTCGTTTTTCCTATAGTATGATTTTTGTTGGCACATAGAACACGCGTAATATATAGAATACATTTCCTTATTGACAGTATTGTGTATACGTCTTGTTTTTTCAATTCTCAGTTGTTTCGTGATGCATTCGTTGCATGTCTTGATGGTACAATTGTGAAAACACAATACTATACTGCTAATTGGGAAATCATTATAACATATATCACATGTGAATGCCAAAGTTTCGCTAATTTTTCTTCTTTTTAGTAAGAATTTTTCCATGCGCAAGCGTCTTATATTTATTAGTAAATATTATTTCTGCGCAAAAGGCGCCGAATATATTCGTTATCTTTTCGGAATTATAATTCATAACAATTCATAATCAATGTTTGAATTTCGGTATGGTAAATTAGAATTCCTTATCCGGTTTATCGTGGGGATTGTCATTCTGATAGCTGGGTCCTACTATATAAATGGGAAGTTCTATATCATCCCAAATATCCTAGTGTGTATTGCGCTTGTGGACTGTGTCAATAAACTTACAGACCATAACGACCCTTTTGCTGAAAATTTACTAAGCACGGTTGTATATTCTAGTCTAATTGGATTAATCATATATGGATACCATTTTTTTAGACTATATACACCAAGATGCTTTGAAGTTTATAAATTCACGGGGCAAGGTATTCTCCTTACCATGATTGCGGGGATAGTGTCGTACTTGTCTACCTATCACTACAAAAATTATATTTATTAATTATTCTTTGATTAAAAAAAAATAAATTTAATATACAAGTATGGCAACTTACGGTTGGGAAAATGGCGAAGGTGTCACCAATGCCATAGCAGGATTAATAGGATCGAGAACGCCCTTAACCACATATTGTGATAAAAAAAATCAAACCACAGACAAGCATCCATTTCAAAATGGGGAAGTAAAATGGCTTCCTAGACCTTATGGCCCCCCTTCTTGTAGCCACTTTGCAGTATTGCATCGTCCAGAAGTGAATCGATGGCTTTACAGAGGTTGTCAATTTTCAAAATGCAAGAAAACACCGGATGGGAAACTAGATTGTAAACCATCAGACGACAACCCTGATTTAGTTTGCGACCTCGACGGATTGTGTGGAGAACATTTAAGAGGAATTAATATTGGTAAACCAGCAACAATAAGTCGCGAAGCTTACCTAGCCTGTGACAATGACGTACCCGGAGGGTTGGTTGATCCGAGAGCCGATATGGACAGTTTTTCAAAAACAAACCAGGGGAATTCTGAGTATCTTCGCAATGGGTTTATTATGGATGGGTGTGAGTGCCAGGTCAAGGCGCAGTTTGCGGAGATGTGTACTGCCGGTAAAAGATTAGATACCGGGGGGACGACGCTTGATGAGATTTTTAGGTATGTCCCATGCACGAATACTTCATGTGACAAGTATACGGAAAAGGGTAAGGAAAAGCCAAATTTCTCAAACTTTTATTGGGATTCGGACCTCGCAGGCGAAGTATGGAGCGGGTACGGAAATTGTCGATCTGCGGTGAATGTAACAAACATTGAGGAGTTTAAGACGAAGTACCCTAATGATGATTTTACGAACAATACTTGTAGTAAATATATTGAAAAGTGGGCTAAGACGTGCAAATGGTGCAAGAACCAAAATGGGTCCATACCCGCCCCGGATGATTTTTTTACTACGCCGACCCCTTGCAGTGAGGATAAGGATTGCTACGGGTCTTGTAGTTCTGAATTGCTTGATTTGCTTGAATTGGTGCTACCAAAGGAATTAATGGAATTCTTTAAAAAGAATGGTGTAAAGGGGGTTTGCGTTGGGAATATGAAAATGGATTGCAATATATGCGATGCAGATATATGGAAATATGTCCCAGGGGGGTGGGAAGCTGTTGTCGATCCGCAAAACCCCCTTCATGATCTAGCAAGGTTATCGTATGTACCAAAAAAACAGGAATTGGCGCAGCTAGGTTGCTCAGTCGAGAATGCAGGACCAGCTATTGCAGATTATAATAATTCCAAACTGGTAAGAGGTGATTCAAAGGGGGTCACCTCCGTTTCATTTTGCGACGCGGGTCCGTTTCAAGCTAGAAGTCATATAGTATCGGGATTGCTTTCATATTATAAAGAAGATGGGTGTGTCCTTAATAGTGCAGGAAGTTATGATAGTTGGTCCAATAATGAATCTAAAGGAACAAAAAAATGGGACAATAACAAATGCAATAAAGTATGCGGTCCTTGTGCCGAGTTGCCATGGACTGATGGTGACCCTAAAGAGAATGTATGGAAGGACAGCGTAGCAAACAGTACTTTATCTGACCCCAGGTTCGATCTCGGTTGTAGAATCGAAAAAAATTACTTAGAAGGCACGATATTTGCTGATACAGATATAAACAAGTTTGACGTTCCCGATAGTACCAAAATTCTTTGCGAACGCAACCCACAAATTACGGGCTATGGAATATATGAAGATAATCCTAAAAAACCCACGGAAAGCAATTACCAAATCGCCATGAACTGGCTCAGGGGCGTCGTCGATCTGAGCGATTACGGAATAGAATTCGACCCGAATAAAAAAGTATACAGCAACGATGAAATTAATAAACACGTAATAGAGGCACTCAGGTGCTGCAATGGCCTCGACCCGTCGCCCACAGCCGCAGCGCCTACGTTGTCACCCACAACCGCAGCACCTACGCGGTCAACCGCAGCACCTACGTTGTCACCCGCAGCACCTACGTTGTCACCCACAACCGCAGCACCTACGTTGTCACCTACAACCGCAGCACCTACGTTGTCACCCACAACCGCAGCACCTACGTTGTCACCTACGTTGTCACGGAGAGATTGCATGCCTGCGAGTACATGCCCGAGTAGCAGATTTTGCAAAGATCTCATTGAGATGACAATCAAAGACGAATTGCCTGGGGACATCAAGTTCGATATATACAAATTCGCAAACAAATACCCCGAAAACTATGACCCGAGAAATGTATATATACCGCCCGCAACCAAGGCGCCGACCCTTGCGACAACCCCGGCTACAACCCCGGCGCCGACCCAGGCTACTGCTGATCCAAATAATGAGCCTGCGTACTATGCAAAAATGTATTGCGAGCTCATGTCTGGTGGCGGTAAGCCAGTGGCAACAGGAAAAGAGACATTTACTACTATTATTAATACGAACAAGGGGTATGATGAGAAAATTAATACGCTATGTAGGAAGGCTTTGTATAATTATGCGGTAGAGCCGGTGGAAGTTGATAAACTTGCTGGGGACTATCTATTGGAATCGTACAAGCTTCCTTTGCGTATATTTGACAAGACGGTATACAAATGGTGCAGAAATGAAGAACTCAAAGATGTCACCCCAAATCAGTACGGTGTTTGTGATATGCTCTTGGGCAGGACATGTCAGCAATTACAGGTAGATGGATGGCTGAGTGAAGCATGGGGGGAATCGCCCATCCTTAGTACCTTTGTGGACGACAAAGGCAATTGGGTAGAGAAGGGTCACCCGGACCGGGTACATACTGGGGTTGACAGTAATAAAATTAGTCAGACATGTGGTTGTTTTCTACTAGGGTCACAGTGTAATGATAAGAACTGTTCCTATTATTATTGCGGGGCAGGTGAGAATAACGGACTGGGTCCGGACAAGGTGACCTACGATGATTTAACTGAACAAACTATCATCAAGCCGCCGGACAATTTACTAAATAAAGCGGAAAAGCTGACACCATATGGTAAGCAGGAAACGCTCCCCGCTTGGGAGAAGGGCGTACGAAGTAATTTTACGTGTGTTGATACCAAAGGTAAAAGTAATTGTTTCACTGGGTGCAACTATGTTAATTACTATGATATTTGTTGGAATGCGGGTCCGGATAATCGAAAGGTGGATGTACCTAGGGAACTCAATAGGTGGGACTGTAAACCATTGGATAACGGAAACAGTTGCTTAGAAGGGTTTTCAGCCGATACGGCGGAGCCGTATACATGTTTCGGCGTGTGTCCCGTGGATTATGTGGATTTTCCAAACTGTGGTACAAACAGATGGTTCAAACGCGACGAGCCATTGAATCTTACTCCCAATGAAAATAAAAAAGATAGCATTAAGTTATCGCCGCAAGATTACCAGAATTGGCAAAACTTTTACGTGTACGATGCGAGTGTTCGGGATGATGGTAATAAAGTTAATGTTGTAAATATACCGGGATGGTCCTCAAATGTCATGTTAGGAAGGAATGGTGAATCGCTTAGGGAATGTAATTTTGTAAGTTGCAAAAAAGACGGTGCCATAAAACCGTATAATAATGGACAAGAAAAAACCTGTGGCACGGTGTGTAATGTAATCCAGCAACAGACCATAATAAACAACGGAACGATTTCCGCTGATTCTATTATATTTGACAATCAGGCAAATGATGCTTGTAAGTTTTCTGATTCTTGGAGTGGCGTAGGGTTTAATTCGGATAATGTTGAGATTAAAAACACATTCATACAGTACCTAGGTGCAAGAAATAATTGCAGTACTACAAAACCGGAAATAGGACAAACACAGGAAGCAGCAACAAGTAATTGTTTACTAAAAAGTGAAATATGTATAAATACATCCACTGGTGACAATTGCCAACAATGTGCAGATGTAAATGGAGAATGTTGTCGAGATGTAAATGGAGAATGTAAAGGTAAAAATTGTGCTGATAGGGCGAAGAGTAGAATATGTTGTACATCTGACTTAGCCAAGCCAGTGGATCAAGGAGCTTTTTCATGCTATGCCAGAAATGTTTTTAATAAGCTGGATGCGGAAAGGTGTCCTGCAATAAAAACGCAAACAGACTGCGAAAATGACCGGTACTGTTTATGGATGCCCAAATGGGAAAATGACAACAAGTATGTGAGATCCATACTGGGTAATAAAATATCCTATATATGCCAAGAAAGCTGTCCATCAGGAACCATCAATTTAGATGAATTACAAGACGAAAAAGCGTGCAATTGTGATACTCTGAAAGACGAAAAAACGTGCAATTCTAATCCTTGTGGACTGTGTAGTTGGACGAAGGGGCGTTGTGTTGCAACGTGTCCTTTGGTGTCAAAAGATGCATCTAGGGTGGATGTTCCAGGTCCGACGCCGACGGTGGCGCCGACGGTGGCGCCGACGGTGGCGCCGACGGTGGCACCGAAGCCGGGGGGACCTGATTTTTGGAACAGCCCATACAACCCGTTGCGCGATTTATCACCGGCGGTGCAGATCTTCTTGTTTATACTGATAGGGTTGGCCTTTATAGGGTTGTTTGTTGGTGGGGGTTATCTTTGGACAAAACTAAAAACGCGTTTTTCGAAAACTTCTTTTGTATAAATTTAAATAATTAAAAAAAAATATATTCGTTTTATTAAAACATGTCGTCATCACAGGCACAAAATCTATTTCCTAGTTCCTTCGTTGAGACGGAGGGATGTGAAGGTCCTAGGTTTGTTCGTACGCAGCCTAGTAGGGAGACGGCGGGGGTCCTTCTGAGTGAATGTAGTACAAAGTATATAACGGAATTTGAATTACCCTACCGCAATCTTACCGCATATATAAGGAGCCTGCAAACGAACTGGATAAGACTAACAGATGAGCAAAAGGAAGAAGTTGTGAGGGACCTAATAGCCAATATACCGTCACTGCAAAACTGTGGACAGGACGCGGAAGCGCCTGCGAGTGCGCCTACTGGCATCGTAGAAATGATGAAAAATATGAAAAAAGAAGAAAAGTTTACCGAACCGGATCTGATTTTATTCCTGAATGGGATGAAAGCGGATCCGAATAAGCAGGTAAAGGATTTATTGAATGCAATGTATCGTCCTAATGATACAATCAAGGCGGGGGTACCTGAAGATTTGCGTAAGGAAATATACAAGGCCTTTACGCAATGGAGTGATGGTGAAACGTTGTATTACCATGTGAATTACAAGACGGGTATATTACTATTCCTAATGATTTTGTTATTTTTCCTCCTAGGTATAGGTATTACGATGTCTTCTAAGGCGTCGTAGCGAGCTTCGCACCGATCGGTCGGCGTGCAAAATGAATAAATATATATATATATATAAATATATAAATATATATAAATGAGTGAAGTTGACCCAGTTGTAACGACGCTATTTTACAAGTTCCATAGTTGGATTGAATCGGGAGAATTTACGGCAAGTTCCATAGTATCGTTGGTTACGGAGCTTATACCTGCCATCCAAAAGTTGGTAGTTGGGGAAAATAGGGGGCAATACAAGAAGCAAGTGCTGATTAAGGTACTCAATCTATTGTTGGATGAAAGTTCAGTTGAAAATAAAGAGTCGATTCGGGATATTATTGACACAACCGTACCGCTCATGGTTGATACGATGATATCTATATACAAAGGTAAGGTTAATTTATTGGGCAAGGAGGAAGCGGTAAAAAGTTGTTGCACAGTATCGTGAGTTACACAAATTCAAGTACAAGTAAAACAATGATACCAATAGCGGCGCTTCCCGCTACGGTTCCTCCTATTATACCGGCCTTAATATCCGGGGTAATGATAATTCCATCCTTGTTGGCGAAACATCCGCAGTCGGCTTCCCACTTGGTGGGGTTGATTATTTCTCCAAATGTATCGTTGGTCGTACATGTTTCTTTGCTGTCAATATTGGAACAAATCTCGGAGGAAGGGCCCTTTTTACAAATTAGACTAGGGCACCATGTGCATGAATAATTTTCCGCAAGTTGCGGAGCGCTGGTATCGGATGGTTGGCACTTGTGATTCCAAATATAGGAATACGCACACTGCTGTACCTCTACGCCTCCGGGTGAAATGGATGGTAATCCCGAGATGGACCCCATATAGCTTAATTCTTTTTCGCATTCTTGAACGGCGTTTCTTACATTATCGGGTGCACTGGCTGACAAACAAAAACCCTTCTCCCGAAGTATTTTTGTTTTTTCGTCATTGGTAAGGCCCACTAGGGTTTGAGGGTCAACGGCCATGTCGGATAAATTAATTTTAGTTAGTTTCTCAAAAATGCATTTGTTCCACAGTTCTTCGGAGCCCTTGACTTCGCACTGGTTATAGCTAGAGCAGCGATTTCCCGAACCAAGCCATTCGGTAGGTTCTCTTTGTATATATCCATCCGGTGGTTTGGGTGGAACGTCTTGGGGATGTTTACTTTGGTTTTGGCACCATGTACAATATCCTGATCCTTGGACAATTTGCCCTCCGGTTATATCTGCAGACTTCACCCGAAACAAAACGTCTCCGCACATAAATTGTCCATCCTTGATACTACATTCGGTTGTGTCCGTTACATATTGGCACCTATGTGTGGCTATACATTTCTTTTTGCTACAATTGTTCCCATTACATGTTTCTAGGCAACAGATCCTGGTTCTAGGGTCATAGGACGTGGTTTTAGTGGAGTCCCAAGCGCTTTGCGAGCATGTAACGGTGGCCGTACGGCCTCCGGTAATTAAATTGCGCGACTCGAAACAGTTTAGGCCGTGTGTGAGACCCAAAGCATCGCAACTTTCAACTACGTTATACTTGATCGGTGGGGGAGGTACTTTGAATTTTTTAATGAACGTTTCATAAGGGTCATCTGTTCCTGAGGTGTTTAATGCCCTACATTTATTTCCGGACCAAGAACAAAAGTACGGCATGGCGTTGCATTCGGATTCACCACTTAATTGCGCACAATCCTTGTCTGTCAATGCCTTGCCCCCAGAGGCCCAGCAATTTTTTTGGCAAACATCCGCTACCAAGTCAGCGTCATTTATGAATTCCATACAAATATCATTTTTTTGGTTGGGTATGGGAGCGCAGAGTCCTACTTGTTCTGTGTCGCCAATTTTGCACCCGAGTTTTTTACCTCGTGTACTAAGTGCGGGATTAACGACACCTGATTGACAAGAGAAAACAGATTCATTAGGGTCGCAACAACTAAGGATACCGTCGCATGTTTCCGTATCCCATCCCCAGCATTCTGAACTGAAACCTGCGGGGACGGTTCCATTGGAACCTAAGTTTTGGTAGCATATGGGATCGTCTGGACTGCATTTGGAAGTTCCGCACTGAAATTTCTTTCCGCAATTATTGGATTTGTAGCAAGGTATGATTGGTAAATCCGGCATTATTTATAATAATTTAAATTAAATTAATTCCGAAAAAAAAAAAAATATATATTAATAATAAAAAAACGCAAATGGCCTCCCATCTGACAAAGAATCTTATGACACTATCGGTTGAAGTAATACTTGCTTTACTAGGCGTTGGGCTTTCGGCTTGGTACCTAACTGCGTACTCGATTGACTACGAGGATGCCAAATGCATGGACACCGTCGACACCCCTCGGTGCAAGAAGCAGGCTGTATACATTACAATCCTCGCGGTAATGCTCGCTGTCTCGCTTGGTATGCTCATGTGGGGCGTAAGCTGCTATTAAACGTACGATGTGGTGACTTCGTCGGCTTAAATTCATTTAAGCGCAGCTTAAATCGAAGATTTAATTTGCGCGAAGCGCAATTTAGGATATTATTCTATTTTTTAGTTTAAAAAATGAAATAAAATCCTAGAGAACTTTTAATAAAAAAGGTATATGAGTTCTGTGGTTCTTCCCGAAAAGTGCAAGGAGCATATTGATATCCTAATCGAGTATCTAAACGATATAGGCGATTTTTTGAGACTAATGAAGTGTCCGTATGCTAAGGACCTGTATCTCAGATCGGTTGAAATTAATGATTCGCTCAGGGAGATTGAGCGTTGCAAAGTATGCAATTGCGATGTTTGCGAATGTATATTGAACGAGGCGGTGGATGAGTTGATGAAAGACAACAATTAAAATTATCGTAATTTAATATCTGATATAAATAAATATGCAATACGATCTGACACCGCTGTTTCTGTTTGTTTTCTTAGGGGGGCCATTGATGGTCCAGTACTGGTATATGTATGCTACGTACGGTAGACGAACGGACAATATGTACTGGGGCTATATGCCCCAAAAAGTCCGTGATTTTTCAAAATTAACGATACCGTTGGCTTTTCTGGCTGGGTTATATATGGTATACTACTCAATCGCGGAGATCCCAAAGAGTTCGGTGGTTCACAATGAGTACGAACCGAATGGTAAATATATACTCTACCTAAGTTTATGTCTTTTCATGTTTGGAGCCAATCTATGGCCCTTTTCTCTGATCCATAATACGCCAAAATATGTAAGCATACTATCGTTGGTAATAACTGCAGTGGGCACGGCCCTCCTAATGGACTGTGTTCTGAACGAGCATATGGAAAATTTGGACACATTGCGTATTGTCGCAATTGTTGCTACGAGTATACTAGTTTTCCAAACAGGTATCATGGATTTACTTATTTGGTCATATTATTTCTTGAAATTTGCGTAGTAGGCAGTATTGAATAAATAAATAAATAATTCGCAAACTTCGTTTGTGCCAAAATTAATTTGTTTGTTCAACTATAATGGACTCTTTCCTAGAACTTTTTAAACCCAAGGGGCAGCGTGAAGATTTTACACAGGAGGATGTGACGTCTTTGGCGGGAGATGATTTTTGTATACAATTCGACCCCACCGTTGGCGTCGGTGCGCTCTCAGCAAAAGTTCCCCAGCTTGGTACTCGGAGTCCTACATGGATGTCTATGGACAACAATATTAGGAGTAAGCAAGATTGCAATTCGGTTCCTATTATAAATGTCCAGAGGGAATCACAGGGTGCTGGTAATTTACTCGAGAATTGGTATGTGAACGAAACTGATCGTGGAAGCTTGCACCCTTCGCAAGTAGAGCAGGTAAATATAAAGGGCAATGATGTATGGAACAATCTAAGTTACCTCGATTACCAAAAGACAACGACCAAGGAAACCACAGATTTTGCCTATGCCGGTAATGCTCAGCGTGAAGACCAAGGTAAGAAGTTTTGGACCTATGCGGACGATCCTCGCACAACCACAAAGGAAACTACGGAGTTTGCCTATGCCGGTAACGCTCAGCGCGAAGACCAAGGTAAGAAGTTTTGGACCTATGCGGACGATCCTCGTACGACAACCAAGGAAACAACAGACTATGCGTATTCCGGCAATCCCAATCGAGGTGATATGCAAATGACGCAGTATAATCAATATACTGGGTTTGACGGCTCCGCCACTTCGATCGGCACGTCTGTCGGAGGTGCGGATACGACAACGATTAGGGGTAGTACGTTGGTGACGAATTGGATGTCTCCGGCCGGTAGGCAGAATATTCGTCAAGATGCGGAGTATCTGATGGGTAAGATTGATTTTGGTACGTTTGGCAACGACGAGAACTATGACGGACCGGGTACTTTGCGCCAGGCGCTTCCGGATGGGTCTCGGTTTCAGTACAAGGTGTTCATGGCAACGCCGGAGGCAAATACGAACCGAATGTTTGGTATAGACAGTAGGCAGATAGCGGGTTACCAGGTCAGTCAGTTACAAAACAATCCTCTTTCTATATATACTACAAATCCCCAAGCTGCCATCCCAGGATTTGAGTGCGATATTGAGCCGGATGACTTTAGTTCGGTCATCCAATCGAAGTCTAATGTAACGGCGACTTCGCCAACGTCCCCCGCATTATCGGCAGTTTCAGTTTATCCGGTTAAATCGATGGGTGGTGTTATGGGAATGGTGACCAATCCGAATAGCGACTTGATATACAATTCGCCCGGTCCCGAAGCCTTTGGTGGTGAAGCGCCGATGAATTCTTTCCTTTCTCACGAGTACGTATCAAATAGCAATCCGCAGTTTAGTGGCAAGTGCTATTCGGGCGATATAGATTTAAATCAACGTATAACGATAGGTGGGCCGGATGAGCCGTATGTATATGGGCCGTTGTACACGAATACGCAGATGATGCCTGGTATGGCGCAAGGTATACAGAATCGCGAACTACAGCAATCACAGGACTCTGTCTCGCCGCGACCGGTACAGGAAGGTAATCGGGCGCTCAGTTTTGCGACTACGTAATCGAAGATTCATTTTTCGGCCGTTCTTAGATGAATTAAAAAATAAATGATTATAAATAAATAATGTCCTTATGTGGAATTACGAAAATGTTTTTAGAAAACTAAGGAACAATGAGCAAGGTAGGTATAGTGTGACAAGACCATACGAAGCGAAACAAATTACGGATATTATAAGCAATATCTTATATACAAAGTTTCAGAAATTGAATCACGATTGTATAATCACTGACTGTACTGCCGGGACAGGGGGTGATACGATAAGTTTTTCTTTTCTGTTCAAGCAGGTCAATGCAATTGAGATACTTTGTGACCAATTTGAGCTGCTTAGTTTCAACCGTGACAAGATGATGTCTCTTTGTTCATCGGTTGCGGATCGTATAAAGTTGTATAATTGTAATTTTATGGATATTATTTTTGATCGTGTGCAGCAAGATGTTATATATATAGATCCTCCGTGGGGGGGTATAGGATACAAGGTTACACCAAATTTGAAAATATATATCGGAGATGACGAATTAAAGGAAGTTGCCAAGAAACTAGTTGCGCTTGCGGTACCTGTATTTATAAAACTCCCGCTCAATGCCGACCTAACAGATATCAATATATCTAATAAATTTATAATCAACAATAAGAAAGACAACCCGAGCTTCTTCCTAATTGGACTCAACTATTAAGATTCCTAAAAAGACATATAAGGAATAGAATAGAAACTTGATTCAAGTAATGGCGGCAGCATGATAACCCATCGGGGGTTTCGAATAAATGTGGAAGACATATCTAAATCAGAATTAGACAAATATATAAGCGATTTAACGGTAAAGCCAGTTTCCTTTTCAGACTATAACACAGATACACAAGAGTTTCCTGTTTATAGACTCGGTAAACATGGCGAAAATCGTTATATATATTTGCCAAAATACTATGCTTTGAAAAAATTGCACCCTCTTTGCGGCGAAGAACGAATGGGTTTGGACACTGATTTGCGATTTAACGGTACGCTGAGGGATTATCAGGTAGGTCCGTGTCACGAGATGCTGAATACAATTGAAACTGTTGATTCGGGTATATTGTGTCTTCAGTGTGGCTGGGGTAAGACGTTGGCATCTTTGTGGATTATATCGAGGATCCGCAAAAAGACGCTTATTGTCATACACAAAGAGTTCCTCATGAATCAATGGATAGAACGTATTCGCGAATTCCTTCCCAGTGCACGAATTGGTATTATCCAGCAAAACAAAGTCGATATTCACGATAAAGATATAGTATTGGCTATGCTCCAATCTTTGACAGTGCGAAAGGAGAATTATCCGAAAGAGACATTCGATTCGTTTGGGTTCACCGTATTTGACGAATGTCACCATATCTGCTCGCAGACTTTTTCAAAGGCCCTATTCCAAGTTGCAACCAAAAAATCGTTGGGTCTTTCTGCGACTCCTCACCGAAAAGATGGGCTGACCAAAGTACTGAATTGGTTCCTAGGCGATATAGTGACGCACGAAAGGGTAACCCAGAATATTCGCACCCCTAGTGTAAAGTTCGTAGCTTCTAGGTATTCAAAACCACCCAAGGTTGAATATAATTACCTGGGAAAAGTAAACCTCCCCAATCTTATTACGCAAATTTCAACCGATTCGGAACGCAACAAACAGATTACGGACGAAATAACTCTCCTCTACGCACAAAACAGGAAAATACTGGTACTCTCAGAAAGGAGGCAGCAATGTGAGACCCTAATGAATATGTTACATAAAAAAGATATAACGAGTGTGGGGCTGTATCTAGGAGGTATGAAACAAGAATGCTTGGCGGATACAAATACAAAGAGTGTAATATTGGCAACGTACAATATGGCCGCGGAAGGTTACGATTGTTCCACACTCGATACTCTAATTATGGCTACGAGTCGTTCCGACATTGAACAATCTGTCGGGCGTATTCTGAGAAAAAGTAACGAAAATCCCCCGCTTATTGTTGATTTCACGGACAACTTGGAGGGGCTCCGTGGCCAAATACAACGTAGGAAAACATATTATCGCAGTAAAAAATTCGGCGGGGTTGAGTCGGTCGGAGACCGTATACGAAGCGAGTCAAATAAGCGCGAAGCGCTGACGGAGTCTGGATTTGCGTTTTTGGAGGACGACGTGCTTCCCGCGGCGGATCTTCAGGATTAGCGTCGACGCGGTACAAATTGGGTAGTGCGTTGATTAATTGTGAGCTTTTGAGTTGGAGTGATTCTAGTTTGTTTTTTTTAAGGGTTTCTAATTGTTTTAGAATCCGATAATAATACAAATCGTAGGTTAGGAGATCCATAGTGCAAAAAAAGAACAAAAGTGGCTAAACTGTAAACCAAAGTTCCTTAAATCCTAGTCAACATTTTATTTAGGCGCGATTTGAAATGGGTGAAATGAAAAAAATAACAAAGTGCAAATAATGCATGCAATAAATGTATCCACGCTATAATGCAATCTCGTCCCAATAATAACAATAACCCCAATTATATTATATAAAATGATTGCTAATATTTTTCCATACTGCCCGGGAAAAATATAATAACACAGGAATAGACTAGACATAACCATCATACTCGTATGACCACTGAAAATAAGATCATTGCAGCCTTCTTGGTAAAAGACATTAAGAATTTTTCGCATAAATGTCTCAGGTTCGTGTTCCCATTCGCACTTACACTCAATAGATGGACTTGGTAGAACGGTGAGGGTAAATGATATAGCACGTATAATATAAACAAGCGACAATAAAAATAAGAATTCTCCTACATGATGGAACCTATCAATTACAATAAACACAACGAGTGGTATGATGGGCATCCAATCGGAATATTCGTGATATTTCCTCATCTCAGCCGGAAGGACTTTGTGGTAAATATCCGGCAACGGTATAACAAGATTGTGTTCTCTGGCAATATTTGTAACATACCTCAGTGATAGTTGCGTAATTACGAATGCACATACGAAAAATAAAATAATCACAATAATTAATTGCTTATCCGTTTCAATTATAAACATTAGCGTCCTAGTAAACATCGAAGATTTAATTAGAATCCTCGCTGGCGCAGGCTTTTTTTAAAAAATTTTTTTGAAAAATAGTTTAAGAATATGGAGGGAACAAGTCAATAAGTAGCAAAGCGTCGATGTCCGCCGAGTTTGAGATCCTTACGCAAAGGGAGCATGTCATCAAGAGGCCGGATACGTATATTGGTTCGGTAGAGGTTCGAAGTACTGAACCTCGATGGGTTTTTGATCAAGAAAGTAAGCGTATGGTTCGTCGTCTGGTCACGTACAATCCAGGCCTGGAACAATGTGCTATGGAGTTGCTGACGAATGCTACTGATCGTTCTCAGAATTCTGAGTTCAAGTTGACAAAGATTGATTTGACGGTTACTGAGGATGCTATAGAGGTGATGAATGACGGCAAGGGTATTCCAATTGTTCTTGATCCTAAGCACAATATCTATATTCCGGAGATGATCTTTGGAAATATGCTTTCCGGGTCTAATTTCAAAGATAATAAAAAAACAACGGGTGGTAAGAACGGTATTGGCGCAAAGGCTGCGAATATTTTTTCAGATGAGTTTACCGTCATTACTGTTTATAACGGTAAGCGGTATAAACAGACTTTCCGAAATAGGATGAGTGAAAAAAGTGTTCCTGACATTAAGGATACGGCCAAGAAGGACTATACCAAGATTGTATTCAAGCCATGCCTATCTGCATTTGGTATGAAGACGTTGCATGAAAATGATACAGTTATGCTAATTCATAAAAGAACAATTGATGCTTCTGCGGTGACTGGTAAGAATGTGACGGTAACGTATAATGGAGAGAAATTACCCGTGAGGGATTTTCAAGAGTATATGGACCTCTATATCGGCCCCAAGACCGAAACTCCTCGTGTATATATCGACTCTGTCGGAGACGGTAGATGGGCAGTAGGATTTGCTGTGAATCCTCACCCTTCATTTGTTCAAGTATCGTTTGTAAATGGTATTTGCACGGAAGATGGAGGTACGCATGTTAACCACGTAGTTGAGCCCGTATTGAATAAGATTGTTAAGGACTTGCAGGAACGAAAGGAGTTCAAAGATATTGTTATCAAGAAGCAATACCTAAAGGATAATATGATTGTTTTCGTAAAGTCCCTCATCGAAGATCCTACATTTGGGTCACAGACAAAAACACTTCATACGACGCAAGTTGCCAATTTCGGCAGTAAGGTAACCATTACCGATGAGGTAATTAAGAAAATTGTAAAATTGGGTATTACCAATGGCCTACTAGAAATCGCACGAGCCAAGGAAATGAAGGGCCTTAAGAAAACTGACGGGAAAAAGACCATCAGACTAACGGATATTCCAAAGTTGGATGACGCACATTGGGCGGGAACTTCAAAATCACATATGTGTACTCTCTTGCTCACAGAGGGGGACTCTGCAAAGTCAACCGCCCTTGCCGGTCTTTCCGTAGTTGGTAAGGAACGGTATGGCGTATTTCCGCTCAAGGGAAAGCTACTTAATACAAGGGATACGTCTCCAACCAAGATTGCCAATAACGAAGAGATTGTGAATATCAACAAGATCTTGGGATTGGTACATGGAGAAAAGTACGCGTCGGACGCCACTCGCGGTCTTCGATATGGAAAGGTAATGCTCATGGTTGATCAGGACCATGATGGGTCGCATATCAAGGGTCTGTTGATTAATTATTTGGGTTGTTTTTGGCCGGAGCTGTTGGAGTGTGGGTTTATTTGTGGTATGCTCACTCCGATTATTAAGGCTTTTAAAAACGATCAACACAAAAACTTTTACAGTGTGGATGACTATACGCATTGGAAGGAGAATTTTCCTGGAAGTGGTAGTTGGCGTATCAAGTACTACAAGGGGTTGGGTACGTCGACTTCTAAGGAAGCAAAGGAGTATTTTTCGGACCTGGGTAATAACCTGATTGCGTATTCGTTCAACCGTCTGGGAGATGATCAAAAGTCGTTGGAGCTTGCCTTTAATGATTCATCCAAGGTAAATACGGACAAACGCAAGGTGTGGATCCAAGAAACTCTACGCAATCGCCCAAAAGTAGACTACAAGAAAAAGACAGTACCGGTAAGCGAATTTATCAACAAGGAACTTGTTCAGTTCTCCATTTACGACAATGAGCGAAGTATCCCCAATATTATGGACGGACTAAAGATTTCGCAACGCAAAGTACTCTATGGATGCCTAAAAAGAAACTTGTTCAAAAAGTCAGACGGCTCGGGCGAAATCAAGGTGGCACAACTAGCGGGTTACGTGTCCGAGCACAGTGCGTACCACCATGGAGAAGTCTCACTCCATGGTACGATTGTTAATATGGCACAGAATTTTGTAGGGTCGGGTAATAATTGTAATTTACTATACCCGAGCGGCCAATTTGGTAGCAGAGTTCTCCTTGGCAAGGACGCAGCGAGTCCTCGTTATATTTTTACGTATTTGAATTCTTGGGTAGCTAATATGTTCAACGAACATGACAACAAGTTGCTCAAGTACTTGGAAGATGATGGAGATATGATCGAACCTGAATTTTACGTTCCGGTCCTGCCAATGGTCCTACTAAACAGCTCGGAGGGTATTGGGACTGGATGGTCCACAACAATTCCTTGTTTCAACCCCAAGGATGTTATTGAGAATCTCCGTCTGCTTTTGGAGAACGAAAACAGTACGATGAAGCCTATGCATCCGTGGTATCGGGGGTTTAAGGGTGTTATCACACAAGTAGATACACATGAGTGGAGGACCGAAGGTATAATTGATATCAAAAAGAAGGCTCGGGAGACGGTAGTTAAGGTATCTGAATTGTCAGTAGGAACGGTAACACAGGTTGGTAAGCGTAGTATCCATGATTTCAAGACGCACTTGGACCTTTTGGAATCCCGTGATGAGATTTTGTCATATACTGATTCTTCTACGGATGAATTGATTAACTTTGAGATACTGTTCCGTACGAAGGATATTGAGGGATGGACCAAGGGGCAATTTATGGAAAAGTTGAAATTGTATTCGAGTATTAAAACGAGTAATATGCACCTATTTGACTCGAAGGGTGTAATTCGCAAGTATGAAACGGCGGAGGAGATCCTTTGGGACTTTTTCAAGTATCGTAAATCGTTTTATGTTCGTCGCAAGAAACATTTGGTTTCCGAACTAAGTGACGAATATGAAAAGATTACGGAAAAGGCGCGTTTTATTAAGATGGTTGTTGATGGTGAGCTTGTAGTGTTTAAGAGACCAAAAGTGGAGATTGTGAATGATATTACTGCGCGGGGATTCAAGAATATCGACTCCCTACTTGATATCCGTATCCATTCGTTTACATTGGAAAAATACAATGAATTGCAGGACCGCGTGAAGACCATATCGCGTGAGTTGTGTACGCTCAAGGATAAGTCAACGAATGTGATGTGGAAGGAAGATTTAGATTTTATGCGAGAAGTATGCGCGTGAAAAGAAAATAAATTAAATTGTTGGTAAACTTTCAGAATGAATCATATAAAAACAAGCAACCTAGATCGAATCGCAATTAGCGCCAGTTCTGGCGCGAGTTTAAAGAATACGGTAAAGGCATTTTTCATACTAGGGGCGGTTGAAAACGGCTGGACAGTAAAAAAGTCAAACAAGATCAAGAACGGGTTTGAATTCGTTAGCGGCGATCCTTCTAACCTGTCAGTACAGTATGATCGACGCAATCAGCCGTATACGTCGGAGCCGTATGATAGCGTCGTATCAGCGCGGAGATGTATTTCAGAGCCTTTGAGAATTATCTCCTTGCGTTGACAATCCTGCTGCCAGTGTTGTTTGATCCGTACGGCCGCGCTTCTTGCCGTGGTGCTTCGACCGACGAAGGTACGCTGCCGGGGGGGTAAAGATCATTTGTTAGGAAAAGTTCGTCTTTCCCGGTGGGAAATTTTACACGAGTAACTCCGATATCGGGAGCGTTTGGTCTTGATTTGTACATGATATCAGACTTCATAACATATGCACCTGGTCCGAATTTTTTAAGTTCCTCGGGGACGTGTTCTTTGGACACTTCACACCCGATAATGATAACTGGTTGGTTCTGTGCGAACTGGCGACGCGGAGCGAGGTTTCCCATTTATTATTATCTGGTTTAAATTTTTTCTTATAAAAAAACCTCACGTATTATAAAAGAAATGGCGACGTATATAAATCACAAAACCCCATATATACAGGCCTTTAACCCTTTTTACAACTTGTGGTCAAATACCCCATATTTACACAGTGGTTGCGCTACAAACCTTTCTAGTTTAGATATTGAAAAGACTTGTTCGGGAAGCACAAGAATCTTTTTAATGAAGACATTTTTTTTGATTATGTTTGTATACTGTATAGTAAACATCATATTGATTTTATATAGTTTTGATAAACTAAAAAAAGAAAATACGAGAGATGAATTTAGGACAAAATGGTGTGTTTTTTTTCCAGTTATATTTGTTATTGTGTTTATATCTTACTTTTTATTACACAGATGGGGTCAATTTAATCAATTTGGTAGTCCAAGATTAATTAACATTGGATCAATTGATTGTAATAATTTTTGCGGCTTAGGAGGCGTAGGAAAAAAACAATGTAGTTTATTCAACTCAAGCTTATTTGGAACTATTAGTTTTCTAATATTTGGCGGTTTACTTATCGCATTTAGTATAGAATACCAAAAAAATTTAAATGATTCCTCCAGTTCTTGGAATATTCTAGGTGATAGCTCAATAGGTATGGGAGTTATTTATTTAATTATTGGACTGTGTCTTATATTTACAATGATACGCTCCCCTTGTGGAACAAATTGGGGTAATCAATTGGGTATACCAAATAAAGTAATATTCTTTGTGAACATCCTCATTGCATTATTGCTATTATTTTTCGGTGTAGGAATTCCAATTTTAGCGAATATGAACAAACTTTAAATAGCTCAGGATGCGAAAAATATAAAAAAATAAAAAATTATATTCATAGTAAACATATAACTTTTTTTCCTTTTTCCTAAATTAAAATGACGCAAACTTCGTTTGCTCCGGACGAGTCGGCGCTTCGCTCCGTACTAAATTATACGCCAAAGGCGCAAAATATGTTAATCAGTGTGGTTCTCATTATTCTTTATATAACCCTCAACAAATGGAACAAGGGACACTCTATGGATCGCTTTATAAGTTCCGGTCTCAAACGAAAAACAGATAGAATTTTATTTGCAACGGTAATACTTATATGCGCAATCTTTGCACACAAAGACCTACCCAAAAAATCAGGAACTTTGTTACTTCTCTCCTGTCTCGGTGTTGCACTTTGGGACTATTCACAAACCATGCACTACTGGGCTGCGTTTGGGGTTGCATTTGTAGTTGCGTACTTGATCATAATTTCCGCGAGGGATGCGATAGATATTGTATTCGTATATATGACCGTTATTGTCGTAACCATACTTGTCCTTGCCGGGATTGAACACTCGCTAGTAGATAAAACATTCAGTGCATTTGTATCTCAGTGCGAACATATTGCATTTATTATAGCGGCTGTGTATTTTTTAAGAAAGACAGCATAAATTAAAAAAAAAAAAAAAAAATATAGTTGAATGATTAGAAGGTAATGCGAGTTTTCGGTCCAGAAAAAATTTCATTTTATATACTGGGAAGCATATTGGTAATTGCACTTATCACCCTCATACTTACCGTTTTTAAACTGGCGAAGCCACGCGAAACGACTACGTTCGCGACCGATCGTAGATCGGCTTCGTTTTCTCCGGCGATATGCGGATTAGGTACCTCATTAGACGCAGAGACTGGTAAGTGCAAACCCGATGAGGGTAAGCTCATAAGTTCCCTTATTGAGTCAGGTAATATCAAAATAAATTACGGCAATACGATTTACTACGACGAATTGTTGGAGTTTACAGAAATAATAGACCCCCCAGAATGGTATGCCAAGTGGACCAATATAGGCGGCCCCTTAGTGTGTAAAACTACTTTCGACAATACAGACCCATATGCAGGCACGAAGGAAAAAACCATTCGCGACGTAAATATGAAGTATTCTGGCGTCTTCGAAAATAAAACATGCACTTTCAAGTATCCAGAATACGATGCAACAAATAAATTTGTTAACAACAATATCACAAGTGCTGAACAAGCTGCTCAAGAGCTCAATACCCAGCAGTATACTGCAGAACGTGTAACATATATATTTTCACCCTATATTGATCAGTGCAAGCAAGGTTATTGTTATGTAAATGGTATATGCGTGAATCCATACGAAGTTACACTTCCTATTGATAATACATGCTGTCCGCCGTGTATATATACCCCAGTGAGCGAAGGAGGGTGTGCGGGGAATTTTGCATGTGATGATTCAAACCCGTGTAAGAAAGAGAGAAAGGTCGAGTATCCGGGTACGCAGATAACATGCAAGCCAGAAATTGAACTTGCCACAAGTCCGAAATGTACGGCGCAATCAAAACCTACTGATGAGTGTTGGTCAGCGGATAATCCGGACGATTCGAAAAAACAACCCTACAAGTATTATATGGAGGCTGGGTTTGAGAATATATGCGATGAGGTAACTTTGTGTGACTCATTCAATGGTAAAAATGAATTTGATTGTGCACTGAGTTGTCTAGATGAAGGTCTGAGTCAAAAAGATTGCAGCAAGCGGTGTTTACCTAAATTATGGAGATGGTACCCGGTTTTTGCAAAAGTGGGGGGACAACCAAAGACGTTTAGGGGATTTATGCAAAGTGACGAGCTCATGCAGGATATACAAGAAGCAGTACCCCCTCTGTTGTATTGTCCGCCTGATACATGCGTTTACACTAGGGATCTTGGTAAGAACCCTTTACTTAATAAATGTACGGGATGTTCAGATATAGTAATTATAGCAGATGAGGACAGGCCAAAAGCTGTTGGTAGCGGATCCAGCCAATGCAAACAATGCTTGTTAAATATAGATGACGTCGAGAGCGGAGATTGTGGAAATCAAACAAAGACATTGAAGTGTAAAGATTTTTATGATTGTTCGGGTTGTGCACGAATTAAGACTAATCCCAATCCTCTTTTTGATGTTTACGACAATAAGTGCCAACAGTGTTATACAAAAGATATAAACAAAAGTTGTGACTTTTTCACAAGGGTCCCGTATATTAATAATACAGTGGGTGATAAAAAGGTCACTCTTCGCCCAGAAGTAAAAGTATACAATTGCGCAGGTACGCAGCCATTGGTCATAAAACCAAGCGTAGCTTAAATATCATAACGCGGTATGTGCAAAAGCTATCAAAAATTCTTAAAAATCTACCTAGAATTATTTTAAATTAAATTCTAAGTAAATCCTTAAGAATGGAAAGATTTAGTAACTGGGGTTGCAAAACAACCGCTGCACCTACAAAGGCACCTACCTTGGCGCCTATAACAACCGCTGCACCTACCTTGGCGCCTATAACAACCGCTGCACCTACCTTGGCGCCTATAACAACCGCTGCACCTACATCGATGCCTACAACCGCTGCACCTACCTTGGCGCCTATAACAACCGCTGCACCTACAGCGGCGCCTACTCTATCGCCGACAATTGCACCAACCGCGGCGCCTCCTACTCTGTACCTGAGATATGATTCAGTTTGTTCTACGCCTGATCTAAGTGCGGTGACAGGTGTGACTAATTTTGTATCTGTGGCGATGGTTCAGGCAATTGGTGGTTATGAGCCCTCGGGGTCTGCAAATAATTATATATTTGAAATTGCATATGGTGGGCCATATGTTCCAAATGTGCGTGATCCAGAGAATATTCCAATTGGGTTTCCATCGCAAGCTCCGGATGTTGAGGGCGATTCATTTTTATATTTGAAATATGAGTTTTATGATAATAAAACTAAATATGGTGAATTTATGAGTGCGGTGCGAAGTATTATTGTGAGTCTGGGAGGGGAGATGTCTGTAATAATCCAAGGGGTGAAATCAAAATACCCCGCGACAAGTCCAATCGGTGCGGGGTATGTGGCTATACAATTAATTACGACGTCCACGATTAATTATAATAAAACAATATACTTTAATCAAAATGATGCGAACTCTACTTTCTTTTTCACCATATATGAAGTACCGCAGGTAGCAACTCAGGTAATAGAGTGTAAGGACTGTATATCAAACAATGATGGTGTGCGTCAATTTTGCAAGTATAGTACACAAACCACATGTTTCCCAGTTGTAGATGAAAATCAGATTTACAAACTATTAGACAATACTTTTTTGATTTCTACCTTGAATATGTTTATTCAAAATTCCGGGTCGGAAAATATCTATTATAGTTTTAATGGATTTTTCAATTCAGAAACTCCCAGTCTGGTACCTTACTCCGCCGGCGATAATGCATCCATTATAGCTCTTTATAGCAATAGCACGTACGACCAAGCTGCAGAATTTGAAATACAATTAATTACAAGTACATATAACTCTACAAACGCAAACTATATAATAAAATTCAATCTCAACTATCTAATGCTTTTATACGGAGTGGCTACAAGGTTCAACAATAATGACTATATATATATGGTACTTTTATCAGAACCCACCGATACAGTCATTATAAATCCTCCCCCAAATAATTCTGTTTCTATGTGGGTTCGCGTGGACGACCAAGCATCTCCCGTTGCCCCAATTAACCCTAATCTTTGTTTAACACCCGCGCCTATATCTTCAGGAAGCGGAAATCTAGCAAACAGAGAGTGTGCAACTTGTGGTGACTTGTATACCCCAGATTACCCATTAAATGTTGCACAAAATGTAATACCAGATTTGACAACAAATAGAACTGATTATCTTTGCGCAAGTGGTGAGAATCGTGAAAAGGGATTTAGTAGCTCTTCCGACAGCGACTGCAAACAAAAATGTCAAAATAATGCACCGGATTGTGTCGCATACACATATACGAGTAGAAATGATCGAACAACGCCAATAGATTGTGTAAATGACGCTGAATATAGAAAGTTTTGCAAATATGATGCGAATGGCGATGTAATTGGGGAAGAGGGATATTGTATTCTTTATAACCAGTGTGATTACACCGTTTCAACAAGACTTGCTAACACTACTAGTAATACTGCGTGGATGAGTGGTACGGTTACTACGGTAAGTCCGACCATACCACCAAATACTCCTCCGTTTTTCAATAGACTACTGGGGTGCAAGAGTTGGGTAAAGGATTGGGGAATGCCAGTAGGTCCCTTACAAAATGATCCTTTGTCTACCCAACAAACAAGTGAGGACTGTCAAAAATTTTGTTCAAATGCTATGGATGGAAATTTACCCAATGGGGGGGTTTCTGATCCGTTTAACTATTATGTAACGAATTATAACGAAAAAATATATGCAGCGTGTACTTGGAATCCTCAAGATAAGACCTGTAGGGTAACACCGTATCTCGACAAAGCAGTCGATTGCAGTAATCCATTAAATGAAACTGTTTGTATCCCATTCGAAATGAAAACGGGTGCACTAGAGGGGTGCCTAATGGAGTCGAGTTGCAGTCAATTAGGAGATATTGCGTCCGGAACAACCCTATATATGAATTTTATAAACAAAGAAATGATGTCTATTGAGTTTTTATTTGATTACAATTCCAATGCAACAATTGTGACATGCGACAACTTTAACATTCGACGGGATGGCACGACAGTTATATTTGAGTGGAACACGAGTTCGGGCCTATTTAACGTACAAGCACAAATAAGTGGATTGCAGTTAGTAAAGTTCGTATATATGTACGATGGTGATTATTATCAAAATACATCTTCAAGATTATATATCGTAAACAACGGTTCCGCAACTAGCAGTCAGATTAGTAATGCCATAGTTAATAAGTTGTGTCGGGTTAATTTCAATCAAAGTATAACAAATTTAAATGTATGCGGAATTAGTCCTGAACCGCCATCTATGTGTAACGCTGAGGTACTTTATGACAATAGTCTTATAGACAGTTCATGGTACAGCTGGGATTCTAGTCCTATTTTTGGTATGAACCTTTCGTTTATTCCGGATTCCAACCATTCGGGCAGTATAATAAGTTGCGGAACCGATTGGAAACTATATTATCCGTCGGTCGGAGACCGTACAATTGCGTTCAGTATAGGAACGCCTGTACCGAAGGTACTTCAATTATCTGGTGTGACGTATGGTTTAATATACAACGTGAGTGTTTATGCAGATTTAGAGCTGATTATATTGTATGTTGCGCTCCGTGAGCCTTCAGCGGCCGACGGCTCGCAATGGATGCAGACCCACAAAAATGCTTCTGGAATTGTTCAGAAATCTACTTGGTCCCAGCAAATTGTGTTTGGTAGCGAATTAAAAACACTCAGTATATGCGGAGGCTCACGAACCCAAGCCCCGACCGCTGCACCTACTGCGGCACCTACCATGGCGCCCACCACAAAGCCGATTGCATTTGGGTCCCAAAATGTTGGATGCTATACGGAGGATTGTAAAAACAATGGGGTAAATTATCCAATCGATTATTATGATTATGGAAAATACAGCAGCAGAACAAACATTCCGAAGAACGCAAAGTTATATTCCCCTAGTAAAACGAATATAAACATGGGTATGCAAAAGAATGGCGATGTATATGGGGCATACGAGTTTACGGATATTTTAAACAACTGGCAATTTGACACACAACTATATTTGAAGCGTAAGACAAATGATCCAAGATCGATTTGCAATAATGTATGTTGGGATGCTTCATATAGGGCAAACAGAGGGAGGTGTCTAACAAATAGCAGTGACGCAACTTTTTTATATAACGGTGATCAGCTAGGATTGTTGAATGTAATTGAAACAAATTTTACCAATAATAAGAATAAAGTACCTAATAGCGACTACTGGAAAAATCCTACAAAAAACGGTGCTGGGCCAAATGGTGAAACTCTTTATGACGTAATTACCAATGGCTCTTCGCTTAGTCAAAGTTGCATGACTTGTCTAGCTAGTTACCAAATATGTTCTTATAATAATTGTGGTTCAAATAAACCTGGGGGGTTGACGGAGGGGCAGTGTAGAAATAATTATTGTGCACCTTCCTTGGCAAATTGTATTGGGTTATCGACAGTTGACACAGTCAATTTAGGGTTTAGAATTATGGACACTTCGAATTATTCAAATCCATTAGATTTTAACTTTAGGTATTACGATAGTTCTAAATCACACTGGACAAACACGATAATTAAAACTACGGATAATGATGGAAGTACGTATCTAAACAAAGACGGAACTATAAATTTCACAGCTAGTATATTGCAGAAGAATAGGGTTGATGTCGGTTGTCTGTGTGTTTCATCAAGCGATGAGAGTATTAATATAAAAACCACCCCGGTTTCCGGTACACCAACCTATTCGGTTAGTGAAGTAGGAAATGTTTGTATAACAAAAAGTGGCACGTATGTATATGGTAAAACTGGTACTACCGATGCAGATTGCAAAAACTTGTGTAATAGTCCTCCCCCGGAATTTCCGGACATTGGATTTGGATGCACGGGATATACCTTTTTCGAGGGAAATTGCGCTCTGTATAATGAACCTATAATATCGCTGGAGCAAATAAATGGTCAGGGTACATGCAATGCAAAGACGGAAATACCCGGTATGGATCCGAGATATTCTACGATCAAGATAAAACCATCAACCACACCTCAGTCAACCTGCTGTTCACCTAATTCAGTGGGTTGGGAATCAATGGGTACTTGCAATTCAGTTGCAAACATTACTGTTTATAATTTAGACAGCAAAGACAAGTGTAATACTTACTGTGCAACTCAGGGGTATAACATAGCAAGTTTCAGCCCCAAGTCCACCGACCCCATCAATGGATACGTTGATAATCTAAACATATGCAGTTGCGCCAATTCATGCCTTTGGAACAGTTCAATCGAACCAACAATCGCTTGGGGGCCTAGTCAGGGTCACACATACGGCAGTTTTACTAGCACAGCCGTCAGGGGAGACTACTTTAATCAACAACAGGACAACACTGAATGTCTTTCGTTCCTAAGCTCGACCATAAGTAACCAAACCCTGCAAGAATGTCAGCAAAAGTGTAAAGACTCTGACACACTTTGCACAGCTATTTCATATAATCAAACTACCAAAGAGTGCCGTATACACTTTGATAACGTACACACAATGAAACAATCAACTGATTGGAGATGCTCCGTAAGACAAATAAGTAGCGGCGGTCAAATCACATTTGCACCTACAATGGCACCCACTGCGGCGCCCACAACGGCTGCGCCTACCCTTGCGCCTACCTTTGCGTCTACCTTTTCGCCTACCTTTTCGCCTACCTTTTCGCCTACAAAGGCGCCTACGGCTGCACCTACGACAGCCGCACCTACCCTGTCACCCAATGCCCCTAAACTTTATTTGGCAACGACTGGTTCTTATCCGGAATATACGGTTGGTTCTGACCCTGAGGTATCGGGATCTACCCTGCAATTTAGAGGTATTGGAAATCTGTTTGGAAACTGGTTGAACTACCCCAATCAGACATACGATATGTCAAAGGGGTTTTCGTTTGTGGCTGATTTTTGTTTTACTTCTAGTGCAGACTGGCAGAGAGTTTTTGATTTCGGTAACGGTTCCCCCCTTAATAATATACTCTTTACGCAGATTAGCAATAGCAGTACTTTCCGATTCAGTATATTTAATGGGACGATTGAATATGCGTGTGATGGGGGGACGATAACTTACAATACGTTTCAAAAATTTGTAGGTGTATATGATCCATCAATAAAAACGATAAGGACGTTTATAAATGGTGTAAAGGTTGGCGAGTTTGTCCTTCCTTTGCCGGTTACAGACAATAGAACACTGTCAAATGGCTACATTGGGCGTTCAAATTGGTCTGGTGATAACTATACAAACATGAATCTCAACTACCTTGCCATATACAATAGAGTCCTAACAGCCGGGGAAATTTAAGCTACGCTTAAATTAATTTGGCACTTTGCGCCTCAATCTTTTAAAAATTCTTTTAAAAACTCTTTTAAAAAAACAATAAAAAAAATATTGCAATTCGTTAGAATGTCGCCCAACGAGTCGTCAAAAACTAAGGTAGTCGCAATATATATATGCCTAGCCATAATTATTTCAACAATAGTAGGGCTTATTAGTTGGGGTATTTATAAAACTGTCACAAATGATACTTTGGGGCCGACACTACCCCCTGTAACGTCCCCACCTACTCGCCCCCCAGTTACTTCCTCACCAGTTGTTACTCGCCCCCCAGTTACTTCCTCCCCAGTTGTTACTACCCCGGCGCCCATAAATGTTGCTCCTTTTTGCGGACCTGGAACAAAGCCTAATGGCGCGGAGTGTGTAATTAATCCCATACCCCTGAGTGAATTTAAGTCAAATATAAATAAACTTATAAACAAGAAACAAATTTTACCCGTTGGCTCAAAGCCGAGATATGTCGAAACGTCGCAATCGGTAGTACCCAACACCCCAAATGAACCGGTTCAACCATGGTATGCCCAGTGGTTAGCGGCTGGGGGGGAAACGTGTGTGAAAACTATTTCATATGGTGATGTTTATGGTAAGGCTTACTCTGGGGTGGGCTGTGCATGCGGAGATTGTGCTGGATGGAGAGGTGGTACGGCCATAAACTGTTCTGGTGACAATATAAATGATGCAGACTCAGAGCACCGTGTATATTGTAGATCGGTACAAAACAATAGTGCGTGTGCGTGTGCAGGTGGTTATTGCCCGATGGGTGGGTTGTGTGTTCACCCATTTAAACCACAGGTACCTGGGGGTAAAATAGGGTGCCCATCTTGTATAAATACGCCAAAGTCGCAAGGCGGTTGTGCGGGTACGATGGTGTGTGATCCTAATGAGCCGCTGATTGAGAATTTGGTAGAGTATCCAGGTAAGAGGTATGAATGTAAGTTGGGGGCGTTGGACGACGACTATTATTATGATCAGTTGCGTAGCCAGTTGAATTATACAAGTCAGGCGTCTATGGATGCGGACTGTAAGGAGTCAAATGAATATCGCGGAGTGAATGAGTACCAATGTGCGTGGGAATGTATTCGTAAATACAATAATCAGGAGGAGTGTTCAAAGAAATGTCTTCCGAAGCTGTATACGTGGGGTAAGATTCATGTGAATGGTCAGTTGCAAGGCTATTACCAACTTCCAAAACTCACTCAATACCTAAGGGAGTGTAAATCTGCTTATTGTAATAAAGCTGCTACTGGAGCAAGATTAGAGGCCGGCTCTGGTTATGAAGCTAATTTAACACTTAGATCTATAGATGATTATCAGAAATGGATTATAACAACGCAGCCTGATGGGCTTTGTACTATTAAAAATCTCAAGCTTGGGGTCAATATGAAATGTAGATCAGATGATAACTTTGACTCAAATAATGTAGGTTTTGCTGATAGAGGTAAGGTATATGTATGTTGCGATGGCGTAGATACGTCTCCGAGTTGTAAGGATCCTTTGTACAAATGCCCTCAAGGTAGCACGAAGAATGGTATAGTAGCGAAGGTAGAGTATGGATCTTTATGGAAGTTGGTGCCGTATTTGGAATCGGAATCACTTTATTATATTGAGAATGAGATGACCGGGTTTAAGATGTGGATAAACGAAAAGGGTGTATTTGCAACAAAGAGAGAATACCCGGGAGTAGGTGCTTGTGTGGAAATATTCAAGAAAATAACATATGATAACAACAATATTGTTTTCCAGGCCTATGTCCCTAGTTATGACTTGAAGACATGTCCTGATGGTAAATGTGTAGAAAAGGTAAATCCGCCGGATCTATCTGTTCTCCGCAAATGCCGAAATTGCCAGGGGTGCGATTGGGTATATAATTCCACAATCAATGGCTACCAATATATATGCGATACATGCCAAGATTGTGGCGACGATCCAACAAAGAAATGCGGTGGTCAAGTTTGCAAGGGGTGCACAGATTCATCACAGTACTTTCAAGATGGGGACACAGGGGCGTTTTGTGAGTATTGCACGGAGGCAAAGGAGGGGTGTACAGTATATAATACGGATTCTGTGGGCGATGTGCAATACAATACTGGTGATGGTTATAATCCATCATCGTACCGAGTGGCTAGAAGTAACCAAATTGTGTGTTCTTTTTACCAGAATCAAACTACCTGTAATGGGTTAAACACCAATCCGGGAATTTTGGACGGTGGTATAATATACAAATTTGTAATTGATTGGCTCACAGATGACGAAGGAGAGTGCAATGGAGACATCAGCGATTGCAATGTGCGTGTAGATTAAAATGCGTTCCGCCACTGGTTTTCAATTCTTACATTTTGCCGGGGGTCAAGTTGGGGGGGTGAGAACTGGTTGGTTTGAAATAAAGACCCCGTAGGTAAACCCCCCGCTGGTTTGGATGCCGCCGGTATTCCCGCAGCTATTTCACTTTGGTTCGTAGTAATCCCAAATGCGCACGGAGTAAACCCCCTCCCAGATAAGTTCCCAAACTGCGGGTCACACGGGCATACGTTTGAAATAGGGTACCAAGGCTGATCGGTTTTCACCTTGCGGGGGTCTGGGCAGCGGTAAACACTAAAATCTCTTGAACTCATAGTTTAAGATGATCAAACATTTAAAATCAAACAAAAAAAATCAAAATAAAAATTGTATTAGGATACGAACAGAGAATAGGGTAAGTAAGTACGACGCAAAGCGATCGGAGACAGTAGCGGTAAAATGAAGCGTTTGTCCTTTGATGATTCCCAGGTGAATGTTCAAACTAAGAAGAAGAAGGTCCATGTGATCGATATGCGCACTCGTAAGAAGAAGCCCCTGTATGGTACGCCTAATGCAGTTCCTCCTTTCTATGACCCGCATAATTTGCACGTACATATCTGGACGCATGGTACTCTGCAAACGAGTTTGGAGAGTCACTCGAATGCTTACTATGCTCGGGAAAATAAGGAATATCGTGGAAACTATTGCAAGATTTGCCATGAGACAAACAATCGGTTTAACCAGAACTTGGTGGATACCCAGGCTGGGTACTCGGAATCTACGCTCAATCTGCAAGATCTCGGGTTGTGCGAAGAGTACGAAGATGAAGAGACGAAGAAGGCGGAGAGGGTGGAGAAGCGTTGGAAGATTGTCCTGAGCAAGCTTTTGCACCGTAAGGTATGGGGTATCCGGTATCCTTCTGATCCTGTTGCGGAGGATTTGATTTTGGACAATGTGTGTTGTGACTTTTATTACGATGGTGTTGTCCGGAAGGGCATTATTATTTGTCAGTTGCCGAATAAGTGTGTGCTGATTGTTGAGAATTTTACAGGGTACAGGTATCAGGTGAACAGCCATTTTGTTTTTTCAATCTATGATAAGTATACCACAAAGAGCAGCCTCTATGCTATTGGTGATATCCCTAGGACTGTTTCTATCGACACAACTAAGCTATGGAAGGAAAAGTGGAATAATTATAAAAAGTGGGAATCAGTGCAGGAGAGGTTGAAGTTTATCCTCCCCGAGCAGTGCCAGTATTTCCAGACATTCTATGATGACGAGATTCCAGAGCCTTGTTACAATGGCCCAGACACGTATGATATTTACATATCAAAGCAGATCCAGTATAATATGCAACTGATGCGTGAGTATAAGAAGACGCAGACTAGGTCGGCCGAGTTTGACAAGCTTGGAGATATGAAGTATAAAATCTATACGTTCTTCATTCCCCCGGATGGTATTTACGAAAACTATGTGGTTGTTGAGAAGGAGGAGGATCAGGTGCGTACCTATCCAACGCTGCAACTTTACTCACGCAAGCTAATGGAGCTGGAACAAAAAATGTCGACGCTTCGCGTCGACGCCACCTCTGGTGGCACGCTTCGCGTCGACGCCACCTCTGGTGGCACGCTTCGCGTCGACGCCACCTCTGGTGGCACGCTTCGCGTTGATTAAATAAAATTTACAAAATTGATGGCCTAGGTCATTAATTTTACGTTTTCCTTGATGACGAGTGATCCGAAGGAGAACATAAATGCGACTGCCAATGCAACGCACGTTATTGTTTTCATGATGGTATATCTGTCCTCGATGGAGTCCATCTATATTATATACATATACATATTTAATTTGGCGCAAAACGCCAAATTAATTTAAGCGTAGCTTAAATTTGGCGCAAAACGCCAAATTAATTTAAGCGTAGCTTAATAGTTTACAATATTTGTACATTTTAATTTTGAATCGGATCCAAGTATTTAAACGCCTTTTTTTTACTCTTTTTACCCCCACTCCTTGTACTAAATAGTAACGGCGACTGCAACAATTTGGTAATACTCTTATTTCTTGAAAACCCCGACCGTTTTCTTCCCTTCATAGGGCGGCGGCGGCCAAACGAGCTCTTGCTTCCTTTGTAAGGTTTACCACCTTGTTCTGGTGATTTACATTTTTCATTTTCACCCATACATATACCATCACCACCAAAATCGAATCTAGGGGATGGTATATGAATATGAATACCTTTGGCGTTTTTTTTATCGTTTAATGCTTTTCTATCTAAAATCTTTTGGGGTACACAAGGGTTGTACTTGTTTATGAAATCTATACACTGTTCATATGCTTTAAGTACAGTATAATATCTAATTTCTTTACTAATTGCCGCTGTATCAGCTCTTTTATTATGAGTTCTCCGGTTTTTGTCATCGTCTATTGTTTTGTACCATTTAGAACAAGTATTTGTTAACTCTTTAAAATCATCACACGCATTCATTACAGTTGTTTCAAAAATAATTTGATCGTCTGCATTATAACATGCAATTCCTATAAAAACCTCTCCCAACATATCAATGTGCTCATTCAAAGGCATCGCATTTCCAGTTACGGAAATCGCTATTGTCGCATTTGAATTTTTTAAAACCCCAACCGCCATTTCAGATGCACATTTATGTGTATATACGTTATCAATTTTTACGTTATTGAATACTCTTTTCGCATCTGTGTCGTATACCCCGAACCCTCCATATTTTGCATATCCAGCCCAAGGAATATCAACTAAAGTTGACATAATTAACCCACATGTTAAACTTTCCGAAGTCGCTATTTGTAAATATTTATCTACAGTAGGTGGATTTATACTTTTGTCACCCCATACTGCCTTTTTAGATATAAGTTTTAATAATTCAAGACCTTTCTCTGTCGCTCTACGTTGTATTAATGAAATCGTATTTGCATCATTTGGTGTTGGAAGAATCTCATCAATAGATGATGGCGCAGACATGTTATAATTTATTTTATAATTTATTAATAGATAAGAAAATAATAAATATTTATACATTTTAATTTTTAATCTTTCGATCGCACAATTTGGTAAATATATATATATATATTTTATAAACTTGCAAACTTATATACGCGATTTGCTATGGAGTATAGTAACGTACTTGCGCTACAAAATTGGGGTAATCTATGTTATTTGAATAGTGCACTTCAGTGTCTTTTAAGTATACGCAAATTTAGGGATTTAGTACGCAAATCGACACAAAGCGTCGAGACGGTTAGTTCTCTCCGTGACCTATGTGATAAATATGAGGATCCTAGTATTCCGTTGGCGAATCCGACTATGGTAAAACAAATATTTGGTAAGTATGATTCTTTCTTTCGTAATAATATGCAACAAGATACTCACGAGTGTCTCATAAGGATAATCGATATAATTCATGAATCAATTCATGAATCAAACGTCAAGTCGGCCCGGACTGTGTCGTCGACCGACGATAGTAAAGTTGCGTGGGACCGATATATAAAATTGTTTGGGGGATCTTTTATAACGGAAATATTTGCGGGTCAGATTAAATCAACCTTAGTGTGTCAGATGTGTAAGAAAGAGAGAAATTCCTACGAAACGATTAATAATATTAGTTTGCCATTGTCAGAGCCTCAGAGTAATAACGTAGTTGATATTGTAGACTGTTTCCGTATTTTTTTCGCACATGAGCAGCTTGAGGATATGTTAACCTGTGATTATTGTAAAAGGAAGACGTCTACGGTGAAATATATGAAATTGTGGATTTATCCAAAGGTGCTTGTTTTACATTTAAAAAGGTATTCTGGGTCGGCTATAAATAATGCGATGGTAGAAACTTCGGAGAATTTAGTATTTCGTGGTGGCGAAGCCGCAAAAGAAGTTAGGTACAAACTCAAGTGTATTGTTAATCATTTTGGTGCGAATCCAAATAGCGGTCATTATACATGTATTTCATCATTTGAAAACGAGTGGGTAAATATAGATGATAGCAATATATATAGGACAGCGGCGCGGAGTAAAAACTTATTCACGAGTCCTTCATCATACGTACTAATTTACGAACAAGTTTGCGCGCCAAATTAATTTAAAGATAAATCGTTAACAATATTCATTAGGAAAAAATGAAGGTCTTGAAGCGAAATGGTACACTCGCGGATGTGCGTTTTGATGAAATTACGGACCGTATTGCTAAGCTATGCACCGGGTTGGACTCTTGTATAGATCCTGTCACCATTACCCAGGATATATCGCGCAGTATCCATGATGGTATTACGACGAGTGAGTTGGACCAGCTTACGGCTGAGTTTTGTGCGGTAAAGGCACTTAAGCATCCTGACTATGGTACTTTGGCCGCTAGGATTGCAATTAATGACCATCAGAAGAACGTATTGCACTATTGCCCTAATTTTATCGACTCTATCAATGGGCTGTGGGGGAATTACGATAAACATGGAAAGCATATCCCCCTCATTTCAAAGGATATTTACGATATTTGCGAAAGGAACCAAGAATTTCTCAACCAAATGATCCGGCATGATCGCGATTTCGATCTTGATTATTTCGGATTCAAGACCCTCCACAAGAGCTATTTTCTTCGTAATGGAAAGAAGATACTTGAAACGCCACAGTATATGTTCCTTCGCGTTTCATTAGGTATTCATATGTCGGATATTCACAATGTTTGCAAAACTTACAACTATATGTCACAAAAGTATTTTATCCACGCTACACCTACACTATTCAATGCTGGAAATATTCGGCCACAACTTTCGTCTTGTTTTGTCTTGTACACGGATGACAGCGTTGAGGGTATTTATAAAACCATTACGGATTGCGCTCGTATTTCAAAATGGTCGGGGGGGATTGGTGTTCATATTAGCAATATCCGGGCAAACAATTCTTATATAAATGGCACGGGAGGCCGCTCGGACGGTATTCTACCTATGCTACGTGTTTATAACGACACTGCGAGATATATTAACCAGGGCGGCAAGAGGTTTGGTTCGTTTGCTATGTACCTTGAACCTTGGCACGCTGATATTTTCGAGTTTTTGAACTGTAAGAAAAACCATGGCGCAGAGTCTCAACGAGCGCGTGACTTGTTTTATGGTCTGTGGATCCCAGATTTGTTTATGAAAAGGGTGCGCGATAATGCTACGTGGTCACTCATGTGTCCAAATGAGTCGCCTGGATTGCCGGATGTCTATGCGGATAAATTCAATGAGCTGTACGAAAGGTATGAGAAGGAGGGTAAGTTTATTAAGCAGATTCCTGCTAGGGAGTTGTTTAATGAAATTATCAATTCTCAGATTGAGACGGGAGGGCCCTATATGGCATACAAGGATGCTGTAAATAACAAGAGCAATCAAAAAAATATTGGTACGATTAAGAGCTCGAATTTGTGCTGTGAGATTAATATATACTCGGACAATTCAGAGTATAGCGTATGTAACTTGGCCTCTATTTCTCTTCCAAAGTTTGTTAGTTTTGCAGAAAGTGGCGAGGCGAAGCCGTCTTTTGATTTTGATAAACTGCGTAAAGTTGCCCACCATGTGACGGAAAACCTAAATCGTGTTATCGATATTAACTTTTACCCTACCGAAGAGACCAAGAATAGCAACTTGCGTCACAGACCGATTGGTATCGGGGTCCAAGGTCTCGCCGATACATTTATGATGATGCGCATCCCATTTGACTCCAAGGAGGCCGAGATCCTAAACCAAAAGATATTCGAGGTTATTTACTATGGTGCGATTGAAAAGAGTGTCGAACTTGCGCGCAAGGACGGCCCGTACTCTTCATTTCAGGGAAGCCCATTCTCGCAAGGAAAGTTTCAGTTTGATTTGTGCAAGGAATTCGAAGCCGATTCGCGGCTTCGGTCGACGCCTCGGGGCGTCGAAGCCGATTCGCGGCTTCGGTCGACGCCTCGGGGCGGCGTCGATCTCCGCCCACGCACTTTGGACGGCGGCCTTGATTGGGAAAAGCTCAGGCGGGACGTAATGAAGTATGGAACGCGTAACAGTTTGTTGACGAGTGTTATGCCTACCGCATCTACTTCGCAGATTTTGGGTAATTATGAGTGTATTGAGATGCCTACGAGTAATATTTATAAACGTAGGACACTTGCTGGGGAGTTTCCAGTTGTGAATAAGCATCTACTCAAGGATTTACTAAGTCTTGGTCTTTGGGATACAAATATGCAATATCAGATTATTAAGGCTGGTGGGTCGATCCAAAATATTCCATCCATTCCACAAAATATTAAGGACCTGTACAAAACAATGTGGGAAATTAGGCAAAGGGTAGTTATCAACCTATCTGCGCAGAGAAGTATGTTTATTGACCAGAGCCAGAGTCTTAACTTGTTTTTCGAGAATCCAGACTTTAACCTACTATATAGCGCCCACTTTTACGGATGGGATATGGGCTTGAAAACAGGTTCATACTATATTCGCAGTAAGGCCGCTGTCGATTCAGACGATATTACAAATGTTATACGTAAAGACAAGGAAGAGGAGGATGGAGAATCCGCATGTGCTAGTTGTACCGCATAAACATACGACGCGAAACCGCTACGTGAAGCCAATAAAAAAAAAATTACGCTATCGATTTAATCTTTATTAATTAATAATTAAATTATTAATTAATAAAAAGATGATCTTGGAAACTTTTTTGGCGATTGATCCTACGGTGGCGCAGACCACACCTGATACTACATACGTAAGCTTTGTACTACTCCTTGTTGTATATGCCATATTTACCATCTTTGTAGCCATCAGGTTCCCAGTTGCGAACAATATACTCATCAGCCTCTTATTGGCCCTAATTATTACACCCATTTTTTGGATACTCAAAATAATAGAACTAATTGCAGGAACGACACTGGACCGATTATCGAATAATCGGCGCTGATATTTTTTTTTAAAAAAAAAATCAATTTAGGGATTTGTCCCTAATAAAAAAACGTAAGGTCAAGGAAAGATGCAGCAATGCAAGGGTTTTAACAGGGATGGTTCCAAGTGCAATCGTAAGACCAAGTCGATTGATGGTAATTTCTGTTGGCAGCATTGTGAGCAGTTTTTGGACCAAGGTGGCGCTGTGGCAGAGCCCAAAAAGGTATTCAAGATGCCTGTGGAGATTTCTATAGACAACTACCAGGTTGAGATTGACTCTCTCAAATCGGATGTCGAGTTTATGGCCAAGAAGTTTGAAACTGGTGCCGAACCAGAAACACTTGAGGAAATGTCCGAGTTTGCGCACAAGACCTTTAGGATGCAGGAGCTGTGTAAGGCAGTTGAACAACTTGAACAAAAGAAGAAGGACAATTTCAAGGAGGAAAAACAGTTTAGGGTTTTGGTGCATAATGTACCTAAGAACCAGAGTTTCCAGACGCCGCAGACGGATAGGTTGGTGGAGAGTGCGGGATTTAAGAGGGCAATTGATTTTGAAATTAGAAAGTTGAATTCTCGTCAGAAAAAGCTAGATAATAAACGAAAGGCTATTAAGGACGTAAAGACAGTAAAGAATGTTGAGGATGATTGATTTTCTTTCCGGTAAAGATGATCTGCATACCATAGATCTCTCCGAGCCCCTGGTTAAACAACCGAGCGAGCCTACGAAAAATACGTGCGAGAACAAAGTGGCGAACCTAATCGAACCCGTATTGCGCCCTGACCCCAGTAGGTTTACGACCTTCCCCATTAAGCATCCTGAAATTTGGAAATTTTATAAAAAGGCAGAGGCCGCACTGTGGACTGCTGAGGAACTCGACTATTCTGCCGATATAAAGGACTGGGAGTCGCTTACGGACGATGAGCGTTATTTTTTGGAACATGTTCTTGCCTTTTTCGCTGGTAGTGACGGTATTGTACTGGAAAATCTCATGTCGACCTTCTCGACGGAAGTTCAGTGGCCCGAAGCTAGGGCGTTTTATGCCGTGCAGAACTATATTGAAGTAGTACATTCTCAAGTATATTCCCAACTTATTGATACCTTTATTAAGGACTCGGTGCGCAAACATGACCTTTTTAATGCGATCGAGACGATTCCGTGCGTATCCAAAAAGGCCAAGTGGGCTCTGAAGTGGATGGATCCTAAGATAAAACCGTTCCGCGAGAGGCTTTTGGGGTTTATTGTTGTAGAGGGTGTATTTTTTAGCGGGAGTTTTTGTGCCATTTTTTGGATGATTTCGCGCGGTAAGATGACCAAGGCTCTTGGTAAGAGCAATGAGCTTATTGCCCGGGATGAAGGTATGCATGCTCAATTTGGTACGATGATTTATCACGAATTGATTACGAAATGCGATGAGAAAACCGTTCACGATATATTCAGAGAGGCTGTTGAGATTGAACGTGAATTTATTTGTGAGTCTCTCCCGTGTAAGCTGATTGGGATGAATAGCGAGCTCATGTGTGATTATATCAAGTTTGTTGCGGATGTTCATATTGAACGCCTAGGGTATGGCAAGATTTACAATATTGAGAATCCCTTTCCGTTTATGGACCTTAATAATATGCAGGGTAAGACCAATTTCTTTGAGGCCAGAGTCACCGAGTATCAACGTGCCTATTCGGTAAGTAATGTATCTGAGCGCTCCTTTGTTCCTCGTGATGATTTTTAATCGCATCGCAGCACGTGAAAAAGTGACGCCGAATACGGTCCCGCTGTATTTTTTATTAAAAATTATTTTTATAAATAATTTTTAATAAAATAAAATATAGAGACATTAGTAGAAGATGATTATTGGGGAAAAGCCTCCTAGTAATATTATTAAATCCTGTGACCGAAAAGGTGTAAACTTGACAAAAAAAATCACTGTTTACAAACCTTTGTCCGAACTTGAACAAGTTTGCAGATTGCCCCTCAAGAAAAAACATTCTTCACGAAGTTCTTCACGCAGCCATTCTCCCCCGCGCAAAATTAGAAAAAAATCTTCTTCGGTAAAAAAGAAACCGCCGCCTAAGAAGTCGCCTTCGTCACCGAAGAAATTGCCGGCAAAGAAGTCGCCGCCGAAGAAGTCGCCTTCGTCACCGAAGAAATTGCCGGCAAAGAAGTCGCCTTCGGTACCTAAGAAGTTGCCGGCAAAAAAGTTTTCCGAATGGTTACCCATTGATAAGTTGCCGAGACGAAAGATACGGCGAAGCCGTATAAAGAAAATAATTGTGCGGAAAAATGATGAAAAAGTGGCAAAGTCACCCTCTTTCTTTAAGAGAGTACGATCAAGTATGTCGTCTTCGATTAAAAATATTGCTAGGCGAATAAGCTCCGGTTCCCCATTTCTGCTTTCGCGAAAGGGTGGTCTCCGACCGGCGCCGAGAGATCGTTCTACTCGTAGGAAAAACAGGTTTTGGAAAAACCGAATTACTAAAATGCTCGCGCCCGCGCTGGTAACAGCTGAGGCCCAATGGTTACGTGATAATTTGCCGAGACGTTCGTTTAAAAAATCCAATAGGACGCGTAGCGTCGAGTCGTCTCCACTTCGACCGGCGCCGAGAGATCGTACTGTAAGTACGCGACCCAAACTTCGTTCGGTCCCGTCTATTTATTCGCCCTATTCCGAGAAATTAAAGAAACCGTACAGTGATTTTTCAAACAAGGTACGTGCTATTCGCTCACCCCAGGATATTATGGTACCGCGGGAGCCCATTGAGTTTAGACGTATGGTATTCTTACAAAAGATACCGGACCATCTTGGTGAAAATGTAGCTGCGTTGAAACAAAGAATGGCGGATATGGAACATATCCAGAGATTATTAGAGGCGCAGCTAATAAAATGCCGTAAATCGAGAACTCCCGAACGTGCAGTTAATAATAACCAATTGGTAAAGATTGAAAGACGTATAGGAGAACTACGGAACGAGGAAGACCAGTACAATAAATACGTTCAACTAATGCAAGAATTTATTAGTAAATACAACCAGACAAAACAAGAAGAACAGGTAAAAATAGATCGACTCCGGTATGAAATACACGATATACTCAAAAAAGTATCCTCCGCGTTTGAATTACAGAGCCAATTGTTCGACACCCAGGAAAAAATTCTCACAAAAATTACAAACTCGTCTCAAACATCCAAGGCAGAACTTAGGGAATGGGCAAAGAATATAGAAAAGGTTGCCAACGAAAAAGACAGACTCATCGAGGCACTAGTTCCGGCTACACTCAAGTTACAACAAGTACCCGATGAAACAAACGCCCAACTAAAAGAAGCTATTAGGGAACTACAAAAAATCTACGACAAACAGGGCACTATGTTCGGCCAAATGCCCTACTACCCGCAACAGTACCAGCAGTCGTACCCGCAGCCGTCCGAATTAACGCAGGTTCTGAAAAACTCAGAACGCGAATCCCTACAGAAACAATTTGAACGCCTGACCGACCTTGTACTCAAACAGCAGCAACAGGCACCTTCCGCTTTTTTCCAGCAACAGCAGCAGCAGCAACAAGCACCTGCCGCTGTCGTTCCAGCCAACGACGGTGTCACTAAGGCAGAGTTAAATGACCTAAAGTCTATGATAAGTAATCTTACGCGCATGGTACTTGAGAAACCCGCTGAACGTAAGTCTGAGCCTGCCAAGTGGGATCTCCCGGAAACTTCGAGTGCCAATGTTCGTAAGATGCAGGAGTTGCAGAGAAACCGCGATGATCTGTTAATCACGGGTAGGGGCGGTGATTATGAAAACCAGCGTGATGTTTTAGCCTCTATTTTAGCGGAGGAGCAGAAAAAGCCGGATCCAAAGTTAGCGATGTTCGAGAAATTGTTGGGCGGTAAGGGCGGTGGTGATTCTTCCGCGTTGCTTGATTTTATTATCAAGATGAAACTCCTTAAAGGCCTAGGGTTTGATATTTCGGATATTTTCGGAGGAACCACGGCGATTAGCAATAATACAAACACTAACACTATCACCGGCGCAGCGACACAGACAACAGATGAGAAGTTTATGGCGAAACTTGATGAAATTATAAGTATACTTAAATCACATAATACGATGCAAACCGCTCATGAAGTACAGGAGGCGACACCTGCGCATAATAATCATACTATTGATGACGTATATAAATCAATAAAAACAATTATAGATAAACTTCGGGGTGGTGATTATAAAGGCGCGAACGATATTCTTGAAAATTTGAAGAGTAGTATTAATACGCAGAATAATAAATGTGATGAGTTGGCTCCCAAGCTGGATGAAATAAGTGAAAAGTTGAATAGTGTCTCAGATGGTAATATTTCAAACCAGGTAAGTGATATGAATTTAAGAATAACAAAACTAACCAATGAGATTAAGAAATTATCTACCGACCGAACAAGCAGCGATACCACGGAATTGTTGGAGTCCAAGAAAAAAGAATTAGTTGACTTGCAAGAAAAAAATAGTGATCTCAAAGAAAAAATAGATGTATATGAAGCTCAACTTAAGCAAATTAAAGAAGTGCTTGGCCTAATACCTAATTGTGATGGACTTGGGATTATTGCCGCCTTGAAAAAATTTAAGGAGGAGATGGAAAAACGAGGCGGTAAGCCGCCGCAAAGCGACGCGTCGGTCGGAACCGAAGATCCTTCGTGGTATGATAGTATAAAGGATGTTGTTAAACGTGTGTTTAAATTGAATTTAGACCTTGATAATGACCGTGTCAGGTTTATTACATTCCTTGAAACAGGAGAGAAAATATTAATTGAAAATGAAATAGACAGTCTGGAAAAACTCGAAGCATTTATTGCTGAAATAAAGAACAACAAAAAGTGTTGCGATGAACTACAAACGCTTAGAGCTGAAATAACAGAGCTTAATGATCAAATAACAGAACTGAGTAAGGGTACGAATAATGCGGAAATTGCGGAGGGTGAAATAGATAGGCTTAATGCTGAAATAGAACGGCTTAAGGATGGGTTGAAAAAACATAGTGGGGATGCGAATAATGCGAAAAAAGCGGAGCAAGAAATAAAAAGGCTTGAGGAGAAGTTAGCTGCCGCGGAGGCTGCGTTGGAGGAGGCGCAGAAGGCGGAGGCGGCGGCGCGGGAGAAGGCGGAGAAGGCGGAGGCGTTGGCTGCGGCGGCGCGCGAGGAGGCGGAGAAGGCGGAGCGTAAGGCGAAGGAGGAGGAGGAGCGGAAGGCGCGGGAGGCGGCGGATAAGGCGGCGGCGGCGGCGGCGGATGCTGCGAAGAAACCTGATGATCCTAAATTAAAAAAGCGAAGAGAATTTTTGCTAGAAATTTCTACAAAACGTACTACTGTCGAACATAATAACCGATTGTTTAAAAGAAACAATGGAATAACTGTAAGTTCAAAAGATGAAAAAAATATACTATACACAATTCCATCCAATATTGTTGACACAGTTAAAGATGTAAAAGACATGCTCGCAAAAGATGTAAATGATTTATATGAAATAATAAACGGTATTGGGTTGGTTGTTGTTCGTATAGGAGGACCGGATATCCCTAATGGAGAGGATTTAGCATATGTAGAAAACGATTATATAAAGCTCAATAAAAATTGTGACAACAAGGAAGAATATGGCCCATTCCTTGCATTTGGACCTAGTGATAAACAAGAAACAATATATAAAAATGAACAACTTACAGATTTTTTTAAATATGAAAATGATATTGCTTTATTTTCTTATGGTGCAAGTGGTTCTGGTAAAACATATACGCTGTTCGGTAACAAATTTTTAAAAGGTGAGGATGAAGGAATAATACACAAGATTATGAATGACAAATTTATTAAGAAATCAAAAATAACAGCAACTGCAATACAATGGTATTGCGGTAATATATATAGTGCTTATATAGAAAATAAAAGAACATATAAATATGAGTTAGGAAACTCAAATGATACAAACCCGGGTGTGGAAGTGTTGAATGCACCTACAAATGATTGGTTAGATATTAAGAAATATAATAAAGACAGTAGTATGAGATTATTAACTAATTTAGACGATTATTTTAAAAATTTTCAAGGTATTTATAATGAACTATTTTATAAATATATACGTGACCGTGGTGGTGACAATACAAAAACAAAAAATTTCAAGAATGAGTTCCGAGATTATTTCTTTGATAAAGATACGAATGATTTCATTAAACTCGATGACGAGAAAAAGACGAAGGATAGAAAAAATTTATTTGGAAAAATATTAGATAATTTAAAAACATTTAATGTATCTAGAAATGATAAAAGTTTTGCATCATTCAACAATAAAAAACAGCCTACAAATAATGGGGATAAATTGTTGGACGGGCATCTAATAGACAGTAAAGATAATCCATTTGATACTGCTGTTGCAAAACAAATAACAATTGAAAATGCAGATGGATTGAATAAATATTTAACTCAGGTAATGAAATCAAGACCTACTAGGGCAACTGCAAAAAATCCGGACAGTTCGCGTAGTCATTTATTTATTAGGTTTCAAGTGACTACTACTGGTAAAACTCAGAATATATATACATGTGATCTTGGAGGGATAGAAGAGCCATTGGAGTATTTTGATTTAGCTATGCTTGAAGGTTATTGGGTTGTACTTGGTATAAAACAAATTGGGGAAATTATAGAATCATATAATAATTATAAATTACCAGTTGAAAATGACATCCAGAATGATTTGAAAAATTATTTATATCCAACCAGAGAATTACCATCATCAGATTCAACAACAGAATTGTCGTTTGATTTACAAAATATAAAATTAGATAATAAACCTATAATAAAAAAAGTATATTTTGACAAGTTGTTTCAAATTATGAAATATGTAATTGGGGAAGAAAAACTTACTAATTTTTTAAAAGAAAAAGATACAAGTGCTCTAACAAAGATAGTATCATTTGTAAATGTGAAAAAACAAATTAAAAAGGAAATTGACGATTTAGCGCGCGATAATGCATGCACTGCTGCAAAAGACTCACTAAAATTCGCGGAAAAATTACTAAAAATAACAACACATGAAGGTAGTAGTAAATTCGGTCGCATCGCGCGTCGCCGAAGTTACGCACGGAAAGGAGCTGCGACGCTCGAAGGTACGCGAGCGAAGCGCAGAAGTTTTAAACGACCAAAGCGACTGCCTTCGGCAGTTGCACCCGCCATTGGCGTAGCCACCAACAAAGCTCGGAAGCGGTCGTACCGACGCATCGGTCGCGCGGTCGCAACTTCGCAAGAGAGTGGCCTCAGCAAACTGCGTCGTCGTTCTATTCGACGAGTTCGACGAAAGAGATCGTAAAAAAAGGTTTAGGGATATATTTTTATCAGGAGGTAAGAAGCAATCGTAAGCAATCGTAAGCGAGCAATCAGAGCCAACAGTAAACAAAAAATGTCCCTCATTCGTGCGCAGAATATTGAGATCTCGAAGGTGAGCCATGACAAGCTAAAGAAGCGCGATTCGGGAGCCAAGAGTGTTCGTGTTATGTACGATAACAACGCGTTCCGCGTACAGATCGATCGTGCGCGTGTTCCGTTTGGTGTGAGTGTGTATCCCAACCCCAAGGAGACGAACTCTACGGAGCCTAAGAAGTATTCGATTGAGATTTCCCTTGGTGGTTCGGAATCTATGGATTATTTCCGCGAGGTGTTGGATGAGATCGATGATATGAATGTATCGTACTGTGCGAGTAACAGCAAGGCTTGGTGGGGTAAGGCTATGTCTGCGGAGGTTATGAAGGAAGCGGAGAATTACAAGTCGCATGTGAAGCCCGACACGAAGGGTGAGAATCCTCCTCGCCTGAAGCTCAAGCTTCCGTTCTATGACAATAAGCCCCTCTTCAAAGTATTCAATATGGATAAGAAGGAGGTCAATGTTGCTACGAAGAATGCGGAGGGTAATTGGGATATTGACTGGGGGTGGGCTCGGAGTGGTATGGAGATCAAGGTGATTGCGGAGTGTGAGGGGCTGTGGGTTATCAACAAGAATATTTATTGCACGTGGAAGGCGGTTCAGATTCAGATTATGGACAAGGGTTCGGATATTCGCAACTTTGCCTTTATCGAAGATGAGGAGACAGAGCCAGTCCGCCCGCAAAAGGCGAAGCCAGTTGCGAAGCCCAGTGCTGAGGAGGAGGAGGATGATGAAGATGTTGAGTATGAGGAGGAGGTTGTGGAGGAAGACGAGTAAAGCGGCTATTTGAATGATTTTTTTAATAAAAAAAAAATATAAGTTAATCGATAGATATATGGAAGTTGTAGAAGGAAGCGAGGACGTTTCGCTTCTTCCATTAGAAACAGAATCCTTAAATAAACGAGATATGCCATCCGAACTTTCGTTGGAGTATAGGGAATTTTGCGATATACTAGCGGAATTCTTGGATTTAAGTTGCAAGTGCGATCTTCGTAATGTCCTTGGAAAGTTCCAAAAGATAAAAACAACGGATCCTATTATACACGACAAGTGTGTGATTTGTCTGGACAAATACGAATATGGTACTTATAAACGTGTATTGAAATGTGGCCACGTATTCCACAAAAAATGCGTTGACCGATGGTTTTGCAAACTAACCGAATACGATAAGGATCTTACATGCCCAATATGTAGAAAGAAAGTCGTTTAAGGATTCAACTGGAATAATGTATACGGTGACTCTTGGGTCGTGTATTTTTTTAAAAAAAAATTTAAATATATATTATATAGTATATTCAATTAATAAAATGGTTACCACTGAAAGTGGCATGGCTTCGCCAGCTTATACGCCCCAAACAAAGTTCGTGGCCGCCGAAGATGAGATCGAACTATGCCAACCACATATGACGAGAAAGGACGTAGAGGATATTCTTGGAATGAGACCGAAGAACCTTGATTATTACCTACGCGCGCTAGTACACAAATCTATACAAAGGAATGTAAGACGTTCGCAGAACAAGGTACTCGATTATTTGACTATGTCCAACGAGCGTCTTGAGTTTCTTGGTGATTCTGTGTTTGGTCTTATTGTGAGTAACTATTTATTTGACAACTTCCCCAATAAGGACGAAGGATTCATGACGAGGACCAAGACAAAGATAGTATGTGGTCGTAATTGTGCAAAGTTTGCAAAGGAGTTGAATCTTGGCAAGTATCTCCTCATGAGTCGCCATGTCATGAAAATAAATGGACAGAACAATGATAAGTTACTAGAAGATGCATTTGAGGCATTTATAGGGGCTGTATACAAAGACTTGGGGTTTAAATTTGCCCAAGTTTTCGTTTACCGCCTAATTGATAAGCATTTGGACTTTAATGAAATATTGGAAGACAACAACTTCAAGGATATACTATTGAGACATTCACAATCGGAGAGTTTACCTCTACCAATTTACAAAACAATCGACGAAGAAGGACCACCACACAAAAGAATATTCACGGTAATCGTCATGATAGGGGATAGGGAAATGGGCAAGGGCGTTGGGAAGAATAAAAAAGACGCCGAACAAAAAGCAGCCGAATGCGCATTAGGAACGGTAGATAATTCTCAATTAAAAATACTTATGAACAGAGATCTCCGCTAAATTAATTCGTCGCTAACACGCCGAATTAATTTCCTAGGTATATAATAGAAATGGTCAATGAACAATCCGGTAGTGTCAACGCTATGCGTTGTATTCTTGTTGTTCTTATCATAATATTTCTTACATTGTCATTTTGGTGTTTATATAAACGAAGTCATGACAACTTTACTACCGTTTCCAGTAATCTTGACGGAAAGAACTATCAGGTAAGGAACAACTATTCGGAAGAAGAGAAAAAACGAACCGCTGATTATTTAGCAAGGATTAGCGAACGAGTCGATAAACTTGTTATGTATATGGTGGATAAAAGCTTACCCAACGCAGAAATTGCACGTCGTCTAGAATCGCGTTGGAAGAAATGCACCCTCAAGGAAACCGGAAGCAACGAGAGGTCTGCGGCGTATACCGTCAACAAAGGAGATGAGATGAGAATTTGCGTACGAAATTCAAGTAACAAATTAGAAAATATCAATACTTCTATGTTTGTCATCATACACGAACTCGCACATCTCATGAGCAACTCCTACGGACACGGCCCTGAGTTCAAGGACAACTTTAATTATATCATACACCTCGCATCTTCAATAGGTGCGTACAAACCCCAAGACTTTACCGGAACTCCGGTAAACTATTGCGGAAATGTCGTCACCATACGAACAACTCCGTGTTCCGACGAAACGTGCGAATATACCACCATACCCACCGACAAACCTTACGGACCTGTTCTGGGCTCGTGACGCCACGACGCAAAGCGTGCCGAAAAAAGATTAATTAATTAAATCTTTGATTTAATTAATTAAATCAAAGATTTAATTAATTAATTAAATCAAAGATTTAATTAATTAATTTTCTTGCCAATCATTAAAACAATGTCTTGTGGTATGAAACCTCTAGTAGCCTCATTTGGCCGCCGCGTTAAACAGCGCAAATCTTCGCGTGCTCTTGGCATGACCTCCGGTCGCGTCGGCTCCTCGCGCCGTCACGGTAAGTGCCTTTCGTTCCGTACGCGTATGAAGCGCAGACACCGCCGCTCGTCGTCGCGCCGCTCGTCGTCTCGTCGTTCGTCGTCTCGTCGTTCGTCGTCTCGTCGTTCGTCGTCTCGTCGCTCGTCGTCTCGTCGCTCATCGTCGCTTTATAAGATGCTCATGCCGTGGTCGAGCCGTCGGAACCGTTTCGGGGGTGCGGGCGATGGTACGGGCGGGATGGGGGCTGGGTTCGCCGGGCCTACTTCTTTCCAGAACGGGTACGCCTCGTACTTTGGGGGGCAGGAGCCGTTTATTAATGCCTCGGAGTTCTGGTACCCCAACGCCAACCCACCAGGGAACAAGCCCACAAACTATCAGTCACCCAGGATGATTAGTTCCTACGCGAAGTTTGGACGACGCAATAAATGCTGCACAAAATGCGGGAAATCCAGTAGATGCCGGTGTTCACGTCGATCGAGAAAGTAATCAAAACTTGTTAATTGAATGCTTTAGACACCGCCGCTCGTTGTTCGGTTGTTAGTTCTTCGGGAAATTTAATTTTAAATTTCACAAAGAGTTTACCAATTTCGCCGTTCTCGTAGGGCATACCTTCCTCGTCGATTTCTTTGATGGTTTCCGGCGTTACTATACTCTTGCAATTTAACTCAAGTTCGTGCGAGTCTAGGTGAGTTATGGTCCTACTGAATCCTAGGAGAGCTTCCCACAGAGTTATATCTAATGTGATCCCCAGGTCGTTTTCCATGCGGTTGAAAATGGGATGTTTCTTTTCCCTAATTTCGACACATACCGTATGGTCCCCCATTTCCAACGTAACGGAACCCCCGCTGTACCCTCCCGGGGGGACTTCGAGGTCGAGGGTCATATCCTCCCATGCGAATTCCGGCTCGATCTTTATTTCCTGGAAGGCGATCGGGCCTACCTGGTGTATTTCGCTCGTCTGCCCCATTCTTCCCGTAAAGTTTTTTTTCCGATAATTCACCTTGAATGTACCCCCGCAATATATTTCTTCTAGGGAGAGAGATATATCTGCACGGGTCACTGGGCCTTTGGGTACCGAAGGGACGAATAACCCAAATTCGCGAAATAAGTTGAATATATCGTGATCTTTGGCTTGCACGTCATTGCCCGATGAAATTATCTGATAGGCCTCACTGATTTCCTTGAATTTCTCAATTGCGGAGGGGTCTCTGTTTTTATCAGGGTGGTACTGAAGCGCTAATTTTTTATAGTGATGTCTAATTTCTTCTTCCGAGTCAGTTTTTTGGACACCTAGGATTTTGTAAGGGTCGCCGATAGAAGTGGCGAAGCCATCCATTACGCTTTAACAAGCTTTAATAAGCTTTAATGAAATTAAGAAGAAGATTAAACCGCTTAATTAAACCGCTTAATCGAATATAATATTAAGTAACCAATACAAACTCCTGCAATAGTCCTGCATAACGACACTCGTGGGTAAATTTTGTATTTTCTTAATACGCTCATAAATTTGCTCGCCAACGGCTTCGCCGTATATATTTTTATAAGCCAAAGCATTCATTTCTTGCCCCCCGGGTGCGTATTTTATTGCGATTTCTGTCACGGGATCTTCGTTAAATTTCTTTTTGGCAAGGTCCTCAGATTGAGGAGAATCGCCATATATAGATACGTCAAGTCTCCAAAGTATATTCGGAGTATGGTTTTCGGGCATTCCATATATTTCGTACTTCTTTTGGTACCTATAACGGTAAGGTCGGCTAGATTCAGGATATTTGGGAAGAATAAGTTCATTTGTAGCGTACGTAACTAGATCTAAGTCATAGCCGCATCTTTGCATTATTTCGTTACGAGGGGGGGTTAATTTGTGAATTAGGGTTTTTTTGAGTATTTCATCTTTAATACGATGATTACCTAAAATTGCATATGTTATTTCAACGCCTTCTTTATAATAATGTACGACAGAATCAGATATATCCGGAAATGCTGTATCGACTTTGAATATTTTTAGTAATACGCAATTTTCTGGCTTTGCCAGACGAAGTTGCAGTTTTGTTTCTATTTCATCGATGCGACGTTTTGACATCGAAAGTTCCTTCGTCCGCTCTTCCGTATACGACAGAGCCCGTTGATCGACAAAATTCTGTATTAAACCAAATGTTTTATCGTCTAATAATTTGCAAGGATTTTTACTCAGACGACATCTATATTCAAATGTAGTCCCCATTAGTTGCTTCACAATTCGATTTTTATAAAATGCCCCCCACTTATCACTAGGTTTGTTGAATACAACACAAAGTAGTTTTAGGTCAATCGAATCGTCTCCGACCGACGCGGCGACGCTTCGCGCCGTATAGCTATAAACATTATTTTTACAAAGATCATTGAATCTTCTAAATACTAATTCGTGGCCCTTCGCCGGTCTTTGTTTAGCAATATCGACGCTTCGCGTCGATGTCATTTGCGC